CCGGGGCAACCCCCAGCAACGCCCCGCATAGCGTTTATACAGTAGTACACATCATCCTCTTCAGTGCTTTCAACTTTACCGCCACAGGCTGGGCAGGCATAATCATCCACACGATTACTGGTGTACTTACCGTCAAAATCCAGCATGGTGTTATGGGCATCCACGGGGGTACCGTCAGGTAGGAACTCCCGACATATCGTGTGTGGGGAATCATCTGGTAAGTGGCAAACAGCCGTGCTGAAAACATCCGACGTCACCGCGATTGTGGGCTTGTACGACTCGTATAGGTCTGTGGCATCATCCGGCGTGGTAAACCCCAGCTCCTTTAGGGACCACGTATCACCATTGGCCACACAGATCGCCCTAAACCCACCGCCACTCTCCTCGACCCACCCGTACACCACGATTGCGGTGACAGCGGGTATATCAGAGGGCGCATCAATCGGATCTATGGCCGAATCAGGGATATAATCGGACTCCGCACACGTTCCCACAAGTTCCCCACCCATGTATTGTAAGGCAATAATCGTCTCGCCACTGTAGGCATACACACGCGTATGTGGGGTATTGTGCATACTACCGCGCACCCCCAATACCCGTGGTATTCGATCTACGTGGGTATTCCTGGGGGTATGCTGTATGGCACGGTACACGCTAATACCGGGTGTAAAGGGCGTACCCTGTGGATATAACTTGGCCATCATCCGATCGTACTGCCAATCTGATAAACCGGTGGGTATGTTGCAGTCATACTCGTAATGGGCCTTTATCAGGGCGGTACGTGCGTAATCATCTACGGGATTACACGCTGTATCTTTACTCATAACTAAACTCCTATATAAGAGATCAAAGTGTCTCTTCATAGTAGTTATATAGTTCTAAGAATGTATGGAAGCAAATAAAAAAGAAAGCCCCGAAGGGGCTAACTTTATAGGAGGGGGTGCACCTTAAACCGCAAAGTGCGGACGCATCACCCCTCGCTGCCCGATATATTAGCCAGCATTTCACCCATGGTCACGCCGGCGCCGACCTGGCCATCACCTTCCGGAGACATGGTCACCTCATAAGTCTTTCCCTGTACCCCGATGCCGATATTGGCCGCAGAATATACCAACACACCCGCAGTATTCACATCCGCACTATAGACCATGTTAACCACCCGGCCACCCAATGGGCCACCACCCCCACGCGGCTCGGAAGGAACGGGTGCTCGCAACTTACCACCGCTGTCGGTCCCACATCTGTACAGCCACGCCCCAGCATCCGTAATCAACCATAGGTGGCCTACCCCAAATGTTACATCAAAGGCTATCTCTAGTAGGGTGGACCCTTTGACAGACAATTCGGTTGTAATAGACCCTGCATCATCCTCCATGCATACGGCCACGTGCAACTCTGCACCAGTGGTCGATATGGGTGCCACCATGACTCCATGTGACGATGACCCCGAATCGCGCCTTAACATGCGTATATCGGTTGACATATTTACCAAATCAGGCTTTACCTTAACTTTGCCACCAGCCCTGGTGTGCGGCATTAGCAGCTCGACGAAGTCGGACGGAATATCCGCATGGTAATAAAGAGCCCCAACATTTAACCTTACAACACCCGTGGCACACAGCACAGACACAAAATTACGCAGCCTATCGCGGGATGCAAAGTGGCTAGGCGGGGTATCGGAAGTAACCAGCGAGTCAGCAGGATCACCTGTAAGACTGCACACTGTATCTTTACTCATAACTAAACTCCACTATAAGAGATCAAAGTGTCTCTTCATACAAGTTATATAGTCTTGAGAATGTATGGAAACAAATAAAAAAGAAAGCCCCCGAAGGGGCTGACTTGTTACTTATAGATTAACAGCGCGGCGTGCTTCAGCATCTTGCGCCTCTTCCAGCAACGCTAGAATGACGGGATGGTCCCGCAAATCATCCACATCGAGATTTGCGGGACCAGCATCCCCATGTGGGATTAGCAGGTCATACGCAGTTGACGACAGCAGTGCGTTGTTAACAAGGCGCTGAACCCCCCGCGTGAGGGTGCTGGATAACCGGATAACCTTATCCGGAGAGATGTCTATAACCCGGATATCACCCAGATACATCTCGATACGGCTAACCATATCTTTGTCAGCGATGGCCGCCATAGTTTCCGCATATGTGCGGTATGGGATGTGGTTATCCTCCGTACCGTGTATCAACAGCATGCGCTGCAACCAGTCTTGTAGCGCCATCAATGGTAAATCAAACTCCAGAGCCATATCCCCAAATGTATAACCCACCGGCATGTCTGGGGTATATCTGCAAAGTTTGGCTAGCTCTGAACCGAGACTCATCATGGCCGTCATCGGACCGGGGCACTCACCCGGTAAACCGGCCGCTGCCACGATGCACTGGTATACACCATTACCATCAAGCTTAGTAACATCCCCACCACATGCTGGGCATGAGTGGGTATCCGGGGAATCTGACTTGAAGGTTCCGTCGAAATCAAGCTCGGTGTTATGGGCATCGACCGGGGTACCATCTGGGAATACCATCGTGGGTGGAAAATCCAGGATATCGTTTATATGGTAGGAGGTTGTGTGGAACCTGTCGCCGACCACACTGATGGCTGGTAATGATACCAGTAATGGATTCACTGCGGGAGGGGTGTCGAATCCTAACGCTTCCAGACTGGGTGACTGGGCAGCCTTTAAACAAACGGCTTCGAAGCGGCCGGTGACTTTATTGGACCACCCGTATACAACGGCATCGCCGATGTGGGGGATAGCCGGGGGGATGCCAACCTCTGCCAGCTCACCGGGGTCCTGGGACCACTTGGATTCAGCCCCCACCGCAGTTAACACACCCCCCGTGTAAACAGCTGCGATAATCTGCTCACCCCAGTGGGCATATACCCGGGTATCATCCGGTAGTGTGAACCGGTACATACCCATCACCCGTTTTATGCGCTCGACGGGCGTACCCTCTACAGGGGCGTGTGTTGGGTAAGCCTGTCGCAGCGGTTGGAATGATCCGACCCGTTGGTGCAACACAAACATCAGTTGGTCATACTGATCATCGGCCATCTCAGATGTCTCACCATGGCTGTGCGCAAGGTGGGCTTTCTTTAAAGACCGGCGGATGAAGGCGTCGGTATACATGCTACTATTTGAATCATTCATAATTAAACCCTTTCGCTATAAGAGATCAAAGTGTCTCTTCATACAAGTTATATAGTTCTGATACATGCGCGAAACAAATAAAAAAGAAAGCCCCGAAGGGCTAACTAATCACTTATTCCATACAACGATGGGTACTGATGAGATGGAATTCTTTGGACTACCATCGATCAGTTTATCGCTATATGTCAGGTATATGAATACGTTACGTGTGGTATCTAAGAAACGCACCACCCGCATCTTCTTGAATAGAAAGGATGTGCTTTTAGAGAATACCGACTCACCGTCCTTAAGCTTACCCTTAACGACGATTGGGCCGACCTGTCTACAGGCTATAGACGCATCCGAAGAATCGGTGGCAAACCCAATGGCCCCGCTTAACCCACCCTTGACAGCCCGACTTAGGTGGCAGCTGATACCAGCCACTTTGGGGTCATCAAAGGCTTCGATAACGATGCGGTCACTAGAGCCAAACAATTTAAACGCCGTGTTAACCGAACCAATTTCTTCAGCTAACACCTGTGATGTAAATAACAACAGCATTACCGCAATAACTTTAGTCATGTAATATACCCTTTATGTAGTACACACCCCCAGGATGGGGATGCGGTGTAGCAACACACGCCGCGTTTAACTCAATAGGTTCTTAATGGCGTATGCGTGAAACTCCTGTATACCACTAGCTGTGGTGAGGTCTATGCCAACAGTGCCTTTGTAGTCTTCCCCGACGGACAACGTGTCCTCACTGACATCCATAAACTCAGCCAAGAGTGGATCCTTTTCAAACGCAGCCACTAGCAGCTTGGGTGTAGCTGAACCAATGCGGCGTATGTCCATGTCGGCCAGGGGTGTGAATGTTACACCGGTATACATTTTGACCATGGCGTCTGCGTAGGCCCGCTTAGATAAACCCTCTTTAACCATCTGCTCCAAGCACGCCCAGAAATCCCGGTGAGTGGCAACCAAATTTGGCGGCGGTGATTGCAACAGATGTCGCCAACTATTGTAATCCACCGTCAAGTCCCCATCAGAATACCCCGCCACAGTATTGTGGTCACCACGTAATATGACGCCGTGGATATTTTCATCCCGATGCTCAGGGCGATACGCAAATGGTAACGCCATGATGGCAGCGGCCAACTGGCCAGGGCAGCACTCGCTGTCACTTTCAGCCCGCAAACACTGATGTAGGATGCCACCATCTATGGTGACATCCGAGACAAACTCGCTGACTAGGTCTACGCTTCTTACCTCACCGCCACATGCCGGGCACACCACCTGAACTTGGGTAACGGGCTTGATAAACTGCCCCCGTGTGTTTATCAGACTATTAACCTGTGACACCGCACTACCGTCTACGACCTTGGCGTTACCCCAGTGTGTGGCGGAATACCCCGCCACACGCACCAGCCCCGGTAAAAAACCATTACCCTCGAATGGTACGGGCTGCGTGGCATACAGCAAATCTCCCTCAGATAACGCCCAATCTTTACGATCATCCACATCTATTATCGTGGTCTGGATCGTATCAAAGCCGATGGTGGCAGCAATGGCCCGGGTGACTTCGGGGACGTCGGATAGGGGGTCCCCGATGTGCACTGGTATGCGACGGAACTTATACGTAACGGCGTCGCTCGGTGCCAGCGTGCCCAACACGTGTAGATCCGCATCACCCCAGGATTTTGTAACATCCATGGGTAGGTCGCATTTACCGATGAGGTGTGATAGGTCGGTAACCCAGCCGTTAATGGGCGGGGTGATGATGTCCACCAACTTGCCACCCACCCATCTCGCTATGACAATCTTACCCACAGGTATGGGTATGTGCGCATACAAAGCGCACCACCGGTAGTTGCGATTAATCATATCGGGCTCTGGGCACCACTCCACCGGTTGCGGCACATATGACCACCCCAGATTGTCAACCTTGGTGCGGATGGGGATAGAGGTGTACATTACGGCAACCGCACCGGTTGTACGTAGCCAATCGCCCTCGTCGTTTCGAATCATGTCATACTCATAATCCGATAGAATAGGGGTGCCAGCGTAATAGCTGGAACAAGCATGACTTAGCAGTTTGGACACCACTTCGGCCTTGCGCACATCTGGATACTTACTCATAACTAAACTCCAAAGTAAGAGATCAATGCGTCTCTTCATACAAGTTATATAGGCTTAAGAATATAGGGAAACAAATAAAAAAGAAAGCCCCCGAAGGGGCTGACTTTACGAGAGGATTTCTACTAACCCTCCCGGGGATACCAGGCTATAGGACCCATCCGGCAGGGGGGTCATAATGCGGTAGCCGTGGCATGTGCCCAGGGCCGCCTCCTCGGGGCATTCGGTTAGAAGTGTACGGCTGCTATGCAACCCGCTCATCAGTGCATCAAGTATCGCATCCATCCGCTCACTACCACGGCTGCGGTAGGATAAGTTGATGGTTAGGGCGTCTGCGCACCCGATCTGTTCGGCGACACCCTGTGGTAACGCGGTGGGGGATGTGGTAACGATAAGACCATTTGAATTTGTCATAGTAAAACTCCTGGCTGTTAAGCCATAGTGATATAAGTCAAAACGCCTATATCCATTTTAGTTATATGTCATTGAGATATGCTTGATTCCAGATTGCGATAGTATAGACCCCCAGGAGAAAAACATGACTGATAATAAGCACAGCACTGATGAACTCATATCTAATCCCCACGCCCAGATCGAAGATGTGACCAGACGTCGTTATGCTCTGTTACGTAACATTGACGACCCTAAGGAGCACCGCCGGTTATTAACCGATATGGCTAAGACGGCCACAGACAGGCAGCGCATGCTTATCGACAAAGAATCAAATGATAGCGTGGCGGCACTAGCAGCAGCCCTGGTACAAGCAGCTAAGCTCGTACCACCACCGCGCCGCATTGAGAATGGTGAAGGCCGCACCGTTAAAGTGGTAGCCAGCCTGGACCGTATAAACAATGAGATAGTGGATGCCACTGAGATGGAGGGGATGGATGTTGAGCTTAACTATGACGACCTTATAAACAAATAAAAAAGACAGGCGGGTTACCGCCTGTCTATGTCACGTATCATCGCTATACGGTCTTTCTGTAAGTAGGCTGTACTCGTATAAAGGTCTAGCCACTGGTACAACCCCTAACTCAGCAATGTATGGCAACAGCATTGTTGGGGCAAAACCATCAGGCATCTTTTTATACTCATCCTCTTTAGCCAGAACAATCTCCGGATAATAGAAGGTCACATCCCGTGGCGTGTGCCCGGCAAACCGACTGTAGAACATCGTCATCCAGTCATCCAGCTCATGGTACACCACAGACTCATATGGGTCGAATGTATCAGGCGAAAACTCATCAAGTGGTACGAACACATGTCGCACCTTATGACACCCTGTAACGGTCTTTATTATATCCCGTTGCATTACCAGCTCCTCCTCCGTAAGCAGGTATGGGTGGTAGTTCACAACGATCTCAAGCTGGTGACCCGGCGACCCATGTTCTCCAGGCAGTGCGAATTCAGCCACAGAGCCTCGTAAGACCGCCATGATCGGAGTTGGCCCAGAGCGCAATAAGGACGACACACTGCGCGCAGCCCAAGCCTCATCCACGGCATCATCATCAATCATCGGACATATGCGGCTAAGCTTGTTCCCTATCCGCCGCTGATAGCCACCCGAATTAAGAAGTGCTTCTGCCCAGTCTGGGTTAAGTAACGCCACTGTGCCCAGTCTCGTATCCAGTAGGGAGTCTAATGTTACTAATACCCTCTTCAGCTTACCCATTGGTTATACCCATATAGGCCATATCAGCCTCCCCAAGCATGCTCGCTAACCTAGATACAAGTAGTGTGGGTCTATCTGCAAAGGCGGTTGTCACAGCCTCTATTCCGTCCTCACGGGTATCCGCAGAAAAGTATGGGCCACTGCCACTGCCCAGTATATCGCATATGGTCTCCAGTGTGTGTCCGACGAAGGATATTTCGATTAAGTAATCTGCTAGGAGCCTTGTCGCATACGGTTGGAATACGCCCGCAGCTTCCCTCTCCAAGACATTGAGTGCATCACCGTCAACTGCGATGTCGGTGTGCGGCATATATCGGTAATGGAACAGCAATTCGCGGGTACATTGCCCGTAGCCCTCCACGGGGTATAACCGCTTTATACAGACAGCCAAAAGCCGATTAAGGTACTGCATGTCTACAACAACGGTTTTACTTTCCAATTTCGGTATCCAGTAACATTGCTATCAATGTTGCACGCATGGTTTGTGTGGATGTAGTCTTAGTACCTGCCGCCTGAATAGGGGCTAGGCTAAACCTACCAGTTTGTTGGATCGATTTACGCATGGCTTGTAATGCCTTCCCATCACCGCCGCGTATATGGGTGGTCTCAGCTAGGCCAGCGTGCATACGCTTACCTTCGAGTGCCTGTAGTTCTGGGAGAGACATCCGTGAGCCTTTATCAGCCCCAGTTACCTGACCAGTGGCGGCATCGATAACAGAGTCCCCCTCTGGTATGGATTGCTTCTTGATCAAATGCTCCTTTTGGCGACGGGCAGTTTGGTGAGACACGATGTACTTCTCAGGTGTCACGATTGTTTCACCGGTGGCGGGATCTGTGTAAACGATGCGCTGAAAAAAGTTGACTCCAAGCCGTTCCCCAACTTTACGACTGCGGGCAGTATTGAGTGTGAACTCCGCACCATTGGGTACCACCATTGACGGGTACTCAACCTTATCTCTAAAGTTTTGCATCAGCTGTTCAAATTCTTTATTGGACAGCCCTTTAAGCAATTCTTTATGGATGTCCACGTTCACATCACCATCCTCCAACTCGCGGATGGCCTCAAGCCAGAACTTCTCAACCTTGGCCCTAGACATTGCCATTCACCGTGGGCGGGGCTATGACCGCGCAACAGTTCATGCTATCACTAACTAGGTAAGGCAGTACACGGGTGTTAAATACCGCCATGAATCCATCGACCGAATCGGTATAGGCGAGGGAGTCGGCACTGAACCGTTCATCGTTCCCACAGATGCGGCTAACCTGTAACCCCCAGTAAATAGCATTGTACTTGATCAAATCTTTCTCCAAGTACCATTCACCGACCATGGCGGGGTCACCCAAGTTAGAGCGAATGTCCGTAATGTATAACTCGGCCGCTAAGCCCTCCACATGCTCATCCAGAGCATCGTAGATTCTATCATTGATATCACACATGTTATTTCATCCAATATGGTTTGTACAACCCTTTGCGCATCCGCAGAAGATCTATGGTAGAGAGGAATGGCTTTTCCTTCTTTGAGTACTGGTCATATAGCCAGTACTCACGGGTGTCAAGTAACTCATCCCAGTTATACCCCATAGCCTTAAGATCGGCGTAGAGTGTCGCTGGGTCACATAATAGGTCCGGATCGATTTTCTCAGGACCCCACAATAGCTTGATCTGCAACAGGTCGGCCGTAATGGTTAATGCCCTACGCAACATCGGTGTAGTCTGTAATTTGATGCGCACGTTGGTGCGCTGTAACTTGGTATCCGGTGCTAGATCGAGCACGTAGTTAGTATTAGATCCGCTAAGGCCAAATCCAACATCATACCCCTCAGCATCCTTGACGTACAGGAACTCTGTAAGCTCAACATTAAGACCATCACGCTGGGATGTTACGAAGTTCCAAGTCTGGCCGCTGTTGCCGTACTTGTTACGGGTGGTCACACCACGCATTACGTTTAGATCGATAGCCGTACCCTTCTTACTACGATCTTCTTCGCGTAGAGGGAACCTGGCCGACTTATCACTGCTGGAGTTAGTACACACCGTGGTGCCAGCTATCTCGATCAACATACCGTTGATGCTGTCGAAGATGGGCGGAACACCTTTCTTCTTAATACCCGATTTTGCAAACGTCAGCTTGGGCGCATCGGGTGCGTATTTCTCCATCTTGATGGTGGTGCCCACGTGTGCAACCGCCAGCCAGGAGGTCGAACTCTTATGGGCAAGGTTTGGCAAGATCGTCATGAGTAAGGTCTTGGTCTTGCCATCGCCCATGAATACGGTGTTCTGTTCAGATGATCCGATAGTGTTATCGTCTAACTGCTTTGTCTGGGCGGCCCCCTTGAACATAGACAGGGAGTCAATATCGAAAACCCATGGTGCGGGCCACTTTAGGATAGACCCATCTGTACGCAGAAATGGTGTCGCCTCGGTCTTACGATTAGCGGACATACGGGATTTGGTAAGAACCGTGCGTATACCCTCGAACCACGCATCCCCTAACATGTCACCGGATACAACTAACTTAAACCGGGGATTGTCTATAGTTAGATCCATACCGTCAAACTCGGGGAATCTACTCAGTGCGCGCACATAACGACTGTATTGCGCAGACACCTCCGTATCATAGACCATGCCGAAGCTATTCTTGTATCTACCAATTACCGTACAAACACGGTAATTAGTTAACTCGGACTTACCTACGTTCCCAGGGCCTGCGACGGAGAAGATGGGCACTTGCCCACCTACCAATATAGACTCACCCTTAGAACCAAGTACGGAGTAGGCGGTGGGTATATCCATAAGACAGCCCACGTTGGGGTATGGTATTAACGGTAATGCGGATGGTATATTGTCAAACATGTTAGCGCCCTTGCTGATTGTATGTTAAGTGTATTACTCACATTAGATCCGGTAAATGCTGGATATTTATGGAATTAGACGGAGACCTAATAATGACCATTTCCATCAGAAACGTTTTAAACGAAGATAGTGACCCAGGTATGCAAGGGGTGACAGAAGATATCCAGGGATTCCTAAAAAAGAATATACGCGTACTAGCCAATCGCACCCGATATGGCCTAGACTCTATGGCCCACGATGTACAAGACGTGGTGTCCATCGGCCGTAGTATGGAAAGTGACCTTAAGGCGTTTAGCCCTGCGGCGTTTAATGGCACGATTCTCTATAAACCGGTTACGTTCAGCGGTTTCATCCTGGACTATTCCCGGGTGTTACTCAGCGCTATAACAGAACTCAGTGATGTCAACGAGCGCCTGATCCAGCCCCTTACCACATACTTCAAACACGCGGTTACCACCACCACCGAACAGCTTCGGGTATGGGACCCTAAGGGTATGTCTTACGCGAATGTGAGAGACATCCGGAAAGATATGGCCCCTTACTTTAAACGCAAGGCTAATAGCCCTAAATCGGCCGTTAAAGCGGAAGAGATCTATGATAGCCAGTTCGAGTTAATCGAAGCCGGTAAAGTCATTGATGAGATCAATGTGGTGATGGCCGAGGTGAACGTGAAGAAGCTAGCCGAGTACGATGCCACCCTTGGTAAAGCAGTAGTGGCATATGTTGCCGCCGCTAAAGGGGATGACCGCATAGTGAGCGAAAACAAGGCCACCACCACCATGTTGGCCACCACCATGTTAACACTCGCAAAAGAGATCGAGATGCTGGCAGTGGTGCATCATAACATCACTGCTCTAAATAGTGCATTCAGCGATAGTCTGGACAAACTCACAGAAATCATTTAAGGGGATTTAGAATGGGATACATTGAAGACTTACACCGACGCACGCTGGTGGACTATGCCGACGAACTGGAAATCGAAACAGCCAATGCCCAGCAGGAATCAGCAGCGGGCCTACAGGCACTGCTAGATGAGGCGATGACATTCGAAGACATTGATGTTGGGCCTGAGCAATACGATGCTGCCATCGATGTGGTGCTTAAAAAGAGTAGTGAATACCACGCCGGGTGCCAGGGTATCGGCTCTATGATTAAAGGCGTATGGGGGGCTATTGTCAGCCTGATCGGGCGCATTCTAAAGTGGATCGCCAGAGCATTAACGTTCATGTTCGGCGGTAGTTCGTCTGGTAAGTCTGGTGCTTCAGGTGGTGCATACGAGAAGTCTAAGACACCAAGCGGCGGTAAAACCGGGGAACGGTCTAACCGGCGTGACCGCGCTAATGCTAACATAGCTAATGTGCAAGATAACATCGGCGATCTAACAGCCGTCATCCCAACGGAAGAGCGCATTAAAGCCGCTGAAGAAGCTGTTAAGAACGCCAGTAAAGCCGAGGAAGCCAAAGCCAAAGCCGAGCTAAAGAAGCTAACCGACGCACTGAAGCATGCCGAGGATAAACACGCTGCGATGGAATTGGAAGTCATAAAAGCTTATGGCGAAGATAGCGAAAAGGCCAAGATCATTGCGTCAGCTACATTCTTCCCACTGGATGTCGATTACCGGAATAAGCACAAGGGTCTGTTTAAGGATATGGGTAGGGTGCTAACGCTTGAGGACCATGGTAAGATTGGTAACTTCCAAGGATTCGAGGACACCCTGGCCGATCATGGTGCCCTACTAGATGCCGTTGTGAAAATAACCGAGTCCGCTGAAAAACTGGGCGATTCTGCAATGGAAGGGTTTAAACTATTTATCGAGGATAAGGCCGCCAATAAGATTCCAGGCAGGATTAAGAAAGGCTCACCAACCCACAAACAGTTGTCGCCCGATCAGGAAGCAAGGCATGAGGATGCTGCTAATCAGATGTTTGCTGACCTCGTGAGCTGGCGTGAGGAGGTGGTGGATACACAACTACTAGAACTGTTTAAAAAGGAACACGCTGTTAACACCCCTGGTGTAACAGAGTATTACTACGACTCACTACCTGGGACAATGCGTATAGGGCTGAGTGTAGATGAGGAATCCCTTACCGCAACCCCACAAACGGGTGTTGAGGCTGCTGCGATTGAGGTCGACAAAATTGATTACCTTCCCATACCCCCCAAGGTTGCAATCGCGTATTACGCCTCAATGGATAAGCGTATAGAAAAGGCCGCCAACACGATTGAGAAGATAGTAAAACATCTTGAGAAAACCATGGAGGGGTTAGAGAAATCGCGCAAGGGTGATTCCAACCCCATTGGCTCGCCAATCATCGCGGTTGTGCAGTGGACAATGGATGCACGCACCGCACTCTTACGCACACTAAGCAGTTTCTTCGCAAAGCTTACCAAGCATCTAGAGGTGGTAAGCATGATAACCGAAAAACACATGCTCATGGGTAGGGAGTGGGTTATGAAAACTGCCCTAGAAACCTCATTAGAGGAAATTAAAGAAATCTACAAATAACATGCATAACTCCCACCCATGGCCTAGCACCATGGGTGGGGGTGGCGTTATGCCACCTCTAAGTTAGCGGGACTGGAATATATTGCTTCGCCTTGTTCGGATTTGATGACAACGCAGTATCTAAAACCATCGTCGTATGACTCGTATTTAACAAGTAGTACTTCTAGGTCGCCGGTGGCTTTACCTATGGCACTCATGTTGTTCTTGGGAGGTAGGTCTATGCCGACCACTAGGTTGAGTTTTATGTCCTTACCGCCATATGTGGTGCTGACAGGTAGCCTAGGCTCCTTAAATAGATCACTGATCTTACGCACACCTTTGGCGGACGTTGTGTACAGCTCTTCTGTTATATCTGTAATCTCGTAGTTGTTATCCTCGCTTGATAACACCGTATGTAGGATCTGATCTAAGTCAGCCATTTTGTCTAGTGCTCTATACGCATTACGCGGGGGTCGTAGAAAGCGTGTGATTGGTAAGCCATCGACCATGCGAGCGGATAAACGCTTGTGCTTCAGACGGTTGTTACCGTAGTTACCCAACTCATGCCACACGTTTGGTTTGGTCACATTACTTAGGTACATCATGACTGGGCTAACAAAATCATCTGGAGTGACCGCATGCTGATATTCCAACACTGCTTCCACTTCCGCAATGGGCTCAACAGAGTGTAGCACAGAGTAAGTGGTGCTACCGAAGTCCACACCTAGATCTTCGCCTGGGGCATCTTTTACCTCATCCTGATAAGATGTCTGGTAATACGCCGTACGTCCTTCAGGGGCCACTGGTGCGGGTGAGTTGACCATAAAGAACAACCTCTTGCCTGACAACATCTTATTGAACTTAGCTGACTTCACTTTGACCGGTGCATCGCCGGTCTTAGCCACAACCATTGACTCAGTGAAATCACCACCTTCGCCATCTAGCCTACCCAGTGTGGCCAGCATGTCGGCTTTATTATTACCATCATCTTTACCACTGTGGCCCTTTACCTTCTTAACAGCGCACTTGACGCCCTCAACCTTGAGTATATCCTCTAGATCGAGTATGGACACCCAATAGTCTTTGTTAGGCACCGCATCACCATTGGGTTTAAGCCACTTATTATTACGCCATTTATCTCTGGCCCATTTAGTACCCTTGATTACATACTCTGAGTCGGACAAGATGGTAATATTTTTCCATCCCATGTGTATCGTCATCTGTAGTGCGCGCTTAAATGCACGTAGCTCAGCACGGTTGTTGGTAGACATACTACCCAAGTACCCGTGCGCACTATAAGTTGTACCATCTGAGTCCTCTGCCCAGAAACCCCATCCTGCGGAACCATGGGAAGGCTTTGCCCCGCCATCGGTAAATATATCCACATGCTTAGCCACAGTTGCCGGAACATCAAAGTCCACAAGTATACCTGGCACGCCATCATCGTTAGACTCAATTACATTCGGCACGGGCGGTGAGTCCTTTGATCAAGATGGATGCGGATTGACGATACGTCAACAGTACGGTTATTAAAGCAGTGGCGTAAGCCTCATAGGCGGCATCAGTAGGATCATCAAGGGCTTCTGGTAAAGAGCCGGCTGAAAGACCTACCAGTTTAATATAATCGGATTCCTGTACCACACACTTCTTTTCAGGCACAGGGGTTGGCGCAGGTGGTGGGCGGTTATAGGTGATGTTCATGCACCCACTTAGAAGGGATGCGGTGATAAGCAAGGGTAGTCGCATAAAAGTTCCTATCTGTATTGGTTTAGTAGTTTGTTAAGTCTGTTCATTCTATTAAGATTGGCGTGATTATTAATCTTAGCGGGTGGGCTAACAGCCGGTGGTGCCCGGGTGGGTGTACATTTTACAGTGACTTCGGGTGCCTTCTTAGGCTGGCTGATCACAGTCGGCTTTACCTTGGGTGGTTGCACTTGTGCCACTGGGGGTTGTTTGTTCACCGTGGGTGTTTCCAGGGCGGGCATGGTCATAACTTCCACGATAGGTGGCATATCAGCCTTAACTACTTCAGGCGTCATGGTGGTTATTGTGTTAGCGGTGACATCCGATGCTGGTAAAAATATGGATGCCAGCGTAATCAGTATTAGCGCCCATACTGAACCAAGTACGATAGCTTTGGTGCGCACAGTTGTGGTCTCCCATATGAAACACATGTAACCTCTATCAATAGCCATATTCATAATCAATCCTTTTTGTGTTATTTCTATGTACGCACATCCACTTATGGTGAACATTATGGGTTATAAAATTAGGGCATTTTGCACAATCAACAAATTGCTGGATCGGGTGTCCGGAAAAACCTCTCCAATCGGGGAGCTTTCTAGACGCTCACGGACATTCAGCACACATCAAATAGAGCTGGCATCACGGCAGTACGATAGTATCGGTGTAACAGTATTCTCATGTGCCGTGGAAGGTGTCGAGAACGACATCCCCGAGGTTACGAGTACGGATATGCTATCCACACTCGATGACTTTATCATCAATGCTTCTAGCGGTGGTAACTACCTAAACATCATCTCAGCTAGAAACCCCGGCTTAACAAACATATCCACAGGCCCCGTGATTGTGGCTGATGGGGCTGAGTACCCAGCATGGGTGGCATGGACACATAATGCGGGTGGTGCCGTGTCAGATGTGAAAGTGTGGTTAGCCGATAGTTATTTCTCATCAGAGTATGGGGGGTATGAGATCAGGGTGGTACCACCCATTGCGGACATCAATGACCTCAAACAATCCTATTCAACGGTCTCCACCATTGCGAGCCAGGTTAGTTATGAGGATCGGGTTAATGCCCAGCAGGATACTGCCGGTAATGACCCGATGACTGCTGCTAAAACCATGAACCTTAAATGGATCGATCCAAACACCAGCAGATCCATGATGTTAACATGGTTGCTAGTATGTTTCGGAGAGCAGGCACTCGATCCACAAAAACAACTGGATGCTATCCGGACATATGTCCTACGGCGCACCGGCGAGACACCGGCATACTGGCAATCCCGAATACCAGACATCATCATACAAGACTCGATAACCATCATCCCAGCATGGGACTGTGAGGCTATCAGGTCAAGTGGGCCCACACCATACGCATATTCGCCAATGGTGAATCCGTTCAACTTCAGAGAAAAAGCGCTGAATGTCCGATACCCGGCAGTGATAGATCCTGATGTGGACGTCGATACGACTGTGGCCATGTATAAGTCCATAGCGTTTCTAACATTTCCCGATGGTACTGGGGCCAATACGCCCTTCCGTGAACTGTACCCGGACTATGCTAACATCCGGGTAAATGACTCCAACCTATCCAAATTAAAAACCCCCACCATCGATGCTATACGCATGATCGAGGAAGGGTTACGGTTAGCTGAAACGGTAAGGGTGGTCGGTAACATAATGCCGCTGACGCAAGGTATGGAATTAATGCAGGATGGCGAGCTGGCCTACATCGCTTACATCACCAACGGCGTTAAACATCGCATCATGCTTAGGGAGAGTTATCTCGCAGCATTACCAGTCGGAGCCTGATAATGATACCACTCATCGATGCATCGGGGGTCTATGTATTAGAACCACCGTTTAACATAGACCCCACTGGGTCTTACAAGTGCACCGCCATCGAGGATTTTACATCACTGGTGGCTAGGGGTATCGACGTGTACCCCACGTATTACTTGGCCAACGGCTTGTCCAAATCCAAGTATGATGCTGACAAGGTGGCTGGCGTTAAAATTATAACGTTGTCCAGCGTGATATCCAGTGCTAGGCTAGCCATGCCCAGCTCGCTGATAGTCGGGGCACCACCGGGTATATCAGCCACGGTAAATGACATCATACTCTCCATTGATATCGGGTTACTGCCCGACGACGTGTTATTGGGTGAGGTTAAAGCCCAGTTATCAGATGTCATTAGTGACCTTATAGGGGTTGCTCCGAAAGTAACCACCCACCGTTATCCGACTTCGAAGGCTATTAGCCCAGCTGCTATGGCAAAGCTATTGGCGGCTAGGGCTGGCTCCATTGCCGCTAGAACCTCCAGTCATGCCGAAGTGAAACACTGGCGGGATCGGTGCACACGACTAGAGCGGCAAGTGGCATTATTGGAAGCATCATTGATAGAAATCGCGGTATAGCTCATAAGAACCCACGCCCAAACGGGCGTGGGTTCTTTTATACCGAAGTCAGTGTGTATAGGTTCAACAGCCGTGCATCCTCTAAACGAGGGTGTTTGTCATCAACGGGGACGTGCCCACGGTACGTCACACCAAACTGCCCCTCCATCAGATCCCCCTTACGGTAACCGAGGTTACATGTAACCCCCCAGATGTAACCGTTAGATAACCCGTATTGGTAACTATGTGGCCTGCCACGCGTATCAATTAACAGCCCGTCGGTTGGTGCGCCAGTGGTGTACATACCGGGTATACCCGTGCCACCGAGGTGGGTTATATCTAGGTTGATGTCTGTATTCTTGATAAGTAGCATGCCACTCTGAGGTACGCCCATGTACATAATCGGATCGAAGTCATAGGAGACAAACCCACTTGTCTTATTGCCAGTGAGGTTACGGCTAATGGGGTAGTTCATTACGTTGGCCGTAACCCTGGTATGGTCCAATGTTATCTCCAGCGTATCTTTACTGACCACATCGTAGGTACCATCTAAGAAGTGGGGCATCCCATCCAGTATCACAATGGGTGTGTACTCATGGAGGTTTGGGATGTTGACATGCACCCGACTATGGTTGAGTATGCGATCAGCATCCATATCAGGCTGTCTGGTCAATGCACAGTCGGCAAATGGTACCCACTCCCACGAACCTAGCTCACTCAGGTCGATAATATCTACGGTGTATGGGCGAGGGCTGTTGGCCCATGCGAAAGGTGCTCCCAGGTCTATAACCAGATTGTCACCCACCAGCGTGCTTGTCAACACGTACCCGTTAATGCAGAATAAGCAGTTCTCCTGCAAGTAACTGGTGACGTCGTCGTCAGAAGTGTTCCGCATGATTATATCAGCCCCACTGGCGATAGCCACGCTACCCCCATCCCCATGGCTGCCATCCCCAATGCCAACAGATACCGCATAGTTGGATACGTTGGATACCCGCATCTTACCGAGTTCGGTTAGCCGGCGATGGTTTACAACAGCGTCCCTAGGTATGGATTGGAGCAGGCCCAGCCAGGCCACGATGCCCATGGTGGATTCCTCTGCGGGGATGCCGATACAAAGTGTTTTAAGATCAACAGTGGTGATGGGGACCCCCGAGCCTAATATGATAAGCCGCGTCTCCCGATAACCATCTAAAAGGTCACCAACCGCCAGTCCGTCCGCCGATATGGTCTCCCACTTTCGGCCGGTACGTACGTATATTTTTACCAATTCAAACATAATAATCACTGTTCCATTCAATTTAATTATATGCGAACCACCCATATAAGGAGAGAAATATGTACCCATTCGATCCACTGGGGACGTTGCCGGAGAATTTGATCCCAAACGAAGTTCATACCATAACCGCCGCTAACGGGGTTTCACTGAATTACGTCATACCAGATGTGTCCCCGTTTTACGCGGATAGCTTGGTGGTGATTGATAAGGAATCAGGAACAGTTCTAACAGAAGGCAATGAGATATTCATGGCCTATCCGTACGAAACCGCCACCGATAATACGAATAAGCGCGTGGTTGGGGGGTTCGGTTTCATGGACCCCACCACCAGCGGGTCTTACGTATTAGTCTATAGGACGCTCGGTGGGGAATTGGCTGATGTGGTCCCACAGATCGTGAAACAGGGTCTGGACACACTGACCGCACTGACCACGACCGACTGGGATGCAATCGCCGACGTACCAGCAACCTTCCCACACACTCCGCACAATGTACCCTTCACATCCATAGACGGTGTACCAAGAATTCTAGAGGCGATGGCCGGCATGGCTGTCGCTCTAGAGAATCCGTCGCGCAACATCAGCATGTCCGATATCCAGGATCTAAATGATTCACTGGTTTTCCCAATCGTGTCTAGCATGCGCACCCTCGCTGAATCCGTCGTCCAGGCGACAGAGTCCAGTAGACAGATTTACTTCCAAGCTAATACGGGTAGTGCTTCCAAGGACCTCGGAAACATTGGCGAAAATACGTGGGTGCCCACCGGGGTAGTTATTAAACCGGGTGTCAGTGGCACCTATATGGTGAACATGGCTGGCAACCCCACCATTCTGGATGTTGATGGTACAAAACTGAGGGGCATATTCCGTTACGTTATAGATGGCCTACCGGTTACAACATCCCCCATTTACGGGTCTGTTGTTGGAGTATCTACAAATCAGATTATAGGTTTGGAGGTTCAGTCATCCGATGGCGTTCCCGTGACATGCGTCATTGCTGGCCCTGGCATAGCCTGCGGTCTATCAATAATGAAGGTGGGTTAGATGGCTACTTATTCGTACGACCACACCGCTGCTAGTGTGGATAACCTTATACCCGATGAGATACACTCGCTGACATCGTCAGTGGGTGTCATCTTGTCAGCCGGTGCTTTTTACCGCAGGGGTCTGATAGTTGAGGGTGGGGATTCCCTAACAATACCTGTCTGGACCCCCCTTATAGCTCAGCGTGATGTATTCTTCTCTCCCATGTTCTTGTCTGTCAGCGAGGTGACATCGGAGGAGGTGTATAGCTACCTAGTAATCAGGGGCGCTTACAAGTACATCCGTGTACGTTACCAGGCGGTTGGTACAGGGTATGTTGACCAAGGTCTGCTGGATTCAATTAACAGTGCCCCATTCGATAAGCTGGACCCAGCCACGTGGCTATCATTCCGGGGAAACCTGGAATATAACACGCGTCATACAAATCCACTTCTTAACAATGACTTAGCATGCTCCGCATTAACGCAGGGCATCGAGGCCATAAAAGAGGCTGTAAAACCACTTGCCCCACAAGCGGACACTGTGGGTATCAAGCAGGTGACCGACCTGGAGCTTCGCCAGTCCACACTGGACGTGCAGCAGGCAACGGTCCTTGGTGATTTCTTAGCAATGCGCAACGAGTTCAACGCACTGTTGGAGTTACAGGCATCCATTAAGAACACCATCGAGAACGGGTATTTCGCACAAGTACCATTATCCAGCGGTAAGGCCTATAGCAGCGACACCGCCGAGTTGGTTCACACGTTTGTACACGGTCTGAATAGTTACGATTTAGATGTGCAGGTGTGGGCGCAGGACTCGGATGGGCTGTTCAGTATCCCACTATCGGATGTGGCGATGACCCACCCCGATGTAGTGGTTATTACATCTGACGAGCCATTGCGCGTAAGAATAACCGTGCGTCTGATGGGGACAGGTTCTTTCATATATGAATCCCTGGTCCCTAAAACTGACCACCCCATGGTGCATAACCTTAACACCATGTACCCATCGATGTGTTTATGGGTTAACGATCAGGGTGTATGGCGTAGGGCTGTCGCCAGCACGCGGATGGTCGATGGTAAGAATATCGTGGTAACCACCGATGTGGCCGTAAATATACGCGCCATTATACAAGCACCATTGCAGAACGCGTACATCGGTCGCACCACGGCACCCAGTACCTCGACCATCTATAACCACAGACTCAATACCGGTTTTGTGACAGCCACTTTGTGGGTTGAAGGGTCGAATGGCCAGTTCGCTATGGAGATGGTGCGTTTGTCTATGCGTGGGCTCAACACCATATCCTTTGAAACACCCACCGGTGTGAATAGCAGGATAGTCGTACAACCCATCTTGGAAGAGATTGGTAACGAGCACATAGTTGCGCATAATGAGCATCTGTTACTCATGGATCGGATGACGGAAGTTGATGCATCCATGGTGACTGTTACTAGCCGGCTAATCAGTACCGAGCTAGCAATTAAAACAATCACGGATGGGGTATACCGGTACACATCTGATGTGGCTAAATCTATCCATTTGATTAACCACCAGCTTAATGAAGACATCCCGGAAGTCGAGATCTACGTGTTAGATATTGATAACGTGTGGAGAAGAGACGCCATGCGCGTGGAGATTGTCGATGCAAATAATATCCGCGCCATTCTAGCCAACCCCTCGTTCTTAAAGGCGAAGATAAGGAGATAACATGCCAAGCATTCAAGTACTAAGCCGGTTGGAGTTTAAGTCAGACTTCGTACTACCGGTATACGCGGCCGTGCCGCCAACACCGACTGTTATATCAATGCCAGCCCTTATCACCGTGGATGGCTCACTATGGTTTAGCCCAGGTATTGCAAACTCCCCGTGGATTGATCTGGGGTTGCTATCGGCCGATGTGGTTGCCGCTGTAAATGGTATTAACAGCACCGTGGATGCTGCCGCTGCCACCGCAGTTGGTAACATCGATCTAACCACAATACTGCCATCGCATATTCAGTTGATGACAGCTGCGGACGTCACCGATCTTAAGGCGTTACGCACAGTGGTTGACACTACCAGCAAGCTGTTGCTTGATACCGCGGTAACTCTGTTAAAGAGTACAACCATACCCACAGAGGTCAGCAACCAGATAACCACCGCCTTCACCGCCATGAACGTGCCTTTACAGATCGGTACAGAGGTTACGTCCCAGATAACCACACTGAACCTGCCGGGCACCATCGCACAAGCAGTCACGGATGGTATCACACTGGGCCTCAATAACAGGCTTGGTGAGGCTGTGGCCGCACAGGTACTAACTAGCCTTACAGCCCAAGACATCCCCGGTAAGATAGCCACGCAGCTGGTTGGTGCACTAACTGCCCAAGACATTCCCGGTAAGGTGTCGGCGGCATTAACAACGTTGTGGGACCCCTTGCTAGCCAACACACTTCCGGCTGGGGTATCAGCGGAGGTTACCAAGCAACTGGGTAGTGCAACATTGGCAGATGCTGTCACAGCGGAGGTCGGAAGAAAACTCACGATTGAAGATATTCCAGGCCAGATCCAGGCCACAGTTAACACAGAGGTTGGGAAGCTACCAGCACCATACTCCCCGCCAGCTTACTTTAGCGATATAAGTCAGCAACTTGTTACAGACCTGGTTAATCAGTCCACGGTTATAGCGGATAACGTGGCGGCAGCTGTCACCACATCCATGAACTCTATAAAGAGCGTCACTATACCGGATAGTGTTAATGCCGGTGTTAGTACCGCATTGACGGCGTTTGTGGCAGACACCTTGCCAACCGTGGTTGCGAATGCAGTAGGGGCGGCTATTGACACACTGGGTGTACAACTAGCCTTACCGGCGCACATCCAGAACATCACGGCACAGCAGGCCACCGACCTGGGTAATCTCACCACCATCATAACCAACACCTTAGGTACAAACCTCGCTAATGAGGTGGCAGTGTATATGGTGGCAAACCTCCCTAATCTGGTTGCGATTGAGGTGGGTGCACAAATCGGTAATAGCATCACTGTGGAGATTGGCAAGCTGTTACCGGCCGCTGTTACGGCGGAGGTAACAACACAGTTGACGGACCAGATCACCGTGGATATCGCCAACCAGCTAGGTACCAAATTACCTACAGAGATTACCACAGCCCTAGCAGCGGCGTTGCCAACCAGTGTGTCGGCCGAGGTAACCAAACAGTTATCGGCTAACCTAGCCACTGAGATCGCCACGCTGGCGACCCCCATTATCACCGACACCGTGGCGCTACAACTTAGCACAGTCGTTGGTACTGAGGTTACTAAGCAGCTACCCACCGCTGTAACCGCAGAAGTTGCTGCTAAGTTACCGGCGGAAGTTGGTACCCAGTTACCAGCAGCATTAACCACAGAAGTTGCTGCTAAACTGCCAGCCGAGGTGACTGGCCAGATTGGCACCTCCGTTGCAACAGAGGTGGGTAATGTGTTACCAGCCGAGGTGGCTAACCAAGCCACACCCTTGGTAGCAACGGAAGTTGCTGCTAAACTACCAGCCGAGGTGGCTAACCAAGCTCCGGCTCTGATAACAACCGCTGTAAATACGGCGGTACCAGGCGCCGTAACCACAGAAGTTGCTGCTAAACTACCGGCGGAAGTTGGTACCCAGTTACCAGCAGCATTAACCACAGAAGTTGCTGCTAAACTACCGGCGGAAGTTGGTACGCAGATTGGCACCTCCGTTGCAACAGAAGTGGGTAATGTGTTACCAGCCGAGGTGGCTAACCAAGCCACACCACTGGTGGCAACGGAAGTTGGTCTTAAGTTACCAGCCGAAGTGACTAAACAGGCACCAGCCCTGATAACAACCGCTGTAAATACGGCAGTACCAGGCGCTGTAACCACAGAAGTTGCTGCTAAACTGCCAGCCGAGGTGACTGGCCAGATTGGCACATCTGTGGGCACCGAGGTTGCTGCTAAACTACCAGCCGAGGTGGCTAACCAAGCTCCGGCTCTGATAACAACCGCTGTCAATGCCGTTGTCCCCGGCGCTGTAACCACGGATGTGGATTCCAAACTGCCCGGTGCTGTAACCACCGCTGTTGCGGCAGGACTACCCACTGAGGTTTCTGCTAAGTTACCAGCCGAGGTGACCAGCCAAGTACCAGCATTAGTAAACAGCGAGGTGGCTAACCAGGCGCCTTTGCTAATTGCTGGCCAGCTTGATACGGCGGTACCAGTATCGGTACAAGCGGCCATCGACGCATTGGTTAATATAGGGGCCATCAAGGTCGCAGATGTGCTCACTGTGAATGACACCATTGACCTTGGAAAAGTCTAATACTGTGGTGCATTATTTTTAATGATATGCGGAGTTTAAAATGAGCAAGGAAAAACCGTACGAAATCTCTGTACCGTCAAAGAACATGCACTTTGCGGCTTTCATAGGGGCTGACCCTAGTAACGAGCTGTTACGCTACGATTTGGATACGAATTGCTATGTCTACAAGAGTAGTGTTCCTGAAGATGAGTGGTATACAAGGCACACAAACTCGTGTTGTTTGTCTACTGATCGCGTTCTTCTGACTTTACGTAGATACCGCGACAGAGCTCTGGGTAAAAAGCCCCGTTAGTGCGAATGCATGTGACGGGCAGGGAATGGGAATGGGACCTTAATCATACCTTTTAAGGATTTACCTATGTCAAAGTATCAACAGTTTAATGGAATCAGCCTGGTACCAGGTTCTGCGATCGAAGATCTGAATGCTGAGCAGTTGTCAGTTGATCCATCTCCGATTGTTGCTGGTCGTATCTGGTACAATACCACTGATAAAGTCATGCGTTTGAGTTCTTTGGATGTCAATGGTGCCATTGTCGTACAGACCTTCGCCACGGTATCCGAATTGGCTGCGCTGAAATTGGTTGTTGACCAAGTCAATGGTGATGCGACCGTCGCTGGTTCATTCCGTAGTGAGATCCAAGCTTTGATCGGTGGCGCACCTGATGCGTTGAACACCTTGATTGAGATTTCAAATGCAATCAATGCTGATCAAAACATCGCGGATACGCTTACCCAGTTGATGGATAGCAAAATCGCAACCATGAAAGAATCTGTTGTTAGTGGTGCTACCGCTGCGATGGATACTCTTGGTGAAGTGCAGGCTGCCATCAACAACATCGTTGCTGATATGGGCGATGTTGCTAACCTTACCACTTCATATAAAAGCGACCTGGTTGGTGCTATCAATGAAGTGGCCGGTGTTGCAGAAGGCGCTGCTAGCGACTTAGCCTCTTACCGCCAGACCGTTGATCAAGCAATCGTCGATGCTAACAAAGCATTGACTGATTACGAGACAGCACAGGGTATCGTAACCGGTGACATCACCACTCTTACCACAACTGATCACTCCAGTCTGACCGCCGCCATCAACGAGCTGAAAAGCGAAGCCGGTGCCGGTGCCGCAGCACTGATGGGTAAAATCAATGGTAAGGTTTACACCTACGATTCCATTACTGCTAAAGCGGTCCACAGTGAGATCCATGGTCTTTCTGGTGACTTCTTGAATGTGAATGCAATGATGCTTGATCCTGCTACCAGCAAGTGGATTAACACCCAGGTGTTAACCTCTCTGGATTCAGTGACCAAGTCCTTCAGCATGAGCATGTTCCAAGCAGCACAGGTTCGCCTGTCTGTGCAGGAAATGGATGCCTTGGTATAAGGTTCCGCTAGTTACACCCACGTTATTTTGGTAACGTGGTTATTAGAAAGGGAAGAGCCCATAGTGGCCATTCTAGGGCGCGAGGTGGGGTTTCCCCACCTCGTGTTTTATATGCGTTACAGGTAAGGAGCCCGATATGGCTAGAGAAGATATAATGTTTGCCAACTTGTCCACCCTCACAAAAAAGCCAGACATCTATGGTGAGATACTGCGGGTGTTGGACATATTGAAGATGGAGTCAGCAGCATTGTCGGTGGCGGAGATAAATGACCCCGAGGTGATGAGGTGGTTCTCTAAGAACACTCAGTACTTACAAGCCTACTATGCCAAATTAGAAAGGATGTATAATGCGCACTGAGAAAGACATTGAGTATTTTACCAACTGGTACAATATGGCTGGTAAATACATGCGTGAGAATAGCGAATTATCCGGCAGTAGGACCAATGCCGAAAATACAGACGCTATTATTATGAACTATACGGCGTTATCTGCGTTGGTATCTTACTGCGTTGGTGACGATAAAAGCTCCTTCTTCACTGGAGTGCCTGAAAAAGAGGATGGTTAGGGAATATGCCTACATTACTACTTACAACACCGGTACCTTTAAAAAGCTACCAAGACAATCTGATGTTTAATAGCGTCCAGCTTGATCGAGAACTATTCATCGATTGGAGAGACACATTGCCGAGACTACGTATCGGTGATGGCAGCACCCCCGGTGGATACCCACTCGGGTCCTTCGGTATCAATGGGGTGGCCACCCCTGTGATCACATCCCCATTGAACGGCCTTACAGGCGTCCTGCCTAGCCCATTGCTCATGACCAGTCAGTTCAATGGCATTAAAGAGGATCGCAGCGCAGACACGCAAGCCGGGGCCATCTGGGAGATCAGTACAGATAGCACCTTTTTAACCAGTACGTACTTCTCAGGGGAAGATAGCGTCAATCTAACGAGTATCAATCTGCTAGAAGTTGGCGCAACTCTACCAGTGGGTGTTATATACGCCCGTGTAAAACACACCTCTAAAACTGGTGGTGTCAGCGAATGGTCTACGCCGATAAGCTTCACTGTCGCGGCCTCCACACCCAGCTTGGAGTTACAGGTATTCAAGAGCAGTGATATAGCAGCGGGGGATGGCCTTGGGTCGGCCGTAGCGATATCCCCGGATAAACAACGGTTAGCCGTTAGCGCAAGTCGAGAAGATGCCAACGGTCTGGCTGATGCAGGGTCTGTATACATCAGCGCCATGGTAAACGGGCAGTACGTGGAGACACAGAAACTTACAGACCCCAACCCGGTGGCGTATGACTATTACGGCACGGCGATTACATTCACCCCGTCGGGAGATCTGATTGTAAGCGCACCATACTTGGATGACACCACCGGTGCGACGATTACCAATGCTGGGGCGGTATACGTTTACAGCCCAGACAGTTCTGGATTCTTCGTACTTAAACAGACCATCACATCACCAACAGCGATCCCATCGGGCCTACTTGGTATGTCTATCGATATCTCTGGCGATGGTAACACCATGGTCTTAGGGCGCATCGATTATAACCTGGTTGGTGCCGCACTGGTGTACGTTAAAAACAATACAGGCCTGTGGGTATGGTCGGCGGAACTCACCCCCACCACATCCACTGTTTATCAGCGGTATGGTAATTCGGTTAGTATCAACTTTGATGGCACCGCTATCGCTGTAGGTACCAACCAGGGGGCGTTGACATCGATCTATGGCCGGGCATTCGTGTACACAAAGAGCGGAACACTGTGGACAGAAGCCGAACTATTTTCGGCCACCCCCACACTTGACGCCTTTTACGGTGACACTGTGGAGTTCGATAAGGGTTCGGGCCACTTATTCGTATCGGAGCCAGGTACGCGCACCATTCACATCTACGCTGAATCGGCGCCGGGTGTGTGGACAGCAACCATCGCGGCTCTTACTGCTGTGGATGTCTCTGGTGGGCAGTATGCAATGGCCGTAGCCCACGATGTGGGGTTATTGTTTGTAGGCACCCCTTATGTAACTAACGCCGTGTCAGGGGCAAGCACCGGCGCCGTAGCCATCTATAAATTGGTCAGCGGGGCGTGGACGGCATTACCACCCATTGTGAGTTCCACCACGGGTGCCGGAGGGTTGCTTGGAAGCAGCATTGGGTGTTCCAAAGATGGTGATTACGTCATAGCCGGCGCGCCATCTGATAGCACATTGTTAGCCAGCGCTGGTAGCGCATTAATTTTAGGGTAGGTATAAGACATGTATTGCGAGATCTATAGAGGTACGTTACGGGTAGCTGGTCCAATGGAATACACCATGGACGCAGTTAAAGAAGTGTGCGGTAAATACGGGGTACCTGCTGACCTGGTACCACGGGTCTTAAGCGGGGCGCTACAACTAGCGAATGTGCTTAAGATCATCCCTATCACCACCACCACGCCACCCTGCGAGGATTGGCAGAAACTGGTGACAGTTGATCGGATTGCTGAAGACTCACTAATCACTGTTGTGCGAGCAGCTAGGGATTTGACAGTCATGGAACTGTTAGCAAAAAGACGTATGCAACTGAAGCAGGCCCGGATCAACACATTGAAGGCACGGTTCATGTATGATGGTCTGCTTATTAAGTCTGGCAGCCAAGCTGTATCGGATGTCAGCGGAGTCGTCTACGCATACACTGAAGGCTTCGGCGAGGTTACCTTATTCTCTGGGATCATGCCGTCGGTGGGCAATGACGCACCCGGGGCGATCCCATCGTTCGAGCGTGGATATTTGACCATTGATACCTTGGCTGCTGCACAGGCTCTTTACAAAGCCATCCTCATTAATCGTGGGAAGGTGTTTAATGCGGCAGCCTCCATTGATCGGTTACTGGACGGGATGACGGAGCCAGATCTACGGGCACTGAACATATCTAAGGCCTTGCACGATAACCTGCAATCAACCTCAGTTTAGTAGGGGTAACATATGCGTGTACAAATAAAAACCATGACCGCAGCCTCGGAGTCCACTTACGTGGGCCCCACCGGGTGCCTAACCATTCGGGAAGGTCGCGGACCCATGCACATCCAAGATGGGTCAACCGTGGGTGGTAACGGCATTGTGGCCGTAGGATTCACCATTGCGGCCCCTATCATCACCTCCCCTTTAGATGGGTCGAGTGGAATCGTTGTTGCGCCAATTGTCACAACGGGCACCATGGTGGGCGACGGCGCACACATCTTGAGTTACTATGAGCTAAGTCTGGACCCGACCTTTGCGACCACGGTGTATAGCACTGTGGGGTTGACCGATCTTAACAGCCACGATATGGCACAGGCCGGGGTGGTACTCACCCAAGGGTTGGCATATTACATCCGTGTGCGTTTCGAAAGTAATCTAGCCCCCATCTCGGCTTGGTCTGCTGTCACGTCATTTACGACAGTCGCTGCCGCGTTATCAAAAGAGATCGAAATTGTATACCCAGCCAACCCCGCTGGCGGGGATAGGTCAGGGCACTCCATCGCAATCTCGGGTGACAATAGCACCATGGCCGTGGGCTCCTACCTAGGGGATAATAACCAAACGGATGAAGGGGCTGTAGATATTTACAAGTCGGTTGCCGGCAAATGGGTGTGGAACGATATCCTGGAAAGTGATCCTAAGAACTCCAACCCAGTCGACCACTTTGGCTACAGTGTGGCCCTCAACTTCGATGGTACGATCTGTGCAGTAGGTGCCCCCCTGTTTGATGACGGTGGTAATGATGATGGTGCTGTTATAATCTTCGAGGATAATGGTGGCTGGGCCGAACAGGACCTGCTCGCCGGTACGGGTAACGATAGTGATCAATTTGGCATCGATGTCAGACTGAGCGATGACGGAATCTTCTGTGTAATCGGTGCCGACCTTGATGATGTTAATGGTACATCGTCTGGCAACGTATGGGTATTCGAAGGCGGTGTTGGCAATTGGGATAGCGGCACGGAGTTGAATCCTGGGAACCATACCACTGGTGATCATCTTGGCACGTCTGTAAGCATATCGGGTGACACGAACTTCATCATAGCCGGATCCTATCTGTCTGACACCTTAGTTGGCGATGGTGGTGAGGTCACCATCTTCGAGAACCAGGGTAGCAACTGGCCGGAGGTGGCCACGCTTAGCACCCCTAACCCCGAGCTATACGGTTACTTTGGGTTCTCGGTGGATATCTCAGCGGATGGTTCAGTTGCCGTGGTTGGGGCTTATGGGGAAGACATCAATGGCAGCAATGCTGGTGGTGCGTACATCTTTGAGCAAGACTTGGCCACTAACACTTGGGGCCCGGCTATCCGAATAGTGCCGAGTGAGATCGCCGCCGGTGATAACTTTGGACGCAGCGTTAATATAAGTGGGGATGGCAGCACAATCTTGATTGGGTCCTATGCTAGCGCCAGTTACCGTGGGTCAGCCTACGTGTTCACTAAGGATAGTGGCGCATGGGCACAGTCTGGGTCTGAGCTAACAGCTTCTAATAGCAGTAGCTATGACTACTATGGCTTCTCCGGGGCTATCGGCAACGATGGTACAGTTGGCGCTGTCGGCGCTTTCGGTGAAGGTACAAATGGCAACGAGGCCGGTGCGGTTTATGCACTCGGATAATCATAATGAGTACTAGATTTTTATTAGGCGATTTCTTATGGAAGTCGTGCATATCCGGTAACATGGCAAACATAACCGGTATACGGGATGAGTTGATCATTGACTATGGTCGCAACCCACCCGTGATAACCATCCATGATGGCGTTAAAGCCGGTGGGCATGATATCAAGGGTAATGTGGTTACCGGCATTGGCGCCCCAGTTGTAGCTAGCCCGGCCAACACCGCCGTCAGTATAAACCAGAGCCCCATTATCCGTAGTGGCGCTTTCAATGGCATTGCCACAGATCTTACGTCTGAAACCATGGCTGCCATGTTTATAGAGATCGCCACAGATCTCGCCTTTACCACCATCGTACACGCGAGTGGTAGACAAGCAGGTAATACCGGTGTTTACGATCTGGGTGTGGCGGGTATCCAGCTAGCACCATCTGTCGAACATTTCGTACGCATCAAACACGAGGCGGTTTCGGGGGGTCTTTCTAATTGGGGCCCCGTTAGCAGCTTCATCGTGGATGCACTGGCAATCAATGGGGTTATATCTACACTACCACCAAGCTTGGCATCCACATCGGGTGGGTATGGTAGCGCGGTGGTTATTAGTGACAGCGGTGATGTAGCCGTAATAGGCGCCCCAACAGACTCCAATACGTCAGCAAGCGGTGGTGCGGTTTTCATACTAAAACTCGTATCCAACATATGGGTTGAGGTTGCCCGGTTAACTAGCCCGTCAGCCGCACCTTCGGCATATTTTGGCTCCTCTATCGATGTCAATGCCGATGGCAGTGTTATCGTGGTGGGTGCTAGTAACGATGTCAATGCGGCCGGAGTTGCTGGGGCTGGTAAAGCTTACGTGATTACGGATGCTGGCACAGGTTACGCAGTTACACAGGAGCTGATACCCACAGACCACACGGATATCGGATGGTTCGGATACAGCGTTGCGATCGCAGGGGTTACCAATGAGATCATCATTGGCTCACCCACGAAGAGTAATGGTTTATTGACAACCGTGGGCACTGTATATGTCTTTACCGCGGATGTGACTGGCGCATATGTACAGTCCGCCAACATCGTGCCGGCCGTGCTGTCGCAGGGTGGTTACTTTGGTTACAGCGTTGCGATAGCCGATCAAGGGGTTACCGCCGTAATAACAGCACCCACTGATGCCACCTTAGGTATTGATTCCGGTACGGGGTTTGTGTACACATCCACATCTGGTGCTTGGAGCCCATCTGGCACCCTGACGGCGACTGGTGTGTCGGCTTACGATAAGTTCGGCATAAGTTCGGCCATAAGCGCCGCTGGTGACCGCGTGGTTATCGGCGCGGAGGGCGATGATTCCGCTGTGTCTGGTGGCGGTGCCGCATATGTGTTCAACGTGGTTACAGGCGTGCCCACATTAGCGGCCACTCTTACAGCACCCACCCCTGCTCTAAATGACCAGTTTGGTCACGCAGTGGGGATGTCTGGCGACGGACTGGCCATTATTGTGGGTTGTCCAATGTCGGATTCCTCTGCCAATGACGCCGGGCTGGTGTACACATTCGCTGACGTTTCAGGGACCTGGTTGGCCGGTGTCGAGCTAGGCGTCACAGGCTCTCTAGCCGCTGATTATCTCGGCACCGCTGTATCTTTATCAGGCGATGGTGCACGTGGCATAGTGGGGGCCCCAGGGTCCGACACTGGTCTAACGGATGCCGGCAATGCCTTCTTACTTGGATAACCAATATGTATAAGAGTAAATACGATATTTCCGACCATACGCCGATCCCTGTACAACCTATCATACCAAACAAGATTGGTGGCCGGGTCCTATACCTCTTTGTTGAAGAATATAAGGACCAAGCGAGTGGGATCACTATCCCCAAAGGGTTTATCACGGATGGCGCCAGCACACTTCGCGTGATGTGGGGTTTATTCCCGCCCATCGATCGGTATTTCATTGAGGCATGTCTTCACGACTATGCATTGGATGAAGGCTGGGGCTGGGCCAAAGCCAACCGGATTTTTAATGAATCCATGAAGCTCGGTGGCATACAGCCTATCCGTCGTAAGTCCATGTACATGGCCGTTTCTGTTTACGGATATCTACGGGTTAGATGGTTCGGCGACACAGCCTAGGGGGTGATACATGGTTACCGGTATATTTAAACGGCATTACGATGAGTCGGCAAAAAACCCCGCCAACTTAGTTGTTGACGAGCCCCACAATGCAGCTGAGGATGGAAGCCGTATCATCATCTGCAATGAGGGTATATTTTACACCAAGGGTCATTATCTACGTAGACCGTTGGATAGCGCCCCATTGGTGCTAGGGGTGGACTACCGCTTTCTAGGCATTGAGCCTGAAGTGGTAGCAGCAACAGGGCACGAAGCTGCAACTGCCATCGAGTTAATAAATCCTGCGGTGTATGGGGAACTGCTACTGACCTGCCAATTGGTGGGTGGGTACGAGGGTACATCCGATGAGCTGCTGCGTAATCTCAGGGATGCTATCCGATTAGCGGCCGATAGGGTGGTTGTATTTAGCCATATCCGTAATCTCCCGGGGTTGTACCCACCCGGTCCACATACACACACCATCGATGATGTCGAGAAGCTTAACCCACTCACCGATGCCATCGATAAAATGACCCAGGCGATGGTGGACGCCAGGCCGCTGGCCACATCGGGTCAGGCATTGCGCGAGCAAGACGGTCGTACATTGCAGTTACTTGGCAGAATGCGGGAAGATGTTAACCTGTATTTCTACCACTTACAGCAATTGATATCCGACAACGAGAACCTTAAGGTGGAGGTCTCCGCCCTAAGGGAGACCATAAACAGCCACATCACTAACCACCCAACTACACAGGTTACATCAACCACCACTACCGAGGAAGTGCATGTGGTCGAAGCTAACGGGTCTGAAACCGTTACCACCACCACTACTACCGAGGAAGTGCACGAGGATGGGTCATCCACCATAACTGCGTCTTCAGATGATGGGGTGGAGGTGGTAACAGAGGTCCCGGCCGATGATGTCACGTCCACAGATGTCGGTACAAGCGATGGTGATAACGCCAGCACCTCCGATGCCGGCGATGTATCTACGGATAGTGTGGACACATCCAATGACGCCACCACTGATAGCACCGATGGGTCTTCTGATACCGGCGGTGCATCCGCAGAAGATGCCACGGCCACAACCGATGCCACCGGCGAGTCTGCCGATACAAGTGTTGGTGACGCCAGTACCACCACCGATGATGTCGCTTCTTCTGATGATACAGTTGTGGTAGATACCGATGTGGGCTATGGTGACGACACCGAGGCGTTATTAGAGACTGATGATGGCGATGGGACCGCTGTAATCCCAGTCACCATTAGCGCTAGTGATATAATCGATTGCCGCGATAGCGACACAATACCAACTGTGGTCTACCCACCTGACGAGATATATGTTGGGGATATTAATGCCGGATCGGTATAGGAGATTTACCTAGATGTATTGTACGATAATGTGTAGTAACGCGTATGTGCTTAAAAACATGGATTACATGCGGGCGGTTGTCAAGGGACAGATTGCCAAGGGCTGGCAAATCCGGCTAACCGAGGTGCCCGACGGCAATGATGCCTTAATGCAAATATGTGTCGAGGAGGGTGGTTCGGCCGACTTATGGACGGCTAAAGCGAGGCCCGGCACATTCACGCCAACCCGCTATGAAACGCAAGAGGTCGCCAAATTCTTAGAGACCCACGGTATTGTTAGAGAACTAACAACTGCTAATACGGCCTTCCAGAATGCGGTATCGGCCACGGTAATGTCTGTAATTGGGGACGAGGGCTTTCAGGCCACGGATGTGAGGTCCGCTGGGTTAATGGTTGCACCTAGTGACAGCACTAAAAATCAGGCACAGGCCTGTGCCAGAGGTGTGGCCAATTACATGGGTATACCAATCATCCGCATGTGTTAGTAACACACCTTTTAAACATAAATAACACCCAGAGCCGATGTGGCTCTGGGTGTTATTTATGGTTTTGGATAGTTAAACTTACCTGCTACGAGGATGCCTACCCCAATCTGGCCAGCACTGACTTTGCCAGCATTGATCTTTCCGTATGTGGCCTTCCCGCCAATCACGGGTTTGTTATGGAAAGTCTTAGCATTGACAATATGGTTAGTGGCATTAACCACGTGGTTACCGGGTGAGGTCGATGTTGTATTTGACCCCACCATCTCGAATTTTACACCATTGCCGTTATGCGCAAGTATGTCAGCCCCACGCATATGGATCTCTGATCCATCTGGTGTTTGTAACTTAAGGTCACGCTTATTAAGCTCGGCCAATACCTTCTCACTGTTTTGGGCCCAGATGTGCTTATTGGCGGTGTCCATCTGGATGATCTGTTCGGTGTTATCCACCAGGGTCGCATGGCCTATATCCATGTTCAACTGCATGACATAACTAGCGACTTCACCATTCCGCATAGAGGTACTAACTGTTATAGTCTTTTTGTGAGAACTTAGCTCAATGAAATATCTGTTATCTACACTGGGGTCCTCATCCTCGTTTTCTGGGAATGCGCTGATAGAGAAGCGCACGGTCTCCAACCTCCGCAAGTGGTCATCCAGCCCCAACGGTATGAACCAGAAATCCATACTGTTGCCGATGTTGATGATTAGCACGCGCTCACCGCGCCTTACATCGGGGCACGTGTCTCTAAAGGTACTCTTTAACCATTTGCACGACAGGGTGTTAGCCACATTAGCAGATGCTGTGTAACCTCGGCCCTCACGATCGATGCCAGATGACTCGACCGGCGATATGGATACATCAAGTTCCCCATCCATTAGTGGTAATGTTTCATTGGGGTATATCTCTACCACATCGGTGTCCGGAAGCTTGTTCTCAGCCACGGTGCCCAACGAGTATATCGATATAATACTCATGTGTTAAACCTCTAGGTTATGTTCAGCCCACCCCATTAGTTCCTTGTACATTTTCTGTATGGATGTGCTACCGGTGGTGGAAGTGTAGTGGGCTAGCAGTGCCCACAGCTGCTCGGATCTTGTATCCTCTTCGCTGTACAGCCATAGGCCCGTATCGTCCAGTTGTATGAAGGTGGCCATAACAGCATCGCCCTTAAGGGCGTGCCTTCTACCGTGGTCACCACTGATGGTGTTATCGAAGTACCCGTTGAAGGCGTTACTCATCACAACTCCTTAGAGAACTTAGTGTTAAAGGGCTAATGCCCGTAGTCTTTTCAAGGTACACCATGTTGGTGTCACCCGATAGCATGTATAACCCGCTTGTCCCAACGGACCAAGCTGTAACACCCGGATAAGGTAGGTTCAATCCGAAGATTTTATTCGGTAGCGGGGTATATTCCCGCCGAGCCGTGCTTACCATCCACACCTGGGTACTCCCAATGCTGGCGTCGAACACGCCGATATATAGGTACCGCTGTGTGACACTTAGACACACCCGGCCAACAACAGTCAGGTTATCAGGGAGTAACATAAACAGTCTCGACTTACCATCTTTGGTATAGATGTTTATGCTTCTACCGCCCGCACCCTGGGATAGCCATACTGTCCCACCACCAGTGGACAGCACCGGTGGGGTATCCGGGGAGAATGTGTCAACAGGGTATTTACGTATATCCCCACAATTACCACATATGGCTAGTTGGTTAGCTAGGTATCGGCCGTCACACCACATCGTTGTGGCTACCGCGATAGTCGTACCATCGTTGGAAACGCCACCGGATATAACCCTGACTTTACCCTTGACCGATTTAAAATACCGTGGTAGTAAGTCTGGGTGTTCATGGGGCTTCATGATGCCGAGTCTACTAGCTATACCACCGTACGCCGTGGCACTCGTCCGACTTGCCATAATGGTGCCACCATCAGAGCTAATAGCCACCTTAGCATCATAGCAGTAAGACTCACTCACATCTGGACGCTTCTTGGCCCCATGCGGCCATATGTGGTAAGTGGTTACCCCCGTTGAACTGGATATGGTTAATCTCTGACCGTAATCAGCCATGACCAGATCTGTTATTCTGGGGGTGCCTTCACCGCACTGCCCGGTCAGCCTGTCTATAAGTTTGGGTTTACCCATAACAACGTGGTATAGGTCCACTACCCATACAGGGACACCCTCTATTCTAGCGTCCCCAACCATACCTATTGCCAGCATCGTACCATCGTCGGAAGACGCCATGTGCCTCCCATACATCGGTGGGCCATTTACAACTATACGCATATCTCTCTCCAGTGTTATGTTTAAACGCACTCGTATATATTTACGCTAGCGCCCTCATTCGTGATGACTCTGTATCCAAGTGGGGTGTTTACAAGTCGGATTATCTCCCCGTAATCAGTCTCTTTAACATTGCGTACCCATATCGCCCCAAGGTATGTCCCGCCACGGGTGATATGTATGTTGCCAGTTATCGCATCCTCGCGTCTAGATGTTGTTGCTATAAGTGCACCATCTGGTGAGATGGCTACATTCTTAGCATACATTAATGGATCAGCGCCTGCGGGCTTTGGCAGTAATGCCGGCAGTGCGCCCATTGGCGGTGGGAGTGGGAGAGTGTATGCACAGCCTAACCCTGGTACGCGGCTAGTGTCACTATACAGCATGGTCGTGGGGGTGGTGGAGTACACGATCGTATCGCCGATGTCCGGCACCACCAGCACCGGTGGTGCCCAAAAACCACTAACCATTTCTGCCCGATGTAAGCGTGTGCCAGAGCCGGCACCCCAACCCCAATTGGTGGTCATCCAGATAGATGTGCCCAGGGGGTCTAACCATGCCGTCCCACCATAAGCTTGGCGGAGGTTATCCATATTACCCACCACATATTCTTTCTCAATAGCCCATCCTGCTGCAAGCCCGTACTTGTAGATCTGCACGGATAGGGGGTCGTCACCAGTAACAGCGGTCTCTTCCCCCTCGAACATGAATACCTCACCCTGGAGTCGGGCTGCCGCAATAGATAAGGTGAGACCATCCGCTGAGAAGCTATAGCATGCCGGTGTTAGGCCGTTAAGGCCAACATCGATGAAAGCTGACTCCATAAAGAATAGAGCCCCTAGAGGCCGTTCTAGGATGGTTGCGAAGGCCCTCTCAGGGGATAGCACCTGGTCGCCGATGAGTGCCACAGACGACCCGATAATGATTGTGGTATTATCAGGGCTTATTCCAAGGGCGTATCCGAAGTTTCTAATACCCGGGGGGTGCAGCTTCTCCGTGAGGGTGTATCCAGTTGGGCCATAATCGTAGACGTGTACCGTGCCAACGGCTGCATCACCGACCAGCATTAAGGACCCATCCAATGACACCGCTATATCTGTGACACCGATATCTATACCATCTAGAATGGCTGCTTTAGTTATGGTTACCATGTTGTTATCCCCCGAATTGGTCGTAAAACATTGTGACTTCCATTACACCAGAATTGGTGGCTCTAACAAGCAAGGCCTGATCCCCATGACTGCGCAGGTACATAGGCGGTAGCCTACGCATAGCGGATAGCACTGAACCATTGTCGATGGAGTGTTCTACCATTAACCACCTAGGGGTAGCGTATTTATAAAAACGGATCATGGTTTCACCACCATCATCCACCCCAGCTATGCACATATGTTCACCTGTGTAACAGCTGACTATAGATGTGGTACTCTCCAGCAATGGGGGGGTTATACACCCGCTGTATAAGTTGACAGCACCCATGTATTCCCACGCCCCGGTGGCGTCGGATTTAGTGAACCGCATTAGTGCAGATATACCATCCCTACCACCCGCTCTCGGCATGGTGTACATAGGAATAACCACACTCTTACCGTTACCAGACATAGTGCCTGCGGCGTGGGGTATTTTAGCCCCACCAGGTATAGCCATGCTCAGGTTAGCCATGGTGGCGACAGTTCCGCCAGATAGGTCGTAGATAACCGCCTTACCAACATCTGTGGCAGAACAGCGACTCACCCCTAGCATCTGTGTACCATCATCAGATATGGATACGTAGCCCACGCCCGCCTGCCCTATTACCTCTGGGCTGCCGTTGACATTGGTTACTACGATTGCACTGGGTGCTTCCCAGGGGGTTAGGTTGGAATGGAGTACGTAGGTAACACCGGTCCAACTTAAGTTGATGCCGGTGTGTAATCCACCACCAGTTGCCAACGTATGCGTACCAACATCCCGATACGTGCTACCATCGTAACGGTACATGCGGACTTTATGACTATCCCCAACCGATGTGATTATTATCGCCAAGTTTCCATCACCGCTTATGGCCGCCATACCTGTAAAGTACTCACCCACATGTGTTATAGATGTATCCAGTGATACAACTCGTACACCGGCGGCGTCTCTACGCCTGATGGCTAGGGCCCCCCCGCCGTCGGTGGGTGTGAACGCCATTGTTACAACCCCGTCACCGGATGCATCGGTTATATGTTTATACACCTTCCGCTTTAATAGCCCGCTTACGTAACTATTAGCCACAGTCAGATCCCCAACTCTAGTAGGATAGCGGCGGTGGCACTACCACCATGCTCCACAGATTGGCCAACCATCCTGAGTAATGGTAGATTGTTATTTATATCGTCATCGAGTGCAGCCAAAGCTAAGTGTATCAAGTCCCTGATGCTCAGCAACAAGATGCTACCATCACTATAAACCACCCCGTATTTGTTAGCACGCAAAGCCGTTATGTCAGCATTGCTCAACCCGTCTGTACTAACCTGGTGTGTGCGGCCACCTGTAAGAGTCGTGGTCAACGTACCTGCACCCATTCGATCCACGCTCACTTTACTCACACTATCCACTCGCAATATGGCTTTCATTTACATCTTCCCTATGCATTAAGGTTTAATACCGGACTAAAAAAAAAGGGCCCAAACGGGCCATTTTTTAATTGTAGTTAACGTATGCCATGGAGGCATCTACAAATTTACCTAGGCGCACTGACAACTCGGCCTTTGAGAAATACCCCCCGTGCTTACCCACAGTTGCTGTGGAGATAGGCATTAACCCATTCTGTGTTGTCTTGTAAGTGAGCAGTCGGGTGATAAATGATGTCTTTACAAGCTTGCGCTGCACCAGCACCAGATAATCACCATTGTCACTAATCGCCCCATCTGTACGGCTGTGTTTACGGACACTGTGTCTCACCAGATTACCATCGTCGCCCGTGCGCTCTACGGTGAATAACACGTCGCCGTGGTAGGCACTGATATCCAGGCTACCATCGCCGGCCACCTGCACTGTGTCAACACCCGGGTTGTCGGCCTCAATATAATCCATACCTTCATTAAGATCCATCGGATAAGCATCATGCCCGGCCAGTAACACCGGGGCCGACCCAGCGATGATGGACTCGACGGCGTGGTCCAACGCCTTATGGCCTATTGCGCTGGTGTTACCACTATCCTGCTGGTAACACTGGCCCACATAACCACCCGTGGCCAGGAACAGTCGTATCAGGATACCGTGTTCCCCGGTAACCAGGTGTCTGGAGATGTGTGCCACATATGCACCCCCTCGCATGTATACCGCAGCCCCACGCCACCGCTCTGGTGATGTCGGCATACGAACCATCTGGTACCGCTGTTGGCCGCCCGCGTATGCCAGCATGACGTATTTAGCAGCGCCATCTTCTACTACCTCCTCGATGGCGATGTAGTTATCGTCATCCTTAAAGGCAACTTTGCCCATTGTTAATCTACTACCGAATGTGTGTTTCATCATCTGTTCCCCCCATTGCTGGGATTATTAGGTTGAACGTACATGGGGTGCCCACGTGCGTATAGGTTAAGTCGGCCGAAAAATAGCCATTTGATAAAGCCGCATTTACATGGACCCTGATGTCCCTAGGGTTAGGGACCTGGTAAGGTATAACCACATCCACATAATTGGTACCTAGTGCGTCCTGTCTAACCACCGCCACACCTTTGGCGAAAGCCACGAGCATGAGCCCATTTGTGGGGTGGGTTGACATATCGATCACTGGGTACATCTTTCCTTCTACTTGTATAGTGTTCATACAGCATCCTTTTGTTACCCAGAGTATAGTGGTCAATAGGTGATGTGGTTATTCTATCATACAAGTTATATAGTTCTGAAAATGTATGGAAACAAATAAAAAAGAAAGCCCCCGAAGGGGCTGACTTTATAGGGTGATATCCTCACCCCATGATCTACTGCAACCTGTTACCACTTTGTCTGCATTCACGTGGATTACCATATCCCACGCACCTGCGTGGGATGCTACGGTATGAGAAGCCTTCCCATCCCCCCCATCGATGTAAACAACCCGATTGTATTCGTGCTGCTTTCTCTGCAACAGTTGTACCATCATTGCTCTATCCTCCGCATTGTTTTCCAGGTCCACGGTACCGATACTCATAACTCCAACATTGTACCCATCTAACGCCTTGTGTACCAACCGGCTTACACCTGGATAGGTGGATGACTGATTTGTGAACACTACTAACGCTTTTAGATTTGTCATAGTAAAACTCCTGGCTGTTAAGCCATTAATAGATATAAGTCAAAACGCCTATATCCATTTTAGTTATATGTCATTGAAAATACGTTGATTCCAGATTTACATAAAAAGAATAGACCCCTTAATAGGGGGTCTACTTATGCTGCTATTTTACAGGTGCCAGACGGTTGCGGATCTCCCCGCACATCTCCATGTATGGTTTATGGAGATCCATCGCGAGATCCCGCTCACGGATGATGTGGCCCAGCGCGGTATCATCGGACATCACCCCGCTGTTGTAGATAACGACCTTCCCATCAGTTGTCGGTGTAAACTCGTACCGTCGTTCTACCAATGCGTTCTTCCATTTGAACGCCCCAAGCATGTCGGCGGGGGAGTACCCCAACTGTTTGAGGATCGCCACCATTATCATGGCGGTCTCCCCCAACTTGTCGGCGACCGTACTCATCGGATCTGACGCCACGTGTACCAGCGTGAGGCCTTTGTCAACCAACCCCTCGGGGATGTCATCGCGCGGTGGTGCCGACATCCAATCTGCCACGGATTCGTACACGTTACCTACCCCCGAGCCGGGCTGGTGTGCGGCAGCCAGTAACGTGTAATACAAGTCTGCGCATTCCAGCAGTGCGTTCACCTTCTTAAGAGGTTTCCAGGGCTTTATGCCCAATTCGCACAGCACCTCCCCAGCCTCTTCAGTCAAGATGGCTTTCCAGTAGGCGCTGGTCTTTTCGACAAACTCCCGCACACTGGTACCACCATTCCGGGACAGGCATACCGCTAATGAGGTTTCTACCATCGCGGGGGTTACATCTACGTTTACTTTACTCATAACTAAACTCCAAAGTAAGAGATCAAAGTGTCTCTTCATAGTAGTTATATAGTTCTGACATATGGGCGAAACAAATAAAAAAGAAAGCCCCTTAATCGGGGCTGACTTTATACTGCTATTTAAAACGCACAGAACATCGCGCCCGATTTATCCACCTTTGATGCCGACGGTTTATCGCCGGCTATTAGGGCGGTATTCGCACTGGCTGATTTCGTGGGTGTGAACCCAGCGTTGCTTAGGGCCTTGTGAATATCATCGCGGTTACAACCCTCAAACGATCCGGTTACACACACCTTGTGAGACGTATCGAATCCAGCGTTGCTGAACCTAGCTACCAACTCATCAGCGTTTTTATTAGCGGGGTCATCTTCAGGCGACATAGGGTCTGTCACCAGATCATGACCACGCCATGCCGCCGCTTGCCTCGCGGTATCGCCAAAGAATTCCACCAAATGCCCAACTTCATCTTCGGCTAAACCATTGATAAGCCCGATAGATTCCCCCGATAAGTCGAGAAAACCCTGGGGGTGGTGACCCACATGCTCGGACAATATAACGGATGCATGGTTGCCGATTTCCTTTATGCACATGGCCTTTATGAATGTTTGGCATGACATCTCAGCCGCCGACTGGATGCGGTCATATACCTTTTTCCCCATAGCGTTACCTGCGGCCTTTACCAGATCATCCTTGGAAAGTGTCAGCACATGGTGCAAGGTGGTTAACTTGACACCAAGGTCATACAACTTCTCGATAGTCTTTCCACCAAGCCCCTGTATATTTAGCACCTTCTTAGACACGATGTATGCCCCAGTACGCACCGCACGCGCCTTACATTCCGACCAGTCTTCTCTACTACAGGTGGTGTTGATAAGGTCGGCGGTGACGATTGTTGCGGCACCACAGCTTGGGCATACAGATGGCGGGGATACGATTGGCAACTTGTCAACATTCTCCGTCATAGCAACCAGGTCCGGTATCACACCACCTGCCCGCATCAGTACGCATTCCCCACCAATGAATACACCCTTGCTTAGAACCTTGGCGTAGTTGTGGAGGGTGGCACGGGTAACCACATTACCATCGATGGTCACAGGCTCCACGATAGCCACTGGAGTTATCTCGCCAAAGCGGCCCATAGACTCCTCCACAGCCACGATCGTGGTGACAGCGCTAGCTGAGTTGTACTTAAAGGCGATCGCCCCGTGGGGGTGCTTGCTGGTACCACCAGCGTCGGCAAACAGCTCAGAGTCATCGACCTTTAGCACTAACCCATCAATCGCGCACATGTAAGCTTCTGGCCGTGCCTGCGGGTCACAACTTTCATGCATATCCTTCATCCAATCGATGATTTGTACGCGGGTGCCCAGCAGTATCTTGGCCGGATTGGTTTGGAACCCGATGGTCCCCAGCCACATGAGTTTGTCGTGCAGACTTGTTAACTCCCCGTATTCACCGCGCGCCACTGTCACAGCGTATGGGATGAACGTTAGATGCTTGTTCCGCTCTTGGTCCCCCTTCATAAGGCTGCCTGCGGCAAAGTTGCGTGGCGATACACCCATGTCTGGTGTAAAGCTTTCGTGGGTAACAACAAGCTCACCCCGAACCTCCATATCGATATCCAGACCGAGTGTTATAGGCACGCTTGGGACGTAGCTGATGGATTCAGTACAGAGCTCCCCATTAACATAATCACCCCGGGTTAACCCTTTGACCAGATCGCCGTTTTCATATGTTAGGCTGATAGCCATCCCATCCATCTTTGGCTCCGCTATAAAGCGGGTACCCTCTGGAAAACCATTCACGAATCTGCCAATATCCTCAATCGTGTAAACATCTTTGAGAGTGGTCATGGGGACGCGGTGCTTACCAGTGGTGGCCACTGTCAGGGTCTGCGGTACGAACTTCTCAGCCGATCCGCCGACCGCTTTGTCCAACTCCTTATGGACGGCATCGTATAAACTATCTGACACAAGTGGGGTGCCACTTGCATACGCATCTGTCCACCTCTGTAACTTAAGGCTCAGATCTCTGATATATCTTTCACTCATAACTAAACTCCTATACAAGAGATCAATGCGTCTCTTCATACAAGTTATATAGGCTTAAGAATATAGGGAAGCAAATAAAAAAGAAAGCCCCGAAGGGCTAACTAATTACATACGTGCAAATGCCCAGTGGGCATCTTCCCAACGGCACAGATACGTTGGCTCCCATGGGTTATCCACTACGTCGGGATTGGTGGGCCAACCCCTGGTGGCTGTGATAACCCACTCAGACTTGACGTTGGCTGTGCTAATGCAGATCGCATCCCACGTCCGGGTGTATTTAACGGCTTTCTTTAGCTGCCCGTGTAGGTCGGTGTGCCCCAAGCCGTGTAACCACACACGCTGCTCACAAACAATTGTGCCATTTGGACCACACGCGGGGACCTCCCTGACTAACCTCCCCATTATAACCGGGCCGCCTTTATCAACGATGACCATCGTGCCAAGATCATCACATCGGAACACCAATACGATGGCGATGCCACCTGGCACCCCATTGAGCATCACGTACGGCGGGTGGGGACCCGTCACCCATGGCTCACCGGATATGTCCAGGGTTAACCCGTTGCCGACACGCCCTATATTGGGCAGGGGATGCCCATCAATGCAGATAATGTCACCATCGGGGGGTTGGGGGGAGACACTTATCAGGAATGATTGGTAGGGTGTCATCCACTCCGACTGGCTCACGACTGGGGCACTGGCCGTGGACCCACACCACCAACCCAAAGTAGGTTCTTGAATAGGATGTCATCACCGGTTTTCTTAACCAGCCCGCCAGTGTAGTACACAGCGCCACGGTAAACTAGGCACAGCCGATGACGTCTACCACCATCCCTTACGCGGAGTATAACCCCAATGTGGTTGTGCCCCCCACCGCAGCGTTGGGGTCCACCGACCGCTTTATGGTAAAGCGGGTATGGCTGGCTCACCCATGTGTTGACGCCGTCACTCCACCCGATCCGCCCGTCGGACGACCCATCCAGCCCCTGGATATGCATGCCGTCCACCTCCAGATGACTGATACGATCCCCATTGGCGAACGTGGAGGAGATCGTTTTTACGGACTCCGCTTTAACATACAGCAATTTGTCTTTTAATGCTTGTTCGTTTTTCATAATTAAGCTCCTGGTATATACCGTGTGTGTATTACTTAACGCGTTGTATCACTTGTGCGCGGGGACCCCACGCTGGCAGGGTTACCCGCAATTGATACACAATGCTATTTTCAGCATTGGGTATAATCTCTATTACGAACTCTTGTTTGGGGGTATCCATTGCAATTACCTTGTAGTTGAGCTGCCGCTTAGGTTTGGTGCCGGTGTACTCACCGATGGCTATAACCACAGACTCATGGTAGTCTAGAAGACCATGGCCGTACATCCAGAGACCCTGTTCAAACACGCAACCATTCTCTGGGATGTCACCAAAATGTTTACCTAGTACGTGGCACCGACCATCGATAAACAGGACATACGGGTATGTGCCATCGCACCCGCAGTGCATTTCCAACAATACCCCGTTGGCGTGGCGTCCCGAGCTTGACAACACTGTAAAGGGCTTCCAAGGCGGATGCTTATCAGTGCGATATGTAACACCCCCTCTCTTCAACTCAATATGCCCGCCTACGTTAACCGCCCGTGGTAGATCAAGGCCGTCGATGGTGGTCATCTCGGACCCCCCGGTGGTGGTGCGTGTACTTAACATGTGACACCTGTGTGTCAGAAAATCGCTCATAACTAAACTCCTATACAAGAGATCAAAGTGTCTCTTCATACAAGTTATATAGTTCTAAGAATATAGGGAAACAAATAAAAAAGAAAGCCCCGAAGGGCTAACTTTATTCTGGGGGTTAACTACCCCATGAGTTCCCGTAAACGGTGGATTACCTCATCCTTCTTGGACGACTTTGCCCCAACCACCCATAGTTGGGAAACCTCTTTGGCGCGGTAACCCGCATAGCTGGCGATCCTGCTGACCGTCCTCCCACGCATGGTGGTCACCCAGACAAGCTCGCACGCCGCCTTAGCCTGTTGCTTATCTAGGCCATACACCTCTCTGTACAGCGCTGATGCACTGGTTATGCCATGTCGCTCTAAGTGGTATATCCACAAGCTCGCCATGATGCCAGTAGGCTTGGCACCCCTGGATAGGAAGTACTTATGGTTATCCAATGACGTGGAATCACCATAGGTAGCTAACTCTTTCATCGAGATAGCCAGAGCCGTAGACATCTCATCCCCACCCACTAACACGCATGTTTTTGGATCGCAGTGTACAGCTGACAGATGGGCGTAATAGCCCTGCCCCATCAGGATGGGGTTATTGGTGATAATCCTGCCAAGACTTATCCAGCTCATACCGACGCCGGGTGTATAAATAGCCCTCTCTTCAGACGGGGTCAAGTTTAGCTGGCGGTCACCCAAGACCTTCGTCAGCAACTCATTCATATCGATTCACCATAAGCGCTGTTGAAATCAACAGGGTTGAGCCAGTCGGGGACGAGCTCGCCAAGCTTAACCCGGTGAGTCCACATGTACCGATAAAACGTCTTGGACGCATCTAACAGTACACCCGACTCATCCCCACCCATACATAGGTAGCGCCCTAGCTCGGGCCTTTCCAACCCTACAGCCACAGCCATCTCTGGATGAGACAGTGTGTAGGCCGTCCGGAACATCGTGGCCGCCACAGCCATACGTTGCACTCGGTCGCTGTATACGTCCACTGTGAGCACGGCTTTCAGTAAGCCGGTATCCACAGCCTCCCCAGACATCCTGTGTGCCTCTAGCAACATGTCCACGGGGGCTGGTGCGTGATACATACGTTGACCACTTTTGACATACCTATATTTCCATCCGGCCCAATAGCATAGGCCTTTGCCAAGATTGGCTTCCACTGAGACCGCCGTGTGCCCCAATCTATTCAGCTCCTGATCTACCAGCTCGTCAATCCCGCCGACAATACGGCGGAGGGGGGCGGGTATACGGTGGTCCTCCGCGTGTATGCGGGCCAATGTCGCGTCGGCCAATGTCACCCGGCCTGCGGCCATGTCGTGACTGTAGGTGGGGTCATACCCGCAGTTTAACATGACCTCTAAAATTGCCGCATTGGTTTCAACTGCTTCTATTCTTTGGTTTTCCATAGTCAATATCCTTGCCGCATCTGCGGCGTTAGTTAGGGTAGTATACCCAGATTTGTTTGTTACGAGTGTAGTTGCAATAACATCAGCCAGTGCGTTAATATGGGCAGGTCCCCATGGGCTGAGACCCGTGGAGACACCTGGGACCATTTATCCAGGGCCGCCAACTTTTCTCTAGTCCCTCGCCCAATGGAGAATACCGAACTGACCTCACGGTTGGTGAGCCCATACATTGCCGTGTAATCTTTGGGCAGAACCGTGTACGTGCCCAGGGCGGCAGCCAGCCACACAGCTTGCTTCAGATGGTGGGTAGATAACTCGCCTAGTCCGTACATCTTGCCAAATAGGGTCCACAGGTGCCCAGGTGAGTAACGCATATTTACCCAGTTGATCGCATCGGCAGGGTGCGGTCTCAGCGTGTCTGTACCCAGGTGGCGCAGACACGCCTCCAGATCAGGGTGGTCTGCATGTGTTATCTTAAGCCGTGTACTGATCTCGCTGTAGAACTCCCCGGTGTTATCACACACCGTCTGCGAGGTGGTGTTGCGAATGACCGTGGGTAGCAGCCTGTTAAGGTTGAGTGCTGTACCAACCTGCGGATGCAGTAGGGCCAGTCTACGCATTGTGTACCAACTGCAAGATGCATCGTCCCGCTGTATGGCGCGCCGGGCAGTCTCGCTGACCACACCCGTTATGGACCCTGCCAGCGCCCGTTGTAAACCAATGTTCATTATAGCTCCTCCATATTTATTTTACAACTATCGCCTAATAAACCATTATCGTCCACCCACCGATTGTGGGCCATGCACATGTTCCACATCACCCTGCGGTGCACATTCAGCACCTGTAGCGTAGTTGACCGGGTACCCGTTTCTTTAAGGTACCGTTGGGTGGTGATACCGCTGGCCAGGATAGCACTGTATATCTGGTTGAACACCTCCCCAGCTATACTTATAGAGATCCCATATCTGGCAGCCACTATCTCTATAAGCACGGGCCGCTCACACTGGTATTGTTCAAGTGCTAATAACCATCGGTGTAACATGGGGCCCTTAACAGATCTCCCCGCGCATTCCAACTGACCGAAGTTGTATGGGGTTATGCCCATTTCTTGGGCTAGCAGCGTTGACGATATGTGTCCATTCAGGCGAGCGTTACGTAACAGCACCTTATACTCTTTACGTGGCCCAACCTTCTTCGATGAGAAGTCTTTCATGACTTCACGGTGTCTAGCCAGGTACATGTCAGCAGCGGCAGTGGCCATCTCTGCCCTTGTAAACCCCGCTTTAGCATACACTTCCTCGCTAGCCATTGCGATACTTTGGAAAGCATCCGGGGTTAGCGAGTAAACCCCGTGTTCGGCATTACGGAGACTTTGGTGACCAACCCCGTATAAGAGGGCCATGCCCTTTACAGATAGCCCTTGTACTTCCCGTAGCCTCTTTACCATAGAACCGATGATGTATCCCATAACTCGCCCCCCTCTTTTAGGTTAGATATAATCTTTTCTTTATGTTTGCAGGTGTATCCTCTGCTGAACAACTGTCGTTCGTTTGCTGGCGTTATTCCGTATACCTCGGAATAGGTGGTCCGGCGGTGCCTGTACTTAGATATGCTTATAGCTAACCGCACGGCCTTAGCAACCATAACGCTATCTAACCCATCCAAGCCATGTATCTTTAACACAAGTGGGCGTAACTCCGGATAGACGTGTGGTAAGATAGCCAGCCAGTTCAGCGTACCACTCATGCTCTGCACACATGTGGTGGCGCGCAGGTGTTTGGCGACCTCTACTCCGAACTTATAGTGGGCGTACCCACTGGCCACATAGTCTGCGATAATGCCGTACAGTTCGGCGGTGCCTTCGTCTATGAACTTGCTACGGCGGTGTGGGGCAGGATTTGGCAGCAGGCACCCAACACTTAGGTATCTGTCAACGATTGGGTAAGTGCGGGCCAGCCGATGCAGTGTTCTCCACGTACAGGGTCTGTCAGGTCTGGTTACCAGATACCGATCCTGCACAGCAAAGATCTTGGGGTCGCAGACCATTAATATGGACTTATTCACTATCGGCCTCCACACGCAGATGCATTGATCGCTCAACACCGTCGGGCAGCAAGACATCAATGATGATCCCCGTACCACTTACCGCCATGCCCGTTATACCCGTTATAGGGTATGTAAACACTTGCGGGGGCTCGAAGTCATTCAACTGGTGTTTGTAGACACCCTGTGTGGTAACCACCCATGCGGTTAACCCCGACACCCCCATGCCTAGAATGGGATCCTCAGGGGCATCTATCCGTAGATGCTCGTACTCCCCAGCAACCAAGAATTGTACATGCAGTGTACCGCCCCGTACGGCGTATACCACCGATAGGCCGGGGCGTGTTACTGCTGTGCAAATATTCGCCAGAGCGGCTTTCTTGCAACTCACCCCGGCAACCGCAGTTAGGAATGATAGCGGAACACCCAACAATCGTGACAAGATATTGGCACTTGTCCCATCGGGCATACCGCTAATGCGGTTGACATCAAATGTCAATTCCAACTGCGGGGTATCCGCTATGGATGCACACGCTTTAGATAATTCTTCGTTCATAACTAAACTCCTATACAAGAGATCAATGCGTCTCTTCATACAAGTTATATAGTCTTAAGAATGTATGGAAACAAATAAAAAAGAAAGACTCCCGATTAAGGGAGTCTTGTTATGCCGCAATTTACAGCGGGTGTGTGTTAACACAACCCCACCAACTATCTAAGTGGTCGTGACCCAACACACGTATAACAGTCCGCTGTAGGCGCATGGCTGTCGCCTCGGTAATGGGGATACGACCCAGTTCGATCTTCCTCCAGGTACCATACGCGATGGGTAGTGCAGCCACCCACTGGCCCCTAGTTATCACCCCCTCACGTACACGCTTATCCAACCATGCACCACATGGTGAGGTTGGGGGCAATGTGCATCTACCCTTTTGGGATGGTGTCATAGACCTCTAATGCCTCGTACAATGCTAGCGACTCCCCGGTGGCCCCCATAGCGTAGTAGGACCGAATCGCGGCAATGGCCACATCCATGTTTTCATCAGGGATGTCGAAGAGGCTGTAGGTAACCACCTCCACCAATTCGGTCAATAGCAGGGGGGTGTTTAGTAAGTAGCACCCGTGCACCGCCATATGCACGGGGGCATACTCTTCAGGCCAACCTTTACCATATGGGACGGGGTTTTCGGGGCTCAGCAGTGCCAGTATCGGCAGGTACTCAGCCGGTGGGGCGACTAAGGCCGCCAATATCACCGCTCGGATCTGCGCAATGGACCGTACCAGCTTATCGTTCACAAACTGGTGCTTGTACACACCATCCCGCATATGCTCCCCAATGGGTATGTGTATATTACCAGCCATCCGCTCACCACGGATGGTGTCAACCATACCGGCCATGCGACCCATGAGCCACAGCTTTCTTACATCTGTTTTCTCAATCACGTTTGTTCACTCCTTCTATTAGCTGATCGAACCGGATTGGTTCAAACTCAGGGTTACCCCGGCTCAGGTAACGGGAGATCCGCTCCATGTACGCCAAGGATGGGTTTGGGCGTTCACCACGCAGCCAGTGGTATAGCTCATTACCATCCCACCCGATGGCCTTACCCATCTTGGAAATCCGCTCGGGATGCATTGGTACGAACTGTTTGATGTATCTTGTTACGGCATTATTCATTTCTCTGTCTCCAACTTAAGTAGCAGGTCAGAAAGCCTGCGTTGTTTGGTTTCATTAAGGGCGGATATTCTAATAGCCATATCCGTGTAAGTGGGTTGCACCATGGTGCTAGACACCAAATCAAGTAGGCGTGTCGCTGCCACATCTAGGTCCCCATTGGCGCGTATACCTTTTGATATATAAACGCCGTTGGCAAAGCTAAGTTTCACTTTACCACGCTCGATTGACCGCAGGTACGTGTGATTGATACCACACATGCGGGCGAACTGGCTATAGGTGATCCCATGCTCTCGGCGGAACTCCCGCATAGCGTCCCCCAAAGGGGTGGCCATTGCTGCGTGCACCTCCTTATTACCCGTTGGTATGCCGGACATAGCTCTGCGCCAAGCATCCTTACAAAACCTATCTTTGTAAACGTGTTTACAATACATCAGAAGGTTTTCTTGGGATACATCCGGAAAGCGGGATTCACCTGATGCGATGGCGGCCAATGAGATGGGTGTACATCCCACGCGATTGGAAAGTCCCCTCCAGGTTATATCCTGGTGCGCCATGACGGCACGCAGATAATCGCCTAGCGGGGTTGCTGGGGGTGTGTAGTTGGGGCTAACCCTATGGTTGGTCATTGCGCCTTTATCCCTAGTGTGGCTCGTTGGAGAGGGTGGTACCGTGGGCGAGTCCGTAACTAACCCGGCCATTTGGGCCTGTGGGGTTCTTACATACTTTACTCATATCAACATCCTTCACAATAAGAGATCAAAGTGTCTCTTCATACAAGTTATATAGTTCTAAGAATTGATGGAAACAAATAAAAAGGAAAGCCCCCGAAGGGGCTGACTTATTACTTATTACTAGCGATGTACTTCTTTAGGGCGGTTATATCCTTCTGATCCTTATCTCTGTTGAGGTATTGCTTGAACCGTAGCACGGTCTCAGGGTCCCAATATATGACACCCTCTTTTGATACCAGTGTTTCAATAACCACCGGGTTATCAACCAGGTGTACATCCACTTTGCCAAAGGCACGTATCTCAGTGTCCCCGAAATACTCTTCCCGGTGTGGTAACTTGTACAACAGATCCCACACCCGGTGTGAAGTAGCAACATCCACATCATCGGTTTCGGAGCGCAAAGTGCGACTCTCCAACATCATGGCACCACCTGCACCTACCACGTAATCGGATAGCTTGGTGCCCGTGGACTTACAAAACTCTTTTAGCGCTCTCACTAAGCTTACTCGGTTCATGTCTAACTCCTTAGTTTGTTTTAAGTGTGTCCATCAATTCGGACACACTCATATCGGACGGTGCATCGTGTTGACCTGTCATCGGGGATACGCAGACCTCGTATGCAGCGGTTGGTTCCCCCCCATTATAGCATACGGCCGTGTATGTAAGATTGTTATCTTCATCCACATCCGCATTATAGATCATCTGGATGCGAGTGTTGTACAATGGGCCCCCATCGCCGAGTGGTACCGCCCCTTCCTGGATATGTACAGATCCCTGGCTATCGACATCCCAGCCTACAAGCCATGCACCCAGATCCGTGATTATCCACGCCCGCTTATGCCCACATGCAACATGGAGTATACGCCGACCATGTATAATGTTAATATCCAGAGCCGAATTTGTCGCCCCTTCCACACATATGGCGACGCTAATAGCACCAGCGCCCGAATCATACCATCTAGGAAAGGCAGCCACCACAAACGACCCATCTGTCGACCGTATGCGGCCAATTTGGACACCGTTGATAAGACGTGTCAGGGCGGCGATAGAAATCGGCTGGGTCGCACCACTGGCGTGGATCTCGGGTAAAGCCAGCCGGGTAAAATCTACCGGGATGTCCGCCATGACGAACATGTTCTCTGGCGTAATAGCGGATGGGTCCGACTCCCGCATATGTACCAAGAGGTTTCTAAGGCGCCCCTCGTGCATGAAATTGCGTGGTGTATTGGGCACCTTCTTAAGCGAGTTAACCATTTTACTCATAACTAAACTCCTATACAAGAGATCAAGATGTCTCTTCATACAAGTTATATAGTTCTGAAAATGTATGGAAACAAATAAAAAAGAAAGCCCCCGAGGGGGCCATCACATACACAGCTATGGGGCTTACGGTTAAGAAAGCCCCGTGCCCACTATGCAACCACAACAGTGGAGTTAGCTAATAACTCCACCATGTGTGATTCGTTTATGAGCGACACCATGGCTGCCTGGCCAGGCGCCAGCTCTGGGCGATACACGTTGATGCACTGACTGATACTCTTACCAGTGCCTGTGCGAATCCTGTTAGAGATAGACCAGCGGGTAGCATCCATACGCACGTCGAACGTTGTGTACTCCCCTTCTCCAAACCATCGGCCCTCCCGGTAAAGTGTGTTCTCATACAGCGACACACCATTCTCGGGGTCACGGATGTAGTAATCGCTGTGCAACCTTGCCCCACGGTTCTTCTGTATGAACCCCCTTGATACAGCCATGTGTTTAAACATCGCGGATGCCCCCGGCGCCAAAGATGCGTACTCGACGTCCACCAAGCCAGGGGTGTATGCAGTTATAGCCAGTTCTAAAGCCCGTAGAGTGGCCACCACATCCTCTAACATACTCACGGGTACCTCGAACACATACCCGGTGAAGATGAGGCTGTAGAGCATCCCCTGTCCCACCATGTCCAACCGATAGAACCGGATGCAGCTACGGTCTATGCTTTGTACAATGGCGAGGTAGTCCCCATCTACCCAGATGTTAGGGAACCTGTTGGCATTGTACAGATACTTAATGATCAGTGCATCCCCTCTCATCACGGTAAGCTGGTGGTGTGTGTCATCCCCACTACCCTCACCAATCTCGGCGAGGTAGCCCTCGGGCAATACTTCATTCAGTTCTTCTACAGTTTTAATCATTACTAGCTCCTCGGGACGCAATGTGCACCCTATGTTGGTGGCGGGGTATCCGCCCGGTATTTCGATATGGCTTTACTCACCATGTGGGTAAGCCGTTTGCGGACATCCGCTGGTAGTGATCTGACCCACATACCGCATTCGGCTGCGACTATGGGTGATTTCAACCCATTTATTTTGACAGCGTATTCGTCTGGACATAAGTAAATGTCCAATCCAGTCCTGTAGTTGGCATACAGATCTCGTCGATCTTCTGTGCACATGCTTCCCCACACCATGGCCAATGCCACCACCACTGCGGCGGGGTCACGGTGCATGGTGGGGATGTGGGGTATATTGGCCGATATTACCCTCAGTAGCGCTCTATCCGATAGACCGGTAGGGACCGTGAACGGCCCCTGCTTAACCAGCGTATTTAGCATACGTAAACCCCCGTTATAACATCGTCCCGCAATGGCATATTTTGGATCGGAGTGAGATCCAATTCCCCAACCCCTCGGCCTATGGCTAGCATGTATTTAAATAGGCGTGGGTTTGTACCGAGGTGTTTTGCCAATCCACCTTGGGGCACATCCCTCATCATAAGTGCCTCCCACAATACCTGCCTGTTACCAACGGCCCCCGTCTCCAGTATAGATCGTAACTCTCTATACTTATTTGTAGCATGCCGGGTCCATGCCGCAATGGTGGTTATTGAAACACCCTCTCCAGTCAGGAAGCGGGCTCTGGTTAGATCAGGCCCACCCATGATCAGCAGCAGTGGTGCTAACGTACACCGGCTCATAACCAGTATGTTCAGCACGGTACCCATCAGCGCATGACGGCGAGGATCTGGGCAGAAAGATCTGAGAATGGCGGCGGCTACCAACTCTCTGCTTACACCGATGCTTATAAATGCCTCTGCCAGTTGCAGGCTGTGCTCTAATGAGCACCCTCGGTCGCCGGACTCCATGTTGTACACTTGGCTTGAGCACATGTGTATGGACCTACACAGCTGGGTAGTGCTGATGTGGTGGTTAACCCTGATCCACCAGAACTCCTTAACGATGGGGCTCGTGGCCGCAGCATTGGTTGGTGTTACCCCTACCCCCCAGTCCCACTCAATAGCGGCATCAATAAGTTCACGGGGGGTAAAGGGGTCCTTTGCGGGATCGTAGACGTTATCCAGGTAGGACCACAACTTCGTTGGTGTGATGCGACGGCCCTTTGTGAGCACCCTATCCCACCAGGTGCCGTCCACACCCATGCCGGTCATACTTACCAGCCGGTTACGCCCATGGGATGACATTGATGCGAGCAACATCTCGTGGAGTGGGCCGAACTGCTCTTTAACCACCCTACTCATTTCACCCCCCTTACATACTCGATGAGTGTGTCCAATGCAGCATCTCGTAACTCCGGGCGACTGTTCATATACAGTAGCCCGTGATCCCCCCCTGTACGCACACCAGCCAACCCAACAAGCTGGCGTGCGCTACGCTGGTACTCTTCCATGTGGGTCAGTACCTCCCACCAGTCGCCCTGCCGCTCGCACAGCCCGTATGCAGCGTAAAAAAGTGCCCGGCTGTTACCCAGCCCATGTCTTGTGGCCAGTTTTGACCACATGTATCCCTCAAACAACTCCGGCAGTCTCACACCCATGTTGAGGCCCTGTATGGCACGTGTACGGTCTGATAGAAGCCCGTGCCCACGCCCGACCCCATCTACGATCGCCTGGGTAAACCGTCGGGTGGCATCGTTGTCGTTTAGCACCCCCCGACCGGGTGTGGCTAGTGGGACGGCGTGGACATTATCCCAACCACCCATGGTTGGGAGGATGGGGTGTTCAGCCCCAATGGTTAGTATCGCCGCCCACGTACAGGCTCGATCGGGCGATACCGCAACCACCCGGTGGTCACATCTCAGCTTAACACCACTGGTGACAACTAAGCGCATTAATAAGTCATTCATAACTAAACTCCAATGTAAGAGATCAAGATGCCTCTTCATAGTAGTTATATGGTTCTGAAAATGTATGGAAACAAATAAAAAAGAAAGCCCCCGAAGGGGCTGACTTATTACTGCTATTTTACAGTCACCTTCTCAATCTTACGAACAGGTATCTCAAACGCACCCGCGTAGTACATAAGGTGCGGCACATTGGCTGCGTACAACAAATCTTCTTTGCCACGGTTGGCCTCGAAGGCGGCCCGCGTGCCACCGACAAAAGGTTTTGCAGCTTTAACCATGGCGGACATGGTATGCCCACGCTCATTATTATCCTGCTGCCTTTTATTTAGGGTGGTGTAATACTTACCACGATGTGCATAGTCATCATCCCACAACTCACCAATGGTGGCCCTGTGGGTTTCGGTTTCAGTAATCACGTATGGTCGATCGGCCATATCTTCCGTAGACACGGTGTGTTCGTAAATCTCATTACCGTGGTACCAGATCTCATGGTAGTCGCCGTAGATATCCCCAAGCTCGTCCAAGGGTACTTTCTCAAAAAACAATGCGATATGCTTATGGTAGGGCCCGACTGCCTGACTTTCTACTGCCCAGGCATTCGCGCGCTCAGCTTCTTTGTCAGTAAGTTTGGCCTGTGCATATAAAGATTTAAGCACATCGTGTGAATTAGCGGAATAGTGATACAACTTCATAATACAAACATCCTTTAGTTGGTACCCATGTTTATCGGGCACCCTTGTATGCCACACCCGACTTATAATAGCCCGGTGGGTATGGGTGGCCTTCGGGGCCGTCTTTATACTGCTATTGAGGAACTAACTCGCCAGCCCTGTTTACAGTGAAATCTCTGGTAGGGTTATTTTCAAATGCAACCCTTATCACGCCGGCATCACCGGGCATGGATACCTTTACAACAGTCCGACCGGGGAATGCCACTTCGCCGCTTGTGGTGTTAACCAGCCGGTCTCTAAACACTAGGTATGGCCCAACACAGCCACGGTGGTAACGCCCCAGTGATTTGAACTTGCCATCAAGATTGTAATACAAACTTGCGGCGATACGACCATCGGGGTACTGGTACTCACCCTGTAGCATTACGATATTCTGCCCATCAAGTCTAAACGCCGCGTACCGAGGGTTGGTATAGCTGATGATTCGGCGATTAGACCCGTCTACCCAACTGATGCTACCTTTACCAAAGAACCCCGACTCACATCCCGGCATACGGTGGCCGTCCATGGTCAACCGGTTCAATCGGTTAAGTTTAAGCTCGCCCATTTTAAATGGTAGTAACTCTTTCATGCTAAACGCTAATGACTTACTCATACATCTTCCTTTTCCGTTTTGGTTTGTAACCATGCATCGATGGTTTTACGTACCTCCGCTGCGATCTCATCTGCCGGCTTGTCGGCATTGATATGGCAGGTGTTATGCCACGCTTTACTACCGAGCATGATGTAACTTGTTTGTGCGCGCTGGTAGAAATCTAACCCCTTATTCCCGTTAGCATCCCCTTCAACGGTGGTACTACGGGCGATAAACTTTGTAACGTCACCCACCATGATGAAAGAGGTAGAGGGGTTCATGCGTTGGTAAGCATCATGGTAGACTTGATACGCCCCATCAGAGTCACTAACCCCCGTGTTAAAGTCATCCCCTTGATAAACGGCTGTCGTCATGGCGTATCGATCAACTAGAACCAGCGCATCCGCTGGGGAAGCAATCACCAAGCGGGCTACCTCTTCCCAACAAGCCCCTAAGGTCTCGGTGGTTGTATCACCCAACCATTCGTTCAAATAGTCCTTCCAGTTAAAGACAATAACCTCGACACCAAGGTCGGTATAATGATCCTTTAACGAATTGATTAGTGTGGTTTTACCACTACCATCTACTCCGTCAAAAGTGTACACCCCTTTAAGAGGGTCTGGCCCTTTAGCGTAGTTGCGTTTGAACTCAGCCATACCTTCTTTAGACTTGACCCACCTCACCCATCGCGAAACCTTTGGACGTTTACGGATGTGCTTCGGTAGGTACACTGCGTAATCGCTACCAGTGGTGGTATTAATCCGTGTGGCCCCGATGCGCCCCTCGATGCTGGTGAAGACCACGATGTCGTCATCAACCAACCTTAATGCCACGTTCTCACCGGCCTGCTCGGCTTCAAAGATGGACGCCCGACGCAGCACATCCTGGATGGTTATACGGTTCTTTGACATGGCCACAAAGAATCGCCCGTAAATAAGGGTGTCTACAAGTGTTTGCCCATCCGATAGGAATGCGGCCATCTTGAACAGCACCCGTCTGCGGACCACTGGGTCACCGGTTTTGATACTCCACAGTTCCACGTTTTCATCGTCGTCGTATGGGAGTACACAAATGGTGCGCATATTACCGTCTTCTGTACCGATCATGCATTCACCGCGCCGGTTCATGGCGGCTGATAACTCGGTATCATCCTTAACAGGTATTTCTAGTTTCTCAATACACGTGTTTTCACTCATACGGGTTCTCCATTAACTACTACAACGTCTTTGCCAGAATCGGCGTGTACAAGGTTATTAAAGCACCCATTGCTATCGATTATGAGTTCCATAGTGGCTTCACCACTAATGGGTATGGTGACAACAATAGAGGGGGTTACCGGGAATACGGATGACATCTGGTAGATTACCAACGTGGTGCCATGTGCGCACTCGATGGTAGTCACAGCACTTAGCCCCCACACACCGCCGGGGATACGTAGCGCACTGTGTACAGTGATAAGTTGACCATCAGCGTAGAATGCCGGGATGTAGTCATACACACCCTCGGCGTGTTTATCTACCACTAGGAAGCCACCCTCGGCGGTGAGTAAAGCGTGCGCAATCAGTGAGGGGAATACGGATGTGGTGGTGCGGCCAATAGTGTCGAACACCATAGTCTCGCCACTAGACCCGGTATAAATGATATCGCGGTACCCTGGCCCGGCCAACTGTATCTCATCCGGTGGGGACGGTGTTACGAGTACATCCACGTTCCTGCCATTTGACAAGTCTGTAATCAGGATGCCCTTCTCTACCGGGGTGATCACACACCCACCAGTGACGGCCATAGCCTTGTACAGATGATCGGGATCATCATGGATCAGTTTAGGGCGGACGTGTTTAATGAACGCGCCCTCTCGAAGAGTACCATCGTCGCAACTGTATATGTAGCTGACTAGCCCATCATCGGTTGATAGTACGGCGTACAGCTCCGACTGGTCAGTAGTAAGTCTTGTGCCAATTAGGATGTCAGCCCCTGGTAACAGGGCTTTTAATCGCAGCACGGATTGCCGGTAGTCCACGTGGGCGCACTGTAGCTTTTCCATCGCAGTACCAATCTCCTCCACCGGATTTTTTAAAGTCATACCTGATGTGTCCATCTTTACCTCTCAGTTTATATGCAATGTGGCATACATTTGTTGTATCATCCACAATAATGGATAGACACATGTAGTCGTTAAGTTCATGCGGTATATAACCGCCGCCGCGTTTGCCCCAACGGCTGCCCATGCCGGCGATGGGTTCATACAACTCCACCATAGCGGATACACCACCGCTGTTTCTAACAACGGATGACACCACTATAAGTCTTCTGCCAGCGTCGGCATATGTGGTCTCCCCAAATGTGATGTAACGGATAGCTAGATCTGGTGACAAAGCCTTGCCTTCCTTAAACCCGTCACCATCGTTCGTAAAAACCCTTACTAAACCCGGCCCAGATATACCCACCTTGGGTGAGATGAACATGGTACCATCTTTAGTGAGGTATGAAGAGTTGGACCGACCTTTGGGGTTAAGTACTTCTAGCGCAGAGGTCTTCTGTAGCATATGACCCCCAACTTTGTGTTAATTTACCACGGCTGTTGTGTGATTTAGTAGGCTGGGTATCTTATTCCCGCTGGTGGCGTACCCAAGTGGGTTACTATACCACAGACCTTGGTCGCAATGTGTGTGCACAGTTATAGCCGGACTTATCACACCATCGGGTAAGTATGCTATTGTGCCACAGCCCGCCAGGACGTATTGTTCCCCGTCTGGTATATTTGGCAGTCGCATTGTGCCGGTTATCTGTAAGTGCTGTCCATCCACGGCCATTGGATCCACGCGGATGGTATTAGCATACCACGCACCATTCACATTCGATATGCTGTGGAGCTGCGTTGCCGAAATAAACCCAGCGGCCATAATTCCAGGAATGCACAGTGGGGCGGATGGTGGCATGTTGTTGGAAGTTGTGGCGAGCTGCCCATTACCGTGGTATAGCCGCTGGGTTGCGTACACGTTTATATCACACAGATCCATATCGGCTGGGACACCCATCTGCTCATCAACGGACTCTTGGTCATCCCCAAATACCCACTCCACCATCTCACCAGTGCGGGGGTGGTAGCCACGCAAATATACATCGAGTCCGGCGATTGGTACGATGTGTACTTCAAGGAGTGGGTCCACATCCACGTAGGCTTTAATCACAACGGCCACAGGGTCCAATCCCACAACCACCAGCGTGGGGGTGGATAATCCATCGAATATCCCATACATGTACACATGCTTACCGAGCCGGTCCACGGCCACAGTTGGATATGCGCTGACACCAGTTATATGAAAAACCACCTTGCCAGTAACGGCTATGGTCAGATCCCCAGCATCTGTTAATAATACCACCACTGGGTGTTTACCGAAATGTACCGCTAACGCGGCTTTTGTATGTTCTTGTGTATGCATATTGAATTCCAACTATAGGTGTCTGCCAAGATCAGCATAAGGCGCACCCTGCATTGACAGAGTGCGCTAGGTGTTAACCGTCGCTAGCGGTTGATAGTAATTGTAGCATATCACTTGGGTTTAACTCAACCACACCAGTGGCTGATAAGATGATCACGATTACAGCCAAAACGGCCGCCATGGTTTTCTTCTTGTGCTTTGCGATAGTAACAACCACGGTGGTGGCCATGCCACCAACCTTTTTACCATATTTACTCATAAAGTCCACCCTGTCCTATAAAAAAATACACCCAAAGATATAAGTGGTAAAAACCACTTGTGCATATATCGCCGGCACAATGGGCCGGTGCCGATATACGGGTAGGTGGCCTCAGACCCAATGAGCCCTACTGACCCATCCCCGTATAAAATAATCCGATTCAGTGGTGGGTCACCCGTAGTTAGATAGGCGGTGGATAATGTATCACCACCCGTGTGCATATTGACCACCCTAACCATGCGTATACCACGGCCGCACATATACAGTGTTGCGAAGGCATCCCCAGTTGAACTTATGATCACCCCATCAGCCGCGCGGGCTGGTGGCTCGGATGGGTCGTCACCCTCCCACAGGACGGTATAATTACCCAGCCGGGGGGCCAGTATGCGGTACGTACGACTGACCGTATTGTAGAGGATCACATTATCACCAAACTGGTCAACGGCGGCAATATGATCACCTGAGGGGGCTACCAACGTCCCCACTCTATGACCAGTATGACGCTGGTGACCAGCGTAATTAGCACCGTAATGAGGGGCCAGTTAAATCCCGTACATCTGATTACCATTGCCATCCCCTATAAGTCCGGTGGGCCATCGCCGCTCATGCCGTCACCACCCGTTTCATCCGGTGGGTTGGTGTCATCTGGCTCTCCACCACCCGTTTCATCCGGTGGGTTGGTGTCATCTGGCTCTCCACCACCCGTTTCATCTGTGGATTCATTCCCGCTCGATTCTGTATCTTCGTTATCCTCTTCCTCGTTGCTAAGTTTATCCTCCAACTTGGCGGCGGCTTTATCAAGTTTGCTATTACCCTTCATAGCTCTAAGCAACACCGGCTTGAGCATGCTGAATATATCGTTGTTGTGAGAGGATATGGCCGAGGCTAGACCCTTGGTATCGGACAGTAGCTCCGTAACATCGTTCATCACATTCTGTTTACGCATCCACTCCCGTTTAAGATGGGCAGCCACCGAGATTTGCAGTGACTCTATCACGCCTGAGTCTATATCGCCATCCATCAACTCAGACATCATATCCTCGGTGATGTGCGCCTCAACAACATCGTCTATCATCGAGCTGTACTTTTCATAGACCTCGGTATGACTTTCTATTCGGGCGCCATCCGGCTCCGGTAGAGTGACAGTGATGCTATTTATAACACTCAGCACATCTGCGCTAGTGGCACTGCCCTCCAAACTATCACGCACGATTTTGGTAAGCACCCCTGAAGCTCTGGTATACTGTCGCACATGTCGGGTCAGGTGGGCTGACACCTTAGTGGATAAGCCCACCAGGATCTTGGTTAACAGGTTATTCTTAATCAACACCCGTGTGGCGGTATCACCGGATATGACATCCTCCAGTATATTCGGGTCTAGTGCAAATGACTTGTACTGCAAGGCGGTCAGTTCTTCCAAAATGGATTCATCGGGTACGTACCCGGATCTTGCCGCTTCGACAATATCAGTCTTGGTGTTTGGCCAGTTATCCCCCCCATCGACAGCCACCTCAACCCCAGCACGTCTTAATGATTGGGCAATGTCAGGCATACTCATGCTACCCATTGGCAACATATCACTCTGATATCCTGCGTAGTTTTGTAGTATGGCCTCGATTGTCTCGGAGGGATTCTCCTCGTCTTCTTCCAGGGTTATTTCCAGTCGGGTGCGGCCAACAGAATTCTTCACGCTGGCCATTACACGGGAAAACAATAAGACCGCTCTAAGGATACCATATGTCTTGCCGGCCTCCAGTAACGACTTACCCATTCCATCGGCTGTGTACTTAACAGCCACACATGTAACTAACTCGGCGGGAAGGTACAGGAACCGCGTCTCCATGGACTTGAGTGTTCTCCGGAATACACTCCGATATACGTCGTTGCTACTACCGACCTCAAGCTCTTCTCCAACGGCACCCTTCTCGTTCAATTGCCTGGCTAGTTGTGTATCTAGGTATCGCTCAAAGTTGATAAACAACTCCTCGTTATCAACATCCTCAAGCTTAGATTTATTAGTAGCCAGTCCTGAAACCTTAAACATATCGCCCAGTGGACCATCTTTACCGGCCTTCTTCGCGGCATCTAGCAATTTATTGCTACGGTCTTTGCGGGTGCGGGTTATGGGCATCGATGTTTTTGGGGATATGGGTACCCAGTATCCGACCGGTTCATCCACCTCATATGGATTGACGACTGGCAGAAGTGCATCCGCCGGTATCTTTATCACCATGGGGTGTGTATCGCCGTCGACCGCATCGGCCCCATTGGGCATGAGTGTTAATACGGACTTATCGAACATGGCTTGGAAGCCGGGGACGTCCACAAAGCGGTCAGCCGTGGCTGTATCAACATTGCTAGACCCTAGGTATGTGGCATCCTCCGTCACAGTTATACCGAAATCGATGGTATCGCCGGTGATCAGTCTCGGGGCGGTACCCATGATGCCCTGATACCCGTGGGTTACTTTCTCGGTGGCGCCATACATCTTTTTACGGTCGGCATCGCGGGCATTCTCTTCAGCGGCCATTTTGGCAAGCTGATTTACTGGCAAACATACAAGCGTATAACTGCCGTATCTAAACAGTGCCTCCTCTAAGATGATCTGCACCTTGGCTTTAATGTTGTACCCGCCATCCGTGGTGAAAAACTCCCGCAGCTTACCCTCCAAGTCTGTGGAATATCGCACATCTGTACTCCGCAGCGGGGTAAGTGATAGGTTCATCGCATTGGTCATCATGTCTTTAGGGGACATTATGCCAGATACAATAATTTCTTGCAGCAACTCCATATCGGGTAGTAAATCCATTAAGGCTGCATTATCACCCACCCTTTCAGATGCCCTTTTTAAAAGCTTATCTAGATTAGATGGCCCACCCCGCGAGGGTTTAGTTTTATGCCTGCTGGCCGCTATAGCCCTATCACTATAAATGTCAGCGGGGATAGCGATGCTTTGTATAAGCCCCTTTGCCTTGACCGCCGTCTTGACGTGTTTATTCCGATCCCGTTTGGATTTCATATAAGGTCACCGTGGTTGGGTTAGTTAAGAATATTATGATACCATTAACCCATACAGGAGTATGCGTGTGGATACCAATTACCGAACATATATGGGTTCTTGCATTGCACTAGCCAGAAGCCTGGTTATAAAATCAGAGCACATTATAGAGCAGCAAAACGATTATCTAGAGTCCATGGGTTACGTCATATCAACTGACCCACGTGATTGGAAGTACTACTTGAATTTATCTGGCATGTATCATCCGACTGATACCCCGGTTACAATTATCTCTTCTGATACCAAAAGCCTCATGCGTTTGGATGCGGCTACTCTTGCCGACCACCCGATCACTAGAGCTGAGTACGGCCCCGGTGGTATATATCACCGGGAGCTCATTACAGCCAACCCTGCCAATAGGGGTGTGCTGGTTAGGGCGTTTTGGCCAGTGGATGTGGATGTGGCGATTGCCGCTGACGATTTTACGATACTCTACCATGATCCAGCGTACATAGGTGCCTCCGAGTCAGGTCTAATAAGATATCTTAACAGGTGGTTAAAGGGTTATTCTGTGCGCTGGAACGTGCCCGCATACATGGTTACCGATCCACTATATCTGGCCTCGATGTATGGTATTCTTTACATACATTTGCCAAATATTATCGCCGCCCGCAGGGTGGAAACCATGGGTACCCTAGAGGTATCCACTTGGCACATGGCGGCGCGGTTAGCCAGCGAAGCCGGTCTTGATAAATACATGCCCTATTTGTCAAACGACCAGCTATTGTTTTTATACCGTAACATCCGATACATTAGGTATAATGTTGGCAAAGCTTCGACCCTAGATCTATTAGTTAAGCATATAGTGGGGCCGTCTGGCTTAACTTTGTCCCGATATGATCTTAGTCAGGATGAGTCCGCACTGATGGGTAGTAGAAAAACCACACCGGTGGTTGTTAAGCAGCCTATGAGAGGGGGTGAAAAAACCATAGTCCCCCTAGTTAAGTTGTACCAGGATTTGATATCCACGTATCCTAGCAACGCACCATATGTGGACGAAGATCTAAATAAGATCCAGCGCAACCTTGTGGCGACCACGGGCGATAGCGTGCCAACGGGTATTATCGACGTCACAGCCGAGTACAGCCCGCTGGATGGTTACATGTCCGAGGATTCGGCCATCATGATGTCGTGGGGGGCGCACGCCGGCGCCGGCCTATACCCGGGGGCATACCCAGTACAGTTACCGCAACGCGAAGACCTAATGCTAACCACGGCAGACGGATTTGTTTTGATGATGTATATATCACTACTGGTATCCGGCGGGGATGTTAATACGGTGGTACCCCCGCTAATCCTGCCGACTGCCCCATCTGCTCGTTTTTTGAATGGGGCCGATATAAATGCCCACCTTGTGGGATTACCACTGGCTGAACATATAGCAAGTTTACAGGTGGTGATGGGGGTTGTTAGTTCACCGGCAGACCTTACCCGCGTAACGCAGGCGTGGCGGCTATCCGGTTACAAGATGCACACGCTTGTAGCGGGTAGCGCGAACGCATACCAGCGTAGTCGCATCATGGCCACCCACGACGCTGTATACCCCCCGGTTAGTATTGACATGGTTCCCAGTGGTACAACATATGTGGATTGGGCTGCTAAGCTGAATGTGTCTCTGGCCGACACCCCCGTCAGGGACCTAGGTGGTATTGCGTTGAAGGCCCTCAAGGTGTTCACCGGTCTGGAGATAACCTCTGACGGTATAAAAGTCGGTAACAAGCGGTTGGTGGAGTTACTCAGGGAACTCACTAGCTATGGCCTTATATTCAATGAGGGTGCAGGGTTAGGCCATACCACCAGGGATGTCCGACGTGGCAGCCACAGTATGGGCACCACCACTTCCATCAGCACAAAACATTTTGTATTGAGTGCACAGGGTCATACGAAGGCATCCCTGCGCCCGATCGTGACCGCTAAGCGTCCAAATAACAAGGCCATTGGTAATAGCCGTGTTATTATAGGGTACCATGTATCTATTGATAGTGGTACCACCGTAACGAGTACCGGCAAGATAACATACGTGGCACCGATGTCCCCAGCGACGGCCAATATGGGTCGTTCAATAACAACCATCCGATAAAGGCACAGACATGTACGACACAGTTAAAACTATTTATGCTAGCAACGCTGAGCAACTGCGCGATAACCATTTACCATACAGACCATTGGAGTTTGGCACCCTAAATGAGAAGTGGGGGTTATACACTGACGTGGCCACCCCTGAATACGCCTATCCGGTTATCAGCTATATAGCTGCTGGCAGGGGCGGGTTTCGGGCCATTGCTGATACAAATGGCAGACTGAAAACGGATGTCGCTAGCCATGAGCCCACCGATGCGGCCTTGTTTGAACACATCCCATTCATCGCCAGGCCCATTAACGACGATCTGACAGCTGTTGAGCGGGAAGGGTATGCCGGTAGGGTGCTGGTGAACACGGGTGGTGTTGAGCAGTTCCTGTACTACCTTAAACGCGTGGCTGTGACACCCTCCACCCCAGCTATTGACATCCAAACGATTGTGGACGATGTACCCGTAGTTACCCCATACCAGCCAACGCCTGGCCAACTGGACCCATCCATTCGGGCTCTCAGCAATGTTGAACTGAACGTCGTATCTGGGTCGCACATTAGTGTTCAGACCCCCGGGGTGATCCCGTTCAATTCTGTGGATGTTACCGAGATGGTCGCAGCGTGCATTGCATTATTCGGCGATGCGAGTTACGCCAACCTATCCGAAGTGGGCATGGTTAGCGCTATACCAACCCAGGTCAATAGCACTCTGGGTGGGATCAATATCACATACACTGAGGCAATTCTTGCCCAGATCGATCTGCATATACCAACCAGCGTTTTATTACCAATAGCGAGCTCCAGTGGCTTCGACATTGAATATTCAACAGGGACTGTTACACCTTACACGCCGTAGGTGTCGGATATGGAAAGGGTATAATGCATTAACTAGGAGTGCGTAATGTACACCCCCTTTCAAGAAAGAGTTCGGATACTATCAATAGATCCGGGCACCACATTAATGGGTATCGCTGTAACGGACTATGGTCTGGATAGCGGTACCATCAATGTGATTCATGCAGCCACCTTAACAAGGAAGGCTGTCCTTGGTAATTATAGCCGCCCCGGTGCACGCATCGGCGATCGTGAGTCTGTGATGCAGGCATATGGTGAAGAGTTCTCCAGATATCTGGAGGATTGGGAACCTACGGTCGTGTGTTCCGAGGCCCCATTTAGCGGTAGTTTCCCCACAGCATATCAGGTGTTGTCGGAGGTTGTGTATGAACTGTCTATCCGGACCATGCGGTGGGACGACCTTGTTAACTTTTACAGGGTTAGTCCCACTGAGGTGAAGAGGCATATGGGCGTACATGGGAATAGCAGCGTAAAGGGGCTGATGCGTGATGCGGTATTGCGGCGTACAGATGTCACATACCCGTCATATGTTGACACCTTGGGACCAGATGCCATTGATGCCATCTGTGTGGGCATGTGGGGTGTTGATAAATACCGCGCAGCAAATATAGGAGTATTATAATGGCGCAGCCAATATATGCGGTGAGTTCCACAGTGGGCGTGGCTGGGTTGGTGATACACCCGTTATCCGATGAAGAGCGCTTCCTTGCGCTAACGGAGTCTATGCTTAACCCTCCAACGCTGGTCTACACACTGCATGGTAAACTATACATAGGTGAGTTGCTAGCCACTGAGCTATTCTCTATTGCGCTGGTTACATTGTCGATTGTGGCAGTGTTGGTAGGTCTGTTTATGGACTTAGGTAAGCGGGGGGTTAAACCCGCCCCCCGCACACATAGGCGGGATTATAGGGTGCACATGCCTAAGCCCGTACGCGATACTACTGGATTTTTGCCCTACCTAACTATAGTTATCGGGGTTATAACCATTGGCGTGTATGGCGCGTACACATATTTATCGGCTGATCACTACTTGCGCATGGATGAGCTTATTAACCTTTTTATGTTATTACGGTAAAAAAAAATAACCCCGGGCAATTAAGTCCGGGGTTATTCATGTCAGCTCACATTCAAGATGTGATGATCTTAACGATGCGATAAATCGCGGTGTTGAAAGAGGCCGCCGATGTTCGACGAATCTCAAGTGTAATCATCCCACCATCGGTGACATAGAAACCATCGCTCTCTACGTCAGCTGTGTGTGCCTTCTCAGCAGCAGCGATACAAGCCTTACGAAGATCGGGGTAAATATCCCCGGACACGATGCCCAAAGTCGTGTTTGAGAGGATGGCTGTGGTATCATAGTGGGTGTATAATGAGCGCTTGTTCAAGCATAACACCTCTGTGGTCACATCACCCATAGTGCTTTCTACCACAGATGGGGTAACTGCATATTTTACAAACTCATTTACCAGCTTGTAAAACTCGGTATCACGGGTGCCACTGGTATAGTGCTCCACCATATCCGCGAACTCTTCTAGGAAATCACCTTCGAATTCGACGTCAGTACCCATGTTGTGAACGCATATGTTCTTTAGCCCCTCCATCAGGTACCTATTTACCGCAGCGATGGCATAGGCCTCAGCTTTAATGTTGCCGAACTCTCCGGCATTGAGAGACTCAACCCAGCGTAGCAGGTCCGCCGTGCTATTTGGGTTTTCAGAAAAGGCTTTTACAAAGCCCGTTGATGCTGGGGCGGTGCCTATGAACGTGGCGGTTTGTCCAATGCATGAACCAACATCCCCAGATAGACATGCGGCTATGTTAACCGCCAGCTCTTGGATAGACGTTGCCTCGAAGATATTGGTGGCTACCCCAGGTTTTACATTGCCGGCTGTGTCGTACACTGTGGCACCCTTGGCCAGAACATCATCCATTGGAATGGCCCTTGTCGCCATCTTCTCGGCCGTAACGTGCTCGCTTCTGTTCATCTCGTATTCCCCTTCATATATGAAAAAGTGGTTACCCACTGCGGTTTCAAGCTTGATGTGTGTCAAATCCCCTTTGGGGTGTGCCAGGTAAGGCCCATCATCGGGTGATGTGTACACAGACACATTACCAACAGCCGGTGGCGCTGGCTTATTAGTGGGTGCTCTTTCCCGTACCGGTGTTTCATACTGCGGCTCACTATCGCGGTAAGACGATAGCTCCTCGCTAGCCGTGGTGCTACGGCGCCGCACTGGGCGAGACTCCTGAACACCGTCCAGATCGTTATAGGAGCGACCGCGTTGACCACCCCTTGGCCGCTCATCATAACTATCATAGTGCTCATGGCGGTCGTAGCGGGGCTGTTCACGGTGACGCTGTGGGGCGCTCCCCCCATAACCAAGCGATTGTAGAAGCGATTCAGCCTCATATATATCTTGGGTATCCATTGCCACGTAACAGAACCCCCTATGGCCATCTTCGCGCTCATAGGGGCCTTCGTAGCCGTCTCGTTCAAGGTTCGGTAATTGGGGCATTGTGCCCTCCTGTAGTTAGTCACTAGATTGTGACGTTGCCCGCATGTAATCCCTATCAATCTTTATGGATTGGGAATTAGCAGTTTGTTGTATCATCGAGGTTAACCGTAGGTGTAACCGGTTATCCCAGAGCGTGCCCAGTAGTATGGATTCCACCCTGTACCTAATTACATCATCGGATAAGCTTAATCCAGCGTTACCCATGTGCGCATAAGCACCTGTGCGGATGTTTTTCCATAGGGCCGTACTCACGCTACCACTGTACTTCTCGTCTTCAAAATGCTTCTTTATAGCAGATGCATCCGCCTCGGATAAGTCGTAGTGGTGTAACCCGTGTATAGCTGCAATACTATTCTCGTAGAATCGCAACACCGTTCTATCTGCCTTGGTCCGTTGGTCGACCACAAGCTCTGGATAGAAAATGGCATTGTAAAACCATATGTAATCCCTGTACTGCATTGTTAATCCCCTTCAATCATCCTGCCAAACTTGTCCAAATCTTCTTTGAATTCGTCTGGTATAATAACCTTCCCATCTCTTTCTATTTGCAAAAAGTGATTAAGGGAAGATCTACCACTCGGATTAGAAGCGGTTATTAGTGAAGCCCCACTAACTATAAGCTGGGTCTTGTCAAGTGCATTCGCGGGGTTGTTCATCTCACCAGATTTACTGTTGGATTTACGTACCTGCGTTGTCCTTGACTGTGGAATGATAGATTTGGTTATGCCTATCAGCAGAGAGTCACTTGGGCTACTGACAGATGTCACCTCGCCATGTCCGGACGTGATATCCATTATTTCATCTATAGGGAATTTCATCCCTAGCAGCTTATCAATAGCCGCGTGATCCAGTCTATCACCTTTGGATTTTACCAACTTCTTGAGGGCAAAACCTATATCAGTGATAGCGCAGACAATACCGAATAGCAGAAACCGCGTGGTCTCCAGGTACTTGTCCGACATGTCCGCCGGTTTGGCTCGCAGTGTCCTAATCCTAAAAGAATCGATGATGTGATATAACAGGTCAAACACGTTCGTCGCAACAACCCCAGCATCTTTAAGCTTGCGCTCAGTTATGATGTCCAGGTATGTATCTAAGGAATCGAAGTGTGCATCCATCATATCCATGGCTTTCTTTTCGGAATCAATCTCCTTCAAGATAAACCTTGGCAGCAAACGCCGCCACAAATAGACATCCTCCACCGCATCGACCGTAACCATATCAGGCTCGTGATCAATAACGTAGAAAATACCGCCAATCATGGACGCCACAGTTTGACTGTAAGCATCCATGGGTACAGCTATGCGTACATCAGTAGGGCTATACATCGCCCGACCTTTGCGTTTAGGAGCCACCCCTGTGGACTCGCACACCATCCAATCTTCAGGTGGGTACGTGTCCTTATTAATCTCAGCATTTCCAACAACCACTTCTGCGCCGGTGTAGTGCTTAATAGCACCTGCCAGACCATGTTTGCACATTAAGTAATGCACGAGTGTGGTCACTATGGCGTTTGTCCGACTAGCCTTGGTTGCTAGGTGATGTATCGGCGAGTGTATGACATCCACCCCCATTGGTGTGCCGTTGGCTATGTAGTCTACTGAGATTCGCCAGAATCTAAGTTTGGACTTCATTATGGGCATGTATATCATGTCGTGCTCTACTGTGAATAAGATATCCGCCAATACAGGCGAAGCTTTAAACAGTGAACCCTTTAGCCTAAACATCGACCCACGGCCCTGCGTCAACATGAACATATTGCGGTCTTTTAACGGGTGCCCGTTATACTCAAATGAGTGCACCATCATGTACACGTCGCTGGGTAGTATATCAAATACCCGTGCTCTGCGCTTATGTCTGGTGTTTTCCGCTAACTGCTCCTCTGGTGTGGCCCTTCTGCATCCGAGGTATTTTATCCCTGTAGGCCATGACTCAGCCTGCCAGAATAATACCTCACGGATATAAGGTTCGTGTTCCGCACTCTGGTGGTAAGCCAGACCTTCACCGAGTGTACGGTTAAATCTTGGTCTACCATTAAGCTGCCTTTTTATAAGGTCTGTACCCATCATCCGATACGGCTCCAGTTATGATCCCAGATAATTAACATAACCATCCTTTTTAAGGGATTGTAGTTACGCTAGTACCCGCCATAAGCCGAGTGCCGCTACGCCGAATGTCAACACCTTTGTCATAGTACCCCAGCCCTCTTTATTAGAGGCTGATGCTACGCTACGACTGCTTTCCTTAGCAGTGTGTTCCTTTTCTTCTGCTGACTTGCGTTTAGCCTGCTCGCGTTCAATTCGGTCAGCTGATCGCTGAGCCTCCTCCTTAGCGGCTGCTTCCTTGGCGGTTTTTCGCGCCTCTACCAGATCCCTGGCGTGTTGTGCCTTAAGGGTAACGATGTTACCTTCAAGCGTTTTTATCCTACTGGTGAGGTCCCGTATGTGGGTATCCGCAGTAGCCCTCAGCTCTTTAAGCCGTTTGTCTAACTCAGCCTTTCGTTTTTCATCTATAGCCTCCTGTTGTTTTATGAATGTGGCTTCCGCAGCAGCTCTACGATCTTTCTCGCGGCTCTCCTGCTCATGCAGCTTGTTAAGTATATTCTGCTCACGCACTTCCAGCGCTGACCGGTCTCGCTTAATTGCCTCTTTGGTCAAATCGGCTTCACGACTGTCCGCCAATTTTGCCGCTGCAATGCTCTGCTCACGCTTAGCGAATTCAGCATTCTTCTCAGCGATAAGCTTGTTGGCAGTGGCTATACTCTCGTTCACAGCCACGGCTTTGTCACCGCGTGCATCAACCCGCGCTTCCTCGATATCCCTATATAGCCGGATACCATTCACCCCATCACCTGTGGTGAACTCTTTTACGTCACTCGTATGAGTGTCTGGTGCGTGGTTATTACCGTTGTGGCAGGTGATGCGCACACCCTCGACTTCCGGCGTTGGGTACCGGGTTGGGTGCACGAGGTACACTTCCCCAGAGATGTTGGCATACATAGTCGTATACCTACTTCTAGGGTCTAGCAGCTCTATCATGGTCCCTACCGCGTTAGCCGGCTGAGTGCCACGAATAGTGGTGTTAAATTTGGGATGCCCACGGTATACTTGGCCCTCGGATTTGGTTATGTGCAAATCCAACTCGCGGATGTATACCCCTTTGGTAACCTCCCTAATCAGGTCAAGCTTAACGATGGTGGTTAAAACCACCCCGGTGCCGGCCCCATACAGCTCAGTATCCTCTTTGGATATGTGCTCCATGAACTTGGCAGTACCCTCAGCGAAGAACTCCTCGATGACCACTTCTCTGGAATGGGGATTATCGGTTATGCCAACGTCACTGTCATGTACCCGCACACGTCCGGATACATCCGATATGCGTATGCGCATGCCGGTGTTGTTTTTAACTTTACGGTAATAATCCATACCGTCTGAATCGGGGTAACCATACCACGATTTCCGTGTGATAATCATCCTAAAAAACTCCTATAGGTGTATTCATAGTAGTTATATAGTTCTGACATTTGCCCGATTACGGCATAAGAGGAGGGCAAAACCCTCCTCTTATTTATCAGCTATCTTACAACCTAAGCAGTCGCACGTTTGTAGTACGCGGTCAGGTTGTTAATTTGCAACACGCCCATGATGGGGAGGATTGCGACATGGTGTTCACGAGGGCGCATGTGTACTTCGTTCACCAGAGTGCGGGTTTTCTGACTGTTGTCCAACTTACGGATAACAGGTGGTTGAGCCAGACGGAACCCAATGCTGAATGGATCTGCAACCACTTTACGGTTCTTACGATAGAACGAGAAGAGGATTTTAGATGCCATACGCGAATCGACTGAAGATGCCACGGTGAATTTACGACCATCGCCGAATGTGCGTGGATCACCTGAACGCATGAGCAAACGCTCTAAACGTTCTTCTGTCCAGATCGCAATGCCATACTCGCTGTCATCTTTTGACAGGTGACGCATGCTGGTGTTATAACCAGATGAGTATGCCATTTCAGATGCCATCACTGAAACTGCATCAATGATAACCGCTTTCAGGTTTTCAAGAGTGTGTAGAGATTCGAGAACCTGTACATCAGAGATTGCATCAATGGTGTCTTCCATGTAAGTGGGTTTGGTGTACCGCTCACCGATACTACCGGTGCCACTCATAGGGTTGCCAGTGCCATGCGCCAGTTTCACATCTTCCAAATGGTTGAGGATCGTGGTGATAGCATTGTTGCTTGACAATGTGCGGGTGGCTTGATGCATCATGGTGATATCACCCATGGTGGTCTCAGAGCCATCGGTTGGACCGATTGACGCAATTGGGGAACCTTCACGCAGTTCGAAGAAGAAGGTTTCTTTTTCGCCAGCGTCCAGTAAGTAACCCATTTGTTGCAAACCACTGTTGGTGCGCTGCGCCAGTGGGTATCCGCCCAATGGGGTGATCGTCATGTTTGCGATCAAGTCCAGCAAACCGGGGTTATCAGAGGCCAAACCATCGGTGGAACCAACGATGCGTGCGCCGCTCACTTCACTGTGGTTAGCAAAAACCCGGTAGTACGCGGTATCGTGGTTGGCTTTACCGTTCAACTCGACACCGATAGTCACCGCCCAGCCTTTACCACCATCTGACAACAGGCCGCCGATACCCATATCAATGGCAACGCCGCTGACATCAACACCTTTGGAGGTCAGCACGATGCTGTTTGAGTAGTTCATCACCAAGTCATTCGCCATACCGGCGTTGTTGGACTTCATGAACAATGCACCCTGGGTGTTATCCACTTTAAAGGACACAACTTGGGTTTTGGTAACGGTTGCACCAGCGGCGGCACCAACAGTGGTATCAGGCACAACTACTGAGAAGCGATAGAATACTTCACCCAGATTGATGTTGGCAGATACGGTGTCTTCGATACCCTGTGCGTCGGGACCAATCAGACCGGGGTGTGCACTGATACCCATCAGGTCGACTTCTGCGCCAAACTTGATTGGGCGGGTTTTAACATCCACGCCGTTAACATTTTTGTTCAGGGTTGGTACATCGCTAGCACTGACTAACAGGCCAGCCTTTGCGATATCGGCATTAGGCCAAATACGGCAGATGTCACTTTCCAAGATCGTATGGTCTTCCAGAGCGCGATGCAGTGGTACTTTTTCGTACTCGAATTTGGTGCCGTCGGTTTTACGGTTGGTGCGGTTAAACACGTAAGGGATCTGGATATCCACCGATACGCCGTTGGTGCCACCTTCAACAACAGTGGTTGGGAAAAAGAGTTCATCATCAGGGCCGTTATGCGCTGAGAATGCTGCCAAGAGGATTGACTGGGCGATGTAATTACTGGCGTCTTTTTCTTCGAATGCCTGGGTACCAGCAACCGAATTAGGAGACATGTAGGTGTTTTCGCCCACTTCCACTTCGCTGGCTGCGGTGAAGCCTTTCATATCACCGGCGCTTGCCATCAGCAGTGTAGCCGCCTCTCTGCCCAGTGCGATGGCTGTGGTGTTATCAGCGCCATAGTGACCTTCCAGCAGACTTTGCAGACCACAAGCATCCAGTTCGGTACTAATGCCGTCCAGGGTGGTGGTGAGGCCAATCATGTTATCATCTGGCATGGCTTGCATACCAGCAACGGCTTTTGCCAGATCAGGGGTCAGCAGAGATTTGCTTTCCCGGATTTTACCTTGAAGTTCCGCTAAGAAACCCTCATGGCTGGCATTCTGGGCATACGATTTATATCTTGACATTGGTGGTATTCCTTGTTAACATTTCGGTGATACGGTGCCACTCGGCAAAGATCGTGGATTCTACGGTGCCTGCCAAACGCAAGTGGTCTGTGCAGACAACCATTATTCGCTCATAAAAAGCCAGCTTATCATGCAGGCTGGGGCGACTCGGGTGTACATCGAACTCCTTTGGAAATGCTATAATTAGCGTTTCTCCATTGTAAGCTATCTCCGAGCCTTGAAAGTCGTCGGTCGAGGGCGTAGCATCATTATCGTAATCATACCCAATCAGGTCGCCATCGCTGGCACCATGTAAAGGTTTGATGGGGATCAATCCGGATTTCTGCGTTAGCTGCATCAACACCTTACGCGTAATCATGTCCAGATCATAGAGCCTGTCTTCGGACAATCTGTTTGCTAGTTTCCCAGGGGCCAATACGTCAGCCAGTTGGATACCTTCGGCCCTTATGAGCAATGTAGTATATGCGTTTAAACATAACACTTTCATAGCTATTCGCTCATTACTAATGGGGTCATATCATTATTATTTTTCTTCTACATCCGCTAGGGGTGGTAGGGGGTGATACATAGTGTAAGCATTATTTTTCTTGTCACCCCTAATCGAATAGACCAACTTACAGGAATACGGACATGCGGAAACTTATCAAACTGGCTATCTTTCTAATTATAGTGATGACCGGATTAAGCTACTACAACGATCGGATGGTATACGGTGAACTACCCAACATGCACGAACTGTTCTACACAAAGTAATACACACCCCCCACAATAATGGATTACCGAGAGATAATAAGTAATGGGAAACCCCTACGTCGTTCTAATGCAATGTGTGTCCACTGTATACCTTATATCTAAGACAAAGGGTAAGTGGGAACGCCAGCTTGATACCATCCGAATAGTAGTTAACCGCATTGAGCTATCAGCTAGTGTGCTTGGTGAGAATAACGATTACCTGGCCGGTGAAAGCATAAAGTCGGCGTTAGATTGGATGCTGCGTGTAGTCGGCAGTGTTGAGTTTGATAAGGATGATCTGCTGGCTAAGGTGCGTATTGATCTTAAGGACAACCCATCCGTTGTAAAAGAGTTAGAACGGATGTTGATGGTTGAGTGTGACCTCGAAAGAAGTGTCAAGCGTATTAACTCTACTGTTGGGGAACTCCGTTACCAGTTAAAGCAGGAACGTATTAAAGATGTTGTTTCCAAGGTTAACAAGCGGATACGATATAGCAGTGGGGAGGTTGACTACCGCCAAGAGTTAAAGGATTTGCAGGATGGGATAACCGAGTTCACCGGCGATGTGGATTCAGGTGAGAAACCAGGGTTCGGTGGTAGGCTAACATTGTCCAACCTAGACTCCATTATTGAGGTGTTGGATAAGTCTAAAGATAACCATTCTTCTGAGGGGGTTATGCAAACAGGCTTAGTTGGCTTTAACCGTGGGTGTGGTGTGGGTGGCATGCGACGGGGCGAGCTCGTCAATGTTGGCGCACTATCTCACAACTACAAGTCGTTCATGCTGAACTATCTAGCCAGATCGGTGGCACTCCATAACAAACCCCACATGTGGGATAAGAAGAAGAAACCTCTTATTCTAAAGATCAGTTTCGAGAATACGCTCGATCAAGATTTCCCTGTAATTTACAAGGAGATGATCGAAGCAGAGACTGGTGTCAAGATGGATGTAAGATCGGTTAACTCCAGAGAAGCCGCTAAGTACGTAATTGGCAAGCTGGGTGAGAATGGTTACGAGTTCATGATGCTGTTCTATGAGGCCAATTCTTTCAGCATCGACCACCTACTGGATGTGTTAAGTGAACTGGAAGCCGAAGGGTATGAGATCCATTTACTGGTTATCGATTACTTATCCCAGTTGTTTAAAGTATCCGGCGGTGGTGATGGCCGTGATGCGGCTATCAATGATCTCTTCCAGGTTCTTCGTAATCATACATACCCTCGTGGTATCACCGTGGTAACAGCTCACCAGTTATCCACTGAGGCCCAGAACCTAGTGCGGGAGGGGACCAACAATCTGCCCAAAGCTGTATCCAACAAAGGGTATTACCAGTACAGCAAATCACTACACCAGAAATTTGATCTAGAGTGGGTATTGCACATCCATGAGCATCTTGGTCGTAAGTACCTACACTTCGGTAGGGGTAAGCATCGTGGGCTGGATGTCACCCCCGAGAAACATAAGTACTTCTGTTATGAGCTCAAAGAGATTGGCGGGCTGATAGACGACATACATGAACCCACCCCCAACGTGATATACAACTTACAAGAAGAGGTAGCGGATGATGGGGCCGATGAGTATGCCGACCAATACGGCGATGCTAACGTCACACCCATAACAGGTGGGGAAAAGGAAACCTGGTAGTAAAGAAAAAAAGAAAATATGTGAATACACGGGTAGGGCGAAGTGCCCTACCCGTGTATATTCTATGCTTTCAGGATGACTATACGGCCATCCCCATACACGAGGAAGCCGTATGGTGCATCTATGCACCAACGTATGGTATTATCACCGTTGGGGGTGCGTGGTTCTAACGAGAATATCTCGTTAGAACCTTGGTAGAATAGTTCGACGCTGTCACCACTGTGTACAGCGTATAGTGGGGTGTCCAAAGACTGGCTTACGCATTTCAGCTCTACGATGCTTGCAGCCTTGGCTGCCGCATCTGCCACCATGGGTGGTAAAGAGTTGGTATCCACTGGTGCTACGCTGTACATTTTTCCAGCAAATTTGGACATGTTCATAGTAAAACTCCTGGCTGTTAAGCCATAGTGATATAAGTCAAAACGCCTATATCCATTTTAGTTATATGTCATTGAGATATGCTTGATTCCAGATTTACATAAAAAGAATAGACCCCCTTAATCGGGGGGTCTACTTATGCTGCTATACTAGGATCGGCTTTAGACCAGATCGTAGTATAAGTTCGTTGGCCTTTATACGTAAGTAAGCATCTGAGTAATACAGCTCTGTTACCTCACCACCATCACGATGTATGACGTTGGCCCCATATCTACCACGGGATGTAAACATAGCCGCTATACCCAACCACTCATCAAATGTGGGTTTATTCTTACCAGGTGCTGTGACTTGGTTCGTGGCCATGACGGCCATGTTACGCAGGTACCTAATATCCGGGTCATCCCCGTATATAGCAACCCCCCTTCTAACCAGGCGACTATGGTGGACACGGCTACCAGGGAACTTGTACACCATGGTTGGTGGGTCTGTGCGATCCCGACCATGCATGATAAAGCAGTCATGTGTTTCCACCGGAGCCGGTAGGGCCTTTATATCGATGTCGGAGATAGGTGCGGACAACAGGCCTTCTAACGCTAACCCTGTACCATAGCTGATAACCCCATAGGCTTCAACATCACCATCTGCATTAATAATGTCTTCAGGCAGATCGATCGGGTGTGTTGGAGCGGTCTTTATTAGACTGCCCATTTTTATAACCCCGTTACCACTGTTATCGGTGATTATCATCCTCATTTGGCAACCTCCCGTGCCACGCGTACCGTGGTTGTGCTACCCCCGCACGAGCTGTGTATAAGCCCCACGGTGTTAACAGTAATTACAGCCGCCTCTGCCGCAGTGCAGTCGTGGAGAAGCCGGGTCGGTGTGAACAGGTCTATACCCATACGACTTCCAGATCCCAAGAAATCCACGCGGTCGGTGATGCGGTGGGCTTTACCATGCCCGAATCTATCTAGTCTGGGTTTGTCATTGACCCAGGCTGCCGTGATGCACGTGCTATCCTGCAATATCCGCGACAAAAACATTTCCACAGTCTCGGGTGCAGCGCCGTCCGGTATAAATGGTAACACCTTTAAGGCTTGGTCTATCTCCTGCGTAGATCCAGCGAAACCGTATAATCTATCATGGTGGCGGTGCACCTTTACACAGTGGTCTGATACCACCATCTGTCTCAGACTCCCACGGCCGTCGCCTGTCATAGTTATCACCTTTTTATCCACTGTTGTTACAATGATTGTCATATCAACATCCTTCAACATAAGAGATCAAAGTGCCTCTTCATAGTAGTTATATAGTTCTTACACATGGGTGAAACAAATAAAAAAGATAGCCCCTTAATCGGGGCTAACTAATTACATACGTGTCAACATGTTACCATCGGGGCACTTGCCAACTGGCGCATCATCACCAGTGGCTGGCTCCACATACCCGTTGGGCTTGATTAACACCCCCAGTTCAGACTTTTTCCATGTGGCTGTTAGTACGCCCAGTGGTGTATCACGTCTAAACATGATTGGGCCGATGGTGAACCACTCATCATGCGCCATAGGGTCGACTTCCACACCAGGTGTTTGGGCCACCTCTGTCACCACCCATTTACCTTGTTCCTGTGAGTATACCCCAAAGGCCCGCATACCGCTTTCGGGGTTTTCAATAAGGTACAGCTCTTCTCCGGATGAGTTGCCATGTGCGTACCTTTCAAACGTATTACCTGGCACACTGTTGGGGTGGTACTTAGCTAACACCGGTGGCAGCTCGTGGTATTCCACTACCATGGGGGTCAGGTCCACACTGAGCTCATCAGGGTCTGTGTATTCACAGAATAGTTTTGATAGCTCGGCAACGGCCCCTGGCAAAGTTACTATCACATACCGGCGAAACATTATGACATCCAACCCTTCTGTTGGTGCGGCGACAGCCGCCATGATGATAGGGTCATCACTTTCTTCTAACGTCTTAATGATATCACCGCCCGCCCCTCCGAGTATAACCCCGTGACCCAGCTCGTTGGGCCCCCTGTTTACGACAATATGCGTAAACACCACCTGCCCGTTAGGCAGTGCGTATTCTCTGTAATACGGCACTCTGGCATCGAATTCCACTAAGGTGGATCGGCGGCACGTCAAGGCTTTGCCTAAGTATTTATCAAGTATGCTCATAACTAAACTCCTATACAAGAGATCAAAGTGTCTCTTCATACAAGTTATATAGTTCTAAGAATGTATGGAAACAAATAAAAAAGAAAGCCCCGAAGGGCTAACTTATTATTCGCCAGATGCGCTGACACGTACTCCGGCGCAACCAATGAGCTCCGAGAAACCCGTAACGGATACACCTGTTTCTGTAGGCGTCATCGAGGAAACCATATCCCAACATACTGGGAATTCTTCTCCGACTAGGGTGCCCACATTGCCCCACCCAAATGTATCTGGTAAGAACTTGTACAACCCACGGCGGGTTATAACCCATAGCCTACCATCCCCAGATCTTGCGCAGTCGAGAACGGTGCTGTCATCCATAAATATCCGCCGGGCTGTACGGAGCCCATCCGTCTCATAATTGAGTATGTGTGACTTCCCATCGTGCTGTGTGCAAATATGGGCTTGTGAGCCGAACCCGCGATCGCACCGCATGGTGATGGTATTGCTCAATATCCACTCCAGAGACTCGGTGGTGATCTTACCACATGGGGATTCTATCGGTGATGCCATACATGCGAAATCAGGGTTTAGACTGCCCTCTGTATCAGCCCAGCCCAATGAAGCCACTGTTATACCTTTATCTTTAAAGGCTTTAACTAGGTGGCGCAGGGTCGAGAGTTCGAACCACCGCCCCTCGTAGGCATCCCCTGTACCACCCTTCATCGGGATAACTCCACAAGTGTGAGTCTCTGCGGGCCATCGCCAGATACTTTGTGGGGCACGTCCATCAGCAAGTGGCCACCAAATATGATTCCCACCCCAGGGGCCTCTTTTAACAACAGTGACCCACATCGCCGCCAATCATCATCACCGGATATGCGATCCCATACCACCGCGTAGTCATAGCCCTCTGACCCCGGGGACCGTTTTGGGTGGAGTGCTACGTACAACTCTCCGGGAAGTGTTAATTGGAATGCCGGGTTTGCACCCATCGCGTCGTGGGTCTCTGGCAAATCGTCCGGGGGGGCGGCTTTAAATACCAGTTGCTTGCCACGTAGTGTGCCTAATAGCGCCACTAGCACGTCTGTGATTTCTTCATTCATAATTAAACCCTTTCACTATAAGAGATCAAAGTGTCTCTTCATACAAGTTATATAGTCTTGAGAATGTATGGAAACAAATAAAAAAGAAAGCCCCCATAGTTGGGGCCCGCTTATACAGCTAGTTAGATATTCGTAAATTGGATAGGTACCACCGGTGTTGGGATATCCGGGGCACGGGTTTGCCATCGATAGTGATGACCCCAGTGGCAGCCGTAACACCGATGTCAATTACTTTATCAGCCCGTCCCATTAACTCCTTGGCAACTGTCCCCCTACAGCACCGCATAACCCGTCTAAGCCGGCCGCTTAGCAACCACGACCTAAACCTACCGTTAGAGCGATATGCGTATACAACGTACCAGCCGGCTCCCAAGCTAAATACCCCGTCATCAATAACGTCTTCCATATAGTCCCAGTAGAGGTACACGGCCACATCACCAATAAGTAGTTTACCACGTTGTTCCCATTTAGGTTCAAGCATCCTGCATCCTCCGTATATGAATGGTTAAATCGCAACTGGTTACATAATGGTTATCCATGATAGCGTCTGTACCAGGGGCCTCAAACACCGTTAAGGATACAAGTGTGCCGAATATCTGGTTAGTCTCGATGCCCCGCCTATACAGGACACGTATCTGCATACCGGGGTACAACAGTTTAGGGTCAGCACGATCCCAATGTAGTATGAGCTTGGTGCCCAGACCTTCAGCCATTGTAGATAACGCTGGGAAAGGGTTATCTGTAAACACCCTATCCAGCATCTTGGTATTATGCAGCCCGGATGGCCTTTGATTAATGGAATACTCTTTAACCAGCTTATCATGGTCAAACGTCGCTTTGTTGTTACTGTTAACATGGGTGTTAGCCATAAGGTCGCTGGCCAAAGTGAAGCGAACCCCGGTGCCTATATTCTGGGCCACCTCTTCCGATGCATCCAGGTGGATGGTATCCCCGGTCGAGAAGATGAACAACTGTTTTGATCTATACATGAATGTCTTATCCATGTAAGGTATCTCTGTAACAGGTATGTTCACAATAGTCACAGTACGTTCAGCTTCTTGGAAGTCGGTGTATCGCAGTATTGGGAATATGTAATAAATCCCGTTGTATATATGCGACCCTACCCCGCACGCGTATAGGCCGTGCGTTTCCTGCAAAAACCTTGGTAGGTCCACTAACCGTTTAGGTGGTATGGGTAGCTGCTCATACAAGGTGTCGTTATCGGGTGGGTGTACGGTGACCCCCCTTAACCCATTGTAATCCTCGGCCGCGAGCACCTGTGGACTAGCGGTTTTGGGGATAGGCCCGCCCAGTGCGGTCTTTAGTATGCCAGCTAGCGTACTTTTGCGGTACACCGTGCTGATCTCCCTGAGCCTATAGTCTTCTAAGAAAGGTTCAAAGAACTGTAGTACCACTGTGTCCGACACACCGAGTTGGGCAATATGTCCAGACGTGGCACCCCCCCGCTCGATCGCCATCAGATCCCTGTTCATGGCATTTGTAAGCTGTGCCCTGAACATGCGCGAGTATGTGTATATCTCTGTATCCACTTTCACGTTATCAAAGGCTTGCCGTTTAGTTATCTCGATTGTTATACTGTCGAGATTGTTTAGCATCAATCTGTGCACGAGTGGGTCGACCATTATCGTCAGGAACCTGTACCCGTAATACTGGGAAGAAAAAAGAAAACTGCTAACAATTGATACGGTGTTAAGCACCGACGCCGCTTCACCGTTAACGAATATCCGCGTATCGATATTCCATAAGGTCTGGTATCCTGGCGCCTTGCCTAACTCCAGGAGCTCTTCATAAGCCCCGGGTGCTAGTATGCTCATTTATGTTATCCTCAGAAACTCAGCACATCCTTGCGACGGGATGCATCGATATCCCGCTGTGTTGGCCGCTTTGGTGTTCCGGTATTGACCGGCTTTCTAAAGGTCGCGGTTTTACCAATCGGCCCTGGGCGGACCGGCGCGACCCCATGTCTGATAACCGGCCGTGCGGGGGCAGCTGGTTTATCCAAGGCTGGATCACGCGGGCTATATGGTACATCCGCCAACCCAGCAATGCCCCAATCCATGAAGATATCATTTAGATCGTCGTCAGCCAAGCCGTTGGTAAGGTGGTCTGCAACCTTATCAGCCATGGGTAACATGGCCACATAAAGTGCGTGGATCTTACTAGCATCTGTATCCACGAAGGCCTTCTTTCGGTTTACCGATAGAATACTACCGCCGCCGGTTAATGCATCATAGTACTCCATCAGTGTATCAGCGATCTCAATGGAGGCCTTTGGGTCAATCAACTTAAACGATTCCTCGTTATTTATGATCTCCACCATGACATTGATACTAAGGTTGTACCTACGCACGGTGTTGGCCAGCTTGGTATCATGCTTCTCGTTACCGGAGTAACGCGAAATGCCAGCTAACCTCTCCATCAGCATCTCATCCCGTGCCGTATCGCGGGTGTGTACAACTTTGTGCGTACCACTCGTTATACCACTGGCCATTCGCACACCCATAACCTTGGGTATCGCCACAGTATCCTCGTAGGTACTCACTTTACACTCGATGGTGTAAAGTCTATCGAAGATTATTTTGGCTAGTTCGTTGGTTCTTCCCATGTTTAAAACTCCTTAAGCTGTTGAATTAAGATCCATATAAGTAATATGGTCTTATAAAAATGGCCAGACCCTATATCGGTACCACTCAGCTCTTCGATCTCTAGCACTATATCACCATCTAGAATGGGGCTCACGGTAATGGCGCTATAGATCATCTTGTCGAACTCCGGCATCTCATCAGCATTGTTATCGTAAAAGCTGTTAGACAGCACGTATGGGGCTTCTGTGGTCGCCCCTGTTGCTGACCACCCGCCATCAGCCACTAACACATTTGGAATACCGGATGACGCGAGGGTGTACCACAGTGATAGGTTGGATAAGCTCAATACATCTGTCACAACAAGTGATCTTGGGAACTTGCTCATACCCACGGTGTGTCCACGTAATATGGCCCGCCATATGGTCCGCCGATTAAGGTAATCTGGTGACAAGCCATCCATGTGTGCTTCGGGTCTGGGGTTTGTCCCCCGGTGTCGCCTGGGTAGTATCCTGTTAAGGAACTCAACCACCATGGGGTCGTAGATAACTTCATCGTCTGTTTTGTAAACCAGCGTTCTGAAATCACTGTCGTAATAGTTATCAATTAGCGAGCTATATAGTTCTCTCACGAGCTCTGTATAGTTGTACAAAACATTGGCCGCTGTATAACTTATAACGGCCTCTTCCCCACGGTTGTGCCGATCCACATCAAACACTGTTTTGGCAGATGCCTTGTTATGGAGGTCCGCAACCATATCCGTGGAGTCTATCCCATAGACTTTGTAAGAGATTTCGTACACAGGCTTGCGATACAGTGATAGCGGGGTGGCTTCTGTCACCACCAGCACCGCAACACGGTTTAAATCGAGGATTGCTGTAAACATATCCCCAACGACTGGGTCAATAGTATCCGGGTACACCATCGCATCACCGGTCGTTTCGGTTATACCCGTTTCGGAGTCTGTCGACATCGTTAGATCAGAGGTCACCGATATACGCAGACGGTCAACGGCCTCGTACTGCTGTAGGGTCACATCCAACCCCGTATCGAGCGGCGTTGGCGATTGCCCCTCCCCCAACATCTGCCTGTAGTAAGTGATCAATTCCCACGGGGTGCCATCTAGTGATGTTATCGGCCGGTACGTGCTATCCTTATTGCTGTAATGTACGTAGTCGGTAGCCACGCGCGGCTTGGGTGGTGGTGCGTCTGGGTCGACTTCTCGTCTTTTACGAAGTGCCATCATAGCCTCCTGGTTATAATGTTGGTTGTTTGTACCAGGTTGTCTGACCTGAGTGTGAGTTCTTTAAAGATGCGGTTAGTGCCCGGCAGTCTTTTAACACTATCCCTAAATGATTTAACGGTGATTATGCCACCACTACGAACAGTTGTTAGCCACCCATCTGTGTTCAGGGTTACAGGGGGGTATATCACCCTGAATGCCAGCTCACATACATCCGGGTTGGTACGCAGGTGGGTAGTCTGGGCCACGGTTAATCGACCAAAATCTGTTAGGTAAGATACCCGCAGATAATACCGTTTACGCAGATCCATCGGTAGCACGGATGTAACATTGCCAGCATTGTCCACAGCTAGGGTTACTTCGATCTCATCTTCGCCAACCCTATATACCGCCATGTGGTATGGTGACTGGTACGGCTCAATCGCTTCAGCTATACCACCCACGATGTAATCCAGGACACCCGGTGGTAACACATCTTCGATATCGTAGATGTTAAACAGCTGGTGTATATGCTCGGGGTCTGTTAATAACGGTGCTATCACAAGGGTGGCATAATTGGGGATAGCATTCTTGGGAAACCAGTCATCAGTCGGATCTAGCCGCACCCCACCATCGCCGACATATCGGTAAGGTATTTTTAGCTGTTCTGGTATAGTGGCGAAGTCCCGATCGGGGGTGGGTGGTGTGCCAACATGCTGTGGTGGGTTCCACGCCTTATTGTAGAACCCATCTATGTCCTGGTTGTGTATCACGTTGGGGTATTTGAACACCACCGCTAGTATCTGCTTATACTCAATCAGGTACTGAAATGACATCTCGTAGTTACCGTCCTCGGTTTCAGGCTCGTTATAAAAAACATCCGTGCCGTATCTTCCATAGATGTTGTCTTGTACCTCGTCTACCGCTAATGTGGCGTTCTTACCATCCGCCGTGGTTCGTGATATGCGACCGCGTATAAATGATTGGTCTAACCATTCCGCCAAGGAGTCCCCATAACCTGCCACATTGTTTCTAAGCATGTATGCGTCGTACAGGTATAAAAGAATGGTTTCCGGTAATGAGTAGTTATACTGAACGGCGTGTCGGTAGTTCAGATTACTCAGCGAGCTAGCTAACCGCATAGCTCTCCTAACACTGTTCATCTGGGTCTTACTTCTGAACCGGATCTTTACATTGATATCCAGTTTGACCGTTGCGTAAGTGGGCTGCAATAAAATGCCCAGCGCATCGTCCCGCATGATTGGGATATAGCCGCCGCCGTATACGTTATTATTGATTATATCGGCCTCATCGTACGTCTCTTCATAGGCGGCATAGATATGGTTACCCGAGGGGTTGGGTCCAGTCTTAGCACCTTTGTTCTTCTCCCCCTCTTTGGTCCCGACATTGGGATTGCCAGCGAACTTCTCCTCGTGTATAATCTTGGTATCCGCTGGTAACGCAAACGCCGTAACCAGATCCTCCATCAAACTCTGCATGATGGGCCGCGATACGGTCACCTCATGCTGCGGTATCACAAGTGTCACGTATGGCATTATTAGCCCCTCATTACTAGAATTATGGATGGCAGCATAAAAAGTCAGCGATCCTGCTGACTTTTCATACCGTTCGGTTACAACTATCTAACTACCCATATAATGAGTAATGTCAGTACTTCATACCACCTGATCTTCGACCATACCAGTGGGTTATAGTAGCCAGCCTACCAAGGTTATTAACGCACTGCTCGTTTTCAGAGAATGGTCGCTCGGCCGTATGCTGTTTACCGCCCCCATCTGTGGTCGTAACGATTAGTTCACGATCGCTTCTAGCTTTGTACCTATCGAAGTTTCTTCTAGATCCTTCCCATTGACCCCGTGGTGCGTTGGGAATAGCGGCCATGCCACGCACAGTGAACGGCATTTCTGGTTCATCAAACTCCCCGTTCACTGTGACAAGTGTTGCCGTATGGCTAGCGACCTCGGACCAATAGTTGGTACGCTCACATGGGTAACTCTCAGTGTAGTAGTGGGTGTATCGCTCACCCGTGATTACGCGTACGCGCTGTTCTGAGCGCCGTGTTGTGCACACTTCCACAGTGGTCTCACTAAACTCAGCGGTTGTCCATGCGGACGCAGTGGCCCTACAGTTAGTTACCTTGTGAATCTCGTAGGTGTACCCCGCGTAAATAAAGTACACGAATCCACAAAAGGCCACCACTGCGGCTAGTAGGCCTACGGTGCCACTATTACGACTAAAGAACTTTTTCATGTGTAATCCCATCAGGTTATTAAAGTATCCAACATATGGTTAGACATCTGTTGGATATTAATAGCTACCCCTTGGTGTACAACATCTTGCCGGCAATCAGTTTTATAGCTAGCTCGGCCACCACCATTGCTCGCTTAACCTCATGCTTGAGGTTATCCATATCACCCTGGTACAATTTGATAGCCACATTTGTGGCAGACAGTTTGGCTTTGGCGGTCGGGGCATCTTGGTTCTCCCTAGCCCATTTATCGACACTCATACCCCGTATAAGTTTATGGGATTCTTCATATTTTTTCAGTGCGGCATCCACTGTTTTTTTGTATTCCTTGACGGCTGGTGGTGAAAGGAATCTAGCGTCGAATGTTACTTCGGTGGATTTCTTAGGTGTCAGTTTACCACGACCACCGTGTGTGGTGGCAACCCTGAGTGTCATATCGGACGTCGTGGTTATGCGTATGTAGGTCTCGTTGTTTCCGAGACTGATCCTGCGGAAATCTATGTGGTCCTCTTTAACCATAGGAGTAGTACCATCCTTGCTAAGATACATATCATCGAGGGCTATGCGCAGGGCCTTCACTAACTTCACACCTTCATCATAATCACTCTCGTCTAGATCGTCGATCTCCTTTATTATCTTGAATACGGATTCCCTTAACGAGTCCGCCAAGCCGTCGTAGGGGAAATACATCATATCTTCAGTTTCAGGTACCACGTCACCCAGAGTGGCCCCCTCCGCAGATAGTGCGTTGTACAGGGTGGTACCATCGGCAAACTCCCCAACATATGGGCACGTGATGCCGTCGTAGGCATCAGCTAGGTCATCAATGTTACTTAGCAGGTTGGCATGCCAGTTTTTCTCGTCACCGCTATCGGATGGGGCCTTTGGTGACGACATCCGCAGCTCGGCATATAACTTGTTTAGGGAATCCTTGTCATCCCTGTCTTCTTTTACGGCTATGGCCAGGAGGACTATCTTCTCCATGCGCACATATGCGGCACTGAGTTTGATGGGGATATCGGGTGGCCCGTTATTACGCCATACTGATATCGTGATGCTACTACCCTTAGCTCCTTTACCGCCGCCACTGCCGCCAGTTAGCCAGTCAAAGAATCTCTTAAACTGTTTACCAACCCAGCTAATCACCGCTACAATTGCCTCCCATACAGCTTTGATGGCCTTTCCAATAAACTGCATGCCATCTGTATCACCGTCAGAATACAGTGTTTGTAATCCAGCGCAGTCTTTTATATATTCGCGGGACTCGCCCAGCTCTGATATCTGGTCAAGCATGTCTGATATAGACTGTATACCCACGGATGGGCAGGTGAAGTCTTCGCCACCATTGTACACGGGGTGTACTGGGATCGGGTTGTCTGCTAATGCTGCTCTTAATGCATTCATAGTTGTCCTTATCGCCCCGTGGGATTACCCCGGGGTAATTTATCAGTTGGTTAAAGCCGCAATGGCCAGAAGGACTGCTACCGCCTTGATCTGAACTGTCGCTGTTTTCACATAGTTGGTCGCAGCCAAATTATCAGCCTTAACCTTGTCCATAACCAACTTAGCGATATTTGTACCTAGCTTCTCCGATTCCTTCCACCCCTTGATGTGGCCGACGGCCTTTTCTGCTAGTTTCCCCACATGGTCTATAGACTCTTTAAGGGTATCAAACCCAGCAATGATTTTCTTCACAGCATCGGTACCATATAGATACCCCGGACCCATGGTACCAGTGGTGAGTGGTAATTCAAGCACCGCGTTGTCATCGTTTTCTGACCACTGTACACGTAATCCAATGAGGTTGGTTGTGTTGTAGGTGCGGTACTCAACCCCACCGGCGGGGTGGGTATAGTCCCCCATGCCAGCGCGAACGCCTTTCCGCTTATACCCCTTAGCTGTTAGCTCGGCCTCGACTGCCTCAAGCAGTGTATTACCAATGACCCGTAGCTCCTCCTCCTTACCGTCTATGCTAGCAAGGTCTGTTAAGTAGTTAGCATCGGCCTTTGATACAATGGCTAGTACCCGGGGTGTAGGCCCCCTGCCCACGTATGTGAAGCCTGCGGTGTCCACATCGGGATCAACATCTATCCCACTTGCTAACAGCGTGCTGTGGTACTGTTTTAGCACAGCGTGGTCCGCTGGGATGCTTACGGTGTACTTGGCACCATCCTTAAAGTATTCCAAGTTGTTCTTTAGTTTTTCTTTAGCCGTGGCATGCTCAGTATCAGGCAGTGATAGTTTAGAGTACCCATGGACCGCTGTGAACAACTCGTCCAAGGATGCATCTTTACCATCAATAGCTTCTTCTGCTAAGACTTTCCACTTGTCTGTCTCAACATACACCTTTGCGATATCATACTGCACCTTTTTAGGACCTTCTTTCTCGAACTTGGATCCCGCCGTACCGTTACCGCCAGCGGTCTTCCCACCGAACACCCACTTCCAGAATCGTTTCATTTGTTTACCGACCCACTTAATAATGCCGGTAATCGCCTTCCAGACCGCTTTGATGGCAGTTCCAATGAACTGTACGCCGTCGGTTACACCACTATCGTACAGCCATTGCAGGCCCGGGATTGACTCGATGTCGGCCGCCGTATCGTGGTAAGCACCCAACTGGGTAAACATACTGTCTAATGACTGAAAACCACATGCTACTGAATCTGTAAGGATGTCACCAGTATTGCGGGTATCCGGTGGGGTATACCCACCACCGGTGTTACTCATTCCAAGCGCTGCTCTTAATGCATTCATAGCTTTCCTTCGTGTAGTTACTCAGTTGGTTAAAGCCCCAATAGCTAGCAAGATAGCCAAAGCCTTTATCTGATGGGTGGTGGTGGGCACTATCGCCATAAAAATCTTGGCATCTTCCTTTAGGCCCGCAGATATATGTTTGGCCATCATTGCGCCGGCTTCTTTGTTCACGTCCCAGGACTTAAGGGTGGTTAAGATCTTATCCACATTTTCCTTGGCGTATTTAGCCATATCCATCGTGGTTACAAATGCGTGATGTGTGGCTTTTTCTAAATCGCTGTATATACCATCGGTCTGGATTGGGCCTACCGTGGTGGGCATCGTTGTGAAAACCCCCTCACCGTGCGGTTCTTCCCAGCCAATCCGTACACCCACCCCACCTTTGTCGGTGTGCAATATAACCGTGGCCCCACCATTGGTATATCTGTACGTGGTAATCTTGGCGTCATCAGCCGGGAGTGGGGCGTTATCCACCATATGTGGGACCACACTCTTACGCACTTCTTCCACCACCCCATCCACATACTCTTTTAGGGATGCCTTGGTGTTTTTTATAGAGTTTATCTTATCCGTCATATCCCAGTAGTTTTTAAGTATAACCTGGGTGTGCGCGGCACCGATGATCACATTCTTATACGCCAGTCCGGAACCACTTGCCACATCCTCACCATTTTTTAACAAGTACTCATGGTGTGCTAATAGCTCGGCATGATCGGGTGGGACCCCCACGGTGAACTCTGCCCCTGCTTTAAAATACTCCAAGTTGTTCTTTAGTTTTTCTTTAGCAGCGGCATGCTCTGTATCAGGCAGAGATAGTTTAGAAAACCCATGGGTGCCTTTAAACAACTCGTCAAGTGACTCATCATTGCCACCAGCAGCCTCTTCGGCCAATACCCGCCACTTATCGGTAATCACCAATAACTCGGCGACAGGCTTGGGTAGCTTCTTAGGCCCGCTCTTCTCGTACCTAGAGCCCTTCTTATCATTACCATCCGCACCCCCACTGCCGAACACCCACTTCCAGAATCGGCGCATCTGCTGCCCAACCCATTTGAGTACCCGAAAGATAGCATCCCAGATGGACTTGAGGGCCTTGCCTATAAACTGCATGCCATCTGTATCACCGTCACCATATAGCGCCTGTAACCCCGGGGAATCGTCCATACCAGCTTGAGCCTGAGAGTATGCCGCGATTTGGTTCACCATGCTCTCAACGGACTGTAGCCCTACCACAATCGATATCTCAAGGCCCGCCCCATCCGCACGTCTAGGCGTGGGGTCTGTCTCGCCGGTGTCTGTGCCCAGCGCTGCTCTTAATGCATTCATAGTTTTTCCTTTATAACAGCCGGGGCCGAAGCCCCGGCTATTTTTAGTTAGTTAGAGAGGCAACAGCCAATAACATTGCCTGAGCAGTCAAAGCAGTGCTCATACTTTTAATATGTTTTACCATGGCGTCGGTATCTGCCTTAAGCGATTCCGCGGTTCTCTTGGCTATTTCGGCAGCCGCTTCCTTATTGTTTTCCCACCCCTCGACCACCTTTATGGTTTTATCACCAAGCGCCTGGCATTCGGCCAATTTATCCCGGTAGTGTGTGATCTCTTTCTCATATTCCTTTTCGACATCGTCCCCTATGAGCCTGTTATTCAGCATGGGTGGGACGGTGGTAGGCATGGTTTCTATGGCCCCACCACCAGAGGGCGGCGTCCAGCCGATTACTACACCGACGCCACCATTGATGGTCACAATGTGGTATTTGGAGCCGCCACCCTCGTACTGTATATGCATGCCAGCATCGGTTCTGTCGTTTACTGCACCACCTACTGACTCAAAATACCCCACGATTGATAACACGAACTCGCGCACAAGTGCTTGTAATGTATCCGTATCGTCGTCGGCTGTATTTACAACCGTGTTAATATGCTCGTACCCCCGCGGGTTAATTTTAATAACCCGATGGCTGGGGGGGTTATTGGCGAACGTAAATCCACCAGCCCCCGCTACATCAAATGCCTCGGCGAGCATGGCTCTATGAAAAGCTTTCAATGGTTTATGGTCTGGTGGCACCGTGGTGGTAAACGACCCATCTGATGTGAAGTATCCCAGGTTGTTCTTTAGTTTTTCTTTGGCGGCTGCGTGCTCTGTATCCGGTAGCGCTAGTTTAGAGTACCCATGGACCGCTGTGAACAACTCATTTAGAGAGGAATCGTCATTGGCGGCAGCAGCGGCTAAGGTTTTCCACCCATCAACCTTTACCAATATGCGGGCATACCCAGGGGTCATCTTCTTAGGCCCACCCTTCTCGTACTTGGATCCCTTCTTGCCATTACCCTCGGTCTTCGCATCACCGAACACCCACTTCCAGAATCGTTTCATCTGTTTACCGATCCATTTAATGGTATCCACAATGGCCTTCCAGACCGCTTTGATGGCCTTTCCAATAAACTGTACACCATCCGTCACACCATCATCGTACAGCCACTGTAAGCCCGCTGTTGACTCGATGTCTTCTACGGTGGTATGGTAGGCACCCAACTGGGTAAACATACTGTCTAATGACTGGAAACCACATGCTACTGAATCCGCAAGGATATCGCCGGCATCACGAGTATCCGGTGGGGTATACCCATCACCGGTGTTACTCATTCCAAGCGCTGCTCTTAATGCATTCATAGTTTTTCCTTTATAACAGCCGGGGCCGAAGCCCCGGCTATTTTTAGTTAGTTAGAGATCGCTATTAACGGTACTCTGAACCAAGTTTACCAGCCATAGAAGACAGAGTTTTAGCAGTCTTCAATACATCGCGGATCAGAGTCACGGAACCGTCAGTACGAGTCTGGCGAGCCAGCTTCATAAATTCGGTGATGACATCTTTATTGATGTTGGAGTGTTTGGATGTATCATCTGCCACTTTGGCGTTGAAAGCATCCATAGCTTTGATGATGCGTGCACCCTGTTTTTCAAGGTCTTTCTTTTCCTTGTCAACCTTGCCAACACCGATCATGGAGTGATCGCACAATGTGTCAGAAGTATCAAGGACTTCGATGATGTTCTCAGGGCTATCGACATTTACATCGATTCGACCAGTGGTGTCATCAGCGCGTGTACCGATATCATACACAACTGCCGCCATGGTGGGGGCGGTCTCCCCCTCGGTCGCCGCTGCACCCGCGTCCTTAAACTTGATCGTACCGTTTGCGATCATTGGGACTGTGGTGTTGGTACCCTCAATCTTAAACTCAGTTTTCATTGCGGTGGCGAGATCTGTTTTAGCCGCACCTGTGGCAGTATCAGTGGCAGCCTTTTCGACACCATCTTTCTCCAATGCTTCGACCACTTTATCGGCGTAGTCATTGTAGAACTTGATCACGGTGTCGGTGTGGTACGATTTGATAGCCGCTTCGATGTTTTTAACATGGATTTTTTTATCATCGTGGTCGATCTTGCCATTGCTGATCAGGTATGCATAAGACTTGCTCATGCTGACCTTATCATTTTTGGATTCGGCGTCATCCGCCAAGCCTTCCAGGAAGGTGCGCAGTTTAGCGTTAGCACCTTTGATCTTCTTGGCTTCTTTGTCAACACCGTTAAACCAGTCAGCCACTTTCTTGTAAATGTCCTTAAAGAACTTTACAATCGCATCCCAGATGCGTTTCAACCAGGCACCAATACCCTGCATACCAGCGGTGGTGTCAGATGGGCCAAAGCTCTGCATACCAGGTAGAGAGTTTTCTTCGGGATCAATACCCATTGCTTGCAACATGCTGTTCGCAGATGCAATCAATGCAGCGGTATTACCCTTACCACCGATGCGTTGCAAAGACTGCATGCCAATATGGGCTGCTTCTAAGCTATTGCAATCGTTGTTCATTTTGCGCAGCTCACGATAGGTGGCTTGCTGTTCAGCTTGTTCGTACAAATCATCTGCACTGGCTGAAGATCCTGCATGGGAAGACATACCCAATGCGTTACGTAATTGGTTCATATTAAGCTCCGGAGAGCAGTCGGTTGTTACCAACTGCCTCAAATTGAATGGTGGGTTAGATGTTGCTTAGGAATCGCCTTTTACTTCGAGGTTATCGAAGCTACTTGAGCAGAAACTGTAGACAGCAGACAGGGTGGTAGTGCTGTGGGCAATGAAGCCTTTAGCTGGGTTACGCAGGTTGGCACCGCCCTTAGCAATATCAGTCATCATGCTTTTGACTTGACCTTTGATCTTGGCATTTTTGTCGCTATCTTTGGCCATAGCTTTGCTGATGTCGTTGCCTTGACTTTTGAGGTCTTTCGACAGAGTGGTCAAGTCTTTGACAATGCGGGTGTCAAGTAGGACATCGCACATTTCCATAATACCATCGCACTGGGTAGAGATCTCGCCTGAAGTCAATGCTTTCAGGTTTTCATCTTTCATGTCTTTGAAGGCTTTACCAGTGGGGCCATGGAAGGACATGGTGCCGATGCGCTGATCTTTATCACCATCTTTGGTTGGAACTGAGCTATAGAAGCGACCATTACCCATGATAGGGTCATTGGCTGTGACCTTGGATTTGCCGGCAGATAGATCTTCGGGCAAATCATTTTTAGCCACATCTTTATCTGCTAACACAATCATCGCCGCATTGTAAGTGGTGGCCACATTGTTAACAGCCGTTTTGATTTCTTCAGCATCTTTGTCACCGCCGATCAATGCCGCTGCATCCGACAAACCTTCGGTTAGAGCTTCAGAAATGTTGGGCATATGTTTTTTGAAGAAATCTTCGGCACCACTTTTGGCACCACCGAGCATCGTCAGATTCATGCTACTGGATGCCGCTTTGGCTGTATCCAGATATTTGCGCTGAGCACCGATTTTCAAATTGGCTTCTTTGGGGGTACCATCAGATTCATCAGCTTTAGTTTTCAACGCTTCTGCGCGAGCTTTGAGTTTGGTGATAGGGCCGAACATCTTTTCGAGCCATTTGGTTACAGCGGCTACGGCACGGTCATACAAAGCTACAATGGAGCGCCACAATTTGATAGCCCAGTCTTTAACAGCTTTCCATGCATCGGCAACACCCTGCATACCTGGATCATCGGTAATACCGGCGTTCATCAGATGGAAGTTTACACCAGCGGCGATGTATGCTTTATCGGCAGTGTTCATGCGGCTGTTGTTTGGATTGTACATGTCTGGCAATAATGCTTGTAGACCGGCTTCAGTTTCACCAGCCATGCGGATGGCATCTTCAATATCGTTGTGCAGCATGTCTGCATCTTCGAGATCGGCCATTTCACATGCCAATTCGAGGCTTTGCATGCCGGTCACGTCGTGTTCTTCAAATTGGGTAGCGACGCCGCCGCCCATGTAGTTCTTCAAATAGCTCATAGTAAAACTTTCCCATCGATGTGTTTAAAAAATCCATAACCGCGGTATGGTTAGTTGGAATTCTGACCTACCCACCACTCGTTATAAGCTGATGATTAGGGTGTATATCGGGTCTTTCCCTACCACTATCTGGACGCATTCTGCTCACGTCCATCCATGTTTTTGTCGAAGCCTGGTTCCTGCCAAGATCTACGCAGCGTGTTTATCACGTATAAAATTGATAACGCGCTATATATTCTCTCGACAGAAGTAGGTGGAATCAGAGCAAATAGCGTGCTCCTAGGTACATTCTCTTTGCCTAATACCTCCCCCATCATGGCTTCTAGACTAAGCTCATGTGCCAATCTTCTATCATCCCGATCAATTGGTGTGCTATCAAAAGCTAGATAAAAGAATGGTGACACGGATTCCCCGGATACCCACTCATGCCCCTTACGGGTGCGAAGCAGATCCTTCATAAGATCATATATTTCAACAACCGCATTTTGTGACCGATCCTCAGTAGCAGGTTGGTACCGGGCCTTATATACAAGGCGGCAGCCGCTAAGGATATCCAGTAAAGTCCATCGGTCGGTTGCTACGGACTGTCTCCGTTCAATTAAATCTTTGAGTATCTGATACTCATTATCCCCCAATAGTCTGTACATATGCCCCCCTAATCCTCGACCAGTGCATCCATCTTAGCTGAGATTTTGTTAATCCGGTTATTGTAATACTCAATCTGTCTAACCAGTTTCGCCGACTCCTCTTTAGTGGTCGTCGAATCCAGTTTACGGTTAAGTAGTACAACTTGGATACGCAGTCGCTCTACCTCTTCCTGCGCTAAATCTCTGCGACCTTTAACCCACATGTTGTACATCTTACCAACAGCGTGCACCAGATCGCCGATGCCGGGGATCATGGCTTGGCCAATGGGGTCCACAGTCTTACTGCGTTCCGCCATCACCATGTCGTGGGTATCGGGGTCAAACTGGATATGGCCGATGCTCACCATCGCATCTTTAATGTACTTGATGTCGTAAGCCAAAGATCGCATAACCATTGTGAAAGTCAACTGGTTAACGCTATCCTTGATAAACTTCTCATCAAGCTGGTCGACGGGGGATACAATAGCTGGGTCGTCGATTAACTGGTTGGTCAAATAGATCATCAGTTTTCGGCTATACAGGTTGAAGAATGCCAGCCCATCGGTGTATCGCAACAGTTGTAGCTTGCGATAGTCCAGATCATCTTTATCGATAACTGGCCCGATGACCTCATCAATGTAATCCATAAACTCATTGCGCTCTTTATGCCGCTCTTCAGCAATGAACTTAACTGACCGGAAGAAGTCCCCATGGTAATGTTTCTGGTTTCGTTCGATGCCTCTGATCAGGTCTGGGAACCCAACCTTTAATAGCGGTATAAAAAGTTCGCTATCAAGGGTGTACATCGCCGGCACTTGCTCCAATGATTTATAAATATCATCAAGGTCGTCCAGCACTCGTGATTTCTCAAACGTGGGTATAAGTCCACTCACAAAAGCCTTTGTGGCTCCAATGACAGTCGCCCGTCCCTTCCTTCTAGTACTCCCGTACCCTATCCGCTTTGCCATTCCTACTCTCCCCGGGTTAAAGTGATGGTGCATCGCCCATTTTGTACGCCTGCAATACGGCCGTGAGATCCATACCGTTAGCATTACGGCTAGCTTTCTCAATGTCCTTGAAGGTGTACGTTCCAGCCTCAGCGATGCCGCGCTGGTAGATGGTTACCGATTGCATTAAGGTATCCACCATAACTAGCATCATGGACATGGTTTCCACAAAATACTTTTCACGAACTCGTGCGCGCTTAAGTTTACCACCAAGTGCCATCTGTAAGGCATCTTGGGAGTTCTTATCCATGATCGCCATGGCGGATGCGATGTTGATGGTCTTCTGACCTGATGTCAAGGTGGCGATCCATCCACGAGTCTGTTTCTCTCTGGCCGTCGCATATAAGCCTGTCTCATCGCTCAGTAATAGCTTTTTATCTTGGTCGATAAGATCTAGACCAAAGGCATAGTCAACCCAGTTTTCGATTTCCCCAGCACGGTACTTATGATACCTACCTTTATAAGACCTATCATCGGTGATCTGTGCCAACACGTTTGGCAAGGCGTCGGTATGGATGATCTGCGGCATCAGTTGTAGTGTGACTGGTAGCTCAACCGAGTTCTCCCCAATGCCGACTCTGACGACAATTTGGCGACCCACCGCCAGGTTCACATGCTCATCCAGTGCTGGTTCTTTCACCTTCTGTAGACCATACGTTGGTAGCAGTGCGCCATTCTCGATAAAGCCCTGTGTGCCTTCCGAAACAGCCTCCATACGGCCAGCCCATTTATCAACGCTACCCTCGCTTAAACGCTTAGGTGTTGTGGCAAATTTGTCCAGGTAATGGGTTGTCCGGATAGATTCCACATTTGCGATGGTGACCGCCTGCATGTAATGTGCCGCATAAATACCACTCATGGTTTGAAGGATGTTATGCAGATTATTATCATCGGCTCTTGTGAGTGCGCTGTCAATAAGCACCATTGGTGTCAGTCGTGTTGCGAGGGTGGCTTCTGATAAAGAATCCGTTCCTAACTCGCGTGTCTTCATGACCACCGTATTTAGAGTTTTTAGAAACCCTTCGTTTGTATCCTCGCTCATCTTTAACTCCGGAGTTGTTCATGTATAGTGATGACATAGAAAGAGTGCTGGCGTTATCTGGTAAAGGGGTTCGCGGAGCCCATACCCTTAACGTCATGAATGGCATGAACCATCGTGGCACGGGTAACCCAGCCCCAGCAAATTTCGATAACCAAGGCATGACATTTTTTACTAAGCCTAACCTTAATTTATCATACGATAACCTAATGGCGGTACGCCGGCTAACACATTTGGCGGCGGATGGTACCCAGACTATGGCAGCGGCTATACGGGCGACCCTATCCCCTAGGGTTTTAGATAGCAATGGGCAGACTATTTATAGGGTTGGTGCTGGTACTCGCACACCCCGGTCCGAGGTTATAGACGACCTACAAGCATTCATACCGGTGCTGTCGAACTCCCTATTAAGCATGTCGGGTTGGCCAGACGAAAAGGCTGAATCGTACATATCTAAGGAGGGTAAGCGCAAAGAAGTCACAGGCTGGATCGCTGATAATGTTGAGTACTACGGGACCTATGACTTATCAGCCAGCTTCCGTAACATGGATGGTGACCCAATTACGGCGCTATTAGCTGCCTGGGTTATTTATGCTAAAGCGGTGTATGTTGGCACGATGGCCCCATATCCACAGTACATCGTGGGTCGTAAGATTGATTACAACACGTGCATATACCGACTCGTGCTGGATAACACCAGAACATGGGTGCGTAAAACATACTCAGTTGGTGCATCATATCCAGACGGTGTACCTAACGGGGCGGATGGTAACTTCACAAGCGATTCGATAAGTGTGCCCGATCGGGGCCAGGTAAACACGCGGTTTAAGGCCTTCGGGTGTAGAATAAATGACCCCATCACCGTGGTTAACTTCAACCGTGTGGTAGGTATGTTCAACCCGATGATGCGCGATTCCAGTAGAAAGATGTACATGGTTAAACTTAACCCCTCGGAACGCGTGGCCTTTAACTACCACGGGTATCCGCGCATATCCAAGATCAATGAACTGGAGTGGTGGGTAACAGACACCCAGTATAGGCGCGTTTATAACTCGCTGGGTATAACCCTCGGTAAATTATAGGAACTCTGATATGAACGATGCAGCTAAAAAACTTAAGGCCGAGACGGCTCTTTATTACAGTGATCCGAGTCTTATACATGGGGCGTCGCTGGATGTGCTAGAGGAGGCTCTGGATAACACCCTGGAGTTACGCGATCCAACTAACCCGTTCGTGTGGTTGATGGTGAGCTCGGCGGTCATGGCCAGTGGCTCAGCTCTGAAGGCCGAAGGTGGGGTTAGACCGACATACCCCGTACTGGCGCAGGGTTATGAAGACCTATACAACCACATGTCTGATAATGATTATCTGGACCTGTTCGCTTCACCAGCTAGTGCTGTTATAACACTGGTGTTACCACTTGATACCACGGTGGCGTTAGCGGTGAAAGATCCGACCGGCGTGCTTAAACGGCATGTAATCCCGGCAGAGACCGATATACTGGTGGCTGGCACGCACTGGTGCACCATGCGCCCCATACACATTGCGGTATCACCTAACAACACTGTGCAGGTGTATTACGATAACTCATTCGATGACCCCTTAAACCCAGGTGGTGGGACTGTGGTGAATTACCATGTTACCAACGATGGTACTGAGGATAAGCTTGTTATCGAGTTGCCGGTTAAGCAAGTGTTCGGGGAACGCATCACAGAATCGGTATCCATTGCCACTGGGTTTAACTACACACACCCCATTGCTGATAAGTTTCTATTGGTGAAGGCCTTCCACCAAAAGAATGGGGGGGCGTGGTTTCCGATGGAGACAACTCTGAGTGGTTTGAATTACGATGTCACGATACCCACGTTGCAGGTAAAGGTATCTCCGGGTAAGTTGGAGGTCAAGCTGCCTGAGGTATATTTAACCAACCAGAGCGTTGGTGACAATATCCGATTGGACATCTACACGACTGTGGGTGGATACAGTAAAGATCTATCAGATTACCAGTCGGATGATTACGATGTGCACTGGAACAGTTTTGCTGATCGATTCGACCCCCGCGTGATATCCTTATCATCCATCAATGATGCTATCTTTTTCTCTAACTCCATTGTCAGTGGTGGTAGAGATGAGTTAAGCTACAGCGAGGTTCGTAACAGGGTTATATACCGAAGCAATGATCGTAGGGCCATGATAACCTTCCAAGAGTTGAGTTTTGGTTTGCGGGATCTTGGCTACAGCATGTATCGCACTAAGAATACCGTCACAGACAAGCTCTTCATTTGTGGCAAGCGATTACCAGCGTCGGCTGCGTCCCCACTCAGCTCCGGTATCGGTGTGTTAACGGATCAGGTAACCATTGATACCGAAGAGTTTGATATGGACCCTAGTACCATCATAAAGAATGGTGGTCGGATAACAGTCACCCCTGAGCAGATATATCGTAACTACAATGGTATATCTGAGGTGGTTCGCAAAAGCGTTATGGATAATCTGCGGGACATGTCCCCGGAAGACCTCGCTGATGAGCTGAATCGTAACGTATACATATTTGGGCCCTACCACTATGTCCTTGACACAGATGGTGGTTTATACACAGCCCGTGTTTACGACCTAACGGCCCCAACAAGTGATAAACGCAAGTGGTTGGCATCTAATGAAGCCTCCCCGTATGTGCTGCAAACCAAGTCTGTAACTGTGACCAGGGTTGGGCCACAGTACAAAATCACCATCGTGGTTATTGGTCCAGAGAATATCACAGGCTTTGGTGCCCAACTCCGCTTTATCGATGTACATAACCAGCCATACCACATCACCGTTGAAGAAAGCAACCGCACCGAGACATGGTTCGATCTGGTGTTCACAATCGATACCACACTGGATATCGATGGTGATGATAACCTGCGTGTGAACAGTATGCTTGGGAAAGACGGGGATTATCAACCGGTGGATATCCCTATCACCGGGGACTTCGATGTGTTCTATCTGTCACCAGAAAACAGTAACATCCCCATCGGCGGGTTCGATGGGGACATTGCGTTCACCGGTCGACAAGGTTCCACCGGCATCAGTCGTGAGCTCATAGAGGTGTCCTTCGGCAAACGTCTACACAACGTGGCTTGTAGGTCACACGCTGTACTCATACCAGCGGTACCATTGCAGTACCACGAGGACATCCCGGAACTTCACGACAGGTACACTTATAAGCGGGATAGCTCGGATAAGCTTATATGGACGGTTGGAGAAGATGGGAAGCCTGTATTTGAGGTACTAACCAAACCCGGTGATCCAAAGATCGGCTCGGATGGGGAACCTGTGTACTACAAACGCGTGGGTGAGCCAATGGTCGATCGTGCGGGTAAGTTGATGCTAGCTAGGGACGAACGATATGTTTGGAGCTTCACGCCCATCACATTTGATGCTAGGTACATGTTTGCCACCACCAACTGGGCCGAGACTTACGTGGCGGATATCCCTAGATACATAGGTGGTTTTTTGGACGAACTGGGGGTTATGGATCCAAGCTTATTGGAAGAGACCACACTGCTGTACCAGCCTATCCGTAACATGGGTGAGGTATTAGCGGTGGTTGATGGTGAGTTAACTGTATTGGTAAGCACTGCTGTTTCCTTTACTATAAACTACATGCTGACACCCATCGCTTACGCGGATGAATCTATCCGTAGCCGTATAACAAGCTCCACAAAGGCAGCACTGGCTGGCATAATCCGTGGTGGCGTTTTATCCACAGGTGCTATAACCAGAGTTCTGATGGTTAATGGTGGCGCGGATGTCATCGATGTGACCATTGGCGAGCCCATCGGTCAGTGGAGTAATGCCAGGATATTAGATGAGGGCCGGGAGTTTTCCATAGCCACAGAATCTAAGTACACCAGCACTGGTAAGGTGGATATTGTAGAATCCATCCAGGTTAGTTTTTATACCGACGTTACATAAAAAGAAGCCGGGCATTTGCCCGGCTTCTTATACACTTATTTGCTAGCAGTTGCTGCTGCGAACCTATCGACCATATTGGCCTGCTCAGCGGTTATCGCCACCACCGTTTCCAAATTCCACTTGGATGAGTTGTAGATGTGCTTTATGATCGTGATACCCTGGCTTATCAAGGCCGATGCCGCCTTGATTGATTGGGTGACCTCAGCGCTGGCATTTTTGGGCATTTTTGGTAACTTGTGGTTCTTATTCTTGGCTTTGTTGGCTGCGGCCTTATCCTTTTTCATTGGCGATACAGCGGCTGCGGCACTCTTCTGGTACTCAGAGATTACCTCAAACGACTTTACCGATTGTGCTTGGTCTGGTCGGTCTGTACCGGTCATGCGGCGCTTACCCCTCCTGAGGGCCTTCACTACGGCCAAATTTCTGCCAGCTATACGCACAGGTGCTATCATCGCGTCGCCGATGTCAATCACGTGCCCATCCCCGGCGCGCTTATTATCAGCACTACTGGAGCTGCTATATTTACCATTGGCTAAAGAGGATTTTACCCGATCGGCAGCTTTGGCTAGCGACGGGTACACATCTTTATACAATTTACCAGTCACAACGTCTTTACCAGCAGCTTCTATATCTTTACGGAATAGGTCGGCGGCCCCATCCATATCGTCGGTGTTCTCCTTGTTAGCAGCGGTGTTGGCTGTAGCCGCCAGGGTCGCAATAATACCATTGCTGGCAAGACACATACGGAAGCCATCAAGGCTTGGGCCGAGGTCTGCGATTACTGATTTGAAGTCCCCGCCATTCTCTTCGATGTACTCGGATAGGGCATTGCCAGTGTTGTAATACATATCAAGATCTACCTTGGCCCCAGCCCGGATATCCTTTAATACATCTGTCGCCTTGCCACTAGCCCTGGCCGATTTACCCAGAAACAGGTTCATGGTCTTATCGTAGATCCATGCAAGCCCTTTCCAAATGGCTGTAAACACGAATTTGATGGAGTTCCAAATAGCATCCCAGATGCTTTTCAAGATACCCTGCATCCCATGCTCCAGATTCACCCCGGATGGGTACTCTGTATAGGACTCCAAGATAACATCATCCGTAAGTAGGTCTGGGCAGATACCCTGTAATCCAACCACATCCGCCTTAGATATACCATCCTTATCAACACCGATAAGGGTGGCCAGTAATGCGGAGGTGATGGGTGTGAGGTTATCGACCGGTGTTAAGTCCGGGGCTTCTATGTCTATATCAAGCATGGTCATCTTTGCTCTCCACGGTTTTGGCTGCACTCTGCTCATTGGCCAGTTTTGCCCAGTGGGCATATAGGTCGTCCAATTCCTTGCTCATCATTGGGTTCATAGCTGGGCTAACAGATGGGTCATCCACAACCGCCGATAGGTATGCTGGGTAGAAACGGCTAATGATCCTGGCCACATCCACAAACTCCAGCAGGGATAGCTTATCATCCCCGTAAGTGCTTAACACCCTGTTAATCCAGCATAGTGTGCGAAGTCGGTGCGATAATGCGCCACGCCGGCTTCTTACAATTGGGTATGGTTTCAGTATGTTCACCGCTTCCAGTATCGACAGTGTGTCTGTATTAACGTAATCGGTGGCGGTGGGGGGCACGCCCTCAGTCAGATTGTCTGGGTGAAATCGTCTTAACATCCGCCAAAGCGTGCCCCAACCATGTGGTCTGGCTTCAGCGGCTAGTTCAGCGGCATCCGATTTACCCATGTACGTGTACAGCATTGCAGGGGTCATCGACGCATCCTTGTCACAAAGAGCATTGTGGGCCGGGGAGAACCTGACCCCGAAGTTACGCAGGGCGCGTTTAACGGCATTGCGGTTAAACATATGCTTGCGATCGATATGATCAACAACTGCGTCCAATTGTGCAAGATATGCCGGTGTGCTACGGTCACCCTCGTACTTTTGAAAGGTATCACCCATATGCTCTAACACCCAGAATGCATACAGGGCGGTATGTAGATGGCGCATCTCATTAGATGAGAATGATCGGCCAATTATAAAGGTGTGCAGTTCTTCGAAGGTTAGCCGTGGCTTACTTTCCATGATCTCATATTGCATGCTTAAAGTTCCTTAAGTCGGGCGGCAGCCACGAACGCTTCATTGGATGCCAAATCTTCGACAGCCATCTGGATGTTTGTTAAATTACGGCTATAGCTACCTAGACGTAATGTATCATACATCAGCGTCTGTACATCGGGTTTATCAGACAGCGCTTCCATCACTTTATCGATAGCATCGATGTCTGCGATAACCTGTTTGGCCATTGCTGGTGGGTAACCCTTGGCTTTCAATCTCCGCACCATATCGTTGCGGATACTTTTATACCGACGGATGATGGGGTCATATGTCTCGGCATAAGGATCGCTAAATAGGAATGCGAAGATGGTGATGCCTGCGCCGATGGGGGAGTATTTAAAGAATGCTAGGTTAACCATGATCCACATAACGTAAGCACCCTGGACGAACAGGTGTGCGGCCCATCCCCGGTAAGCCTGCTCCCACAATGGGTTCTGTCGATAAACGGCATCCAACCCTGTCACCACGTCCTTACCATAGCCCATGCGGGTGGCGAATTGATCTGCTAACTTCTCAAACCCGCGCTCATCGTACACATTTTCACCGAGCTCTTTTCTTACGGCCCGCGTTGTATCCGATAACAATAAAATCTGTAGCTCATCTTTGCTACCAGCTCTGGCGATGATAGTGGGGTCTTCGAAAGACATGCCCGTGTTTTTACCGATCTTTTCGATAAACTCGATCTTGACATCCTGACTCTGATCAGTGTTTAATAACCGGGCTGATAGATTGGCCAGAATGTAGTTTGCTGTTGCTGTTCTTCCAATGAGCTCGAAGTATGAGAATACATGGCCGATCTCATGCAGAATGATTCCGGTCATCTGTCGGATGTTTACAACTGCGCCTTTCTCAAGCCACACGGTGCCTAGATAGAATGTGCACTCGACATTCTTAAACACCCCCTCCACACGGCCCCGCTTACGATCAACCCACCCGATGGCACGCTGACCCTTGATAAACAGCTCGCCAGCATCTCCGCCAACCCGCCAGTGTTCAGCATAATGTGCTAACAGTGGATGATTGTCATCGAGATAGGGTACTTGGACAGCGGCTGGGTAGTCGTGCCCTTTTACGCTGATCTTATTTTTTATATTGGTGTGTTTGGTGATAACACTGGACAGCATGCTATCGCGCATGTGTTTAGTGGTGACATGCCGTGATTCACGGAGTTGTCTAAGGCACAGCTCGATGGCCGGCCCCAATGGGTTGCTATTCTGGTGGTCGATGGCTTGCAGACCGACCGCCGTGCGAAGATGGGTATTCATGGATTTATCCCTTATATTTCTACACCAGTTCGTATGAAGTAGACCGAAACTAGAATAGGAAGAATTATGATCGTACAGAAAGCCTGTATTACCGCACACTATAGTGAAGCATCTGACGGATCAGGTGATGACGCACTTTTTATAAAGGAGGCTTATCGCGGTGAAGATGGTACCATCACAAAAAAAATGGTTCTGAAGGAGAATCGGGAGTACCCATTCTGGATTAGTAAGCCTGGTGTCCGTAAGACTCACAAGTATAAAAAAGAACACGAGCTCATGGAGAATCTAAATGAGTACCGCTCTAGGCGGAGTCATCTAGCCCGCAATATATCCCGCGTTCTAAAGATCCCTGGCAACGCATGGTTGGGTAGGATTAAAAACAACCCCTACATTTACGGCATTGACGTGACGCCGCCCGTAATTGCTAAGTACGAGTATGCCAAGGGGGCCGGCTCATTCGCGCCGGAGCGTGATGTGGCCCAGTTGGATTATGAGACCAATGTGTATAGCGCTGAAGGGGAGATCATTGCCGGGACATACATCGGTGGTGGGTACATCATTTTGTCCTACACAGAGGCTTTTGTGGCCAACGTCGATGATCATGAGAACAAGGTCATGGAGCTCTTTGAGAAAGAGTTGGGGGAGACGGCTAAAAAGCTGGGACTTAAGCTCTACATTAAAGTGGCTGAAGACTCGGTCGGCTGCATTAAGTGTATGATGGGTACTGCGCATAAGCTTAAGCCCGACATTGTGTCGACGTGGAGCATTAAAGCTGATATGGAGTTTATGCTTAGGGATCTTAAACGTGCGGGGATTGACCCCAAGTATATCTTCTCAGACCCAGCCGTACCTGATAAGTACAAGTCATTCTACTGGCGTGAGGCGCAGGCACAAAAGAAAAGACCCGATGGTAGCACGACACCTGTGCATGTCGCGGATAGGTGGCATGTTGTTAAGACCATGTCTTCCTTTGATTTTGTTGACGCCATGGTTTTCTTCAAGCGTAACCGTGTCGGTAAGAAGAACATGTCATCATACAGCCTTGATAACGTGACATCAGTTATGCTTGGTAAGCGTAAGCTGACGATGGGGTTGGGTGAAGGCCTATCCAAGATCGATTGGCATAAGTTGATGCAGCGTTACCACAAGATCGAATACCTTGTATACAACATCAACGATTCGCTGCTTATGCACGAGTTGGATCTTAAGACTGGCGATCTGTCTAGACGGTTCTCTGGAGCGGCCGGTATATCAGAGGTGCCGCGCATGGCCTCTGGGCCAACCACCTTGTCAGATGATTACCACTTCTTCTTGAATGATCGTTCTAAGGTCTTAGCGTGTACTGGTGAGACCATGAAAACGGATCTGGATGCCGAGATCATGTCAAGGCGTGGTTGGATAGCCACGGTATCATCCAAGCTATCGATGCCTAGCCTTAGTAATGTACTCAAGGCTTGTTATAATGCGGCGTGTAGGGTGTTCACCCACTGCGCCGATACGGACATCGTATCGTCATACCCAGTTGGCGGCATTATGTCTAACAACTCTAAGGGTACTACCCTTTTTGAGATCTGCGCCATTGAGGGTATGCGTGAGGCGGATCTACGGAGGTGTTTGGTTAACCTCACCTCTGTTAAAGCGAATGCCCTAGCCCTTGGCAAAGATCTATACGGCTTACCGAGCATTGATACTATGTTAAGTAGGTATAAATTGTTTATCCAGCATAAATCGTAAGGAATGAGTATGAAAGGTAATAAAGGTAACTCGGGTTTCTCTAATAAGGCTCCAACACATGCGGCTGAACCGGTGCAAAAGGCTGATGTGTCTAACCCAGTGGTTAAGGATGTCCCAGATGTAAAGCAACCCCCACCCGTACAAGTGGCACCCGTTGCCGAGGCTGTTGCTGCTAAGCCTGCGGCAGTGTCAAGCCCTGTAGCGGGATTCAAGAAACTGGTCGATGCATACTGCGAAGATTGGGGTGATGGTAAGGCCATCGCGCATGGCTCTGATATGGTTGGTAAACCATTCGTAGCAGCATCTGCTAATCTGGCTAACAGCCTGGTCAGCCGCTTGGCATCAGCGGATATCGAAGAAGGCCGTGCATCATTCAATTACTTGATGGACAAAATGTCCGATAAGAAGAATGTTGCATTGAATGGTACCCACTTGTTCCGTGCGTACTCTGAAAATATTTGGAGCCGCCCTGGGCCACGCATCGAAGCGGAAACACTTTTGAACCTGGCCAGTGATTGTGCCAACCCTGATACCCGTGCACAGGTTATCCGGTTGCAAGATTGGGATGCTCTCCGCGAGCTTATGACCCCCACTGTTGCTGACTCTATCATCACCACGCTCGAAGCAACTTTCGGCATGGATTGATAGCAAAAAAATAATACCCCTAAAAGAAGCCTGGCATTTAGCCAGGCTTCTTTTTATATTCTTTCTAACTCCACCCCTGCTTCTTTCAACAAGTGTTGTACCCCGTGGGGGCCCATCAAGTGGCCGATGCCAACGGCCAAACACACCTTACGGCCTGGGTTGTCCTCTATCTCCCGAAGGAGACCCTCGACCATATCCCTGTTTCGCTGGATGTGGAGCGGCCCTAACTCGGGGGTGTTACATAACTCCACAGGCTCAAATTTGCGGAAGGCCCGCCAGGCCTCCCATACGAAATCTTGTGGTAGCTCCGCCATCTCGGCGAATACCCCCTTATAATCAGCTATGGCGCCCGTGGCAGGCTCAACACCGCCAGTGGCCGGGGATATGTCGCTCAGATGTAGTTCACATCCAGCACGCGTCGGGTTAAAACCTTCGGGGAATGTGGCACCATCCATGGCACCAACCTTGGCCAAGTAGGCCTTCGCCTCCTCGTTATACACTTCTTCGTAGGTACTCTTGCTCATCTCGATAAGGCGGACATCAGCCGCCTCCCATGCTGACATGTACCGCATGGGAGGTACCGTATCAAGATGTATAGTCCCCATTAGGGTGACCAGGCTGTTCGTGAAGATAGCACCGCTTGTGAAATCAGTCATGGTAAAGCTCCTGGCTGTTAAGCCATAGTGATATAAGTCAAAACGCCTATATCCATTTTAGTTATATGTCATTGAGATATGCTTGATTCCAAATAAAAAAAAAAGACTCCCGATTAAGGGGGTCTTTTTATGGTTAGTTACGCTGAATGTATCATGGCGCGATCCATGAACTCGTTAAAGTATATGGTTGTTTCCCCACACGACCATACTGCTGGGGTACCCACCTTGTGGATAGCAGATACCCCGTTGACCACCACAGCCGCTAACCCGAGGGGGGTTGGGACGGTTAAACGCAACACCATATACCCATCAGTGTACACAGCCTTGGACAGTGCATAGGAGTGCCCATCCCCGGCCAGTGCGTATCGTGCCAGGGATTCGATCTTACCATGGCATCCTAATAATTCACCGCCCCAACCATCGACGTGACCATTGTCTTTGTATACAGCTGGGCCGCCGTATAGCGTGGTCACACTCAACTGGATGTTCATGGCTTCAGCTTATCCCCAATTAGTAAGAACTCGGGGTCCTTTCTAGTGAATGGTGCCGTGCTGGCGTAATCTTCATCTGCAAGTCCGACGTACGCGTACGTCAGAGTTTGTCCAGATGGGGTGCTAACCACATCCAGTTTAGTACATATCACCCCGTCTTTAACGCAACGGCTATAATTCACCAGCGCATGCTGGCTAGCCGTCCCCAAATAGGTGCTGACCCCACTTACCACATCTATCCGACGCCCCCACCATCCGGACATCAGTAGAAGGAACTCCCGCAAAGGAGCTACCGGCTCTGTTATCATAACCTTGGCCCCATCACCGATGGTGTGGATACCTACACCAAAGACTGTTACCATACCTGGGGCCACTTCTACGATCATCTTGCCGAACACGGCTGTGGTTAACGACGTATCACAGACCACTGCTTCGATAGCAGGGCCGTTACCAGTGTTGGCGATCTGGAACTCCAAGGTGAATGCGACCTCACCATCCGCCCAGTACGTGCTAAGCTGCTCGCTGTTTCTGACCACTGTGCAAATCTTGCCGATGTATTTTTTAAGCATTGCTTGTACCCCTAGTTGGTGTTACTGTGGACTTGTTACCGACACTGGTAATGGATAGATCCTTACGCCCGATGTGTCCGTAGACGTAACTACCACGGCCATCCGGTAGTACAATGACTGGATCGCTGCCATTAAACCACATGATATCGAACATACAGGTGTCATTCGAATATCTATCCACGTGGGTTGGTTGCGGTAGAGGGCTGCCAGCGAATATATCCGCCGACATGAACCATGGTTCTTTCTTTACCACGAACTCACCACTTGGTAAGTCGATGGTTGGGGCGGTCCACGGTGTTGTTATTAGCCCATACCCTGGTTGGGTTACCGTTAATAGGTACTTCCCAAAAGCCACCCCTGTGCAGGGGGCCTCCCCAACCACGCATCCGCCCGGGTAACTATCGATGTGCCACGTACTATTATGGCTAACAGCCACCCGCACATGCATGGTGCTGATATTACTACCAGTCATGGCAACATAAGCTATTGATGGGAACGTCGGCGGATGGGTTTCCCCATACGCCATTGGTGAAAGGTGCCAGCGGGTTGTATTGTCACATAAGCCCGCTGGCACCGCATCCCCCCACTGGTCCCACAGGGCCGGTGGGATGTGCTTTTGTATATCATCGGTGGATGTCCCACGGATGCACAGTGCGGTGTTGCAAAACGTATCCATCGGATACGGATCGGCTGTGCCGGTGAATCTTATTTTGCGCATCTTTACTTTACTCATATCAACATCCTTCAACATAAGAGATCAACGTGTCTCTTCATAGTAGTTATATAGTTCTAAGAATGCAGGGAAACAAATAAAAAAGAAAGCCCCCGAAGGGGCTGACTTTATGAGAGGTGGTTAACCGCCGGCTGTGATCCGACACATGTTGTCTGGCAACATGGTTAACGTATACTCGTCGAACTCCATTTTATCACCCACGGTGGATATGACACAGTTGTAAAAATCCGACGCCCACCAATCGTCGGTTTTAACGGCGAAGCTGAGCCTCACCACCCCCGTGGTATCGCCGTGTGCGGTGCCCATGATGACGGGCGGGTTATCGGCCCCCATCTGTGTTAATACCCACCAACCAATAGCTGATCCGGCTGGTATGTAAGCTGCCAACACCTTAGGTTCGACATCCGTGCTGAGTAACTTTGTCATGCGCAAATCTCTGTTAACAAGTTGCGTGACGACGGCTTGAGGGGGATACACTGGTGCATATACATTTTCTTCGTTCATAACTAAACTCCAAGGTAAGAGATCAATGCGTCTCTTCATACAAGTTATATAGTTCTGACATATGGGCGAAACCAGTTATACCCTACTGTATAGACCACTCGGGTTGGTACTTCACGGTGGACATCTTTCTACCATGGAATAGTGCTAAGGATATACCCAGTAACTCACTGCCCACGGCGGATGCTTGCGGACCAAGCCCCACTTTGGATTCTGTCACCGCATCGCCCATGCATATGGGGCAGTAGTTACCGTGTTTAACCTTACAGGCGGGTGGTGCACGCAGGTACACATACTTGCCTAGGAGGGCCTTGGTATCGCCGATGGGCTTAGTTTTCCCCTTACTTACCACATACCGCCCTTTGAGTTTGACCAGGTTATACGGTGTCACATATGTTAACACCCCATATGTTGATTTACAGTCCTCTCCTTCCAACTTGGTATTCTGGTACAGTCTAGCTGCAAGTTTGGCTGCCTGACCACCGTTGGCAGTTTCTGTTCCACGCATGTAACTACCCATGCGCAAGCTGTTTATCATCATTGGTAGATCTTTGGCCTCGATGCCCTCTTCTAAAGATCTTGATGCTAGGTTATACTTAGTGGGGTCCATGATGTCGGGCTCACCACCGAACATGCCGTACATACGTTTCCTAGCAACGGCGTACTGCTTGTCAGTATAAAACCTATCAGACGGGTCACCCTTAAGATATTCTTTATCCTGGGCCACCATTGCCATTTCTATTTTGGCCATAGTGGCTGGGTCGGATAGCTTGTCTGCATTCTCTTTGAGTAACTTAGTCCGCAGTTTCTTTCTATCGGGGTGACCTGTTGCTGACTTGGGTGTGGCGGATGGTACGCATACGGCCAGCAGACAGGTCATCATACCCAGACCTTTTGTATGATCGCGGTATTCGGCTACAGTTATCTCTCCCGATTTAAGTGCACCCGCTATGTATGCATCGATGGTCTTGGGCTTGAATTGGGCATTGGTGTATGGGACCTTTTTACCGAATGCGTATTCCCATACTAAGAAGTTGGTTACCAGTGTGCTGTAGAAGGTATCCATATCCCGATCGACCACGGGGTAGTCACCTTTCTTTAGCTTTACGGCCTCTGTTGCGCTAAAGACCTCGCTGCCCTTTTTATGGTCTTCGATGGCCTCGAACTCGTATTCAGTATTTAGAACCACGCATTTACCATCGCTAAGAACCCTGATGTACCCAGGTCGGAACTGATCGAAGTTGAAAGCATAATACCCCACCTCTGAGTAAAATGGATCTGTTGTATCCAGCGCGAACACGTCGGGGTCAGCCAATCTGCGGGACTCGATATCCATGTTCTCGTAAGCGGTGTCATCTTCATTATCAGTAGGGTATGGGATAGAGAAAGCTCTCATTAACCACGATCTGGTGTATATAAGTCGGCTCTTGTGGGCTAGCCGCATGACCTCAAGTTTTTTCATTACCGTATCCTATCAGTGCATTGTCCACTTCACGCAACATGTTTAACATCAATGTGCCCTCGAAATTATCAGATACTCTAACGTAGTACTCTTGTTTAAGGTCTGCCGATGGTAACTCGCTGGCCAGTAGGATAGCAGCAACTTCTAGAGAAGCGGTTACAGGGGATGGGGTATCGGCTATTTTGCCTGCCAGCACATCCAAGGCATGTGTGGGCTGAATGGGGAATATACGATAGTCCTTGATGAACCCGCGTACTACCGGGTATTTACCACCGTTGCGGCTATCAAATTCTTTTAGTCTACTAACTATGTGTCTGGTGTCTGGGATGTCGTCGGGGTCGACTTCGTCTTCGCGCACATTGATGTCTAGTATGCGTTTAATCAGATTGCCGTCCACACCTGCTATCGACATGTGCCCGTCCAATCTGGTCATCTTGCCGACTTCGGCCAACAGGTATGCTAAGCTAGCCTCTGGGTCATTTTCGGGCATGTCCGGCGGGATCCCATTTAATAACTCATGTCCATCGGATAAGCTTATTAGGCCGCTGACCATTCTGTAAAGGTTGTGTATAGAGACATCGGGTAACACCTGTACCCCGTGACCGGCTAATACATCGACCAACGCATCGGTGTAGATGTTGGCCATCTCGTAGCTCATGGTGGCCCCATCTCCATCGAGGTCCATTAGCAGCTCTAGTGCCAGGTCATGCGAGCCATAATTAAGCTTATTAAAACACATCTCGCAACGCGTGTATAGCTTCACACGCTCATGTGACGTAAACCATACAGCCTTATAAAGAATTTCAGGTATGTCGTAAATCATCGGTATCGCCCTCATGCGGTTAGAGTTCATAGGATTGCCGACCCCGTCATTAAAAAATATGTATTTCTGTATATGTTGACTATCATACTCATTGGAGATTGCTGTGAAGAAGAATAAAAAGCCCAACAATAAGCGAAAGAAAACTATGCGTAAGTCCGAAAAAAGTGTTACCCACATGACTTGGAAAGAACTGCGTAACTACTGGCTCATGATGGACGGTATGATCACCCGAACCGCTACTGGACTTTCGGTGTTTAACCGCCAGGAATCGCTGAGCAGCATCATGACCGATGGACGGGTTGTCGCACTACACGCCGCCGTGGTTTCTCTAACAGAGCAATCTAAGCGCCTACGTGCTATCAAACTCGCCATTCCAAATTACACGGGCTGTGTAAAATCTGCACACATTTTCACATACCACGATCTCCATTCACAGATTACAGAAGTGTTTGATACCATTAATGCCAACGCCGTAGTGGTGCTGGGTGATTTAATGGCGGCTTTCCAAGATCTGGATAGTGCTGAAGAGACCGCTGTAGAACCCGTGGCAACCATCGCCCCCGCAGAGTAACCACGACGGGCCATTTGGCCCGTCTGTTATAACAACCTTATGGAAATTTTATGACTACTGAACAAGATAAGCCCCAAGGTAATAACGAACCAGAAGCCACCCCTGTGTCAGACGGGGTCTCCCAGACTGCCGTCGATGTATCCAGCACCAGATTCGATGACGTTGCCGATGCGGTAAAATCAGTCACTGAGGTGGACAATGCCAAGCTGCGGTACTACCCGCTAAACCTCCCTATGAGTGGTGTAGCGAAAGATGAATTGGATGCCCTCAATCTCAAGTATGCTGAAAGCGTCTGGGATGATACTGATAAAGTCGGTAGTTCATCCAAGATTAGGGCCCACGGTAGCGCACTCGGTGCGATGTATTACAACGCGTATAGTGCCGGTGAGTACGCGGAATTTTTTAACCGCCCTGAAGCAAAGTACTGTCAGAAAGTTACAGGCTCCAATGGCGTCGCGTACATCCGCAATGCTGGTGCCTCTAAGACTGATCAGACCATCGTGACCGGTAATACCGCTCTGGATAGCATTAGAAAGTCACTAGGCCTGGGTACAGCGAAAACCATACCTTTGGTGGCATCATGTTTTACTGTGCAGATTGGTGCGTTCAGCCAGAGCGACGTCATCTCGCTGGCAGTGCAGTTACAGGCCCGCCGCCTAGACACTGGTTACAATACCAATGGTTACCACATCAGTGGCTCAGATAGTGCTATTCAAAGCATCATCATCGGGTTTATTTTGAGCCATGTTGAGAAGACCAACATCAAGGGTTGGGTTAAGGGTGAGATCGACATCATGCTCAACCTACTCGACATCCGAGACCACGAAGCCCTTATGTCAGGCGCTCTCGAAGCCATATACCCATCAGGGTACCCCATTGCTCACCGATGCAAACATGAGGATACGGACGCATGCAGCTACGAGGTGCCCCTCAAGGTTGATTTAGCTGATCAAACCTTCCATTGGGATTCCCTGATCAACTTTGCTAAGACCCACGTATACGACGCATCCCGGATCCCATCCGAGGTATCCGACTTCATGGGCGCTGGCAGCGGCACGCATACCGTGGAAGAAATTGAAAAGATGCAGGCACTTATGGCCGATACCACCGAGGTCGTTGCTGAATTCGGTGAGTCTACTGTAACACTTGTTATTAAGACTCCTAAAACCAGCGAGTATATCAACGCAGGTTTAGAGTGGATCGCCCGTATCTCTGAAATGACTGACAAGGTCATGGCTATGGATGGGGATGGGGATGAAGATAGCCGTGTTAAGGCACGTGTTAGCTACATCCGTGAATTTGAATCCAGTACGGCCCTGCGTAAGAACTCATGCTGGGTAGATAAGATCAAGTACCACGATCCAACCGCCGATGATATTCGGGTGATTGAGGATAGCGATACTATCGCCCGTGTATTGTCCGACATGTCTGGCGACATGGATGCCCAAGATGTAATCGAAAAGGCAATCAACGAGTACAAAATGTCTTGTAAGATCTCCGCGTGTGGGGTATTCGATTATGCCTGCCCAAGCTGTGGTAAGCAGCAAGCTGAGGGTGCTGATGTGGCCACTGGTATGTTACCTATCAATGTGTTAGGTTATTTTTTCGGTACGACGGTATGGAGACGGGCACTTCGTACCACAAAGCGTCGACTGGCGACGAAATAGATGTACTCGTTGTCCCTGAGCTGACCGCTGGATGGGTCATAGAAGATGAGGTGCACGTCGCCATCATCGAGGATATGTTGAAGGCACCCCCATGCTACAATGGGGTCGCCAACAAGATTCTATCGATGGATAGGATAGACACACATCTCGGGTTACACGAAGGTCCGACACTGACTAACCCTGTGCCCACTATGACACATAATCGCGTATCGCAAATGGCTAAACACAGCCCTGCTGTAAATGTGCTACAGAAAATGGTGGAAGCTAAAATGCCAGATAAATGTGGCATGTCCATCCTGGAGTTGATGTCTTTGACCCCATATGCTTTCAAAGAGTTGCACCGCATATGTACTATGTCCGCTGCTAATGAAAGTGCTGAGGTTGATAATGTATTAACTGATCTTGAAAAGGCGGCCGCTAAGGCTAAAAAAAACATATAAACAGATCCCCGGCTAAAAACCGGGGATCTGTTTATGCTTTAAATGTATCCGTCCGCCAAGCCCATGCCAACTAACTCCTTCGGTTTAACATGCATGGTTTCTTTATGAATGTCGTGGATAATATTTGGTGGGAGATTGACCGCGTCCTTCCACGCGCGGGTCCATTGCTGGCTACCTAATAACACATCGGACATACCGTTCACCGATACACCCAGACCCTCTGCACTATACGCATCCAGTGTGACTACGGCGTTACTGGCAACGTTGCGGTCCGTATAGTTACCAGCGCAGAATACCAATGCACCGCCAGTTCTAGCCCCCCCGACACAGATGGTGCTAAATCGTGATGGCTCGTTCTTCATACAGGTGGCTAGCGTAACACCTGCAACGTGATCATCCATAGCCGTTGTGCTGACCCAGATGATGACCTCCCGACGTGGTGCGCGTGATTCCCCGAGGTCGTGTAACATGTCTAGGAGTGCCACGGTGTCGGCTGTTCTAACGCGGTCTGTTATCACATAGTTGATCACATTACTACGGTTACCATACATGGTAATATCCCCAAACCGCTCCCCATAAACGCGGTCGATGTGTGCATTACGGCGCATCTTGGCATACAGGGGTCCGGTGTACAGTGTGTTGGTGATGTTGCCGGCCGCGATGAGGTCATCCGATGACATCCGTTTGTTGGCCCCTATGTCCATCGTAAGGACGTTTGGCTTAATATCATACCCTAGGCATACCAACTGGATAAGTCTCTCCACACGGCTCTCATGGTGGGCTAGAATCGTCGCTGCCGCTCTACCATTGACGATGCCGTACACGGGTGTATCCACAGACATTGTTACAGAGATGCCTGGGGAGATGCATCTGTTGTCTTTATCCACGAAGGTGTATGCCAGTAGATCCAGCACTGTGATAGCGGACCGCATGGTTACGGTGAAGTGGAAGTCGGCCTTATGCAGTCGGATTATATCCGCCACCGCCATGGCCTCATCCAACGTTTCAATGTTGGTGGTATGTTCAATAGCGATTGGCTGTTTATACATCGCCCCTTCTTCGGGTACAGCGTTTACGATGTCTTGGATGAATGTCTGTAAATCCCAGTACTCGATTCTCATATGTTTTCCTATACATGTATGTTCGTTCGGATGACGTGCTGCTCTGCGCATTCGCCTATGAATAGTGTTCGTTTCTCTCTAGCGTACTTCATGTGTTCGGGTATTGCCAAACAATTAAAGTAGTAGTACTTGGGTAACAACCCCGGGTAGTTAGCTGGTTTCCTAAGCCTGCCTAACATCTGTAGATTCTTCTTGGACGACTTGATAGCGATGCCTGCGAAGGCTGCTACTAGATTGGGTATATCCTTGCCGGTGCCACATGATCCCACTGTGGTGAGTATGATATCGGTTGAATACAATACACTCTCATCCGTTACACCAGTGTAGGCGTTTATGCGCAAGACGTGACCATGCTCTTCCAGCAGTCTTTCTGTTATAAGGCCGCGCATCATATCACACACAATATCACACATGGCGACCCTAGCAAAGTAGAAGAGTGCGACCTGATTTTCTTGGTAGTCTTTGAGATAACCGTCCTCAAGAAATACCAATAGCATCTTCACATAGTTACGCAACCGTGTGGGATCTTCCATCAACCAGTCTTCATAAAGGATGTGGCTATACCCACGGGTCCCCTTATACTTCATACCAGTTGTCAACGCATGGGAGTAGAACACCGAGTTAACGATGGCGTGATCGTTGTGTCCGCCCCCCGCGTACCGCTCCGACATGGGGAACAGCTTTCTATACTGTTCCATCACATGTGGGGCATCATCGATCAAAGTCGCGGATAGGTAGATACACCTTGGCACATGCATCGTTATAGCCTGAACCGTAACCGCGTGACAGTTCTCATGTGATTCATCGGTAACCACGCACCCGATCCCCAGAATACCATACAGCTCACGTGGAGACACGCCGTCTAGAGTCTTGCCTTCCGCATAATAAGCCGTTATATAGTTGCGCAGGATCGAGATGCTTATGGTCACTATGTCGTATTCCATCTCGCCATCTTTTGCTAGCACTACCAGCTTCTCAAGTGCAACCATGCTATTAGCCATGTATATCCGGGATGTGTCGATATCTGTGAACTTATCGAACTCCCGAAGCCATGTCACGATATGCTGGTTGCTCATGGTTAGCACGGTGCGCACTGACAGCTTACCGATGGCAAAGATGGATGATGCCGTTTTACCACCGCCAGTTTTCAAAGGCAGTACCCTAATAGTTTTATCGGGTACTGCTAAGAAATCAACGATCTCTATCTGCTCGGCTTTCGGGGCCATGCCGTCCTTTATCGGCAGTTGGATTGGTGCACCCAGGGTCGGGGTGTGGATGATGGGTTGCTCGACCGTCTGCCCATTTGCCCGTAGGTAGTTGGTGACCGTTGGTAGTTCAGCTATGGGGAATCCAAAAGTTGTACGCGCTTTGTTTGCTGTCGAGTACACCTCTTTGACCTTCCGGACCTTTCTCCGAAGTGCGGGGTCCCACACGTCATCAAATACCGCGAGTCTCGCAGCATACCCCAGTAAACAAGCCCTCTCTTCGGCACTTTGTAGCGTAACATCAAAGCCGTGGCTATATACGTCGATACGTATAGTCATTTATTACCCTCCTCAAGTATACTAGATTAGGGATTGCATATAAAAAAACCACCCCACTTCGGGGTGGTTCTTACTAGCCTATAACGTAATCCATCTCGTGTGTGTTTACCCGATCCTGTAGATAGGTGATCGGGTTCATTAGAGTCTTGCGTTGCCCTTGGTAAATCAACCCCGTTGATACACATCGGTTGGTCATCGCTGATCCAATGGTGATGAATCTAAAGTCATCACCACCTCTAGGCAGCGAGAAATCATCCACCCCATTGACTGCCATACATGCCCTAACCAACACCTCAATGTTAAGTAGGTTGAAGTCATCATTGATGGGTGTGATCATTTCGATAAGTGCGGCCATTGCCTCCTCCACGGTCCGCATACCGGTTATACAACTGTTGGATTTGAGAGATCGTTTCTTATCATCCTTGGAGAATAAGAAGGTAGACATCTCATTGGCCCTGTCGGTGTGCGACTCATATCGGCGAGCCGTTACCAGTAACGCCATGTCTTTACAATCCCCGAGTTGTACAACAATATGGGCACCGTCGTCAGCATAACCATTCGCATTAACCGCCCGTAATACATCCCGGGAGAGAATCGCGGGTTTCCCACCAACAACACAGTTCTTGCTATACCACGCCCCAATCTGCTTACCATCTTTATCAGCCTGGGATATCTGGATTGTTTGTATGGCACTGAACTTGCTAAGCAGTACGCTATTCACGTCCATACCGGCGCTGGCTATTGTATTACGCCCTTTGAACTCGGCCTTGCTGATGCGAATCATGCGGCGCTGGATTTTGCTGCCATGTCTAGATACGATGGTGGATTTATCACCGTTGCCGTACTTAAACCACTGGGTATCATGGTCAGTTATATCCATCACGGCCGACTCTTTGGATTGGAGTACATGCTTTACCCCCATCATGAGTTGGGATACAACCCCCTGGATATAGGAGCTTGCGTTTAAGCCGAGGTTGGACCTCTTTGGCAACACCCTATGTATTGTCCCAGCACAGGCTTTACACGCGGTACCGGTATCCACATTTTGGCACTTGGTTATGGACTTGAGGTGTACCACCCGATGCTTTATATCCTGGGAACCATCAAAGGTCTGCCACTCACCATCCGGCATTCTAAATGTTTTTCCCATCATGCTATTCACATGGCCGACGTACCAGGTTAGGTAATGCGGTGTACCACAATCTTCGCCGGTGATCTTTTTGATTACCGCGCAGGTTTGCTGTACCCTACGGTTCCCGTACTCTGAGTCCTTTAACGGGCCATCGGTGCTGTACTCAGCAAGTGAGGCACCTCTGGACTCTGTGGCATGGTCGTAAACAGACCTGAGGCCCGACATGTACGACTCGGTAATAGGCTGGCCGTAAACCCGACCATCTGCCGATATAACCCGCCCACGCAGCCCCACCAGCTGGGCGATCTGTTTGTTGTTCAGCATATTGGTTCTGGCCAATAATCCGATGCCGTTACTGCGGTACCCCTTACCTAGATCGCTTAGGGTATCAAGAACCAAGGCGTAAACATCTGGCAGTGACATGGTGCCATCTTTAGCACCAGCCACGGCCCTAACGATGGTTGGGTGTTCAGTCACCTGAATGAAGTCTTCCAGGTCTGCGCCTGACATGTACGCCCCTAAATCCCTGGCGTACATGTTGTAAATGTGGTTCTGGGCGTAGTATACTGAGTGCACAACGTCATAGAAAATCTCATTATCTGGATCTTCCAGATCATTAGCCGCGATATAGCCATTGTAAATATCCCACAAGACTCTCGTGGCCATCGTTATATCATGCCCCATCTTCACCTGACCACCGGCCGGACGATCCGAATATCCGGTTGCATCGTTTGCCCCCATGTGGTATCCAATGTAGGCCAGTGGCGTCAGTTTACCGCCCGGGAACTTGTTCATTACCCGCCAATGGTGGTGGGAGTATATAAACCTACGCTTGGTTCCGTTAACCACTTGCCCATCTTGCATTGTTACATCCCAGTAGCCGTCGGGTAGTAGTAGCAACTCCTTATACGAGCGGGTTAGTAATTCATCACATGTTACTTTATACATCATTAATCCTCTGTGTTTACAATGCTTATACCTGTCCAGTTAAACATGCTGTGTATAAACTGGATTGCTCTCCCTCGCACTGGTTTGTCCCTGTGCGGGGGGGTGTGTGGCAGCGATGGGTTGTCAGCCCGCATGATGCCTAGCACCTCATCCCGATGCACAACCGGGTCGTGCCCGCTTGTCAGTATGCGTGATACCGCTTTACCGCCAATAGCCCCTGACAGGGTTCTTGATTCTGACTCACCTATTACCCGGGCGGCCTGCTGTTTGCCAGGTGTCCGGTGCTTTGTGCTGGCGTTCTGGGGTGATACCAACCCATGGTGGTTTCTCAAAACACCACTTACAGCCATAGGCATGTGCTTAATTTTATCCAGCACCACCATCTGGATCTCGCCGATTAGGACAGGGCGCCTTGTTACCACGGTTTTACCCTGCTGGTCGACATAAGTAAGTCTAGACTTGTTAGGCCGTCTAACCTTATTAAGTCGGGCCACGATCCCCATATTGATATCGGGGTCCCCCACGGTTAACACGTCGTATATACCGTCCTGCACAATGGCGTATATGACGTCATCTTTATCATCCTGGGACATACCCTCTAGGTAGCTGTGGGATGTACGACTTAGTGCGTAGGTGTACCTATCGAACAGATCCCAAGCCGCATCCATTTCCCCGCGTTTCACCAAAGCTCTGATGTCTATGGATACATCGCGTTTAACAGCATTGATGTAATGCTCGTAGTACTGCCCCGGGTTAAGTCTGGCCACAGAGCCTTGGTGAAAATATACCACATCACACACATTGCCGAACTCGTCCCGAGGCATGTGCTCACGAGGGCTTACCCGACAACCCACGCCCTTATGCCCCATCCTGTTGGATAGCTTAGCCCCATTCCCAGTGGGGTAGTAAAAAGTGATGGTGATCGATACCCGCCACTCGTCTACCGGCTTCGTATTACATGTGAGCTTGATCACATTCTTCCGGTTACGTACCACCCGTTGACCTTTCATGGCGGAATTTGGACGGTGCCCCAATGCCCTGGTGATGAGCGTCTGCAAACCAGGTGTTAACCGCATGGCGTCGTGGCTAGACCTATGTGCAGATTTACCATGCTGGTAAAAGTCCAGGATGGTGTCCCAGTAGCGTGTGTATGCATCGGCGTAAACTTCTGCCGCAGTTTCCATACCACTGGGTGTTTCAGGAACTTTATTACCCTCTGCTAACGGCGAAATTATGGTGATGTCGGTCACAACCCCACCCACTGCACCCTTCTCTACATACACAAGATCATCATGTATGCGATCGGGCCGTAGCAGTTCCTTGGCCGTCATGTCGATGCCATTGAATACCTTATCGGTCTCCCTGAACCCAAACAGCAGTCCATCGTCACGCACATGTGCACCGAGTGCTGGAAACGGCATCATTCGATCCACGGTCCCATATGTGTTTACCGGCACCTTCTTTCTACCCCACTCCCCTGTATAGGTAACTGTCGCCGACGGTTGGGTTTTGTGCAGGTACTCATCCATCACCCAGAAACCATCCTCGATACCCGGTGGTGCGGACATCGTGGCCACATTAGCATTGACGCCGGACCTGTACAGCCCTGCGTCATCCACCGATGGGGACGTGGCGATCACCGTGCCCATTGGTATACACTGGCCCTTATACAGAGCCTTACCCACGCTGGTTAATATATATGGGAAGCTGAAAGTTTCGTGCACACGATTGATCTGGTTGGAGTGCATCGGTATGTCGAAGTAGCCATACTCACCGGTATCCTCATCTTGGTAGAGTATAGTACTCAGTGGATTGAATGGGAATTTATCCGACCCCACCACGTTGGGATATTTCTGGACTATCTTCTTTACAACCAAATTGCATGGTGTGCGGATGTCATTGATGTACTCCGACATCTGGTCCTCAAAACCCGTCATAGTCCTAGCTAACTCTGGACTGCGCATAACGGGGACTTGTGTAGCCTGCGTGGCCGCCATCTGTGCCCGCCCTGCTGATATAAACGCCATGAATGGTGTCCTGGCCGCGCTAATGCCAGCGTATTCAGGTATTAGCGGGGCGTCAGTTATAGCGTACTTGTAATCATTCTCGTACATAAAGTCCTCTTACTTAGGTAGACAATGTGCTACCGCTCTAGTTATATAGTTCTAAGAAAGGAATAAAACCATGTTTATCCGTAATTTCATACCACCGATTGGTGACCAGGGTTATTACACCGCTGGGTACAGGCAGATCGTAGAAGACAACATGGCTGGGTTAAGGGCTGGGTCACTCAGTAACTTAACGCATCCAAATGGGTTAGAATCTACCAGGCATCGTGGCGACCTGTACGGGTACCTGGCAACTGTTGGTGTACCGCCGGAGCACATGTGGGCAACCATGCGTGTGAATAATTTACAGCAGTCATCGGACTGGGTGTACGAGGGCGTTGGTATCATGCTTATAGATCCCAGCGTATTGCGTAAGTTGTTGGACACTTACCTATCGAGAAAATTAGTATTCTGACAAAAATAAAACCCCGTAGTTACCCGGGGTTTTATTATGTTTAGATCCTAGCTTTTCTTTCGCCGCCGTGTCGCGGTCGTAATGGTTGTGGGCGCCTGGAAGGCTGGCCCATAGTGTTACCTATGGGGGTCGGCCCCCGATGCCGTCTAGGTGCGTGCGCCTCACTGTATGTGGGCGTCTCTTCCCTAAGATATGCGCGCCGCTGTGGCTGTACATGCCTGTGATGGTTTGCCACCTGTCTAGGCGCGTTAGCGCCAGTGGGTGGCCTAAAGGTGGGTCCCTTTTTATCGACCCGTCGTTCACTAGGTTTAACCCTGGCCGGCGCAGACTCGGCTGCCACCTCCTCATCGGTAACCTCGCCGCCCCCAACCCCGCGATTGCCTAGCAAAGCTACGGGCATATCCTCTTTATACCACTTGCGTAGTTTCGGATAATCCCCTAACCATTCACCATCGAAGGCTTTATACCGTGGGATGTACTTGCGTAGAATGTGCAAGCTTCTATCCATTTCAGATGAGACTTCATGGAAGCACTCCATCAGCGCCTGGTAGTATGGGGCCACAGATGCGGATGAACCGCATGCGTAGGTACCGTCGGATACAAGGATCGTGTTAGCATCCTCGATTGCTTTTTCTGCCACCTTGGTTAGCTTGACTCCAAAGAAGTCTTTGTCAAGCAGTTGGAATGAGATGGTTGTAACGCGTGAGTGCTTCTTACCATCCACTTTGCGGTTACGTCTGTGGAAAATCTTTACAACATGTCGGGCCTTCGCCTTTGCCATCAGTTTGTGGAGAACCCCCTTGAGCCAGCCCGTCTCATAAGTTGCTTTAGACACATCGCCGCTGAAGCCTTTGTTTATCAGCTTGCTAAGTTTATTTGTCAGCTTAGCATGCCCCTCTTCGTCAGAGGCTACAGATAGTAGCGCCGTGATACCCTTGATGTATCGGGATCCCAACTGGATACTCACCATCTCTGTAAGCATAGTCAGTACCTCACTTTGTCCAAGTGCGATGTTCTCAGACAGGGGGTGGAAATATACCCGATCACATGAGTCCTCCGCATCAAGTAACTCTTGCATGGGCATGTGCACCATACGGGGCTCTTTAGTACCATCCAGCACGACCTTAATCGGCTTGAAGGTCGAGTCCCCGTCTTTGTCAACGATGTCTCTACCCAGACACCCCTCGTCATTCACCACAATGCCCACATCTTCCAATACGGCCAGGTAGTGGTTTATCAACTTCTTTTTGCTCATACAGTCTGCTCCTACAGAAATAGATTATCATCAGGATCGTTGTCGAAATACGCGGGCGTGTCCATATCGGACGGCTTAATCACATCACCGAGAATATCCCGGCATTTAACAGCCATGGTGGCCAACTCATGCGCGCTAGCAGCCAGCGTTGGGGTGGTCAACGCATCGGTGTAGTTTGCCACACTCAATGTGTATGGTTCACCACCGTTTAGTGACACGGTCACGATGCTAGAGCCCATGGCATTAGCTTTTATCGTCACCTCGAAATCATCCACACCGTATGATAGGATCTGGGCTGGTAAGGTGCCCATCAAGTTGTCCTGGATATAGGACATCTTTGAATTCGGGTTGACTGTTTGGTAAGTCTCCTGACCGCCCATAAACCCGAACTCCACTGTGCCATCATGGGTGTAATTGTGCATAGAGAAGCTATACGTACCCACAGCCATCAGCCCCATCACACTGAGTAATGCGTTGTTGGCCAGATGCACCACACTTGTTTCCAGGTTCACCCCACCTAAGTGGTCATACTCGTCACGGACAGACGACGGCAGTTTGTCTGGAAGTGTGAAGATGTTAAAGTCTCTACTTTCAGCCATCTCTGGGAAAGCCTTTAACATGTCCCCCAAGTTTAGAACACCAGTTCTTCCAAACTCGGTGGTGTCCATGAGGTGGCGTATCAGCCGACTATCTGACGATGTTTCTTCCTGGATACGGCTACTGTGGCTGGCGGCGGCGATGCTATCAATCGGGTCCAGGCCGTGGCTATTAGCAGCCGAAGCTTCTTTGTAAGCCCCGAATAACCTGGTGACGTACGATGCCGAGCTGTTATTCTCCTGCCGAGATGCTGTGTAAGGGCCGTGAATGCCCACACGATAATCCCGGGTGGTATCGCTGATATACTCCTGGATGGTATCAGCTTTGGTCAGCGCATCCACTGGCCGCAACGTTGTTACAGCACTGTGGGTTTCACCTGCGGATTCGATATCTACAGGTTGTAGCACAACGGTTTTTCTCGATTGCCCGTATCGCACAGGTGCGTTGGGGTGTGTTGATGAGCGCGGCTCCATCACAGTGCTATGGGAGTTTATCCGCAACATCGTGTTGGGGTCGATCTTGCCCGTCCTCCTTGAGTATTCGGCATAATCAGTAAACCCCTGCATGGTTTCCCGTTTAGTGATCATACCTGTTGTCGTGCGCACCTCGATCACATAAGAGAACCGTTTGGTATCCCAGCCATTGGGGATCTTAACCACCCCGTGCGATTGTTCCGACATGCCCAGCATCTGTGCTGCCACAGGGGCAACCGTGGACTGGGTGATAGTACTACCATCGCCGGTGGCTCTGGCGAAACTCTCCCTGAGGTCCTCGCTATTCTTTAACTGGAACGGACGGTGGTGCTGGTTATGTTCCCCTTGCACCTCTGTGAATACAGCTCTGATGAACTCCAAACCCTGGCGTCCATCCGGACGGCCCCCGATTGATTTAGGGCGCCGTAGTTTACCTAAGGCAGCATGCCCCAGTTTAATCGCTTCTGACATATTCTTCACCTTGTGTTAGAATGTCTGTGATGATGTTACGTAGATCCAGTGGTACCATGGTATCACCGTGTGGGTAACCGTAGGTATTTATCTCTCGGATAATACCTTCTATCATTTCCTCTCCAGGGTTAGCTAAAACCCTGCCTTTATTGTCCCTCCTTTTATATGGGTACAGTTTATCCAAGACCTCTTCATTTTCTTCCGTTAACGCTTTGAATGGGTAACACCTACCCAATGGGCCGCCACCCGTTTCAACCAACTCCCATGGGGACATTAGTAATCTGGCCAGTTCTATGTTTCCACGCTCGTGGTAGTATGCCGCGCTAACGGCGATGACCTTCATGAATGTGTCCCTTGATATGAGTGTCAGGGTCCTAGGGTGTACAACTTGTTTTACAACTATGGCGCACAAAGGTGTGTGATACCCAGCTATAGAGAACACCGTATTACCGGAACTGTTCAGCATTTCAAGATAACTGTTACACCTGCCGACGTCTACGGGGGGGACCAGTGTGTTGGCGACCATGGTCATATCGTCCATGAACACCGACGCGGTAACAACGGCGTAATCGGCCACCACCTGACTGCGGCGATACTGCTCGGTTACACTTTCCTCACCATCATCGGCTCTGAACTTATTAGACCGTTTATCCTTAACACCCGTAGAGAAGGTTGTCATCAACCCGGTGAGTGTGGAATAGATCAGTGCTATCAAGTTCTTCTTATTCTCGCCACCATCTGCGGGGGGATGTATCCTGACCACCGTGGCACACCTGACGAGGGCGCTAGCTATGAAATAGCCGGGCATTTCACTCGTACCCATGTGTTTGAGTATGCCCGCCGATACGTCGTCCCCGATCATCTCCACTGACGCATCACAATAGCTTTGCAATCTAGCCATTGCGGGTAGGTCCTGGATGGGAGTACCCTGCAATAATGCGATTGCGCTCGTCTCCTTGTAATACGCATCCTTAACCCGCTGTAGCCTGGCATACCCACCCCATACGGGTAACGCGATTCTACACATGAACGCCAGCACTACTAGATCATCGTACTCCGATAGGATGTAGGTCTTCTCACGGATATTTGACCCATCGTATTCCACCATCGTCTCCGGCGAGTAGTAAATGAGCTTGCGGCCGATTAACCACTTCTTAACATCGGCTGGCTTTATGATGTCGCATAAAGCGATAAAGAACTCAGTGAAGGTGCTGTTATCGGTGGGCACCTCAGTGATGTTGTCCATGTAGATGTAAATATCCACGTATAGCTTATACAGCTTGTTAACAGCCGTGGACGACATACCTGAAATGTATGTGTTCACCAAACCATAGACGTCCTCCGTGGATTTCTTGCCCAGCGTGGACAACAAATCGGTGGTGTACCAATGTAGCTCTAAGCCGTTATGCTCGGTATACAACCTCTTACCCTGAACACCATCGGGGTTTATGAAAAATTTCATGCATACTCCTTATTGCTTTCATTAGTATTATATAGACTTATTAATATACCAGGTCCAGATAATCATGGTTACGGTATAAAAAAAGGCACCACCCGATCCATTGCGGACCGGGTGGGTGCTTATGCTGCTATATGTTAGCCGTAGACGTCTCCGCCACCGGCTTCCCATGCTTTACCGCCGTTGTTACCACCACCATTGCTACCACCACTCTTTGCAGCGGGGTCAGGTCGGTAGTGCTTGTACCGATCATTGAACAAGCGTTCGATAATCGGATACAGCGCCTTTGTCCACGAGCGGGCTTCTCTCCGTGATACTGCCGCTGCCGGTGCGGCTGCACCGGTGGCGTCATTGATAACGATTGTGCGATCAGTATTGAAGTCGAACATACATGTCTTACGACCGGGGATGGCCACCGACAGCAATACACGACCCACACCATCGCGGCCAACTGTAAACTCACCTAACACTTCAGGCTGCTGGCTACGCACTCTGTTAACAAAGGTGTGGTCCTTTGAAACAATGGTAATGCGTTCGAAGTCATCTTCGCGTGCACAATCTTCGATAGCGGTTAGCAGAGTGTGCAGGCCACGGTATGATAGTGGGATGTTGACGGGCTTCTGACTGCCGTCGGCGGGGTTGTTTGTATAGATCCCAATGACGCCACCTGATTTGTTGATCTTTACCTGCAAGCACGGCGACTTACGTAGATCGTTCGCGTCCCAGGCAATCCCGTACAGTTTAAGGGATGGGTGGTCCAGATGTGTGTCTGGGTATGTTGGTTTAAACTCGGCCATGGTTGTTACCTTATGGTTGATCTCAATAGTGTTCGGAACAGATTCACCTGTTCCTTATCATCGAGGTGTTTTAAGTTGGCTAATATCTTAGCCTCGGATGTCATCGGTGTCCATTTATTGGACGTTGCCAAATCTAGTAGCGCTCGTTTAACGGATTGCTTCATAGAGAAGAACTGGCTATCATCCCCCATCACTTGCAGGGTTAACGTGTTAAAGGGTATGCGTGGGGCGTCTCCTGGTAGAACTAGCTTACTATTCCAAGCCAGCCTCCGCTTAACGTTACCCGTGTGACTCTCTAACAGTACAAGTTCCTTAAAGGTGTACTGGGACAATAGATTGGCAGGGTGGTGCGTAATAATGCATGCGGCTTTACCCCCACCGATAAGCTTCTGCTTATAGGGGCGGACAGGGTATGACGCTAACACACCATTGACTAAGGCGTTCTCGTACTTAGCGTATTCCAACTGCTTCGGTGTGCGCGGTGACTTAAGCCTGGCATGTTGGAAGACCTTGCACAGACTGTTGTGATCGGTGTTATACACAACGAGTGGCATGCTATCAGCTAACAGGCCCTCTATAACTTCGATCTCTTCAACGCAGCCGGCTACAAGTGTGCTAGGCTTTTTAGGCACCTTGTCTCCGTAAGCGCCCAAGTAGTTACGCACGTGAGTTTTAAGGTTGAACCAAGTCTCATCCAACCCCTTTAGGTCATCATCACCGTTAATCACCTTCAGAAAAGGTTCTGCTGATGCAACCGATATAGCCAGGTCTTCACCTAATACTCGTTCATCTGTCACAGTACCTCCTTAAGTAGTTTTAAGTGTTCTTGCACATCCGCCTCATCGTGATCCTTGTGGGACAATCTAGTCCCCACCAGGGTCTCTATAGATGTTGGCGATATAACCACTGTTGACACTTTCGGTCTTTTTATAACCGCCTGGTCTTTTTTAGTGGTGTCCTTTACCTTGGGCTGCTTGACATCCCAGTGTATATTGGTGGTGGACTTTGCCTTAAACTGCACCTTGGCGTAGTTCTCATCGGTTCTCCCAATATAGACCCGCACGTGTGAACCCGCCGGCAGGCAATTTATAGCATCCAGCGTGGTGTCCACATCGGCCTCAGCCAACCCATGTAAGTGGTATGTATTGAAGATTGTGGCCCCCATGTTTTCAACAAATCTGATGGTGTCATCTTTATCATCATCTCTATCAAAACACTCAATCCGGTAGTGCCCCTTCGGACCCTCCTCACCATACCCCAATCGTCCAAAGGAGCCCTGCACGATAATCCTACCAAAAACCTGACTATCGTGGTCGTGGCCGTTACAAATGTACTTTCTAACGATCGACTCGTATCTGGCATTCACATGCTTGGGAACCCACGGGAAATTTGGAGCCTGGTGATCGAAGAACCCGTGCGTCAGCGCTATATCAACCTTAGTCAACCCTTTGGATGCTAACAGCATCTGCACATCTCGCCAGGTCTCATCGGTATCATGTCGCCACTCATCGGGTATGTAGAGGATGTCTATATCGAGTTTATCGATGTGCTCTATATACAGGGTGTCAATGTATCTAAAATCACATCCCGATTCGGTGAGCATGTGCACCGTGTTCAAGGACATACCTTGGTCCCGATCATGGGATATGGTGCCCCGACTTACACGGATAATGATGTCATACTCTTCGCACATTCGGAAGAAGCGGCCAGCCCACAACATGAACATCTGGGTGTCCACGTTGTTAAAGTACACCAACCTATCAAACAGGTCACCGGGTAGTAGGATTAGATCTAAAGCCTTTGTTTCTTCGCCTCTGGGGAATGCCGCATCGAGATCTCTTAACAGCCCCTGCGTAGACACACGCCTGTTAAACAGGTGTATGTCAGATACAGAGGCCATGCGCAACGTATCGCGGTACCCATACCTCACCAGCCGTCATCCTCATCCGGCTCATCGAGCCCATCCGCATCCACCGATGTCGCAGTGGGGCCACTATCATTGGCAGGTGTTATCCCGTAGTAAGCGGCGATTGTGCGCCACCCTTGCATATCCTCCTGCGTGACCTTCATGCGATGTAAGTCGCTCGTTAGGAAATCCGCCTCCATAGCCTTGCCCATAAATGGGTTTATCTCAGACGCTGCACTAATCTGGGTCATCTGGTCAGAGATGCCCTTATCCAACAAGGTTGCCAGTGGCGGAGCCATGGGGGGGACTCGGAACAGTTTTTTACCCTCTTTATCCACAACATCACATGGTAGCCTGGGATCTATGCACACTTGTATCATCCACTCTGTCCGTAGCTTCTCTGACTCTTCGTTGTCTGTAAAGTCAAACAGCGCGGCTACATATTTACGGAAGTGTGCCTCCGCAATGGTGGGGGTGTCGGCTAATACCATCGCCGCATGTTCGGCAAACTCGGTAACACCCATAATGCCTGGGTCTCTCATACACCTAGCTCCTTATGTAACAAATCTCTTCTTTACGGTTAGGGGTGCATTGGATATGCTATCCCGCAGTGTGTGTCTTTTGCCGCTTAGCCAGCCGATAATCTCCAGGTCGTACCCGGTTGGACCACCTGCTGATTGGTCGTTAGCCTCTGTGAATGATACACTGACGTTGTCAAAATATCTGCCGAACATGCCTTTAAGGGCTGTGGTCACATTTGACTGGAATGCGGAGGAGTCGGACCCATACATCTGTATAAGGTACCCCATCGATGTCACCGCGTCTTTGTAAATCGGATCCTGGGCTTGGTCCGCTGAAAAAATAAGAGCGTACAGTTGGCGCATCATGCGATCGCCATCTGTAACCCATCCTTCCGACCCCAATACTGGTACTGCTGGTATCATGTTGTACCCCTGTTATCCCCACAGAATATGCGGGGATTCCTAGTTATTAACCCATGAATTCGTTCCACTCAGATGTTGGATCTACCCCGCCATCTTCGAGAATATCCTCTAGGGCATCAATGGATGCAACCGCCATAGCCTGCTCGTACATACTCATTGCCACTTCGCCAGAAGATAGTCGTTCGTAGTAGTGCTCATGCTTAACGGTCTCTTCGGTCCTTCTAAACACCCCACAATACACCCGTCGGTAGTCAGGCCTTAGCGAACCCTCCAGGTGTGGCGTAGTGTCCTCATAATCGTCACCATACCCGCTGATGGTTCCAGCCTTCTTTAACCGTCTGGCAGTCGGGCTGACCATCAGCACATTACGCATGGCTAAGTTAGCTGTTTGCATGTCTCGGGGGGTTTGTGTTAGCTGTATGGCGTCAGCGGAGAAGTAGCTTTCCACCTTATTACGGATGGCCGATGCCACTGCTGAGACACTGGTGTTAACAAACCTATCGTGATACTCCCTAATCATGGGGGTTACCCTGGAGGCTAGCCTAGTTGGCAATGTTCGCACATACTCGGCGGTGGATCTAGCGGCTAAATCCATCACCCCAACCGTGGGCTTTGCGTATACCGCACCAGCCGCATCATCGACTGTCCCTGTTATCATCATACCTCTACTCCTTCTAACTCGTCGGTTTCCTCATCAAACCAATCCGCGACTGCCAGCATGGCAGCATTAGGTAACCGCATATTGTTATTGAGACGTGTTGGGTGGTTATACGAAAATACCGCATAGTGCGGGCGTAACATCTTGAAGTCTTCGACTTCCTCGGCTGTTATGGCCACCTTGATAGTGAATTGGTCGCCATCAAAATCCGCGTTAGCCCCTAGTAGGACCAGCGTTGACAACTCGGTGGTTAGATCCGTGGTACCGATGATACGTAAACCCTGGGCGGATGCCCTGTACAAGGATGGGTAACGTATCGGCAATGCCCAGAAGCCTTCGCCCCCGGGTGTGTCCGCAACCAGCTTATTAAACACGTTGGCTAAATAGTCATCGCGCTTTAACGTATGTGCATCGATATAATCCCATGCAGACCTATGGGACCAACCCTCCCGCAACATATGGTTAAGTATATGCACCTTGAAGGTTATGATCGCCTCGGTGTACGGTATCCGGATACACTCGTAATCATGGACGCCAGACTCCGATGAGATCACCGTCCTTAGTGAGAATGGTAGCCGGGATCCTAATGCGACGTGTCTTAACCATCCGGCCTTTTTACCGAAAGGTTTTCCGTAGATCCCGTAGTAGTACTTGGCAAGGTTGTCAATGACCGCTGTGAACCTTGTCTCTGTCCTACTAACATCCTTGTCCAACATATCGGACTCGGGTACACCTCTGGCGGCATTAACAGCGTTCACGATCGTTAGATCAGCGAAGATGGTCTGTGTGGACTTCTCCATAACCAGTGCTATCTTGGATGGCATGGGTAGCTGCTGTGGGAAAGCCACGTGTTTAAACAGTGCGGTGAATGCTAGGAATAGCTTGCGGTCTGCTACGCGTATGATTGCTGTGGCTATGATAGCCACGACCTCATCGTAGTTATCTATAAAGCTGTTAAGTCCCCTTTTTAACCCGCTCTTTTCAAGTTTGCGGATAAGGGGCCAACTCTTAGACTTAGCACTCTTCGGGTAAGTATGCTTTGGACTACAGAACCACTTCAGGGTGTTGAAGTCACTGCCCTTACTATGGGACTTGGTACTAGCGGCCTCGCTAATCACCATCCAAAGCATTGGGTTAACCATACCCCTGGTGCCAGGGCCCTTGCGTATCCAGACATTGGCCTCAATCGGGGCATCCGTTATAGCAGCAACCTCTGTGCCACATTTTACGCAGATGATCCCTGCAAGGTATCCGGGGAACTTGGTCTTACAAGCGCATGTCGGGCTTGAGCTCAGCGCGTCGCTATCATAGACCGTCATGATGAGGTCTTGGAAAGCTTTACGCTCCTCTGGCGTGCTGTATGGCACGTCATTAAGCATTATCGGCCGCAGTCTGGCTGTTGCAAATAACTCGTCAATATCAAATGGCTCTAAGCGGATAGTCATGTTCTATTCCTGTGTTATGCCAAAATAAAAAGAAGGGCCGAGGCCCTTCTTTTATAACGCTTTCTACTTACCGACTACTATCGGCGGTAAATGGGTTGCCACTGTGAAGCTGAGCCGATCATCTCGGCCCCACCAGCTGAGGCATTGCTGGCAAATGGGTTACTGCCGCCAAGGCCAGTAACCATGTCCGCATCCATACCGTTGTTAGATACGTTGTTGTCAACGATTGGAGAGATGATCTCCGCACGCACTCTTGCTTTGTCCATCGCCGCGTAGAACGTGTTGATGAACAGTGCGCGGTAAAATACCCGCACGGCCAGCCCCGTAATTACAGGGTTATTCAACACCTTCTCAATCGCGTTACGGCGATCCATGACGGCATTTGAATCAGCACCTGGGTGGGTGCCCGCGCATACACTTCGAATCCACTGCGGATCAGATGGGTCTGTTTCAGCAACAGTCAAGTGATCCAGTGCCCGGATGTCAGCCAGGCCTGAGTTTTTGGAGCTTACGCAGTTGCCCAGATGAATCTGGGTGGTCTGCTCACGCATCACCATGGCGTCAGGATTGTCGCTGTTTACATCCGCCCACATGCGGCTGAAGCGATTGCCGGTCAAACCATCCGCTGCTGCGATGATGAGACCGTTAGCGTCAGTATCGCCGTTCGCCGCTTTCTCAAAGACCTGGAGGTTGTAGATAGGCCCGCCACGCTCAATGTCCAGGGCGATGACGACCCCCTCAGTTGTCCACAGGTTTGCCATGGTGCTCACGGTGAATGTATCATCACTGTCCACGGCCATGGGGCTAGCATCCACGTTCGCGCGACCAAGGGCTGAACCACCAACACCCCATGGATCATGGGAGCAAGCCAGGAGACCAAGGTCCCCAGCCACATACTCACTACCAGGGGTGGTCTTGAATACAGCTGCCCATCCACGACGGTAGATAAGGGGTGCTAAAGACCAGAGCCCTAACAGTGGGGTGTTGATATCTTCACTGTCGCGGTGACGTGCTTTTGATTGCCCCGTGACCTGTGTCAGCGCCAACACTGGAATGTGCCCTGGCTGTGTCTGGCCAGCTTGTTGCCCACGACTGTGCGTGGCACCTACAGCGCTGATAGGCGCAAAGTCCACGTAACCGGTGGTGGTTACAAGGTGTCTAGAGCGGTTGCGGTCGTTGACCATAGTCACTTCACGACGGCGTGAACTGTCACGCTTGGTGGACAGTTCCAGGGTGCACACGAAATCACCCCGGAGTGCTTCACCGGTGAGGGACATGTGATCGCTCTTACCGGGTGTTAACCGGATGGTGTTCTTAAGAGTCATACCCTTATGCACTAAGTTGCGCAAGCCAATTCGGTTGGCCTTGGAGCGCAGAGGATCCAATACGGCATGACTGCCGAACGAGAAGTAGTTACCAGCTACACCTTTGCTGGACCAAGTGGGGGTACTCTTGGTGACACACCAACCACGGATGTCCACCTCGTGCTCAGCGCACTTAGTTTCAGCCATTACGTACTCGGTCACCACCTCAATGGCTGCCGCATCAAACACCCGCATGGTGGGCATGTCAATGATCACCTCACGGTTCATCGTGCCTGCGCGGGGTGGGATGATTTCAGGGGCCAGCGTTGTTGACAACATCGCCTCGATGAGGTAGACGTAGCAGCACTTGCGACCACCTTCCATATTCACCAGCACAACCATTGGGCATGCGATATCGCTGCTCATGATAGTGATGATCTTCAGGTCCACCGGCGCCCCCAGACTGGACGCCATCTGTTTGCTGCTTTGATCAGCGGTGAGCGCTAGGGTCTTTGTAAACTCCAGCATCTCGCCCTCCTCAATCCCAGATCCCGGGATCGCCATACCCCAGTCCATGGGATCAAACTCAGGGGCATCACCACGTTGTCCACGACCATGGTGGCCCGAATCTTCATCGAACTGTACTTCTTCTTCTACAGGCTTGCCGTGCTGGGTGTTATCATTAATCTTAGCCATTTATGACTCCTTAGGTGGGGTGCAATCCCCGTTATGATAAAGCTTGTGCATTATCATTAGGGTTATATAGGTTTAACCAGTTGGTGAAACCAGAAACATCTTATAGATAAATACGCCTTGGCGCATTATCACTAAAATGTTATTAGTGTTAATGCTCATACATATAGAACCATGTCTACTTTTTAAGGTACCTCGAAATGCATCGGTTAATAGTTGATCCTAAAGTGGGTAAGTCCAAAGTTGGTAGTATACACATCGATAGGTCCATGACGCTATTGCGTCGCGACGTTAGATCTATACGTAATTACGCAAGGTATTACGCTGGGGCGATGATTGGGTCGCATCCGGTTGTGCGGTTGTTGCACGCGATGGGGGCGTCCAGAGATGTCAACGATATAGATGTGTACTCCTATTACCGCGAGTATGGGGATAGACTATGCCACCAGGTTAAGATATCCACAACCGTGCAGGCCTATCCAACTTATCCAGGGCTGTTTTATGCGGATACGGATTGTTACTTAATGCGGTGTCACGATTTTTCGCTGGTTGATGCCAACGATGTCGACACAGATAACTGGGTAGACTTAACGCCGTTACGAGTCGTGCACCAGCCTTACGACCTACCCATGTGGGCTTTACCAATGTCGGCCAAAGACAAATCCACAAGCGGGTTGCATAGCGTGGTCAGCGTGTGTATGGAAGAACTCGGCATTATGTATAAGTACTGGTCAGCAGAAAATGCACTACGCCCCAGTGGGGAAAAGCACACCATCGCAGATTTTGTATCTAAACATCTTATCCCAGGGATGTTGGCCACACAGCTTGACTGTGTCATCCGATTAAACGCACTCGGTGCATCACACGGCTGCGACCACAAATATCCTCGCCCGTTTGTAATGGCCGACAAATTACCCGATATAGGCAAACATGTGGCATCTGTGCTGAAGCCATTAAACGAATCCAATATAGGCCCGTATGAATATTTGTCAGCTATACCGATGGTATCCGGTGGTGAGCAGCGGGATGTGTACCCGTACGTACAGGTGGTGCAAACCCATGCGAATTACCCGATACTATTTGCAGCCAGCATACCGCTGGTGAATGCGCTCCTATACAGGACCATGTTTAACGCCGAGCTGGCCGTCATCCACCCCGAGTTACGCCGAGTCACACGTAGCATTCGAAGTAACCGGCTATGGGATAAGTACCCGGACGGTCTAATGGCGGACACTCTAGCCGACAAGTGGTTCGAGATAAAGAACGCCTTAGAAGACTTCTAAATACGCTCCTCCGATAACCGCCTAGTTTTATGCTTGTTACGTCTAAACACCCCGCACGTCTCAAGAGCGATAAGAAACCCCGTAGTTACGGTGGCCTCTGTCCGCTTACTGTCAATTATGGGTATCAATTCCGTTGGCACCCTCCCCTCTTTAAGGCAAGTTGCCGGTATGTGTATATTGGTAAACTTGACCTTCCCTGTAAGCTCCATAGCCCTTTCAAACTTGGCTCTGAACTCAGGCTCACACCCATTCAAAAAATCCACAACCTCGCTCTTTTTAGTCAATTTGACTGGGAGTTTATACGCGATATACGGTGGCTCTTCATAACCGTAGTCATCTGAGAACGCGGTCTTCCAAAACAAATGTTGCTTGTAAGTAGGGTTGTTATCACCCTTATAGCTGTCCGCATGCTGCACGGTGATTGTGGCTGAGAACGATGGGTCTCCAGCATCGGTGGTATTCACAACATTCTTAGCCACTTCCACGGGTTTGGCCAGCAGTGTTCGCATATCAACGCCATGTTTATCCATAGCCACATCCAGCACATACTTCATGTAGTCATTAAGTTCATTGATAACCTTCTCAGGTAATCGTGAGTTCTTTAGGTTAACCCCTTTGGCTTCGAAGTCATACTCGTTATACACATTACCCTCACACGCTGCGATATACATGAAGTAGTGTTTGGTTGCCAGAGGCACAGCCAACGCTGGTATGTAAAATTCCCCCTTCATGGCTAGTAGTTCCAGGTGTCTGTCCACAACACCCAACTGCTTTGACAGGTTTATGAGCACATGTGTTAGGTAACTACTGAACAGGTATGACATACTTGATGCCACTGCCACGCCGGCTTGATCGAAGCGGTTAGCCCCAAAGTAGTTTATAACCCACTCTTCTACTGAGTACACGGTACTATCTGTATCGGATAGTGGTAAGCCTATACGCAGACTCTCGGTGTAATCATAAATATTGGGATTCATGTAATCCGTGGTGAACCACGTTTCAAACACATCAGCATTGGACACAACTGCCGCCGCCGTAGATGCAGCGGTCTGGGATAGATGCTTGTACACCTCTGGCTTTTTTTCTTTCGCAGTGGATATCTTTACACCACGGGTCTCTTCATAGTTGGCCAATCCCATATGGATGACCATCTCAGCCGATGCGTTTTCGAATTCGGCGTCGGCCACCTCCTGTGGCATATCCTCAGGAAATGCTAGGCTCGTTATCAAACCCTTTGTAAACACTGGGTTGAATCTATTCAGAGTGTGTAGGTCTGCGGTGTATGCTGCTACGGCGCGCTGCTCCGGTGTTAGCGCGAATATAAATTCACGGGCCTTCTGTGCCCCCGCCGGCGATCTATCATACCTGCGCAGACATGTGATTAACACATCCGCTAATTCCAGTGCCGATGGGACATATAGGCCACGGCTACTCACCACCAGGTTTGATGCCTCGATATCCACCGCTGATAACGATGTGACTATGTCAGCTATCAAGATGTCTGCGGACAAATAATGCCTGTTACCCATGAGCATTCTTGACACGGTCGCATTGGAATAGCTGGTTACCACCCTACCATTACTGGATAAGGTGGTGTGTCCGGAGGGGTTGTACAAAGGGTTAAACGCTGAATCACATGCACCGGATACGGTGTTGATCTTTACCTTAATACCCTGTTGCGTGTTATCGTAGAACAGCTCGCCATCGGCATCGCCAGCCATCAGCGCTTCAAACTTCTTAGCTTTAGCCTTACTACGATTCGCCATACCTAATTCTTGGAACTCAGCAAGAGGGGCCAGGTCCACCTCGGGGTTCTCATATACCACGCCGGATGGACTGAGGTACCGATTCTTATGCATAGTGGATGTCAGCAATGGGGTCAGCTTGATTATCCGCTTCTCCCTATCTCCGCCTGGGGTTTTTACCAGCGCACGTATGCGTGGCTCTTTTGGGTGCATCTCGGATTTTACAAAGGCTAGGGCCTTATCATAGTCCGTACCAGTTGATATGGATAGCACTTTGGCCATAGCTTTGGCGTAGTTGCCAATAATATCTAAATCGCGTGTATATTTCTTAAGTACCTTTTTGAATGGGTTGCGCACGGTGATCTCCTATAGTCGCCTACTATATGCAGGTTAGGGCAAAAAAAAATCCCCAGCACTAGGCTAGGGATTTTTATTACATGAAGTGCTCGTGGCAAAGTTTGTCCATGGCCTTATGGGCTTGCATGGATTTATACTCCCAGGCGGTGGTCATAAGGCTATCACTACCCATGCAGGTGGTGCACGAGCTGGTAAGATCGCCACCGGTGTAGCCTGCGGGCTTGTCCATCACACGGCGCGTCGTGAGTCGTACACCGCGCTGCACACCTGACCCATTGTTGGAGAATAAGGTGATATAGCACAGCAGGCCATCGACTACTTTGAAATGCCGCTCTTCTGACTGTAGTAGTCTTTCAGGCCTTGTTAATAGCGTGCCATCGGGGGATGTCAATGTGTACACTGACGACTTGTCAATGTTACCATTGGACACCTTGGGTGGCGATCTTTTAACAGTTATCCATGCCATCTGACTGGTTGCGTCGTATGGTAGTGTTTCACCATAGATGTAGGCGGTGGTATCCACCATATGCTGGTTAAAGTTGTATACAGCGGCGGATACTAAGCTCTCAAGCATATCCGGCGTAACCTGAACACCACGGGGGTTGGGGTGGGTGTATGCGATATTTTGGAATTTGCCTCCGATCATCAGGTACATCTTAAGTCCAAAGTTACCCGATGGTTTTAAGCGTATTACCGCATTACCGCAATCCGATACCGCGATTGGTGGGAATTTATCTTCGCCTTTCCCACTTCTATACCGGTGGCGCATAATTAGACCAGTGGGGTTACCAGCAACCGGGGTCTTATATAACACCGTCAGTGCTGAATCACACTGGCCCGATGTTTCCACGGGGCCCACTTCCACATTTAGTGTGGCAACCTGCGCAAATGTGGCTACCACATCTGACAACCTCTGGGGGCCGTTAAGTGCGGCAACCGGGGTACCTGCGAACGTGTATTCTCGGCTCATTACTCGACTCCTATTTTACTACTTAATACAGGGTATCCCGCTAATGTTAGCAGGTTTATAACAGCAAGCTCATCGGCATCGCTAAATGGGCCAATATGTACATCTAAAAACCTGGTACTATTGAGCGACAATGATGCCTCTACAATCCAGGGGATGCCTATATGCACCACGTTGCCGTCTGGAAGAGCTATAGCGGCGTAGTCATAACTTTCCCAATCATCTTTGGTGAGCAGTTTGATGGACTCTGGTAACGTGCGGTACACGTTAACATGATCGGTTGGCGCGGTACTGGTGGGTGCCAAATACTCGCTACTTAGGGTCGCCCGTACCTTGCCTACAAAGTTGCTGATTCCCCGTATTGGGTAATACGTACTAAAGCTGACGTAGTCCCCGGGTTTGAAATCTACCATTATTCGTCCTCTAAAAACTCGGGGTAATTCCCGAATGGGTTGTGTACTGTGACGCCTGTGCGGGCACCGCTAGGGCATGTCACCGTGATCGATCCTAACAGGTTCACTGTCACCGAGCCATATATCTCCAGTTCAACCATTGTAAATGGTATCTCGGTGGGGTGTACGTATGTGTTATACGCGATAAGAAGTGCACCCAATGCACTATCGAGTGTGTTTAACAATGCTGGCGGTACGTTCTCCTCGATATAGTCTATGACGGAGTCTAGTCCCCCATGACCCCCCTCACTAACCAGCAGGTAAAAGTAGGCAGCCTCAAGTAGATCCACATATGTCTCGACTTCGACCCCATACTCTCTCACTATCTTACGCAAACCCCGCTGGTGGTATATAACTCTGTTTACATCTGTCACGGGGGGTCTACCCACACCAGTAGGTGGTGATTGCCCCACCTAGTCGCCATCAGGTAGTCCTCCACCTCCTCATACGACCATGGTAAACGCGGTGGGTATGTAAACGCAGCTAACAACCCATCGGCCAACTCGTCAAGCTGCGGATCTTTACCAAGTTCAGCACCAAGCAAATCCACAGCCGTTTCCATAAGGCTTTCAGGGTTGGATAACAGGTCCCCACATAGCTCGTCAAGCTTGCAGAGAAGTCTTTCGGGGGTATTAGCAAGAAGGTGTGGGAAACCGAACTGTGGTATTATCAGCTTATCGGCATCCGATATTACCGTGATAACAGGTTGTGTTCTCATACACCATCCCTCCAATCCACCGCCTCGCCGTTGTAATCCAGATAGTTACCGGTATCATCCCCATCGGATATCCATGCGGATAGCATCATGGTGTTATCACCACGGTTCTCGACATGTATCTCGTCGTAACCTGGTAATAAATCCCTAGCCCTGGATATCACCTCGGCATCCACGATGTCGATTATAACATCATAGATGGGCATGTATACAGCCGGTGGTATGCCGAACTCGTCCATCATACCATCGAAGTACTCGGGTTCCACAGAGACCCCACCTATGGACAATGCCACCGCCTCCATTATTACCTCCCCGGTATCCATCTGTACGGTCTGTGGGCCTAGTGTATCTAGGTGGGCCCTAACATTTGTAACCAGCTTACCGGCGGGTATAATGCCATGTCGCACATCTGCTGTCATAACCCCTCCCATTGGTGCGCATCCAATCCCAAATGCGGTAGTCCCCATCATCGGTGATACGCATCTCATGCCCACGTACGGCCGCGTTTAACATGTTGTAGTGTTCCCCGGGCACATAGCGGTCATCAAAGAAGTACGCATTGAACCTACCGGTTAAGTCACAGATGGTCCTAGAGTCAACAATGCCGAATAGCAACCCTTCGGCTGCGGCCTTAGTATCCATGGCCAGGGATACCGCCACGGATATTTTTACTCTACCACCCATACGGTCACCATAAACCATATCGTCAATTGCCTTCTCAACGACATGTCTTAGGTGGTCTTGTGAGCCCGCTTGTATACTGTCGTATAGCGGTTTATCACATAAATCCTTTGCGCAAGCTTCTATCGCTTCGTGTAATGGAAAGGTGTTGGCGATAGCCATCGCCTCCAAGTGGGTGCATCCAGCGGCGTCTATGCACATCTCATACAGCTCCGATCTTAGGGATCTTCCGTAGACCGTTAGCGAGACTATGAACCCCATGTGTATCCCCTTCCGTGACAATGTTTATTCGCAGTCCCCCGGACATCATCAAATCTGTAGACACGCTACCGTGTATGGGCCCATTGGGGGCTAGGTACCGCCTTATGGCTGGCCGATCTATAGCGACATCGTACCAGTTGTATACGAGTGGGTTTACCCAAAAACCCACGTTGATAAGCGTATCCTTACCGACAGCGTGTAGTGCCGGTAAGTGGGTTAACCCGGATAACGCTGAGAATAACTCGCCGGCCATGTACGATATAATCCCTACCGCATCCCCACCCTCGGTGGAAACTGGGTACGTAGTTAAAAAATTAGGATTGGCTATTTCCCTGTTTGTGGCTTGGATTGCTATTCGCAGATCCCTCCCACTAATAGGTATTATGAAACTTGTGGTCATGCTACCTCCGATGTTGTACGGCGGGCATCAGCGCCCGCCGTACGATTTATTAAAGGACCATGCAATCCCCACCCATATCGGATGATGATGAGATGGCACTGGCTTTGCTAAGGTTGGATGCGTGTGATTCATATGTATCACACACTTCGGTTAGGTGTTCGTAGATCGCAGCCACATCCTTAGTTGTGGTGGCTAGTAGTAGATCTTCCAACCCCGTGGATGGGAGGGCGTCACTGAGCTTGTTACCAGTGTGAATCTCTGGCTTATAAAACCCCTCGGTGTCATACAAGCTCTCCAACGCCGGTATCCCAGTGTCGGACGATTGTCGCGCGGACATCGTGGTGATGGTTTTACCAACGTATTCCGACCAATGGTCGTCGTTGGTTTTACCAACGACAAGTTGGGTCAGCTGGGGTGGCACGGACTTCACAACCTTGTCAGGGTGTAAGAAGTTGCTCACATCGCGATGATCCAAACGCGTCAGGTTCCCAGAGGTCATCATTGCCAGATAACCAACCACGCGGTCAATCTCTTTATCAGCATCGCCTTGGGGCATTTGCCATGGCATATCCTCATTAGGTGACGAGGCATTCTCTAAGTACACGAAGGGCAAAGATCGTTTGCTGGACTCGCAGGCACCCTGAAGACCTTCAATCACCTTCTTGGCGCTATCGGCCTCGATGGCTGATGCGATAGAGCCGACAAGAATAACCACTACGTTCTCGCCCCGTTTAAGCAGCTCCATTGTCAGCAAGTGGGCAAAGATGCTACCGCTGGCACCGGAGGTTCCCCCGATCACGATGTTGTAATCCCCAGCAGGATTCTCTTGCAGGATGGTTGCAATGTGGGGTGAAATAGCCTTGTACGCCTTTGTGCGGTCCTTACCAAATCCGCGTGCATCGGGTACAAGGAACGCAGTGATGCCCAGATCGAGCATCTGTTCTTCCATGCCGCGGATGTTGGCATCCGATGTGTCCAGGATCACGGCCTGTGTTCGTGGGAACACACCAGCGTTTTGTAATTCCTCTGGGATGTTGATCCCATGGATTAATGCGTTTGCACCAACACCGCCGCCGCCGTAAATTCTCAATGTATGTTTGTTCATGTTACTTTCCTATTAAGTAGTGTGCCTAAAAGCACAATATGTAGATTGGCATATGTTTAAATGGTATGCCTGCATGAAGGGTTGTTACCCATCATGGTAGTTATATAGGCCTATCAATTCACCGAACACAGTAAAGGGTGCCACCATGGAATCACACATTAGTTACGGATTAAAAAAAATATACCGAGAAATCCCCAATGACCTCATCCACGCTGCCCATCTGAGTGGTGGGGCCATGTATAACGGTGCGGCGTCTGTAGAGTCCCGCGTTGTTGAAGATGTGATTCGGGGGGTTGTCATGACCGATATTAATGTTGTCAGTGGTACTGTCAAAGACATCGATCTATTCGGGCTACCCACCAGGGATATCGAACATGGCATCTCTATAACAGTCCCCAAATCCTTAAGGGAAGGCCGTGATATAACCAGTGCTATGTCCGCCTCATACGGGTATAACACCCTGGAGCCCTCCACCTTAGGTGACCCCACACACGAGGGTACATCGGAGGTCTACCTTATTGGCCCCAACACCATTGGTATTAAGGGGTTTTGGCGCCGCCAGCGTATAACCGTGCGAGTGATGCTAGAACATGCCTCGGGATTGGAAAACATGCCTAACACATCTAAGAGGCATTTTGGTAACATGTGTGTATCGGCTGAAAAAGGGTTTGTGTATAACACATTAGTAATCAATGCATCCCTGGCCGTCAACACCGGTGGGTCCACGGGTGGTGCCTTTAGGGAGGTGTTGGATTCATATTCGGATGCCTATGAGATTTATAATGAGGAACATCTACCGAAATGGCGTAAGCTTTCAATCATGGGTGATAAGAGACAATACCACAGATATAGTGGGATCTTTATAAGCAAATAAAAAAAGGGCGGATAACCGCCCTTTTTTTACAGCTTATCTACCCCCATCGTGCCAGCTTCGTCACGGTGGAATAGCACAATCTTACCCTTGTTTAGTGCCATCACACCCGTGCGGGTAACCCCGGTGACACTGGTGATAAATCTTAGAGGTGCATCGTGGGGTAGTAGTACGTCCCCAGATGGTGTTGCCACGGTGTAGCCCTGTGAAGTATGGACCACTTCGTAATCATCCCCCATCTCTTGGAAGTCACATGTGGCGCCGATTCGGTACGCCGAGGTCGGGGTGTGCAATACGGTCCCCATGACTGCGTCCGTCATGTGGCATCCTCCTTAGAAGATTCTAGTTGGTCTGTAAGCACCATGCCATCCATCGTCAGTGACCACCCACTGTCTAGATGTACCACACTACCATCCTCGCTAACACCCACTGTGGTGGGTAGGTGTCCCACTTGGGGGAATTGTCGCCCGGTGGCCAGGTTTGTCCTGTGCACGCCTTTGCCGTCACACCACGTTGTTATGACAGTGTTTGGCCAATCGCCGTTTACGGCCATTACCTCGAACAGCTTAAGGCTGCCCGATAGGGATAATGGCATATCCCGTACCACTCCATCTATAACGATGTTTCGGCGCGTTGCCAGCTGGCAACAATTATTGCGGACTGATAGCAACTCATCCACCAATCTGGTGGGGATGGCAATGTTATCATCGATGTAACATTCGTAGGCGTTACATATGAACGCCCTCCCGGCATCCTTGTAAACAGCGTGCGTCCTGTTCACGGTGACCAGTTCTAAGAAAAGATTCACCAGGGGGTAGTGTACTAACCCACCACCCAATACCAGGTACACTTTATCATCGATGGTTCTAAACTCAGCTTTATGTGTATCTTCGTTCATAACTAAACTCCAAGATAAGAGATCAAAGCGTCTCTTCATAGTAGTTATATAGTCTTGAGAATGTATGGAAACAAATAAAAAAGAAAGCCCCCGAAGGGGCTAACTTTATTCTGGGGGTTTTGTTGACACTGGGGTTGTAATACCGTTGTTTAGAATTCGATACTTGACCTGGCCACCTCTGGCCGCAACCTGTACGTAGTCAGCATGTGACACCAATGTGCACTCGCTAGGGATGGGGGTGCTATGCAGTACCCCACCCGGTGACACACTGTGTATGTACATCCCCCCGATGACATCAATCTCACCGTAGGCCAGCTTAGGATGTTTATCGCTCACCCCGGCGGTTTCTAATACCCGCCCATTTTCCAGATACGTCATGGTGCTACCATGATTCATAATAAGTTCGCCGCCAGCCATAAAGGCCTCGTTAAACATCAGCATCCCATTCTTCACGCCAATCCGTTTGCCTAATCTGATTGCCACCATGGCCACTGCGTAACACACCCCATCCAGATCCGTGCCCACGACGTAGCCCAGCCCATCCCCGTTGTAGAACTCCACGAGGTCATCGGTATCTAGGGATATCCGACCCTGGTTATATGGTATATCTAAAATCGCTAGTCTCTCATCGTAGGTCGTGGATTTTGGGAACTCATTCCCATCATAGATCAGTGAGTACCCCTCGATCTTCTCGATACGGGCGCTAACATTTGTAACATCTCTATACGTGTACATTTAACTATTCCTATTTTTCGTAGTATAAGCCATCAGGCTCTATTCGCCAGTCTTCGAAGTGCACCACTGGGGGGTCAATCGTGGCTGCGCAGAGATCAAACACCGCTGGTAACGTGTCATACACCACGGGGGTATCATCGTAGTTAGCCGACACCAGTTTATGCAGATACCTACCCCGGATCTCTAACATCACCCCGCCTGATTTGAGTCCCACGATGGCCGAGATAGTATACCCACCCAACAGCCTCGTCAATACGTCAGCCAGTTGGTGCACGCCATCCCCATAGAACGCAGCATCCTGTGTAATCACGGTTGGCCCATTCCCATACATGGCCGCCGACGCATAGTCCGCAGCCAAGTGTTCTATCAGGGTCTCTTGGTCGCCAGGTTGCCAACCATCGGGGGCCGTAAACTCCCACACCACATTCGTATCCGCACTACCAAATAGTACTGTGCGACCTTGTGCGTAAATGGGTTTGGGTCCGGCCCCACACGACCCGTACTCTTCGCAGAACCCGTCGCTGTAATGGATATACCCAACACCATCGATGAAAATAAATCTTTTAAATTCCCGCATTAATACATACCCCAAGTGGCACCCAGCATGTGTAAATGCCGGATGCTGTTAATACATTAAATGTAAGCTTGCCATTAGATACAGCTTTATCGATAATGGCAATAGTGTCTTCCGGTAGGACTTCGAAACCCACTTTCGTGAATCCCTGTAATTCAGGTTGTCCCGCAATATCCGTTGTTAACTCGGCGGCAAATACCCCATCCATGTGTATACTAAGGATGTGTGTGTCTGACATAACCATGGCTCGTAGGGGTTGTGCCCCTTCAAATACATAGTACACCGGCATATCTGATCCGATGTGTGTGAGCTGTAGGTGTGTCTCATCGTTCCGTTCATACGACAGTGCTGTGAATGCACGGTTGGGCGACACGTGTAGGCATGCTCTACCTACGAAAGTGGTGAGGTCGGATACGCGTATATTCGGCACCCCACCCACTGTTACAAACTCGCCGGATGCTCTGGCAAGGCATGCCGCTAGCATATCAGGGCTCAATCCGCTAACTGCACAAACCGTTGATAGTGGCACCATCAGACTGCCGGTTGGTACAAGTGGGTTACATAGGGCTTTAATGTTGTCCAAATTGCACCCACTAATAAGTCTCGGTATTTTTATCACGCGTGGCTCTCCACCTAGTTATGTATACATTACCCGGCAGTACAATAAAAAATGATTACGTTATAAACACCCTGCGATTAAGCAGGGTGTTTATTTATACCTTTGGCACTCTTTGGTTAACTTTACCAGCCACGTACGCACCATTGCGTAAATGCACATCTGGGGCCTTTACGCTGATGTGTGGATGTGACAGAATCACCGGGCTATCACTGATTAGATGCTTGCACCTGCAATCCCATTTAATACCGGCCCGAACTAACCGTAGGGTATCCGATACAACCATATCTTTTGGTAACGGGTGATGGCGATGCAGCCCGGTTAAGGTGAGAGAACCATTTACAACCACCTTATCGCCGAAGATGGCCCCACCGCCGTCTATGGTGACATCCCCCCATATCGTGATATATCCGGGGAACTCGACGTAAGCCCCTTGACGTATTTTAACATCCCCATATATGTCCATACCCGATTTACCAACCACCACCGTTGGGTACCTTTGCTTAGGGTCGGCCAGTAAAGTGTGATCGATCACCTGATGTTTACCCGCATGGTCAGAGGTGATCAAGGTGGGGTATATGGGGCCGTGTGTTCTAATGGTGTATCTACCATTATTTGTGGGCGCATGTTCGCCTAAGCATGGGGCGTATGTACCTGCAACAAGGTCGGACGGTGTTAGCTGGTCGATGTGTTTGCTATCGCCGCTATACGTCTTGGTGTATAACGCCTTACGCATACCGTTGGGCCACGGTTTATTGCAGGTGAGTTCTAGAAGCATCTCTGTCACATGTGTATCGTGGGCGTAGATCGCCAGGGGTCTAATGGTGTAGATATCCCCATTGGCCGTCTGGAACTTATCGCCGAAATCTACACCATCTGCAACAATGGCCTCCGAGACATCCTCTGGGAAATCCCGATCATAGTCCAACGCACCGTACTCTTCGCACGAGAATGGCTGCTGGTATAACTTCAGGTATGGGTCATAGGGTTCATACTCAACTTCACCCAATTTGTGTGCTGTCACCTTCCCCGAGCCGGTTACACTTATGATAACATCACCGACACAAAAGAGCCCCTGGCTAACGCGATCCACCCAACCGGTGGTGCTGAGTAGTGCGTATATGCCCGAGTCCGTAATAGCTACCTGCAAATCCCCATGGCTAGTTTCCGAAACCAGTGTGTCATCGGATGGCCACCACTCATTCAAGTCGTATACACGGTATGGTCGCCCAAGGATGTACCTGCGTGGTCGGACACCCAGTGTCCCTATACGGAGGTTGTCACCAGATGGGTACTTTAATTTGGCCACTAGGCCGAGCATCTTATCGATTTCCTCACCAACATCGCCTAAGCTCCACCGTGACTCTAGGGCTTGCAACAGGTAGGCTGGTATGATTGCTTCACCGGAGATACCCTCCTTCTCCAGTTCGGTTTCTAAAGCTGTAGCCAAATCGGATTCCCGCTTGGCGGCATCGGGTCCAAACATTCTATCCATCTCCGTTACTAGGTCGTCGGCACCATCCTTAACAAACATTAAGACGTTATCATCATCCGATAGTTCCATTATATCTACCCCGCTTGCATATTAGGTGTCTGGCCATACGTGGCCGTAAAAATATTGGGTTTGTCACCCATGTATTTGCTCATATCTAGGGGTTCTTTTGTGTCGGTACGTATAGCGTACCACTGCCCGCAGGATTTGTACATGATCACACCCATGTGGTGCATATGCATTTCCGCCAATGTGTTCTCATGCTCCGCAGGTATGATGCTGACCACCCCGCGTATAGGTGACAATTTTGCCGGTGGTGGTGTGTCTATGTGCCACTCATCTGTACCGCCGTCGTTATACCTGGCTTGGATGCACTGGGTGTCGCCATTTATTGTAACTGTGTTTATACCACTTTCATTGGTGTATTCGTGTACACTCATGGTGCTGTTATTAACCCCCACTACCCCGATACGCATCGGGAATACAAAGGCATACCCGTACTGCATATAGTGTATCGATAGGGGGCCCGATGGTTGCTTAGGCTTCATGTGTTACTCCATGTGTGTGGGTGGATTGCACAGGTGTGGGTAATCCTTTTTTGGCCATCGTTAATGCATTCACTGCTAAGCTGAATGTCTTATTTTTGGCAATTAGTAGCTTCATTAAACTATCCCCATCGTGCGGTGCTGTAGAAAGAATAGCGCGGCATAGCGGGCTGACGTTATTACCATCTAGTAATGTGTCATACCACCTGTGGGATCTGATATGTTCAATGTCCTCCAGCAGCGGGTCATACAGGCTGTGTTGGCCATACACCATCACATCGGTAATGGCTTTAGCCCCGGCGGCATCCAGGGCACCAGCTGCCGCACCGGCGGCGATGATGTGTATCAATGCAGGGTCCTCTCTGAATGCTGTTGGTACCCCATCGTCGGGGCTGGGGTATGTGGCCCCCGCTAGGGCGGCTATACGCTTTTTGTACGCGCTATCCGCCATATCTTCGTAGTCACACGGGTGCACCACATCTTCGATAAGCGGGGGCTCGACCCCCACGTGCTGACCGACCCCTTTACGAAATCTCCGTAAAGCTGAACTGAACCCCATCCGGAGTCCCTCGATAAATCCTCTAACAAATTGTTGTTTCATCACGTTCCTTAGTTAAGTGTCGTGCCAACCAGCGTAACTCGTATGGGAAGGTTGGTCTAGGGTATGGGTGCGACCCATGGTGTATTGGTAAGAGGGATAACCACTCGACCCCCTCGGGAGAAAGGTACTTACCCCATTTCCAGTCTCTGTGGCCTACAATGGTGGTAGCGCTATCCAGTACATCGGCGCTATTTAAAGTGTGTGGGCCCCTACTGCGTTCCGTTGTGTCGCATATGTTTGTAAAGGCTTTGTATACAGCTAGTCTCTCGCCATTAGTTAATGCGTGTGGCAATAATTTCTCACCAGACAGGATGGGGGCTATTAGAGGCTGGGTCATTACAGATAAGGCGGCCGCGATGTTTTCACCCTTACCATCTTTGTGCCAGTCTGTCATCCAACCAGCCATGATACGTGTTGTGGCCCGCCATGTGCTCAGTGTATTTGGCCACTGCTCGGTGTACTTTATGATGACCCCACTGTTTTGGGGTTTGGGGTGTACCACACCCGGCTGCGTGTTCGTCCATAGCCCATCGCCAATATACATCATGCTTTTACGATCATCGTTAAAGCATATAAAACCCACGTATGGGCCGTCAACACATAGGTTGTCGATATCCACATGGGCGTCGTATAGCCCGGCCCAGACGTGCCCATCATACATTGTTACACCGAAATCGCTGGTGATTACCTCACCAGCGATCGGATGGCGGTTCTTGTATCTACCACGGTTCAGCGTGATACGGTCAGATAACAGTTGACGCATATGTGGTATAGTTTTATAGTCCACGTCGTACACTGGTGGTATATTAACGCTGTGCCCTTTCAGGTAATTCACCACCTCTATCAGCTCATACACAAAAGACCATCGCGGCTGGGCATATGCGCCCCTGTGGTCACTATACCCAATGATCCAGACAATGGCATCGCCGTTAAAATACATCGCCCACATCGCCACATCCGTATTAGCGAGTTTACCCACAAGTGCCCCAACATCGTGTGGTGTCTGTTTCTTTGCAGGATCTTCCTTACCATCGCGTATTTCAGTAAACGCCATGTATATGCTAAGCACATCATCGGATTGTAATTCGCATAACTTGACCGTACCCTTTATCAGCCTGTTTATCACAGGCTCGCCGCCGCACGATAACGCTGTGGCCATGCGCACTGCCAATGCGGTATGCCGGGCATCTGTTAACCAATCTTTAATTATACCGGCGGTCTCTTCCCAAACTTGGTCGGGAGATTTTACCAAGGGTGGGTTATCAGCACATGTGTGGGTTGTAACGGCTTCCCACAAACCATCCCCGGCATACCGCATGCACCTGTTGTAACCGTTACGGCAACACACAAAGCCTATGTACACCCCATCCGGTACGGGGGGTTGGGGTTCCGTCAGATCCCCCATAGTCAGCCCTATATCGTCTGCAATCTCCTGTAGAGTCCGCATACTCCGATTTATGGGCATCGGGTCCACTACCGGTACCAGGGTACGGCCATCCGTGGCGATGACCTCTATAATTTGGCGCGTAGTTATCAGACACCTTTGTGTGGCCATAATTGAGGATATCCACATTTCCACACTACCCCCCCTGTACACTGTTATATCTAACCCCCGTTCCTTAAATACGGCCTCTGCCATCCTCATGGCCTGGTCATCATCTATCTCATTAGGGTCGCACTTACGCAACATTTTGCTCACTTCCGCGAAGATCTCACTAGGGTTGACCTGCGGGCCACCCCTAAACACTTTTACCAGGCTATCTTTAAATCGTTTATATGTGCTCATTTCATTATGTCCTTAACGATGACCTGTAACCGCTTGTGTGTACCAACCTCTACCGAGATGTTATTATCCCCCTCCATTATCAATTTGTGTTTAATGCTTCGCCTACCGTTCATGCCACGTATTCCTATAAGTTCATACACATCCACTGTCACGTATTTACAATCCAGCCCATGGTTGATATGGTGCAACCTTAGGGCCCATTCATTCTCGTATACATACACCCCAGGGGCTGGGCTATGTCCGTCATTAATGTGATCCAATGGTGGGCATAACTTCGCTAACAGCGGCGTATAGCGGTCGCTACCTATTTGGGCTAACAGTCCCAACAACCTAATACCCAGGTGGTCACTTTCACAGGTGTCGAAGTAACTACTGCCATCCGTGTCCCATCTAAATATATCAAGTGCCTGTTCTAGGGCATCCCCGGTCAATTCTTCCAGGTGTTCCTCAAATGACTCATCCCACGTGGGCGGTACCCCGTCCTTGTATAGGCATTCACCGTTGATTAGGAAACGCGGCTCGTTATCATCGACCCACTTCTTCACAATATCCCGGCTTCGGCGTGCGGCTGTGCGCACTTTATCTTTGTGTTTATCTGTATTACTCATCGTGTACAACCCCTTTGTATGGTGAGGGGCTATGGTCATAACCACCATAGCCCCTGTTACTACCTAGGCTATACGCCTCTAGTGGTTATCGAAATAGATGTCACAGTGGTGTCCAGATCTGTGCTGAACGCCTTGGCAAAATTATCTAAGGCGACCCGCTGTGATTCAGTTAAACTCTCTTCGCGTATGTCATCCCCACGTTTGGTGGTATATCTAATCTCACCATCACGATAGATCGATAAGATCGTCATAGGCGGGGATTTGTACTCGGGGTCAATACCCAACGTACCGGCCACAGGGCTTGGTGGGCACATGTTATCGACACCATCCTCACGCAACCGTCGCACAGTGGCCTGTGCGGCATGTTTGAGCTTAACACGGTTTTCAAATGTATCTTCCAACCCACCTATTTCGGCCAGCTGCTCAGCAATGGCCTTACCCATATCTTCCTCCAGCTCATCTTCCAACTCAGCAATGGTCTTATCCATGACCTCTACCAGTTGATCGGGTGTGCTTGGCATATCGCCATCAGGTGTTTTACCATTAGACATGGTCCTATTTAAACGCTCAGCCTTATTAGCCAACCACGCATCCATGGCTGCCTTTAAGGTATCGCCGTCGTAAGGGCTAGTGCCAGATACCCACCCCAGGTCCTCGACTGCCTTTTCTATAATTGCGTCTAGTTCGGGTGGTGGACCCTCTGCCCTAAATGGTAAAACATTATCGCTACCCCCATTACCCCGACCGGTATGGGCATTCACACCATCGTTGGCCATAGGCACCGGCCCCTTAGATACACCAGGCCTAATAGGTACGACCTTATCGGATTCTTTGTCCGCATGTGTGTGGCGGGTATAAGTAGCCGACCTTAACCACTTACCCATAGCCTTGGCATTAAATACCAACCCACCCGGTGGACCCACCTTAGGCATCAATATATCCGCGATCTTACCCAATACCGCCCTATCCAGATCTTTTATATGTGTGTCCATAGGTGTGTGCCTATTAGACTCCTCCCAACTCCCCCATACGTACACACCCTTCTCTACAGGTGCACCTAACTTAGGTGTGTCTCTCTTAAATGGTACCACCGTATTATCAGAGTCAACCTTACCATCCACAGGTACACGTGGATCGGACTCCACCACAAACCCCCATGCATACTTACCCCTCTCCTTCTTCGGTGGAACTACCTTCCCATCATCATCTTTACTCATTTACCAACCCACCTATAATTACCATTCTTATCCATCTCAACCCCAACACCATTACGAACATCAGCATCCCAGTACATATAGTTTCTCAACCCAAACAAAGCCCTAACAGCAGCACTACAACCCCTATAGCCAGTAGGAGGAGTATCCAACCACCTCACTAGCTTATAGCCTGTATCATAACTAAGCCAACTGTTACTGAACATCTCACCATCACCTATCATGTTTATATTCTCCTGTAGTACACTATTGATGCCATCTTACTATTTCAGCGCTAAAAGCCTTCTATCTGTTTACTATTGATGATATTAGTTATTAGATTAATATCACCAAGTTGTTAGTCTACTAGCAAGTCTCTATCGTGTTGTTAATTACAGTAGTGATAAGACAAGCTATGAGCTAGCTAGTAGTGTTGTTTAAGTAAGTAGTTAGTTGGATTACATGCTTTTCTTTTATCTCTTCCGTTCCTTCCCGCTATCTTCCTATACCTCCCCCCAACCCCCCTCCATTACTGAAGAGAGGTAATAATGGATACTAATTAGTACCCATGTAATACATATGCCCCTTATTAATAACGTAACTAAAGAGAGATATCTAATGGACACTGATGGACTACAAGCTATAGATAAACCAGCACTGCTACTATCAGAGTTCAAGAAGCTATACTTAGCTAAGCAACAGTCATGGATGACAGACCCAGTAGGTAGATTCAAGTCTATTAAGGATGTATTTGACTTCTACTTCAAAGAGAATAAGATCACAGTAAACAAAGCCTTTGTAGTTGGTATCATGAAGTACGTACATGGGTTCGAGACTGCTACAGAGGAACACATCAAGTTCTTAGGTGGTAACCTGATCGGAGTGTACAAGTTCAGGTACACTAAAGAAGATGAGCGTGACTTCATCGAAGAGGTAATAGGCTTTGATGACTGGGATACCCTAACAGAGGATTTTAAGGACCAGCGCTATGTTAACCCTGATTGGGAGGTAACAAGCAATCCCATCAATAGCCTTTACGTATACCTAGCCCATCGCATCATGTTCTCCACAACCCTGTCTAAGCGGGAGATCGAAGGTGGGGCGGTCGCGGTATGGCGGATGATGCATTACAAGTTCATAACCTCGCTGCTACAGCGTAGTTACAAGTATGCGGCCCAGGAGAGTGTCGCCATGGCACTTTACGAGTCACTTAGTAATAAGTCCCTACTTAAGCGCTATCACACCTGGTACGGGCTTGTAACCCACCGGGCGGAGACTCTAGCCGCCAAACACTGTGTGCATCACGAAGCCATCAAAGCATTTGCCCCAGATTCATTGGTGCTGTACACTGTGGCTGATACCCAGACCCGTATACGTAAACTCATCGTTAAACTCAACCAGCAGTACCATGCGATGCTAGAAAGCGATACACGCGTCTTATCTGAGGGTGCGTTCATAACCATGGATGGTGAGGCTAAGCTGAAGGATACTATTAATGATGTTCACAGCATGACTGTGGGGATGCACCAAGTTGTTCGCAACCCGGTGGACTTCATTAAAGAAGAGTTGCTGGAGCAGGTGTATAAGTCGGTTGGCTCAGCACAACCAAAGCACGTTATGATTCTGCTAAACTTCATAGTGGATAATGCCAATGAGGAGAAACGGTTTAACGTTGACGGCATGGTAGAAAAGCTTATTATTTACATCAGTGACTACTACAGGGAGAACGGGCAAGACGGGGACACCCTAGTGAGACTAGCCGGTAATCTCATAAACCTGTTTAGGACGAGCCAGTTGGCACAACCCGATATCATCAAGGTTAGGGAAGAGATGGATCGCATATGTGACGCCAGCCCGATTGGCCTTAAGAGCAAGTCTATTACAGCACCTGCCAAGGTGGCCACACTTACATACTTAGCTATACGTGTGTTAACGTATAGCCGATATAAATAACAAAGGAAAGATCGATGGATTGGGATACAAATTTCGGTAAGTTGAATAAGAAACCCACCTCCCCCGCCAAAGAGGTTGTAAGTAGCACATCTGCAACAGCCGCCAATGATAAACGGGTAGTCAATGGTAAAGGGGATATCAACCAGTTAGCTCCTTTCAAATACCCGTGGGCGTGGACATACTTCTTAAACGCTAATAAGAACCACTGGACGCCGTTAGACATCAATATGACTAATGACATCAGTGATTACAAACACAAGCTTACAGAGGCCGAGAGACACCTCTATGTCAATGTGCTGGCCTATTTAACCACGTCTGATATAATGGCTATGCGTAACATAGGTTTGGCAGTCATGGAGAAGATGTCCGCCCCCGAGTTACAGGTCTACCAGGCTAGACAGGTGTACGAAGAAGCGATGCATTGTTGGACATACCAGCATTGCATTGAAACCCTCGGACTGGATCAGGCTGAGGTGTACAATAGGTACCGGGTGGTGCCTGAGATCAACGCTAAGATACAGATGAGCGCAGATCGACTCAACGGTATCATGCGCAGTGATATGGACTTAGAAGACCCTGAGCAGCTTCGTAAGTTCGTCATGGGTTATATCTTCTTTGCATGCGTGTTCGAAGGTAGCTGGTTCTATAATGGGTTTAGCCCCATATTCGCACTACAGCGCAAAGGCCTCATGCGCGGTACAGCCGAGCAGCTACAATACATCATGCGAGACGAAACAATGCATGCCACATTTGGCATCCGAGTCATTAAGCAGATCATCTTGGAAGAAAACGTGGTACTTATCCAATCCGAGCTAGATGAGATGTGGTCGGAGTCCGAACGTGTGGAACACGATTATGCTAAATACATCTTGCCAACAGGGATACTTGGGTATGATTCGGATAGCCACATAGCCCAGTTCAGATATATAGCCAACCGTAGGGCGAGAGCGCTTGAGATCAAAGAGCCATTCCCAGGGGCAGAATCGGCACTACCATGGCTGGATGAGCAGGCTAACATCCGAAAAGAAAAAAACTTCTTTGAAACGAAGGTCACGGAATACCAAACTGGTTCAGCATTAAACTGGGACGAGTAACAAAGCACATATAAGACGACGGGCAAAACGCCCGTCGTCTTATATAGCTACTTATTTTTACGTCCCTTGTATAGCAGCACTATCACAGAGATCATCGAGACGAACCCACTCATGATAAATACCCATACCGCAGCGTCACGCACCATCACGACTCTCCAATGTGTGGTTAGGTGTACCCAACCGGATGTAGTTTACGGACATAAGACCTCCGATAATAATCCAACGTCGCCATCACTGATGCCGGCCACAATCAGCCTCCGATCAACTGGGTCGGCGCGGATAAGGCTGTGCATCAGCCTGTGTAGGACGGGGTCACCTAGTTTCGGCAATGGCGCTCCGGATTTATAGGCATCGTCCACCATACCCAGCAACTCATTAACATTATAAGCCCGGCTACGCAAGTGGGACAGACCTATGATGAACTCGTCCACCAACGGCCCGTCAAGCTGCCTGTTGCCCAGAATGGTGGTCCTGCACAAGTCCCTATTAAGCGTGTCTTGTATGCCGGCAACTGTGTATATGACGCTAAGCCCACGCCGGTGGCGTACCACTAACGGTTCAGTGGAACTGCTACACGTGGCATTAAATAACTGACTAACGTCAACCACTAAATGCATAGGTACTACCACTGTAGACCTCTGCATAAGCAGACTTAAGAACATGGCATATGCCAGAGCACTCACTTGGTCTAATGGCGGCAGGAATCTAGGGTCGCCGAAAAACACCACATACAGGCCTAGAAAGACACACACACGTATGAGCCAAACTAACACATCGCGGTAACAGTTCATAGATCGTACCCCACCAGTGGCAGCAGGATCGTAATAGCGCTACTCATTTAGATAATCCTAATTCGCTAATATGTGTTAGTGTACTCATCATACCCTCGATATCTTCCAACTCGACTTCTGGTGATACCAGATTGGCAGGCCCTTTATAAAAATCAATTACCTCACCCAGATAACCCATGCTGGGCCATCTGGATAGGGCACCGCGACGTTTAATAAGTTTTCTACGGATGTTGGGAGTGCGTTTCTTCAACTCGGCCGCGTGAGATTCAAAACGCCGCTTATACCGGATCAACTGTGCAATACTCTTTATCCCGTCTACCACCTGGGCTGACACACGCTTACTAATGACCCGGTTGCCTAAGATGGTACGGCGACACATCTCCGCAGTCAATGTATCCGCAACGGCGTATGGGCTGGAGATGGTTATGCGTCGACTGCCGATGATTAACACCAGTGGTGTGTTCAAACCATACCCACCATCCAGGAATAACTCTTTCAGCCGATCGGGGGTATTTGAATCGATGGCGGCGTCAGGGCGGTTGAGTAGTAGGGCTAGGATTAAACCCAACCCCACTTGTAGCGCAACCCCGGGGACGAGTAGGTGGGTGGGAATATAACTTAAGATTGGTAGCACGAACGGCGTAAGTAATACCGCGATTACAGCTGCGCGGATGTAGATTATTAATAACTTGCTCACGATTGACTCCGGTGGTTGATATGGTAAGTGTACATAAAACATAACCCCTTACGATAATTGATGGAAACAAATAAAAAAGAAAGCCCCCGAAGGGGCTGTCTTTAGGCTAGGTATTTTTCAACCAGGCAGCTCTCTAACGATTGCACCAGCGTGTGCATAGCATCGAGTCTTGGTACACTGAATCCATCCAACAGATCCTTGCGTGAGGCGGATGCCTCACGCCAGTTGTTTACCCCGCGACCCTGGCCGGGGTAACTCACCCACACATCGGTGGAGGGATTGGCGATTACCCATCCAAGCACCTCCCAACCAAATCTGGTGCTTTTTACTACGTCGTAGAAATTATACAGCTCCGATGGTGCGCAGCCCAACTGATCTGACCAACGATCGGTGTATGCCGCCAAGTGAATGGCCCGCGTTCGCGCGGAGGCGGGGGTCAGGATACCCACTCCGCAGTTACCCATTCCACCGGTGGCCACGACGGTGAGTCTCCACCCGTGGCGAACCATGACCGCCTTGGTGGGTAGGCTGTAGCCGTATGCCACGGAGCCGAGTGTAGCACCGGTAGTTCCGGCGACATCCAACTCTTTTGAAGACATAGAAACGAAGCCGAAATCTGTTACTGTGAAATCACTCATGGTAAATCTCCTGGCTGTTAAGCCATAGTGATATAAGTCAAAACGCCTATATCCATTTTAGTTATATGTCATTGAAAATACGTTGATTCCAGATTTACATAAAAAAGAAAGCCCCGAAGGGGCTGTCTTTATGAGATGGTTTCCAAGCACATCCGGACCATGGGCCGGTCGTAACACAGTTTACCACCCCAGTTACCAACGTAGCAGTCACCTGAAATGGGCGTACGCTTTAATCCAGGATACATCCGGAACGTGCCCTCATCCCAGATCTCAGCTATGCTGTAAGCCTTTTCTGTAAGTTCCCCTATAAGAATTACCGTGGCCCTAGCATCTTTCATGGCCGCCCGTAGTAACTTATACCGCCGATAGAACCCCGACTTATCCGCCATTAGATATGCGCGTACAGCTTCTGAAATGGCCGCCGGTGGCACGGCAGGGCTAAACCACCGGCCACCATATGGGTACACACATGGTAGTGGCATAATCTGATGGCGGGATACCCCGGTATGCCAATCAGATAGCAGTGTGAATACATCCTCACCGGCTGTGGCTGACAGCCTCTCAAGGTAGTCGGATATAACGAGGTGGGTGATGTACAACACCCCAGCGGTTATTAGACTATGCAGCACTAAGTATAACATTTCTTTTTACCTCCAAGTTGGGATTGGGTGTGCAATATTGCACGGCTAGTGTACAGCCCCACAATGGTGGCGCCAGGTAACACAATCCGGATAAACACATCCGCGGGAGATACCACATATGGTGTCAGGGATACCCACAACAGCCCATCTGTCAGCACGCAGACAAACACCGCTAGTAACGCATTCATATCAACATCCTTCACAATAAGAGATCAAAGTGTCTCTTCATACAAGTTATATAGTTCTTACACATGGGTGAAACAAATAAAAAAGAAAGCCCCCGAAGGGGCTGTCCTTATGTCGGATTGTCCAGTTTAGAATTTAACTTAGGCATGCACATGTTGCCGAATGCGACGGCCTCGCGTACCGTGGCATCACCATACTCCCACCCCAGCACCTTCCACCGACCATGGTGTTCTGCGGCAAGAAGGGTAGAACCATCTGCGGTATAAGTGTGCATCACGACCTTGTCGCCTATGAGCCACTGCTTGGCGCATACCGTCCCCAGATCTACATCGGTTGGTAGCGGGTAGGTCACTTCTTTGGTATCTAGTAATTCAACAGATAGAGAACCCACCAACAGGTTCGTCACAGTCACCGCGTACGGCTCTTGGTTGTATATGCGGCTGATGTAGGCGGTGGTGTCACGCACATCCACCAGATTGTCACCGATTATAAACCCACTATGCCCCGGCGTGTGGAAAAATGTGGCGTTCTTCATAAATCGGAATTGCGCGGGCTTGTCCTTAACACGGATGTGTAAGATCACACCCTGCGTATCCGGGTACACCGGGCGGATGTAGGCTATGTGGATCTCCACCTCGCCATCCTCTGAATGTATCAACACGGGCGGGTGCTTACCTACCCGCTTGCTGATAGAGGTACTCACCCAGTCTGTGCCAACCGCTTTGATAAACTCATACGTACTGATCCCACGCATTTGCAACACCCGGTGCCGGTAACTATTTAATACACCCAGTACTCTACTCATAACTAAACTCCTATACAAGAGATCAAAGTGTCTCTTCATATTAGTTATATAGTTCTAAGAATGTATGGAAACAAATAAAAAAGAAAGCCCCCGAAGGGGCTGACTTATTACTTAGGGGCAAGCCCGCGAAGGGCCAGCCGCTCCGGTTTCGGCACAACCACTGGTATGGGGCCACGATTGCTCGATGTACCATCGGCAGCGTACGTGACCATCACCCCGCGTTTGTAACCACCCCCGTTGGATCTAGGTACTATGCATGTAACACTGCGGATAAATCTACTCATAACTAAACTCCTTAGCGGAAGGATTTAACTACCCGTTCCACATCGTTATCAGACAGCCCAACATTGCCATCTATTAAAAAGCTATTGGGGATATTTAACACATCCCTATCATCATCCAATACGGCATACTGGGACACCTCTGGATGGGTATCCAGAAATGCACTTATATCAGCCGCCCTACCATTCCCGCTATCCTTCGTCAGGAAATCTACCTTAGATTGCATACCCAATTTCCAAAGGGCACTGCGCATGCTCTGGGGGGTTTTCCCAAAGTTCCAACTGCTCGTTATAACAAGCTTAGCATCGAGTACCCTAAGCATCGTTTCCAATCTCCCCGGGGTGTGATCATCCACAGCCATATGCGGGTGGTCGTGTGGGTATTTCCTAAGCACCCCATCGATGTCACAGAAAATGAAGTTACTCACATGCGTACCTCACAAACCCAGCGGACGGTATTCACCCCGTAGTACCCTGTTACAGAGAAGCTTTCCCCACAGCAGGTTATTTCCACAGAGTCAAACGTTACACCCACTGGTGCCCAAACCATCGGCCCACCAGCCACTATGAAGAAAGTGGTTGTTAGTAACATGGCATTACCAAACAACCATAGGGTATCGCAGGCCAACCCTTCGTACCGACCATCGGGGTCAGTGACACCCCACGTGCCATCGGCCGATCTAGCTACAAACACGCCACTTGCTGATGTAATCATCATAGCCCTCATAACCCCCCTGCACGAATGCAGGGGGGTTTTGGTTAGTTAGTCAGAGCACCCCTTAGGGATGGTGCGAGCGCACCCGTATCGCAGTGACATGATGATGGTGATAGCAGCAAATGCCAGCACCGCCAGGGTCTTAAAACATTTAAACATGGGGTATTCCTCATTAGTGGATGTAGAAAATCGCACCATTGTTGGCAACCCACCAGCCACCTACGATGATGGTGGATAGTACTACAACGGCACGGACAGCAGAAAATAAGTCACTCATAACTAAACTCCTATACAAGAGATCAAGATGTCTCTTCATACAAGTTATATAGTTCTGAAAAATTATTGATCACAGCATTGGCACCACGGATATAATGATCCTACCCGTATCACCGCGCGTGTAAGGACCCCTGTGTAGGGTGTATACAAGTGTGCGGTTGATGGTGTCGTAAACCGCACCTAACTTGTATGGGGTTAACCACGCCGCATCCCGTTTAGATAACAGGATATTCCACCGGGTGGGTACTGCCGGCATATTAACAACAGGTTTTGTGGATAACCTGGCACAATCCATGCTGGGCAAGCCAATCACCTCATATTTGTCACCGGCACCTAAACGTCTGCGCCCACGTACAGGGAAACCGACCCAACAGGTTATGTTAGGTAGCCGCCCATCCTGGAACGCGCGGTACTCAACCCTGGGGGCCATGGCATCCAATAGTGCAGACCCGTTGTAGTTAGCTGTGGTGGCCATACTGGGTATCTCACTACGGCAGGGGATGGGTAACAACATCAGACATATCAGTATTTTAAGGATGGTATTCTCCAATAAAAAAAGAAAGCCCCGAAGGGCTATTCACCATGGACCTGCTTTCGCAGGTCCATTACGTCTGCACCCTTTAGGGTGCAGGTGTCTGCACCACATATGGTGCAGACCTTTCTACAACCCTGCCATTCTGGCAGGGTCTCCATGTACACAAGGCGGCAATCAATTGCCATAACCTTGTCAGTATCCAAAGCTAACATAGCTACTCCAAACTGCACCACCTATATAAGTGGTATCAGGTGACCCATGTACAGAATTATACATGAGTATTCATTTTAGTTATATGTCATTGAAATATAACTGATTCCATTATATCATTTCCAGCCGTGCTAGCATCTCAGCTCTGGCGGATGGGGGCAGCCTTACGATTTTAGCGGCCCAGTGTACAGCCACGGATTTGATGACAATGTGGCCATTTTCTTCAATGGAATTTGCGGACATCTGGTTTAGAGCAAGCGCTATCCGAATCTCGATGATCCGGTTAGATACCGGGTCCATATCGATAGGGATCATCCCAGCCCTACGCATGGCCCTAAAATCGCCACAGGGTATAACATTCCTACAGACATACAGGGCAACGCCTAGCCCGAATAAAATACTAACGCCAGCAACTATCAGGAAGGCTGGGTAAAACATCGCGTAATCAGCGACCATGTCATCTAACTCCATTAGCACCCTCGTTTGAGGTGGGGCACCCTAGTTTATAACCGACCTCGGTAGACCGGATATACCATTTGCAACGTTGTCCATTTTTTAGACGCCCGGCTATAAGGAGGTCACCACAGTGGTTGCGCAACACGGTGTCAGCGGACCCTGTGGACTTACCAATGTATGTCCTGGCAAGCCCCGCCAATGCCCAGACTGAGAAGCCACTATATCGACCCCCACGGACCTCTATAAACTTACCGAAGCCCCTACTATCTAGGCCCAGCGCTAACGATAATTTGTAAGTATTCATGCACAATCCTTAAGGTACGTATAAAACGACCGGCCAATACTGGCCGGCCGCACTTTAACTTGGCTCCTTACTTGCGGCGATAGCATCGGCCGCCTTCATAACTTCCTTGTGAAACAGCGCCAAGTCGCTTTCACCCATTGCGGAAACTTCGCGAACCAGGATGCTAGGTTCCAAATGGGCGACGCCTACGTGAGCAGACATGTGTTGGAGGTTTACAGGATGGCATGTGATAGTATCACAGGCCGTGAGGATCTCATCTAAACGACCACGGTTTCTGCGGGCAGTAATGCGATCATGATGCCGTTTAGCAGCAAGCCACAGAAAGCCAATGATCATAAAGTCTAACGCAAAAATGACAACTGCGATTTTTAAGGTATCACTCATAATTGACACTCCATTTAATAATGGATGAATGTCCGCCAACGCGCCTATACAACATGTGTTATATAAGCTATTCCCCGTCCCATCTCTGGATTGTCCAAGTGGCCTTCTCAACAGTGGTACACTCAGTCATGTTCGGCACCCATGCGTATAGGCACCACCCTATTAAACCTAGTATGATCAACCTTTCAAGGTAGGTCATTATGGTCCAATCGGGCACAACGTTTGTGCTCATCTAAAGAGATAAGGGCTAGTGCCCATAACCCCCCAGATATGGTGAGACTATTTATAACCACCAGACTTAGGTATGGATCAAACATAGTGCCGTTCTCCTGGCCAGCGTTTGTAGTCCCATTCCCTATCCGTTTCCTATAAACACCTATGTGGGCGTTTATATAATAATGTTTAACAACTTCTGTACGCAGTTATGCGACATGCACAGAATGCTACGCCAACGGCCACAAGTGTGGCCATAATCAGGGGAGCTATGCCCAGTATGTAAATGTGCAACACTATTCACAACCCCCAGAGGAACCGGAGTCACCGTGGTCACATGATGGCGAGTCACCGCGAGACCCACGTTTACGCGGGGGTGTCAGGGGGTGATCATTTGGCGACCCAAGCACATACACCAGTAATCCGACAACCAATGTGATGACAACCGCCACCGCCAACCCATTCAAAATCAATGACAAAACTGCCGATTCATACATAACTAAGATCCTTTTTAAATACAGCGCAATATCGCGCACAAAACCGGATACAACTCACTCATCATAATCCTCAAACAAATCCTCGAGCCATATGATGCCGAGCATCATAGCGAACACGCACACCGATGGGATGTATAGGGCCCCACGCATAAACTGCTTAAACATCTTCATACTCTAGCCTTACGGCGTTTAGACTTACCGCCGCCTATTATGGAATCCATGGTGACAGTCTCGCCACCATCTTCTTCAGTTAAACGGGTTAAGGCTTGAGCCTTCTTACGCAGGCGCACATTCACCAATGGTGTGTTACGCTGGGTAAGCTGAACCTTTATATAAAGCAGTTCGGCCCGAACCTTACTCTGAGCATCCTGTATAGCCAACTCGGCGTCTGATAAGGTGGCACCGTGCTCCTTGACACCTGACAATGCTTTACCCACAGGTATGCCGTACATAGAGTGGTTAACAGCATGATTTAAAAACCAATGCCCGAGTAACCACGATATAACAAGGTCATCATGACCACCGGCTATATGATCCACACGATCATTCTTTTTTACTAAGCCGAGCAGTTGGTCAGCCAACCCACGGTCTGTTACACGATGGCCCGTTGTCTCAGTGGCCCTAGTTAAGACCGCATCGTACAGGTGTGTGCGGTTAGCCGCGCCCGTACAGAACCCCATGAACTTCTTGAATCTGTCGTAAAACCGCCCGCTCCTCCTAGACCATGGGGCCTTCATGTCTGCAAACAATTCAGCGTTACCATGCTCATCGTCAATAACTCGGTTGAATATACGTCGACACGGATCAATTTTAGCCTCGATTAACCGGACAACTATGATGTCAATCACACTCTGACCAGACATCTTATTCTCGATAACCAATGTGGTCTTAGGGAACCGTATGAGTAACTCGGCTATCCAATCAGCGTACTTAAATATACTGCCAACATTGACATCGGATATACCCAGTATAGATGCATCAGTCACATCCATTATAATTAGGGCATTACTATCGAGACCCACCGCATTACCGGTATCCAATGTTAGCAAGTGGTGACCATTCATGAGGCTGTCGATCACGGCATCCCGATCCTTATACCAGTTGATGCTATATTTGTTTTTGGTAATCTGTACCCAGTTGGGCTCTCTAACGGATGTGTTAATTGCCTCGGACACCGCGACTGGGATGGGGCCATCGGAACTACCGTGTGACCATATATTCAACAGGTCACGTTCAATGCTATCGCGACTACCACGGGTTATCGCGGCAGCCTCTCTGAACCACTGATCATCATACCCAAGCATCCTGTATGAGAAGGCCGCACTTATCTGCGCTATGTCCGATTTAGAGTTAGTCAGTATAACATCTTTGGCCACCTCAGCATTTGCGCAATCGAACAACGACTCATTCCACTTGTACCCGTCCATGAACATTTTATACGCGAATGCACCATTGGGTGTGTTAAGCTTGCCAGCGGTGGTAGTAAACACGTTGCCATACAACCCCCCATTCTTTTCAGATAACCTGCGGGCGCCCAGAGTCGAACCCAGCGCTACGGGGAAACATATCTCACCCTTTGGCACGTATGGTACTTCGTCGCCGTGCAGTGTACCTGACGTGGCACCACGGCCAACTGACTCGGCACCCTCGGTGGTGTTACGGCCAACCGCTGTGCTAAATCTGGTATCCCGTGCTCGGCATTCTATCCTTTCAAGGTTATCAGCATCAACTTTGGGATCGGTTGGGTTGAGCCATTTAGGTAGTGAGTCACGCATGTTACGGATGCCGTTGATAACATCTTTCACCAACTTTGTCTTCTCCGTAATAAGCTGTATCTTAGTACCTTCATATAAAAGGTATAGTATCTGGCCCCATGTCCACGCAACCGATACAGTCTTACCAGTTTGCCGTGGCTGGATGAGATAGAAATCGAAATGATTAAAGTACGCCCACGCCATCGCTATGTTACCACGGTTGGCTAGAAACTGGGTTGCTATAGACGACCCCTCTTGCTTAATGCGTAATAGTTCCCGGTAGTTGTACCACGGGTTGTATTTGGACTCCACCCGTATCTTAAGCTTAAGATCGTCAGATATATCTGGATCGAATGGGTCTACCCCTTGCAATGATGGGTCGTGCAGCGCCAATGGGAATGCCCAGTTCTCTATACCCATAGCCTTATAGGTGGCACATAAGTGTATGAAACTATCATTGGATGTTTCAACATCGGCGATGGCATCCGGGTATTTATCCCAGTCCTCTTTATACAGAATCATTGATAACACCATAAGGCGACCGCTAGGCCGCCTGTTGTTTAAACGTAAAGGAATTTTACGGGTAGAGGGCTTACCGCCAACACCTTGGTAGATTCTAGTGAATCCAATAACCAGACGATGTTAAGAGGTTTGCCACTTAGCCACTCGCGCCCAGTCCCAAGGTACAGGACAGCGTCCCATGTTACAATGGGGAAAGTGCCGATAACCATGTCGCCATCGACACCCCCGTGTTCTAAACGGAAACTTGTGGGCGTTGGGGCCTCACTATATAAGGTATTGTCGTAACTTGGGTCCAACCCGCGATATAGGGTAGCAAGCCATTTATCCACATCCGCAAGGCCGCAATCGATCTTGAATGGCCTTGATCCGGCCTGACTGACGCGAGCATATAGCTCGGTACCATAGACAGTCATCCCATCACATCCGTAATCTATTCGCCAGCCCTCGACATCGATATCGGAGTAGGTTGGCAATGCGATATCCAGTTTCTGGGTGTGCACGTAGCCGTCGTAAGTATCATTGGTCATACCACTCAAATCGATGGACATGTGGACACGGGACATGGTACCGTCCCCGATTAGAGTCAGGGGGTTACCTAGAGCATCCCGTAACTCAGCGTATTCAGTCACATCAATGTAAACAGCATACTCCACATCTGTTAGGAGTACGCGTAAGGCCCACCCCGATGCCACATCCCAGTGTGGGATGATGTATGCACGCAACCTGTAATCACCGGATATTGGTATGTTAACCAATGTGTAAGTCTTGGCTATGGATGGTGTCGTAACACCCCTAACATTGATAGCTGGCTCATCTTCACCAGGGTAGTATGACAACACCACGGAGGTGTTGCTACCCATGCGCGAACTATCGAAACTATCCAACCCGTGTAGAATAACCTTATTGCCATCGATGGGCATTGTGACACTTCTACCATTGCTGTAATGTAACAGACAGGCTGCTGATGACCCGGTAAAACTGTGACCGAAGGGGTTCTCAATAACAAGCGCATCGGTGGTAGACAACATTGGGCTAACAAGGCTGATACCATCGATGTACACACTGGCGGCGGACGGGCCGGATATCATCCGGGATTGGACGGCCACAAATATGTCTTCACCGATAATCTTCCCAGTGTTGGCGTAGATCACCGCAGTCAACACCTGCCCCGCCGGAATATCGGTTGTGGTGTTAAACCGTAAAGGTCTGCGGATAGCCGGCAATGTAACATCGATAGGTTCCACATCCACCATCTCTGACATGATGACACCACTGGTATTAACAGTGTGTGATATGACCTGACCACCATCTGATGTATCGCGCCCCATGAAGACCTTAATCTGGGTTGCCGCTTTGTCCAAAATGGTGTAGTGGGCGTCTACGACAATTGTGGCAGGTTCAGTGGCATAGTCGATAAACATGCGCGATGTGATCTGGGGTGGCTTATATGCCAACCCTAGCTCTAATGAGTCTGGGTCCACCACGGTCGACTCGGTGGTATCATCAGTGCTAGTAAACACGGGTATCAGTGTATCTGGATCCACGTACGTGACCAGCTGTGACTTACCCGCATTGTTGAACACAACATCACCTTTCTTTAGAGCAACAAGCCCATTGGTCTGGGGGCCCTCCACGCCGGTGTATGCCTCTTCAATGTGTAGCACGCGGCTACTACGCGAACCGGCACTTGTTACGATTGTACTCATAATGCTATCCAATTCATTGTATCAGGGATATGTACCTATTAAGCACAATCCTGCTGTTAAAGTATACCCGGTTCATCTCTTCCAAAAATGCTATCTCGTAACTGGCGAGTTGTATAACATCGTTGCCGGGGGTAGGGTGTATCTCGACCATCCAGTCGTCCAACAGTTTATAACAGACATCCTTCTTGAGGTCAGATATATATGGCATCAACCCTTTGGTGACAGCGGTGCTGGAACCGCTATAGATGACCGCGAGTATGGTCTTGTTACGCAGCATGTTTATAACACTGCGTATGAATGGGCTGAAGATAACCCGCTTAGTTGGGACTATGATAATCCCAGACACTGGGTACTTAGGTATCTGCTGGTATACCGCCGCACTAACGTAGGCCGGAACCCCACGGACAGGGCCGTATTTGCCCATGCCATAGACAGATAACATGCTACTTCTTGGCACCGCCTCCCAGATGCTGCCATCTGCCACCTTTGGCTGCGGGTCGGCTACTGAATCCTCAACGGCTGTTATCATGGACATGTCACTCAACATGCCATTAATGAACAACCTCTTATTACGATCCTTTATGAACAGATCTTCGTGAGCCTTGGGGACAGCCAGCTTGTTAGCCACCCATCCGTGGATCGTGGGGTCTGTGACGAAACCATGGTTGAGTATGAGTACATCGACAAACAGGTCACCGCTAAGACCAATGGGGGTTTTTGCAGATATACTGATGTGCGGGTAATCCACAGTATACTCCACGTCCCGAACCAGCTTATAACCGTTCATGTACACGTCAAATAGATCGAAACCAATGTCCACCGCAGTTGGTCTGCCAGTTAAAATATTGATCGGTTTATATAGCAGATCTACCTCGACGTTGGCCCGGTAGTAGAGAATGTCGTTAAGTGTTCTAACAACCTTCCCGCTATCATAGTGCTTGTGGTCCCAAATGAGCAACCCATTCTCACCATACTCATAATCGACACCCTCTTCGGATATTGACCAAGCGGTTTCTCCAGGCGTGCGGTGGTAATAGCGCTCATTGTAAATGCTAGCGATGTGATCGGCCACCAGAGGCTTATCCATCTCGTAACCATCGGTGGTCAATACACCCGGTATGAATTCCACAGCGCCTGTCCCGCCTGGGGTGCCGACGCTGCTATTTCCCGAAGATGGCGCCACACTTAACAAGTCTGTTAACAAACCAGTTGGCCCGTAGCATAATAAGACACCGCCTATATCGGCTGCCACTGGCAACTTGTACACACCATCCACAAGCTCACCAATACCGATGGCCCCAGATATAGCGTACTCCGATAAAACCCCAGGTATATTGGCAGCTGTAATTTCCCCCGCAGTCAACGTTTGCCATAGGGTAGACGGAGTCCCCTCCAGTTTGTCTGCGCGCCAACCCGCGTAACCGCCCACCCCCACCAGCATGGATCTGCGAGCATCGGTAGCAAGCTTGTATAAGTCGATTAGATACGCCCCATCCATCACGGTGCGCCTTGGGTTTTCATGGTGACGGCGGAACACCCGTATAAATACGGAGTCGGCAGCACTGAGGAAATCGTTACGCATAACGATGTTCTCCACCTTGGTTGCACGCAAGGCAAAGTCACGATGGGTAATCATACGCATATCTGGTAGGGATAGCCGTGGGTACATGACACCGCGAACATATGTGCCAACGCCGTCGGGCGTTGGCATCCTGGTGCATATGTAGACCTCCAGCTCATCGTACGGCGTAGGGGCCATCGGGTCACCCCCCGCATCGGGCATTAATAACAGTTTATGCTCCGCATCACCGGTAGACACATAGTGGGGGAGGTCTTCCAAGGTATGATCCTCGAACCCATCCCCATCCGCATCTTCGAGCAGCGTTACTGTGCATCCCAACCCCTCTAGGGCAACCATTGGCGTGGAAATGTAGTCCTGATAAACCCCATCGATGTAGTAGAACCGATTGCCGGTTGGTGGTTCCGCCTGCTTAGCCATTATGGGTAGCAGCTTATCCAAATGCGTGATGTGGGCCCCGACTTCAGATACAGATGTTGCGTAGGAGTTATTTCTCCAGATGTTTGTGTAAAATCTGGCATACACCTGGGCATGTCTAGACAGCAGTGCGCCACCAGCGGTAGCATCGATAGCCAACAAGATAGTTCCCGCTAGATTACGCTTAAACATCGCGGTAAACAAAGGTATCGCACGGTTATCAGTAAACAACTGTATAAGAGTGTCCTCACGGGCCATTAACGCCCCAGCCCCGATCCAGTGGTCGGTCAACGCGGCTAAGCCCAACTCTTCTGGATTAATCCCCCCAAGCTCGTATAAAACCCATCTGGTCACATTGTCTGGTAACCGATGTGTGGTAAACGCCATATTAACGCCACCAACCACCCCGGCCACCCCGGTAAGCCTGGCGACCTGTATGACCACCTGGTTATCGTTGTGTGGGTTAAACCACATCCCATCTCTGGCGACCTCCAGTAGACGGTCATCGATCTTACCCATGATAGGCACCCATAAGGCGTACCACGGACTCATGCACCCCAATCATATCCATGCGTTTAAATAGAGTGTTATACGCTTGACCGATGCGTGTGCGGTTGCGGTATGACGGCATGTACCCCAGGAAAGCCACCATTGAGGTCATGACGCTCATACTTTCCATACCAGTTATGGCGAGGTTGATAGCATCCATACCCTGCCAAGAGCCACCACCCATTAACCTACTGAGTGTGCCGATATCGGCCTCACCCATCTTGAACTCCCCGGTGTCGTCGATTAGCTTTAGTAACACAGCCATGTTGATCTGGGGGGTGTTAGTTAGAGTGTGGATAATACCATCCTCCAGCGCTTCTTCCACAAACGTCGTGGGGATACCTAAACCGCGGTTACCCATTATCCGTAAACAGATGGTGGATAATTCTTCAGCATCGAGGTAGTCCCCATGGTCTTCATCGGGCTGGATTTGTGGTTCATACCGATCTCCTGACTTTTTAGCATAGCTTATCTGCTTAAGCATGAGTGCAACGTAATAAGAGGTGGCAGCGATCTTTAGAAGCACCTCATCATTAATATCAGCATTAAAGCGAGACACCATGGTGCCCGCTACCCATGCGCCGAATAATGCACTAACCTGTGGGATGATGGATTCGAAAAACTCGGGACCATGTGCGGCAGCCAAAGCCAGATGACCACGCTGTAAGGCGAATGTCCGGTCAATTTTATAACGGACGGTGCCAGTTCCCGTCAAGTATGCGCGCGTATCAACGTAGCACTTACCCGCGTTTGTGGTGATAGGGTGGACAAAATGGGGCAGCTTATGATTCTCTTGTACGATACCATATACTTCCCCATATGGGTTAGACCCCACGCTGACCAACCCACCACTCTGCCCGAGCGCTTCTTGTTCTTCTATATAGCCGTGTAAGTGGGATAAGCTTTTAATCTGCTTGTGGTTTAGATAACTCATGTATTCAAACATTTCGATGATTCCTGATGGCTATATTGGGCGGATACGTACATAGACAACCATTATAATTAATAGAATACTATGCAACTAATGCTTCCGTATCACGGGACATAAGATCACTAGACAGCCAATTTTGCCGGGGACGTCGGATAGGTAACCCCCCGGTAATCCGACCTATACACAAGGAAACCATATGGCTACTTTTACCAACTCAATGCCGGAGCATCGGCTGAACGGGATCAAAGATGAAACCACCCGTCGCCAGGTGGTGGAACGTCAAAGCGTACCACAGCATTGTCCATTATTTTACATCCTGGCTAAAAAAGGCCCGTTAACCACCATGCTGCACGGTGGTAACTCTTTGATCACGACCTTCGGTGCCGAGACCCTCAACGAACGCGGTCCTTTCTTCACCCATGGCACCTTGGGTTTGACTATCGCTAATGCCCAGGGTAACTCATGCTTCGTTAAACGGGTAGTGCCAGATGACGCCACCATCCCATCCTTGGTGTTTTCATTGGAAGTGGTAGCAACCACATTGCCAGCATACCAGCGTAATGCCGATGGCAGTGTAGCCAGAGACGCCAATGGTGTCAAATTGCTAGACGCGGTTGCCACCGTCGCCGGTCACCAACTTCGCTGGAGTGTCGGACCGCTGAGCAGCACTGCTAATCTTCGCGGTGAAAATGCCGTGGCCGGCACAATGGTCGGTAGCGCTGGTGAGACATCCACGGTGTACCCCATCTTCGCCATCCGCGATGTGGTCGGTGCTAACGGTAATAATACCGGTCTACGCCTGAGCTACCCCGGCCCTGCCACAAGCAGCCCTGGTGATCTCACCCCAATGGAAGACCAAGGTGCACAGGTGTACCGCGCACAATGGATGGTCCGCGATAACGCCGTGGCAACCCCACGTGTCTTGTCCAGCATCGCCGCCGAGCCAGCAGTTGATTTTTGCCTGAAAGACGGTGCAATCAACACCCGCACCGATGCCGATATGGGTATGGATCGCATCACAGATGCGTACGCAGTGGACTTGAAAGATGGTACACCACCAACCTACGGTCCTGTTGAAGAGATGTACTATTACCAGAATAACCTGGAAACGGTGCTGAACTTGCTGCATGCCAAAGAAGTGACCTCGGATGCCAACATCACCGAAGCACATCTGGTTAATGTATTCAACGCCCTTGATATCAATGGTAATGATCATTACACGGTGCGCATGGATGGTGGTGTTAAGCTGAATGGGACTACAACCCATTACATGACCGGTGGTAGCGACGGTACTCTTAACAACGCCACTTACGATGCATTGGTGAATACCCAGGTCACCACCGGTTGGGAAGACGTCAACGACCCATTGGTTAATGAGGCCAAGTTCCCTTTCAGTGTCATCTATGGTACCGGTTTCTCTTTGGCCACCAGCAAAAGCATTCTGCTACTGATGGGAAAAAGAAAAGACATCCACGTGGCAGTTTCCACACAGGACTCGGCATCCCCAGCCAACAGCAGCTCAGATGAAACATCACTGCTAACAAGCTTGCGCGCAACCGCACGCCTTGTCCCAGAGAGCACTGTCCATGGCACCGCAACCTGCCGCGCTGTCATTGTCGGCCGTAGTGGTAAGGTCAAAGGTAGTAACTATAAAGGTACTGCTTCAGCTATTTTCGATCTGATCGAAAAACGCGCAATGGCTATGGGTGCTGGCGATGGTGTTTGGAAAGAAGACATGATGTACGATGTTAGCCCAGCTAACCGTATCGTCAACATGACTGACCTCACACTCCCATGGAGCCCTCGCGCAGTCCGTTCCAAAGACTGGGAATTGGGTCTTTGCTATCCAGAATCGGCCAACATGACCGAAAGCTTCTGGCCTGCTATCCAGACCGTATACGACAAGGATAGTAGCACCCTTGGCGATGACAAGATTATGATGATCTGTGTCGATCTGGAAAAGAAATCCATGGAAGTCCATCGTGAGATGGAAGGCAATGGTAGCATGGAAGATGGCGAATTCCTGGCGGCATGTAATGCATTGATGGCTGCTAAGACCGATGGTATTTACGCTGGGCGTTGTAAGATTGTCCCTAATGCGTACTACACCAAAGGTGATGAAGCCCGAGGCTTTAGTTACACGATGGATATCGTAATGTACGGTAAAGGTCGTAGAACTGTAGGTACCTTCAACATCATCGCTCGTCGTTACAGCGACCTGTAAGGAGAATATAGATGGCCGCACCAAAGAAAGCTCCACCAAGACTGTATGACACTGGCCCGTTAAGCAAGCCTGGTCATTCGATTACCCGTGGGCGCACCCGTGCGCTCGATGGTAAGTACGGTGGACAACAAAGCATGATGGCTGATCATCGACATTGGATGAGTTCAGCAACATACGTACGCCAGAAAATGATCACCGTGCTTTACGAAGCACCTGGTCACATGATGTACATGGACGATGGTCTTGACCGTATCCGCCTGTTGAAGGCTATTATGGAAACCATGCCTACCGCTGTGCAGGGCTTGACCCGCAAGCTGGAGGCCGAGTACAGTGAACACAAAATCAATGATACCAACGAGGTGCATCACACCCCGACCCGTGTCAGCCGTGCTGTGTCAACTGTATCGATTGTCATCCCTGAGAAACATGGTAAGTTCGTATTCAACTACATGAGCCAATGGCTCATCGAATTGATCTACGATCCTGAGACCACTCACCCTGGTCTGGTCAATAAGATCGCATACCAGAGCGCGGGATACCCCGAGTTCCTGCCTGATGCGATTGCAATGACCTGCCTGTTCTACGAACCATCCGTGGATATGGCCCGCATCACCGAAGCTTACTTGGTAGTCAACATGATGCCTAAAAGCAGTGGTGAAGATGAAGCTAAAAACATCGTCGGTGAAGCCAATGAAACTGTTGAGCAAACCATCGAGTTCACTGGCACCACCACCATCAGTGACCATGTGGATGTGCTTGCACAGAACCACTTGGATGAGTTGATGAAGAAAGGCGCTCGCCCACACAGCATGCAAGCTGCGTACATCGAGATTGAGCCTGGTGTCAAGAACAACGGCGAAGATTACACCAAGAAGTTACAAGCTGTAGCGGAAACCCCCGCAGCAGTGATCGTAACACCTGGGCCGTAGTTGCCGGTTTAAATGTTTGTTTAGATGCAATAAAGACACCGCAGCGAAAGCTGCGGTGTCTTTATATGTGTTTTAGGTATCAGTCAACATGTACGTATTTAAGGCATGATGCTCTTCATCAGGCCCTAAGGCTGCTATATACTCCAGCATATCTAGTAACCATGGTACACGCAGATACATCTTTAAAATCGCATTTTCATTACACAGCTCATTAGCCAGTTCATAATCCCATAGACGCATTGGGATAATAGAGGTGTAATAAGGGCGTGTGGATATGGTCGCCATAGCCATAGCGTGCGTTCTACACTCCGCAACCACCATACTTAGATCACCATGTTCATTAAATATCTCATCGTAGCATAACTGCTTAACATCGTTATCCACGTAGTCTGCAAGCACACCTATAGCCAGTGGATACACCCCGCAACACACACCAGCTAATTCCGCATCCATGTACCCACCGCTCCCAAGCGTACTTAGGCGAGCTATGATAGCCTCTTGCATGTCCGGAATGGTTGAACACATCTGGACAAAATCGCCGAACTCCTCTTTACTATGCGGTAACATATATAACCTCCCAAATGAACAAAAAAAGAGGGGTCAAAAGACCCCTCTAGTACTAACTATCCCCGTAGAAGTCTACCTCCTCGGTATCTTCTTCGAGGTCCTCAGGCCCATCATCCGGCTCGTAAGGCTGTATCACATGTTGGCCTTTACCCAATCATCAATTTCGTTAAAGGCATCTCTGTTTTCTGTGGACAGCGTGCACTCTACGCGTAAGACGGCGGTGGTGTCACCACCTTCGTTGAACACAATTGCCGGACGGGCGGTGGTGTTATCACCCATACCGAACTCGGCAGAGACCTCCCCTTCAGAATGGTCCTCGAACACCTTAGCGGTGGCACCCATTGTGGCCACCGCGTACTTATCGCGGTAATCTTCATGCTTGGCCCAGCTCTTTTCTGTAACACCCTTGGGGGCGTTGTCGAAGAAAGTGGCTGAATCGATAACCACGTGGTTATCTTTCACACCGGCTGTGTTGGCGGCGGCAATCAGTTTATCGGTTAATGTGGTTTTAGACATTTGTATCTTCCTTTTAGTGGGATCATTCCCAGGTGGCACCGGGTGGTGCCGTATGTGAACCGTGTACTGGTTCACAGTATAGCGACCCACCTAATTTAATAGGTGGGCTACGGCAAACTCTTTACACAATGGGGCGGCATCAGGCCACTGGGTGGTTACACCATCACCCACAGCGATACCCGTGGATAGTTTAGCAACCAACATCTCAGCGCCATCGGCGGGATGTGTTGTAACTGTGTGGTGTGCATCGGGCGCATATATGCGCACCACGTCACCGACGAGTATACACAGGTGGCCGCAGTGGGTTAGCAGGTCGAACGGGCCAGCTGCGTCGGTGAAAACATACGTGGTGGATAACCTGTTCATCGCCACGCCCCCGCACCCGCGTGACACAAACATTGTTGTACCATCGGGTAGTTTTACCACGATGTGCCCATCGTAGTACACCTGTAGGAAGTTGGCTGAAGGTGCGACTGGATCGGGCACCTGGTACTTCTCTGGTGTCATACCTTGAACAAATCCACCATCGCCCATGGTCACAACGTATGTCCCAAGGTCGGTTGTTAACAGCAGTGGGGCCAAAGCATCGGGCTTCTCCACTGTTACCATGCTCACCGGACTGCCAAACGAGAACCGAGCATCCACCCCACCACGGCGTAGATAGATCATATCACCAACCGTGGTGTGAGCCAACCATCCCTGGGCCAAACGGGTGTATGTGTGGTTAGCCATGGATTCCCCGGGTCGTAGTTTTATGTGGTTTGTTAACTCACATATAGCCGTGGTGGCCGGTAGGCCAACGTATTTGGGTATTGCCACGTCACTCGGAGCATTAGCGCTTAGGGCCTCCGCTGCCGATGGGGATAGTGTCATGTAGCAGCCGCCCTCACCAGCCACATGCGTGACGACGATCCCCTTATCCGTATACTGGTCAAGCATCTTATCGGTACCATTATCCACGAACACCAGTGCGTCAACACCAGCCCATGACGCCAACATTGCAGATCTGGGCGTTGCAACGACGATACCGGCCACATCAGCCACGTACAACTCCAGCATTACCCGCCCCTTATTACGAGCCATGTCGTCGAAGTCGTAACCTTTTAATACCAACCGATCAACACACCCCTCCGTATAACAACGGGCCAGTAGTTCCGTATCCACTGTGTCCAGCCCACCTACACAGATATCTACCAGCACGATAGTATCTATATTTTCTTCGTTCATAACTAAATCCTTTCAACATAAGAGATCAATGTGCCTCTTCATACAAGTTATATAGTTCTGACATATGAGTGAAACAAATAAAAAAAGAAAGCCCCCGAAGGGGCTGACTTTATGGGAGGGGTTCACCGTGATATAAACCCCTTACACCACTCTAGCCCACCCATCACACCGCCAAATGAGCTTACGCCCCACAGTAGCGCTAGACAGAAGCCCAGCCCCGGCAGGGCCTCGTTGAATGATAAGTCGCTAAACACCAGCGTTAACAGTATTAGGAATATAGTGCTAGCATTGCTAACCATCACGCTCTTCACTGAATCCTCACGTACAGCCAGCCATCTGGGGGATACGTATAGATGGTGCATTAACGTTAACACTATGATGGGGTGGTTGAAACCAGGCAGGTATCCCACGATAGCGCTAACCACCGTGGTGTACCCAACCGCCAGTATGGCCGCCTTATATCTAACGATCTGGATCTTCTCGGATGTGGCTAGTCTGGCACGCACCCAGCCGGCCATAGCTGATATCTGGCAAAGCGCCAATATGTAAATATCGGGAATCATTACTAAAACCTTTTTGTTATGGACATGTGGTCGTTATACTTATTACCGGGTACCTGTATCTCTGGACTAAGTGAGACAACCTCTGAGTGCGGCATACCGCTATAGTCAGCACTGAAGTGGCTAACCATGAGCATCTGCTCACACTCCTTCGCTTCTATGAGACTACGTAGGTATCCCAGAAACCTGGGTGTATGGATTTCATCAAACCCCTTACCAGGCTCGTCTAAATATATAGGATAGGACTCAAGGCCGAGGTATTTAATCAGGGTGAGATTGATAGCGAAGTCAATCATCACTTTCTGACCAGCAGAGGCTTTAGAGATTTCAGGCACCAGCGTGGACTTGACCATCACGGGGAAGCGATAATCCAATCCGTCATCGTCTGCGCTACTAGGCATGACGACCATGTCGTACTCCCATACACTGGCTATGATGCCATTTACAGTTTCAAGAAAGGCCTCGATGAAGGTATTCATCTGCGTGTTTATAACACCCAGTAGGGAATCACAGAGGTTGGATAGTTGCTCTTTTTTACGGATAAGTTTAGCTAAGTCAGCCTTCAAATCATCCACAGCGGTTAACACAATCCGCCGTCTATCGAATGTGTGGGTTATCTTACCCAATACCAGTTGCAATCTATTAACCTCCTCCTTAGCGGTCTGCTGCACCAATGCTTCTGTTACGATATCACGCTTGTTAACAGAATCTTCCTTACATTCATCTAAGGCTGCTCGCATCTTGACCAGAGTCTTGTATGAAGATATTGCAGAACTAAGGTCCTTTATACGCAGGGTTGTTAAGTCCAGATCAGCATACTTACTAGCCAGCTCCTCAGACACGGCAAGCTTGTCTCTAGCATAGATCTCATCTAAAGACTGTTTACGTATGGCCAATGCCTCTCTGGCGGCATCATGGCTGTCTGTGGCAGCCTTAATAGCCATCGCCCTACCCACGTCATCATACTCGGCTATTAACCGCGACACCATGCCTGATGTGGATATAGCAGCCCACCTAGGTAGGTCCTCATCCAACGTCGACCATAATGGTGTCAATGAAGGGCACGCCTTTATAGCCTTTACGCACTCCCGATACTTCTTAACGAAGACGTCCATATAGGCTAGCCGTTCAACAGCCTTATCAATCTTGGCAACCAGGGCATCTTTATCTAGGTATAACCCCTTACGCTTACTCTCCCCCTTGGTTATCCGACCCTCGGTGGCCGTTACATCGCCCACCACCAGAGTGCCACAGTTGTCACACGTGGGGGCCCCCTTCCTAAGGGATTCGATTCTATCCAGCTCACGCTCCACCCTAAATATCAGGTTATCCACCTTGGCCAGATTCGCACGACTGGACTCTAATAAATCAACCTGATCAGTGCGTTCGGCTGGCGTACATATCTCAAGGTCGGTCATAGGGTGCTCGATCTCAATCAGCTTGAAATCAGCTAGGGCCCGCTCAATGGCATTATGGGCGGTGGGTAGTGGGTCCGTATAATCCACCATGTTTGCGGATGGTGGGTGTAACCTATCAAGCTCTATGCGTGTGCTGACACAGTTATCCTCCAGCTCTGTATCCGTGACGTTACTAGAGGCGGCGGCATTATCAGAGTCAGCCAGCTTTGATGCACGGTCGAGTAACCCTGTTATGCTTTCCTTAAGATACAACGATTTAGCCTTCTCGGCATCTCTGGCGGCAACAGCCTGTTCAAGACTATCCATGCCGCAAGATTTGTATTCTAACTTTACCCGCTTTAACCGCAGGATTGTACTAGACACCTCTGCTAGTGACCTTTCATAATCCAGTTCCTTGGATACCAACTCCGCATCCTTGTTGATGGTGAATGGTCGCAATTCTGACAGCTGCACCTCTATCGCATCGGCGTCTTTAAGGTGCTCAGTTATGTCACCTATGAGTGCGAGGTTACCAAGCTCATCCGCAAGTTTCTTTTCGATGTGGTCTATAGCCCCCACCGTGTTACGTAAAGATGTCTTCAAATTAACATGCACCTCGTTGGCATAGCTCATATCCATGGTACTAGCCGCCATCAACATATCCTTACGAACCCCCCGCCCAGCCGATACAAATGAGACCCCACCCGTCATAATTTTGTGGAGTTTATCAGAGTACCCGAACATATCCATGATAAGATCTTTCTGAACAGTGCTGGTCCCACCCTCGTTTAATTCTAGCCCACAGGTGTCATCGAAACCACCATCTGGGTCAACTTCCACGAGGCTGTGTTTCATACCGCTACCCTCACCCTTAACGGAGCTAGCGTAATAGTCTTTGCCGCCGTATACAAACCACACCTTTTTATAACCACCGGGCCCATACCGACTGGGATTTGCTGGTAAGGTGTTAGACTCAGACAGGAGTGTGCTTTTACCAGCTCCGTTTTTACCAACGATGATCTGCAATGGCTCCATTAGTGACCACTTTAGTGTCACCACATCGTTTAATGCAAATTGGGTATTGTTGTGAAGCTCTAATTTCTTTAAGAACATGTGTGTGCTATTCCATTGGGTTGCCTACAGAATGCGGATTACGTTAAAAAAACAGACCCCGCAGGGTCTGCCGGTATTTACCACTTAAGGTGGCGTAACTCGTTTGCCTCCCGTCGCACAATCGTCTGCCAACCAAGATCAGTTAAGACCCGCGATACCGCAGCATCGCTACTCATTAAGCCTACCGCGTTATTAGCCGACATGTCGGTTAAAGCACCACGGTGAATGACTTGCTCAGTCATCATCGGTGACAATGTGGCATCAGCGCTCTGCATGCCGGGCTCATCCTTACCACCACCCGCACTAGAGAACTTATCGGCCATGTAGACATCTTGCTCGTCCACATAGTCGTACGTCACCATAGATCTAACCTTACGAGTGGGTCTACCACCAATCAGCACCGGGATACTGGTAATGCTTCTAACACTATAGCCGGTGTTATCTTCGGGGTCATGCAATGATTCTTTAACAGTGTCACCATACGTACCGAAAGGTTTAAGGCGCGCCCAAGCCAGTACCAGATCGTCACCCTTGTCATCTTTGCTGTGCTCAAGCCACATCTTAGAGAACCTGGTGGCGTAACGACTCGGCTCCACTGTGGCAACTCTTTGCAACCATTGTGCATCACTCATCCCTGGTGTAATAGTGGGATGATTAAGCTCACCACGCAATTTGCCAGACTTGATGCGCCTTTGGAATGAGCTGCTGGAATCAAAGAAACCCTTTACAGCATTGTCGTATAAATACACCGACCCACTATAGCAGGGTACGTCAAACCCACCTACACACATCTTGTAATACCCATCTGAATCAGGCTTAAATGCAGCCTTAGACGCCGGGTCCATGTACATGTCGCACGAGTATACAACGATCTCTTCAGCCACTTCCGTTCTCTCCTTAATTGAGTAAAAGTTCCTCGACAGCCTCTAATCTCTCAGAGGGATTCACTAGCGCAGAACTCATGCCTTCGGGCATGTGCGACCCTAGCAGCTTAGCCGTCGTATTGGTGGCACCATATGCAATCGAGTTACCAGCGATCACATCGGGGGTAGCAGCATCGAACTCAGCCTGGGACTTAAAGTGCTCCTTAAAGTAAGAAGCCCGATTCTTTTTCAGACGTAACCTTGAAGCGGCCATCATCTCAATAACAGCCCTGTCTGGAAAAGAGCTATCCGCATGGTAGTCAGTCGTATCCAAAAGCCTGCACTGATCTTCTTTACTGAAGAACCATGGGGTCTTACCCTTATCGACAATCTCGTTGGTGATAGGGAAAATAACCGATGGGGATACAAGCACATCCAGACCTAGTACAACAGTGTCCCCTTTACTGAACATCATCTCCAGATAGGGTGTGTCATTGACAGTAACAGTTGTGATAGAGCTGGGTGCCATCATGACGTGGCAACAAGCCACAGATGTGGCGTATTTATCACCGACGATTATACCATAGACCGCGACAGTCTTTACCAATGTCTCAACGCTGGCCAGAGATGTGCCAGCCCAACCCTTAGGTATGTGCACCAGTAGATCTTTGTTAGCCACCAGGTTATTACCAACCTTGCTCATGGCACCTAGCACCGCTTTAGAATCCCTCTTAAGACTTGAGACCTCCATCAGGACACCTTGCCGACGACCACCTGGCTAAGTAGCCAGTCAACACATAGGCGGGCAGAGATAATCATGGCGGCCTCAGCGGGCTTGAGCTCACCATCGTCCGCCATGAGTTTACGCATACCAAGAATGATATCCAGAGAGTTGTTGACCCCATCCGTTAATACGTGACAGACGAATCTTGTCACATATAGGTCTGCTGGTGAACCGGGCACCATTGGGTTTGCATCGCTGTAGTCGTTCATGCGATTAAATAAACGCGCGCGATCATCGGAGTCCGCTGGGTATGTTTCACGCACATATGCGCCAAGCACGAGTAGAGTATAAGTGGCGATGTCACGAGAGGTGTTTACTCTGGCAGCCCCAGCCTTTAAGCGCAGGTATGAGTTATACCGTTCGGTTGCAAGCTTGGTATGTGCTGGATCAACATTGCCTTGATACATCCGGTTACAGTTGGCCCGCAGATTATCCGGGTTATTTTGGCCCGCATTATCCAGCGTCATGTTACATTCAAGAATTGCCTCAGGGGTGCCACCATTCCGTAGGAACTTGCGATAGCTGCGACCGACAACGATGATTAGCCGTCCAGCCGACCCATAAGTGGATGTAACAACCAGGTTGGTGTCTGAGAACAACTTACGCAATTTATCCAGAGATACGATTAGGCTAGCGGCCAAATCGGCACGATGCTCAATAATAGCCGTGACAACCAGCGGGCTCTCAGAACCGAGATCGAACTCGGGGATGAGATTCTCGCGGACGGCATGGGTAAGAAGCAAATCACTAGCCAGCGCCACCATAGCCCGGTAAGTGGACATATCAGACCACATGAGTACAGAGGTATCCTTAACAACCTTGGCGAGATTATTCAGACACGGGATACCAAAGTCGGTAATATCGTCAACGGAAGCCGGCAGCTTTGATAGCACCATTGGTGACGTCTTACTCAGGGCTGTGTCAGATTTAGGTTCACCGCTTGATAGCGATGCCAAGAACTCATCAAGATCGGAATCGTTGATGATATCAGGGCCATCTGTGCTGACGATGCGTGTGATGGGATCCTTGGTAAATTCTTCTTGGGCGTCCTCCAAGATTTCATTCACGATGGGCATCACTACGTTTTTGGCGAACGATGTTGATGCACCAATGCGGTCAGCTATGAATTTCTCAAGAGCTTCCTTTTCCTTTGTGTGGTGGAAGGGCGTCTTTGGCGAGTTTCTGTTATAGCGGTTGCGTACAGCAGCGACGGTGCTATCGTAATCCTCGGTGGTTTCAGTAACATCGTCCTCAGCGGAGGCCAACACTTGGTGAGAGTTAACAACAGCCGATAGCATGGTACCATCTGCGGCGGCCACAACCCCACCCCCATATTGCATATCGGCCGATCCAACGATGTGGTATCCCCGCTGTGCTTCAGATTTGCTAATCATGACCAGCCCCTTTTTATAGCCACTGTGCTTTTAGCACGTAGCGCGTTATCGATCTCAATAGCCGCCAATTCCTCGATAACGTCATCCGCCACCTCGGTGTCACCGTTAGACAATCTGCGCATAACCCCCGACGTGATGGCGACAACATTAGCCATCACTGCGATATTATTAATCAGTGTTTTCATATAACCGCCCTATTTGAAGTACATATCTGGTAGAACCTGACCCAGTTGGATCAGCGTTGTATTGGTGGAGCCATCTATCTCAGGTGAACACACAATCCGCGCACTAGCCGACCGATAGCTGAAGTAAGCATCGATTGGGATACCATCCTCCTCGGTTTTGTGTATCCCAGCCATAACGCTGGCAGGGATGGATTTTAGAGCCGTATCGAAAGAGTTTTTATCCCCCACACCTGATGGGAGAACTGTGTCGATATACATGGTCAGTGCCAACGTGTCAGATGTCACCTTTTGGCCGCCGACGAAGCTATACTCTTTTATCTCGCCGCTTGTAGGGTAGTCCGCGTCACCACGTATTTCCTTCTTGCGTTTACGTGTTTTATTATCGGCTCTAACCAGTCTTTGTAAAGACGGGTGCATATCCTTGGTATCACCCATATAAACCACACTCATCGCACTAACAGTCCCCCCAGCCTTGGCTTTAGGTATGCTAGCAGCCAGCTTGGTTAGATCGGTCAGCCGGTGGGTATCACCAGCCACGTCACCTGTGACGGCATCCTCAATGGTGCATAAAATACTGGAGCTGGTGACCTCATCCCCAATCGCAACCAAGTTATCAATAACCTGATCAAACCGCAAAAGGATAGTGCGTTCTTTACTAACAGGTGTGCTCAAATCCTTAGACAACCCGGGGGATATGGATGAGCTATCCTCAAAGGTATCTGTTAACTCTATGAACACCACTCTGGCGGGGACCCCCATTCTGAGGCTAACACCGCCGGGGTTGAGGTAGTCACGTGAGAAGTAGTTAACATTCCACACCAGTATGTCGCCGAGTTTAAATCGATCCCCCTTCTTATGATCAGTGATCATGGTCTGGGGTATAACCGATCCACCGGCCTTACCGTGGTGAGTGCCAAGCTCAACAGATCTTGATAGACCGGATGTATCGGCTTTACTATAAAGGGCACCCTTAGATGCAAGTTTACTGGTGGACTTAACGATGGCTTCTTCAACCTGTGTGGGGGTCACCGCATATGCCGGTAATGACTCGGCACCAGATTTAGCCATCATAGCCAACACACCCGATCCAGCCAGTAATGTGCTGACGCCATTTACAGGTCCGATGATAATCACACCCTCACCGGTAACTTTCTCATTAGACTTCAGTGTCGGTAACTTGGATAGCTCCGACACAAGTGCCTGACCCGGTGTTGCTGTGTGTACAGATCTCCACAACGCGTTACCATCGTAGATAACATCACCCGATAACACCCGATAACCAGACTGGTATCTGACTGTGACGTCGTACAGGATAGTGATAGCATCATCAACAACCTTGACAACCACCCCATCAGCCCTGGCTGGATAAGCGAACTCATCCCCACCCCTATTTGCCACAACCATGTCACCACCGGTGCGCACAGGCATGAGCGCCCCACCGGCCGCTGACACCATCGCCGACCATTGGACATCTGAGAGGTTAATACGTTTGGGATCGTTGTGGGTAGACCCCGGGCTACATAACGCGGCCGACGACAGCAGCGACGCCCAACCGTCCGTCTCGGGTTTAAATCTACGGGTCGTGCCACGCATACCCGTATATAGGGCGTTTGGTGACCGGTAAGACCGAATACCAACTTTACTGCTATCAGGGGTTGACTCGGATATGACACCCACATCGTTGTCATGAAACACGCGGCTAGACTTGACCATGGTCTGGGGGCTGCGACCACCCTGGCCGGTAAAGGTTACAGCCTCAGCTTCCTTGAGGGCATGTACTGGGTTAGACTCCTCCACCAGCACTACCGACTGATCGGCAACAATGTCGGTTAACAGCTGGCGAGGTGGGAAAGATACCGGCACCTTCGAACGCATAGGGTTGCTAGCCTGCTCGCGCATGGCTTTACTAAACTGGTTAATAACAAAACCAGCGATGCGTTCATAACCCCTGGTGCGCATAAAGGTAGGATCCATCTCGTCAGACCACTGGTCATCAGACATAAGGTCCACAGATCTGTATAGAAGACCTTCAAACGTGGTTGGCTCACCCATCTCGATGAGAGTCTCCTCGGTAAGGTGGTCCACCCAGGAGCTATACATACTCTCAAACTCACGGCCTATGTATCGGCCCACGTTGATGTTCTCGAAAGCCAATGAATAGATCGGACTCTTGTTAAACTCACCAGCGGGGTACAGTACAGTGGTCTTCTTTATAGCCAGAAAGCCCCCGATGAGTAACCGCGCGTTATAGTCGTGGGAATCTACGATCAACGACTCGTCCTGGAAACGAATCCTGAACTCGCTGGGTGTCATGTCTACGCGCTTACCAGCATCTGACCACCGATGCTGGATTTTCTTAACCTTAAGCAACTTCTCCAACCCGATGATAGATGCCATAGCCGGACCAAGGGGGATGTGTTTTCCAAATATGCCGACTTCGACGTATTCCACGGGCGGGGTGGGCATGTCTTTCATCATGTTCGGGGAGAATGGGCCCACTAACACGTGTTTGCCACCGGAGTAATCGTAAAGATTATCATCCATATCCATGACCACAAGACCTTTACCGTGTGTGCCACATGCTACGTAACCACCTTTCTCAGCAGCCGACACCTGTGCCGCACCAAATTCCTCATTACGGGCATCGTAATTAAAGAAGTAACTACGGCCAGAGGCTTTGAACCGGAGTATGGTTGGACACAGTGCTGCGTATGAGCGTGGTAACTTGACTTTAGGCAGGATTGTATCGGCAGGCGTTAACGATGTTAACCGTTTATCTTCTCTATCCATACTGGTTACAATAACCAGTTTAGTCAACCATAGCCGGTAGTTGGCCGAAGCCCTCGGGGTACGGCGCAGGAACACTTTGGATATGTAGCTGGTCAGGGCCACGGATTCCGGGCCAGTTTTACGGATGGGTAAATCCACACGCTGTGGATCCATACGGTATTCAACCCCGCTAACACGGAAAGTCCCATTTTCGGTTACCACGGGGATGGGTAGCCGCACGGTGCTCACCACCCCATCCACCGGTTCCAGCTTAACGACGTATGTGTCGATGACGTTAAGTGCATCGCGCTTACGCTCGATCCTAACGTCACTCACGATTACACCGCCCTTCTGTACATGTAGGATGCCTCGGGCTATGTCAGCCTTCATTAAATTACGCACGTAGTTCTTACTCATGTAATCGATACTACTAGACAACATAGACTTATCGACGACAAATAGCTTATCGGGCATTTTACCACCATCTGGTGTGACGGCCAGGGTGGTAGCCTCAATATGCATAGTGTCCACAAGCGTGCCCGTGCCACCGTGTGGGTCGGGTATCTTTTTATAACTATCGGCCTTTGCTACCAGTCGGTCACGCTGGGCAATTGTCAATCTACCACTGGCCAGGAGCGCGTCGGCTTTAGACTTAACGCCAATAGCCCCAATAGAGTTCTCGGCAATATCGTCGACCGTATCTAGAGAAGGGTCGCCAACATCGGTAACCTCGTCATCATTGTCAGTCTCATTGTGGCGCATATCCGAGGACATGATCTCTAAGCGCTCGTGGATGTTACGCTTCAGAAGGGTGGGGTTATCCATAGCCCACAACATCACATCCGACATATGTAAAAGCATGCATGCACCGTTCGCATTGAACACCCAGGTTAGATGCTCCAAACCTTTGACATTTATCTCACTAGCCATCCCCTCGGCGGCAGCCGAGATGATTTTAAACAACTCCAGTATATTGAGGAGGTCTGGATCAGACATCTCTTTAACGTAGGTGCCGGGTTTACTTTCCTCTAAGATAATCATCCGCTTAAAGTCAGGTAACTTGGTGGGCACCGGTGTATTAAGGAACTGATTCCGACGACTACCAACCTGGTTTATATTCTCAGACACCGTGGCAAAGAGGTTGGCGTGTTTGTAGTAACCACTGAGACGGTTGACTGGATACTTGTAGAGGTGGCTGATCAGGCTGTAATCCGTGACCGTTATTGACGATTTATCCTTAAGGTTCTTCTCAAGATCTGTCACCTTACGGAAGTTTTTAGGACGGGACTTTAAAAAGGCCTTGACCATGCTTGGCACACTTGTCCGAACCTGGGTGGGCTTACCCAAGGTCTGCACTAACTCGGTGGTGTGTTGGATGCGGATAGACTTATCAAAACCTATTAAGAATGGGTTTGATGACCGGATACCATAGTCGGTCTGTGAATCCGTAAAGTAGTGTAGGTGTGTATATTGGGGGGCGGTGATTTCCCCCAGCTTGGCTAGTGGCCGAGTCTTAATTTGGGCCACAGTGCGGGCCATCCACTTCTTTTTAAAAGCATCGAACTTTAACATCTAATTGGTCCTTATCTAAAACCAGTGAAGTTACGGAATACCCAGTTGGATAGGTCATTGCTACTCAGTTGTCGCAATGTACCACTTGGCGTTAGATATGTCTCGATAGAATCTAATCGCTCTCTTGCCTCGGCGACAGCTTCTTCGGACATAACAGCGGTTGTACTGCTGCGGTCGCCATCGAAATCGGCATTCAGTGGTAGCAGCTGACTTAAGTGGGGGCTGGAGGTATCCATGAATGCGGCCTCATTAGCCGTATCCGGGAACTCAGGGTATTCCAACTCAGTTAGGTTGGGACGCCATTGGTCATCTAGAACTCTTAGTCTCTCCCCTTTAACAGTTGTTTTTAAGTACACGCTGGCGATGTACACCGACCCATCACCGGTGATGGGGTACCGGTTAACGAAAGCGTTTATCCTCCCGTTATACTGGAACGCCTCGTAGTACATATACTCAGCCCAAGTGATAGGCCTGACCATACTCTTATCGATGTGATCTGGTATGGAATCGATATCCCTAAACACTTTAAGATTCTTACGAGTTCTGTAAATTAGAGCCGCGTAATGCTTACCTATCATCATGGGCTTATGGCGGACACCCAGATCCTTATAATGATCGATCAATCCTGACCGCCCCTTGGCAGTTCCCCATGCCACTCGCTCATACTCACCCAGATCGACGGGCTCTAGTTTTAGCGTTTTAGTGTTAATGAGTCTAGGGCTATTGGAGATAGTCTCAATCACATCTCTCATTATACCGGAGGGGATGGCCCAGTCAACGAACATTGGTTCGGTGAATTTCATGTACTGGTGTAACCCAACCATGGTGGTCGTCAGGTCAATGGACCTGGAGCCATCTAGATCATCGGTGGCGGTATCCATGGATGTGATTACATTGGTGGTGCCGTATACGACCTTGCGGCTACCCCACTTGGCTTGAAAGAATCCGTTCTTCCCGCCGTTAAACGCGATAAAGTAATCCCACAAATCTTGAATAGCCGCCTGTAAGCTCCAGCGTGTTCTATCTAGCGCTGGGTCTTCGGTACCGATCAGAGTTGATGACACACTGTTAGAGAGCATCAAGATACGTCTGTAAATCTTATTGATGTCTTCCTCAATGGGTCGGCCATCCGCATCGGGTTTAACGTCCCTGAGGCCCGCTGGCCATATCGGTAAGTAGTCGTATATGTCGGAACCATTACGGTACTTATTAACCACATCAATCCGGAGGTCCCTTTTAGCCGATGCGTTTCTACGAAGCTTAAGATCCCCGTAATGGGACATAAAGAAAGAGTACCCGGTCTCGCCATCAAGGACATCACTCTTGGTAAAATCCTTAACCTTATTATCCCACTTAGCGAACACCCTACCGGCCATCACGTCGGCATACAAACCTTTTAAGCGTTTCAGCTCCTCAAAGGTTTTTGGGTGTAAGAATGTAGCCCGGGTATTAAGCAGGCCATGGCGGGTATTGCGCTCGGGCGTGCCCACCCTACCGAATACTTCGTTGGAGTATAACCCCTGCGGGTGCAACTCACCGCTATTACTCTGGTACATATCCAGCACAGTTACAGGGAGTATGCCGCGTATGCGTGCCCTATCCGTCGACAGGTACTTGATATTGAAGGGGATCTTTTCTAGTCTCATTTTGGTACCTTATTGCGTGGTTAATACTGTGATACCTTTTATACATAGGCGTATGTGACATGTCCGAAGAATGGGAAATTGATTACGACGATGACATGGGTGGGTTAGACTCATTCGATGACTTCGACCCCGAGTCTGGCGAAGAGACTGGTGAGCGTTCAGTCGCAGCCAAGGTCTCAGATGCCGTGCTGGATTCAGCACTATCAGAGGATACTGCCTACACAGTTGGGGCAGCCATTAAAAACAATGCACTGCCCGAGGGATATAGCACCACCCTGGATGAGATTGGCGATGTTGTATCCAACCTGGACGATGTATACGAGGCTGGCGTAAAGGAACTTAAGCCAGCTAAGACCGCCCTCCAAGGGGCTATCCGGGGACAGGCGGAAAACATTAAAGCATGGTTGCCGGAAAATATCGCCGACACCATGTTGGACTTTGCCGGTACAGAGCGATCCCGTGAACATATCGATCCACAGGAAGCGGCAATTGCCGCCGCTAATGCTGCAATCTTCGAACAGCAGTCTGTGACAGAGGCGGCAGATACCGAGTACCGGGATGTAAGAGAGAACACCCGCGATAAGATGAGTGCATCCCAACATATGGAAAATGCTGGGTATTTAAAGATAGTCGCGGAGGGGGTATCCAAACTAGCTGGGTATCAGGACAGCGTGCTTGTCAACTACCAGCGTAAGAATCTAGAGCTGCAACATCGTATCTATTTTGCCACCAGTGATCTGTTAAAGGTGTCCAAACCTTACTTTGATACAGCAGTCGAGTTAATGAAAGGTATTCAAAAGAATACCGCATTACCAGAGACTGTTAAGTATAAAATGAGTGAAAGAATGGATGACTTCGCCCGTGATAAAATGATGGGCGCCGTCAGCGATGGAATTAGTAAATATACCAGCAGTTTTAAGAAAGAGTTGTGGGGCGATATCAAAGGCAAGGTGGTGGGCGCGGCATCCGCTGTAAAAGAGGGTGTCATAAGTGGCATAGACATGGCCGGCCAGTTAGGGGAAGCCGCCCAAGACGGTGGTGAAGATATGGCGTACGGAATGGCGGCTGATACCGCCGTCGGTGCGGGCGTTGGTTTCGTAACAAAGAAAGTGTCGGAGAAGGTACGCAAACTAGCAGAAAAGAATGAGAAGATCATGCGGTTGTCTAAGGACCTGATGTACCTCAATGAGGGTGCCGCAGGTGGGCTACAGGCGTGGGCTTCATCAGACAAGAAGTTTACTGAAACCGAAGTATATCGCCGGGCCGTTATATCTAAGATGGATCTGAAAGAGGCCGCCAAGCGTAAGATCGAGGATAGTGTTAGGAAGCTTATACCGGCAACATCGGAAGATCGGTTAAAGGCGCATGATGACAAAATAGCGGAGGAACGAAAAAAACGTGATACGGATTACGCCACCGTTATGGGTCAGTTGGATGCTGCTGCGGCGCCAGACGAGGATGCGCGGGCTAATGAGCCAGGGGCTCTATATAACAACGAGGGGCGTGAGGTAACGCTAGATAGTAACGGTGTTGAACAAGCAGTCGAAAGGAAGGGGTTAGCCGGTGCCCTAAGATCAATGGCCCAAGGTGGGATGACCGATAAAGAGTTCGCTGAGGATGAGTGGAATCCCATGCGGGGTGCCGTGGATTCCATTGAGCAGAATGGGGTAACGGCCGCCGGCTTGGATGTACTGGCCGGGTTTGCCAAATCTGTCATACCCCGATTCAATGAGTCGTTGGATATGGGCGGCAGCTTGATGGACAATGTTTCCGAGGCAGCCAAGTTCGATACCATCACGCACAGATCGGTAAACGTCATCATCCCCGGATATCTATCTCGAATCCTTGGTGAGTTTAAGATCCTCAATACTGGTGACCCAACCGCTGAGCGGGAGGTGTACTCGGTTGAGAAAGAGGACTTTATAACAGTATCCGAACAGGACGAGGTTGTAAAGAATCATGTTTTTGGCGAGCAGGAAATCCGTACCAAAAATGAGAAATCATTAGAGATAGCTAAAACGATCTCTAATGGTGAATTGTCCGAAGATGCCGTCAATGAATTGTCCAGAGCCATATCCGCATCTAGGGACACTAAGGCGGCCTTCGTATCAGACAACTATACATCCGATGGCATGTACAGCACACAGAGCATTGCCACGGAGGTGAAGACCGCGCTAAACACCATGGTGACCGAGCTAGACCCTGAGCGCAGACTAGCTGTCACACAGCGCTTCAGACAGATGCGACCATCCGATAACAAGCTGAAAAATACGGCAGCTATGTTACACTACACTGGTAACCGTGAGTCCATGAAGCGGTTAGGTATTTTGAAGGAAGATGCCAATGGTAAGCTGGTTAGCGATAACGAGACCATCACGAGTTATCGCTTAGGGGACCACCTGGCTGATAAAAATGAGGACGGCACCTACGGCGATGCCCCGGATATGGGTGAGCTTATTAGGGCAAGACGGCTGGCAGCGGACACGGCCGCTGGTAGCCCCACCCCGCCTCCAGATGTTACCGAGTCCGAACAAGAAGTGGATGCACCACCGGCGGTTAGTGACACTGATCCTGGCACCCAGCTACCACCGCCCGTGGGCGATGACCCAGAGAAGCCCCCGGTTAGTGATGCCGAGGCACCCGCATCGGCGAATGAGGGTAACGACCCACTTGACCAACCCCCCGTGGTTGATGCAATGCCACCTACCCGTGGCATTATGGATACCCCGTCCCAGGTGATCAGCGAGATGAGTGGCGAAACAGCATCTGACCAAGCGGACGCGGTTGTGGACCAGCTCCCCCCAATCGTACCACCCGCCCCGGATGAACTTCCCATAAGTCCAATAGAACCTCTATACGCTAGTGGAGATGATGCTGAACAACAGATAGCGCCCGAGACCGTTGTTATCATAAACGATCCGACAGTATTAGCAGGGGGTGTCCCGAGTAATGATGTGGTCCAACCCCATGATAGCGTGGACACAGCATCTACAGATGACCTCACCACCCTGTCAGATATCAATATCAGCGTTTTACAGGCAGTTGCTGGTATAACGGCCACGGTGGATAAGCAGTCCACGCGGATGCACGATGTGGTGGCAACAGGCTTCGCAGATGTAATTGCTATTTTGTCAGCAGGTGGCGACAATGGGCCAGGTGGTGGCGGCACACCACCCAGCGGGTCTGGTGGCGGTAATGAGTGGGTAAAGGTGCGCGAAGCTGTCGCCCCGCCCCAACCCATAGCGTGGGGCGACAGCCGTGGGGGTGCCTGGGTACCATCCGCCGATACCGACCCCCATGCACTGTCAGACACATATGGCGGAGAGAACGACTGGGCGACCATCCGGAGGGCGTATGAGTTTGTTAACCCGCCTTACAACGGTAGTGCTGATGATTTGGTAAAGGGCCACCAACTAACACCACAAGAACCTTCGTATAACCCGGATGCCGACCCCCATGCACTGTCAGACACGTTTGGTGGGGATAGTGACTGGGCGGCCATCAGAGGGGCGCACGACTTTGTTACCACCCCTTACAACGGCGGCGAGGATAATTGGGTAAAGGGCCACCAGCCACCTCCGCAAGAACCCGCCTATACCCCGGATGCCGACCCCCATGCACTGTCAGACACGTACGACGGTGACATCACCATGAGTGGGTTTGACCACGAAGGTGTGTATAAAGGCCCGCCCGGCGGCATCATCGGATCCATAGGCATGGTGGGGTATGCAGGCATGTTACCCGCACCTATCCAGGACACACCGCCAGTTGGGGGAATGCTGGGGTTCATAAATGGTAAGGTTGCTGATGTCAAAGGGTCATCCGTGTATAAGTCTGCCGAGGAAAAGGTTGCCGCATTGGACGACAGGCTGAGCACCAATAGCACGTATGTCGATGCTAAGACCTGGGTGGCTGACCATGGCGGCACCTTAAGCGATACAATCTCTAGTATCAACACCGACTCTGTAGAGAAGTATTACACAGACACCAAAGATAGTGCGGAAAAAGTGTATGCTGAGACTAAGGACAGTGTCGAAAAGTCTTACAGTGAGGCCAAAGAAGCGGTAAGCTCAGCGAGCACGGTCAAAGAAGCATTGGTGAACTTATCAGAAACAGATACTGTCACCAACACTAAAGAGGCCATTAAGAATACATACGAGTCGGCTAAAGAGTCAGTGAGTACCAACGTACATGTCCAGGATGCTGTCACGTCGTTCAATGAGAACGAACATGTGAAGAGTGCTAAGGATGCCGTGGATAGTGCTAAGGCCACGCTAGAGGCCACCTTAGAGGATGTCACGGCATCTGACAGTAGTGAGCTGGGGTTAGCCGGTAAGGTCCTTAAGGGGGCGTCAGAGACCGTCTCAGCGGTGAAGGGGTATGCGGAAACACCAGACGGGGACCAGAGGGGGCTATTTAGGCGTGCCGCCGATGACGCCTCTAGATTCTTTGGCGATAAGGCCGACACTGCTAGGGACGCGGCATTCGTTGGACCGCGCGCACCACAGATACCCGTGGATAGTTTTACAGGCCCACTAGCCCCGCGGGATACCGGCTTAGCTGGTGATGTGATAACGGCAGCAAAGGCTGAAATAGCAGCTAGCCTGGACACGGGCGCTGCGTACGTGGCCGACATCGGCTCTAACGAGTATGGCGACACCAGTGTTATACAGCGCGCCGACAATCTCTTAGATGGTCTAGAATCATCAGCCAAGAATGCCGCCGTAAGCCTCAAAAATGATTTTGAAGAATCGGGTATCCGGGGCGTTGTAGGCATCGATAAAGATAGTAGTTACACGGCGGCTATAGCCAAAGGTGTTGGCAAACTAGGGATAAAAGCCGGAGATGGGGGCGACAAGCCCACCGGCACACTTGGGAAGGCCGTCGACAAGGTGGAGGAGTTGGAGCTGGCCATCGCAGCTAAGGTGGATGCTCTTAAAGTGGGTGACAAATTGACCACTGCCGCTGATACCGCTGAGCGAGTGTATGCAGACGCAAAGAAAGACTTTATGGAAAATTCCACAGTGGCATCTGTAACTAAGAATGTCAGTGGCAATGAGTACTATAAGAAGGCTGTCAGCGCCATGACCATAGGTGGGGATGATACTGAGGTTAATAACATCACCAGCATTATGAACAGCGCTAAAAATCTAGGGGCCAGCCTAACCGCCCAACGGGATGGGCCGGTTATAACCGGGCCCATGATGTTGGACATGTCCACCCTACACGGCCCCACGCTACCAGATGCTGTAAAAGGCCGTATGGAGACATCTAGGGATAACGTCGTGGACGTTGCCCTTAATGCCAAAGACATGGCTTTAGATGGCGTAACAACCTTCTTCACAGGTGATCCTAAAGACCCCGAAGACCTTGGCTTCTTTAATAACCTGGGAGCTAGTGTTGATAAAGCCCTAACAACAGAGGGTGGGGAGGGTGATACCGACAAGTCAGCAGTCACGAAAGTCGGTGATAAAGCTGCGGAGGTGGCTGGCAATACGTATAAGTCTGCCGTCAACTTCATATCTTCAGCAATCTCGGGGGAACAGCCCGCCCCAACCGCTGAAGATGCCCAGGCAGAAGAATCGTATTTGCCCGCATACGGGCTTGCACTAACAGCACTTGGCGAAAATCGCACAGACCTAAGGTCCGTGTCGCTAACCGATAAAAACACACATCTATCCGAGCAGATAAGTGCGATGCAATCGATGGAGACCAAGACTGAATCGGATGAGGAACTACTTAGAGAGCTAGCCGGGATGATCGTTGACTCAGTTGACGGTAATGCTAAGACCTCACACGCACTCCTACAGTCTGTGGCTTCTGCCACCGGGGAAGGTCGTGGTGGGCTACTTGGCATGAAGGATAGCTTCCTAGAAAGTTTGCGATCCGGAGATGGGACAGCGGCACTACTTAAAAATGCCTATGCTGGTGGTTTAGCCGGTATGACTGCGGCCGTGGTATCCAAAGGTCTGGATGTGGCTGGCAAAGTTGTAACCGGTGGGTACATGCGCATAACCGATGTTTACGTTAAAGGTGAGATGGAGCCATCTATTCTCGCTAAGGATATGCGTGCAGGCACACTGCGCCTAGTTAAAAACGGTAAACCCATTCACCGACCCACGGATATAAAGGGGGCGGTGATGAATGAAGATGGTGAGATAATACTATCCGATGAAGAGTACCGCCGTGGTATTCAGCGTAGAGATGGCACCCCAATACGTGGTGGCCTTAATGCGGCTGTACGTATGGTGGGTAGAGCCTGGAAAGCCCAATTCCAGGCGATGGGCGCTGCCGTGAAAATGGGGGCAAACCTAGTAGGGACTGTTAAGCGCACGCTGATTGTGCCGGACGTGTATGCTAAATCGGATATGCGCAAGCCACGGCTATACGCTATGGGTTTCAGAAGGGGCGATTACTACTCCGCCGTTACTGGGGATAACCTGCGCTCACCATCGGATATAAATGGCCCGGTGGTGGATAAAAACCGGGTAGTACTGCTTACGGCCGAGGACCTAGAAGGGGGGGTCGTCGATAAAGACGGGCGCCCAGTGACCCGCATTGAGCGATTAATACATGGCGTTGGTAAAACCGTGCGGGATGCTGGTGGGGCGGTAAGGCGTATGTATAAGACTATACGCCCCGACCATGATACGGGTAACCGACTAGATGTCATTAACCAGACTGGTGATCGCAGTTTATGGGAAATACTAAAACAGGGGGAAGGTACCAAAAGCCTTAGGGCGTTAATAAGCGAATCTGTTAGGAGTGGGGCATCTGAAACCACCGAAGAAGAGGCGCGATCTGTAAGCTTGGGGAGACGAGGGTTACGGGTAGATCCCACTACCGGAAAGGTCGTACCAATCTTACCACCCGCTGCCACAACCGCAGCAGGGGCAGCCAATGCCCAACCCGTGGCTGCTGAGGCCGACCCCGAAACCCCCACCACTGCCGCAACTGCGGCTTCCGATGTTGTGGGTGAAATGCCTGCCCAAGCTGATATGGCGACACCGGCGGCACCTGCTGCCACAACCGCAGAGGTACCAGAAACCCAAACACCTGCTGCCACAACCGCAGCAGAGGCAGCCAATGCTTCACCGACGTCCCCCGACCCACTGGGGGTGGAACCACCAGCTGACACAACCGCAGAGGTACCAGAAACCCAAACACCTGCTGCCACAACCGCAGAGGTACCAGAAACCCAAACACCTGCTGCCACAACCGCAGCAGAGGCAGCCAATGCCCAACCCGTGGCTGCTGAGGATGGGCCAATGCCGGGTGGGGCATCCGCACCGCCGGGTCAGCCTGACCCCGATGCAGCGGTTGAGGTGGAAACCCCCACCACTGCCGCAACTGCGGCTTCCGATGTTGTGGGTGAAATGCCCGCCCAAGATGGTATGGCAACACCGGCGGCACCCGTGCCACCCGGCGCTGATCTTGATACACAGTCGTCAGAGCCAACCCCCCGGTCAGCAGGACTCACACAGCCCGATGACGCGACGCGTCCCACGGATGTGGGTGAGACTGTGCCATTATCCACCCCCGCGAAAGAAGTTGTGAAGCAGGCCGTGCGTGCTGCTGATGCGGGGGCAACGGAAGAACAAATTGGGGAGGTACTGTTAGAAGGGGCCGAGGCATTAGAGGCATCGGGCGACCCATCGTCCAAAGAGATCTTGGAAGCAGGTGTCGTACTAAAGGAGCGCACATTTAGAACAGGTGCTGTCTTCAAGGGGTTATTCCGACTATGGGGTATGCAGGGTAGGCTGATATCTGCTACAGCCGGTTTGGCGGCCACCACCGCCGCAAGTGTGGCAAGTGGGGTGCGAGATGGCGTAAGGGGCGGGCCATCAGAGATCGTACCCAGTGCCGAAGTGCCAACTGACGGAGGATCCCCAACGGAGCAACCTGCTGGGGAGCTGCCCGATGATGTGGCTGCCGAAGACATCGATGTCTCCGACGATACAACCTCCGACGTGAATGAGCGTGGCTATTTTTCAGCCATGCTTAAACAGTTACGCAAGATAGGGAAGGCGGTTGACCCAGACGATGTTGCCGGCGATGGGGATAGCGATGGTAAACGGGATGGTAGCTGGCAATCCCGTGGTGGCGACCCCGACACTGCGGCATCGGCCGTGGAGGGGACGCCCGACGGAGCTGATGAACCCGCTACGCCCGACGGACCTGGAAAGAAAAAAACCTGGCTAGAAAAGGCCAAAGGGGTCAAAGACAATGTCACAGGGGTATTCGACATGATGAAAAACATACGCACCGTGGCGACCACAGCGCTATCCTTTGGGTCGACTATCGCATCAGCTGCGACAACCATGGGTACAGGTATAGCCACTCTGGCATCAGGGGTCACACTGGCTGGGGCCGCACTGGTGGTGGGTGGTGTGGCGGTTGTAGCCGGTTTGGCATATGGTACATACCTACTGTACAACCACATAGTGGATAACGCAGATGTTGATCCAATGGAAGGGTTGCGCTTCTTACAGTACGGGGCTAACCCAACCGACGCCCGATTTGTATCATCCATCCGTAGGTTAGAGAGTGCGGTGATATCGGAGATAACGTGGCGCGGGGCATACCCGATGCTTAAAGTCAAGTCAGATGTGTTCTACAAGGAACATTGCGAAGACTTCATGAGGATCATTGATAGCAAGGCCGATTGGGAGGAGTGGAACCTATGGTTCACGCAACGCTTCATGGTGGTGCTACTTAAACATTTGACGGTTATACACTCACTAGACGATGGCGTCAACTTAGATGACATCGATGATGAGATTGAACCCGAAGATCGTTCCACATTTGTTAGACGTGTCCAGTTTGGGCCAGAAGAGGCCGCTGCGGGTCTAATGCCATACAACGTGTTGGCAAGCCCTATGCGCAACCATCCTGTGCATGGCAACGCTGCGGCCATCGGGGAGTACAGTAACACCCTGATAAACCACTACGATGACATCATAGCTGGTAATGGGGATGAGGATGGTGGCGAGTTCGACCCAGATCTGCCGGCCATCCCAAAAGGGCCTGTTGATAACGAGGTCCGGATTAAGGCCAACTTAGAAGCAGAGCGGGCGATGGCTAACCCCAGGAACTACTTTACGGACGATACCATAGCGGCATCTAAAAATAAAGCGGTTAAAGCAGCCACACTGGCTGCCGGCCTGACATTGGGTGGTGGTACCGCTGTCGAATACAACCGGTATGATCCGATGAGTGTTAGGGGGATACCAAAAAGTGATTTCATCATGCCAGCTAATGGCCGTATCAGCTCGCCTTTCGGTTTCAGAATCCACCCCAAGTACAAGGTCAGAAAGATGCACAAGGGCATCGATATAGCGGCACCCAGTGGTACCCCAGTGATGGCCGTTGCGGATGGGGTTATCTATCGGAGGTATGTGAGTCATCGCGGTTATGGTAACGCGATATATATCAAACACGGCGATGGCACTGCCACTCGATACGCACACATGCTCAGGTTCGCTGACGAGTATGGTAAGGGTGATAGGGTTAAGCAGGGCGCCGTAATCGGATATGTTGGCAACACGGGTATTGGGACTGGTAGCCACTTGCACTTCGAGCATCGTAAAGATGCCGCGCAAGAGGCTACCGCTATAGATCCAATGCTCGCTTTGACACCAACCGTGCGGAAGGAAGCTGTGAAGCAGGTGCGCCGAGATAGCAAACCTCTGGCTAAAAATGATAAGGAAGGTGCGGATGTGAACGATCTAGAAGGCTACGGCACTCTAGCGGGCGCACCTGCAATACCACCCGAATCGGACATGCCACCGGCCGTTAGGGAGGACATAGAGGAATCCTTACCAACCGATGTCGCACTCACCCCAGTCAAGATGGCCGCGCTATTCACCGAAACAGTATCCGGTGTAGCCAATGCCAGTAGTGTCAACCGTGTTAAGGCCAAATCGCACCAAGAGGGGGGGGTTATATCCAGCACGGGCGTCGCCCCAACACCGGCGGTGACACCGGCTGCCGTCCCACACAGTCCCACTAAAACCGATGTATTGCGCGCCAATGCCCAGCGTGCAGTTAACGGGCTCAAGGACATAACCGCCGAGCTATATAGTAAGGTGTCCCCAGAAGACCGGCTGTCGCTAAGTTTAGAGGAGCTTTTAGCTAAGACCGCTGAGGGTGTCGACGCGGTGTTAGCTGACAAGGGTGCTAATGGCACAGAGCAACCTATTAAGCTAGACACCGTTAATGCCAACCGGGTTAAGCGCGGGCAACCTGCCATCACCGAGGTCGAGTTTAGCAGCATGTCCCCATCGAATGCCCTATTCGCTACCAATGCGGAAGTAGCCAGATCGGTTATATCTAGTGAAACCCCATTACCGGTTAAGGTACCACCTGTGGTGAGTCCTATCACCCCTGTTACAGAACAGGATGAAAAACTAGCCAAGGTTAATGCCAGCCGGCATAATCGCGGATATGGTGGGATCACAATGGGGGAGTATGAGTCCATAACCCCATCGGACGCGTTGTTCGCTACCAGCGATGAGGTGGCCGCTATGACCAGATTGCACGAGATAGATGGTGCATCAAGGTCTGCGGCCGTTAACCACTATCGTGAGGCCAGTGGGTTACCAAGTATGCCTGCTAAACAGGTGGCAACACTTGGTACTGGCGAAGCTATCGCACACGAGGAGCCTGTAAAACAGGTAACACCCGCCGAGGCAGTGGCACATAAAACCGACGGTGATCTTCTACAGATCAATGCCAAACGCGCGGTTAGTGGGCTTAAGGATATAAGCATGGCCGTATATGCCACGCTATCCGACGAACAGGCGTACGTGTATAAAGGGGATGTTGGTAAAAGTGCCTGGACCGACACATATAGCCCTAAGGTGTATAGTGGGTCACCCACCACCCAGGTGGCGACCACACCGGCCAATAAACCGGCCGGCGCTGCAACCCAGGATGTCAATACAGCCATCCAGCTAGATATGTCCTCCGGGTTTTCACACGCCCCAACCCCGCCTTTACCCAATGTGGGTAACTACACCGCTGTCATGAATGCCCAATTGGAGCTGGGTAACAAGGCGCATAACCAGAGAGAGAAATTGATATCCAGTCAAACTCTGATTGCATCCAAGTTAGATGGTATCTTAGCGAGATTGGATAAACGAGCTTCTGAGGCACCCAAACCACCCAAAGTCGAACCCACTACTACGGTTAATAAAACAACTGTTAATAATGTAATGGGGTCCACGGGCGGTACGGAGAGAGAATTTAACCCCGTGGTTAAATATAAATCATAACCAACCAGCCACCCCCCATGCCTGGGGGGTGGCTATATGGAGTCAACATGTCAGCAGCAGATTATTTAAGTGGTACGATTCGCAACGACGCAGCGTGGCAACGCCAGGTGTTCATGGTGCCCGGCAGGGTACAGTTCGAGCACGAGATCAGGGCCAGAACATTTTCACCGGCGGAGCTAGCATTTACGGATACAACGCCTGGTGGGAGCTTCGGCATCAATCCTAAATACCAGTTCACCGAGTACTGTGACCCACCCTTGCCGGGATTTGCACCAGAGGGTGCGACCGGTGGGAAAGGTGGGTACTACCATGAAGCTATCGACCAGAGCGCTGAGTTGGTATACTTCCAATTCGGTACTCTGGAGCACAACTCCCTAACAGGTTTTGTTAGCCGATACTACGATCCCACCGAAGCCAAGCTGGCCAACACCGGGGATGCATCGGGGTTCTTCTTCTCGGCGGGCAAGGCCGCAGGGTTTATTTTAACACTGCCCCTGCAAGTGTTATTTGGCGCTGCCCAACTGGTGTCCAAATTCATATCTTTCATCACCAATACCCCAAGGTCCAAGTTCAGTTACTTAAAACCAACTCAGCCGATGTATTGGTCGGCTGCATCTAATATACTGAACATGATATCCGTGAGGACCGGTATTACAGAGGGGGTGTCTACCGAGAATGTCGACAACACCGATGCCAAAGAACTGGCCAAAGAGAATAAAAAAGAAAGAGGTATCAGCTACGGAAACGGGTTATCCACAGAAGAAGCCGGCATCTTACATACATTGCTACCAAGCGTCATGCGGGCAAACGGGGGGTTGGATATTTTTGCCATCGCCACCAGGGCTCAAAGGCTAGGCATGCGGCAAAGAGAGATTCTTTCGCAGTTGGCTGAGGCGGCCACCAAGCCCGGAGGCAAATCGTTTAACGACTTGGTATTGGAGTATTTGGATAGAAAGCTGGACCCACCACCGCTGTCTAAGTACCTAACAACCGGCAACATGACCGACCCAGTCTTAATCAGATACATGAATAACTTCTACAAGAAGGGCGGGGTTGGTTCAGGTATTGGTGTGTCCGATGGTAAAGTGGCTGTGAATGATAACATGGCATCCCAAGATTACTTGCGTAGCACCCCGGTGAACCCTGTGCAGAAGTGGGATAATGACCCTAAGTACCTTAAGAGTGAGCTTGAGGATGGCGCAGCCTGGGTGGGATTTTACGTAGACTACACAGGTAGCACCAGTGAGAGTATGTCCAATTCGACCAAGACGTCCGATCTAGAAAATAAGATGAACTCAAATGCGGCCAGTGTACGGTCCAAGTCATTCGATTTTGCCAATGGTAATCTTGGGGACGGGGCGGTGGTAAACCTGATGGAGAGTGTGGTGGGCGCAGCAAAAGATTTCGTGACTGGCACCCTCACATCTTTCGGGGTTGGCGGCTTGGCTGGGTTGGGTGGTAAATCCCATGCGGACATCAATGATTTCTGGGACTCGTGCTCGGCCACACTACCGGAGATGAATTACACGATGACGCTCGGCGGACCGTATGGTAATAAGCTGTCTAATCTAATAGATGTCGCATTACCGATGTCACTTATACTACCAATGGGTCTGCCATTGTCGACTGGTCCGCAGTCCTATACATCCCCACTTTACTGTAGGGTGCATCATAAGTCCCATGCTAATGCTAAGCTGGCTATTCTGGAGAGTATGTCGTTCGAGAGGGGTACTGGTAATGTGGGGTGGAGCGAGGACGATCTAGCGTTGGAGGTTAAGGTCAGTTTGAAGTTTAAGAATCTGGACAAGGTCATGCATATGCCGATCAGCGCCAATAGTGGGCCGACCAATGCTTTCAGCCTATCATCCTTCGACGAAGATAGCGCGTTAACAGATTACATGAGTATCTTATCAGGCCAATCCCTGTACGATCAGTACTACCTTGCCCCACGCCTAAGACTGGCATGGCGGGAAACCATGGCCGCGTTCGAGACGTGGACATCGCCAGCAAGGCGTGCTAACTGGTTTGCTGGCACGGAATTCGGTAAGAAACTAAGCTTTGTGTTCGCGGGCGGACTCAGGCCTAACTAGATACGCAGCCCTGGGTATATCTTTGATGCCAGTGCCCCGGGGTCCTTTGGGCTAACCGAGTCGTAATACACGACCATTGCCTCAGCCCTGGTTCGTGGCTCGTGGGATAATGCGTACTTGGAGTCACCGTTGGCATACTGGTACATGGTTAAATCGGATACCCACTCGCCGTTGCGAACCCATCGATTCCAGTTTGGGTCGACGGCAAGTAATGAATCTAGAAATGTGGTGGCATTTTCTTCAGAGGTGCCATCTGCGGGGTAGCGGTACCCTTGCAACATCTTCTTTATAGTTAGATACACGGCTGCCGGCGTTGGGGGGTTTGTTAGCAGCACGCCCAATGCCGCCGCAGTCTCTGGGTAACCCGCATCCGCCGCCAATTGTTGGATGGCCTGTATGAGCAGGTCAGCCGCACTTGGTGTGATATTAGGTCTGGCCACAGCCGATGCCGTGCTGGCCCCAGTAGCCACGATGGGTACAGCACCTGTAGCCAGGTAGGAATTCACATAGTCAACAGCGGCGGAGGGTGAGGTCAGCACACCCGATAAATACGCACCGTATATAACTGCGGCCTGATTAATACCCCACTCTACGTAAGGACCGTTGGGGGTGGATAAACCCTGCCACTGTATCATGTCCATGGCTGCGGATAGATAAATGTGGTACTGATCTAAAGTCATCCCGTACTGCGGGAAGGTAAGGCCAAAGTTGTTCAGCCCGTATATGGCCTGATTTACCGATTCCAATCGGTACCCAACTATCCGACTTAGTAGCTGCCGTATAGAGAATGTGTTTGGAAGACCCTTAGCTATCAATTTTCGTAGCACGGGGTTGGGCACGTTGGCTGCTAGTAGCGTGCCAACATCCACATTGTTTATGTCCCCACCAGTGAGTGTGGATAGATCCAGCCCGTTACCGACTGCACCCAACTTAGACAGTAGGTCAGACAACCCACTGAGATCCATGATGTCTGATGGGGAGTACACATCGGCTGCTACTAAACTGTTATCTGGACCTGTGGCGAATAGACTTGGTGCGATTTTAGCGGCCATATTGGTCACTCCTAAATAAAAAAATATTGTCGGCCGGTTGGTCGACCTTATGCCGAAACAGCATAAAAAGCCCGCCAGCCTAAGCTGTGCGGGAATTGGCTGGTGCCATTATGCATAAGCTAACGCTGCGGTGGTGTGATAAGTACCGACCATACACAACTACACATAGGATGGTACTACTTGCTATCCTTAATGGATAGGCTAGGTACGATATGGCGAAGATCGTGTGTAGCCAAAGAAGCCCGGATGAGTTTCTTTACAGCTCGCCATCTCCCCCCAACGGCCCCTGTACCAATACTGGGAAAGGCGATAACCCTCCCCGGGGGCTCTATACCAGCGACTGTATCCAATGCCAATGACAAGGCGGTGTAGTTGAATAGGTTGTCTCTAGCCCTCCCCGTGCGTGGGTGGGTGATGAGGTTGTATATAACCAAGCCACAATCTGTGTCAACGGATCTAACCACCGAGGCCATGGGCCATTTATCCGGCCCCGATATTGCCGCAACCATGGTACACGGGAAGCCGCGATAGATAGCCGCATTAAGACCAACACCCACGCTGTTGTCGGCCGCACAAGCGTGGATCAAGACATCCACACCGTTAGAATCTTTCTTACAATATCTCACGATATCTCCAGCGATCTTACGCATCATTCGATGCTCCAGTAGATGGACGGTAATCCGTCCGAGTTAAGAACATGGTTGCCGATAGCCACATGCCCATCAAATGCGCCATCGGTGATGCACAGCGGCTCTACACCATTGAACGTCAGCACCACCCCGTTGATAGGACTTTTACCAAAGCCGCTTACATAGTAGGCCATGGCTGGCACCGCCGTGTCACCGGGTCGCAATACGGCCCTACCCGATGGGGTGTAGGGGTCGTTTCCAGAGGGTTCCCCATCACCGTTTTCACGGTTTATGACATCGGTTTCTATAGCCAGCACTGTGCCGTCCGGCTCCTCGAAAGATAAGGTCACCGTGATCCGACGATACTTACCAAGCGAGTTAACTATCTGCAACGCTCGATAAAGCATGGTCCAGCTTATCTTATCTTTAGATAGCCGTTCACCGGTATTGGTGCGGATACTTGACGCCCTAGCTTGCCCGATGACTTTCGCCATATCTTCACGCCACTGGGAAATAAGTTTATCCCAATAAGCATCCGTCATTTTACAGCGTGTTAAATACTCCTGCCATAGCCTGGCTAGTGTGGTATCCCCTGAGTTCTCCCGACTGCCGCCGGGTTTGTTTGTACCTTTGCCGCTCATTACAAGCTCCTTTAAAGGTCATTTATGATCTCCAACATCTCTGTTAGAGGCTTATTTATGCGAGTTACTACTGGGAACCTCCGCTCGTAATCCAGTATAAGTTTGCGATTTCCACCGCCATATACAGCGTCCGTTATAGACTCATATAGGTCCGCAATGGATAGCACCATCTCGTGGGGGGATCTAGTGGTGGTGGTGTTGTTATACCAGTACCATGCGCTATACTCAACCATAGTCTCTGTTGGGTACAGCATGTCAGTGGGGATCTCGAAAACCTTACGGCATTGCACCCCCTCCAAGATAGTGGTTAGTACACGCTCGTGCGCAGATATGGACTCCGTCCGAGTACCCAACTGTTTATCCCGCAGGTCACGGCAATCGAACACCGCTGTAGATAAATGTCGCCATAGCGCACACTCGGCACGTAAGAGTTCTCTAGACTGCTTACCCACAGCATCGGTTGTGTGGGTTGCGACCGTGTGGCGTAGATACTCAAGCTTGTGCGCCCAGAGTCGCTGCACCACCGCATCCCTGGTTCTGGTTATAAAGCTGCCTATCATACTAGCTCCAATTTGTGAATGTTCAGCCGGGCGTGATGCCGGCCACCTTGTCCAACCCGTACTATAGGACGGGCCCTATTTCATCTAACAACCTTAGGATGGCCACACTATCCTCCCTGTTAGTCACATCCAGACCGGCTACACCGGGGTCGTTATGAGCAATGGTGCCATATTTACCAAGCCGCTGCGCTGCGGCATTGTTAACCACACCTACCCAGCCGGGGAGCATTCTAGGTGGTGCCAGCCTGACCACATGTCTGGGATCAACATCTGGGATATTAACAACACCTAGGTATGAGTCGAACACCTTGGCAAACACCTTACCACGTACGTGCCCCATGAGATCCGCATAGGTTCGGTACGTCAGCAGTGACTGCATACCTAGTATTTCTACACCGTGGTGCTGCGCGCATAGTTTATGGACCAGCTCGGCCACCACCGGTAGTGGTATATCCCTGTTGACCACCATGTCCCCAATGGTGGCCCCCACACGGTTACCGGGGGCCCACCCGCATATAGCCGCCATGGGTCGGTGGGCTGTAAGCAGTGCGATCATAGGGCCGGGGCAACCCCCAGCAACGCCCCGCATAGCGTTTATACAGTAGTACACATCATCCTCTTCAGTGCTTTCAACTTTACCGCCACAGGCTGGGCAGGCATAATCATCCACACGATTACTGGTGTACTTACCGTCAAAATCCAGCATGGTGTTATGGGCATCCACGGGGGTACCGTCAGGTAGGAACTCCCGACATATCGTGTGTGGGGAATCATCTGGTAAGTGGCAAACAGCCGTGCT